CCAACTGGAAGAACAGGTCCGAGTGGAGCAACTGGTTCAACAGGACCAACTGGAAGAACAGGTCCGAGTGGATCAACTGGTTCAACAGGACCAACTGGAAGAACAGGTCCGAGTGGAGCAACAGGTCCGAGTGGATCAACTGGTTCAACAGGACCAACTGGAAGAACAGGTCCGAGTGGAGCAAGTGGAGCAACTGGAGCCACTGGAGCCAGAGGACCAACTGGTCCTAATAAATTGAGTGAACTTACAGACGTTACCATAGGTGGTTGTGGTACAGGAGCTACAGGGCAAACAGGGCCGCCATATGAGGGTGATATATTACAATTTAACGCTTCCACTCAAGAATGGGTAACAGAACCGGGATTATGGGAAGATTTAAGAGTACCAGTAACATCGACGGCACGACAAGGATCCAATGATCCTTCATTCAGCCGATTTAGGACAAATGGAGCTGGATCTCAAGGTGTTTTCTTATATTACTTCAGTTCAACGGTAGAGGAAGAATTATATTTTACAGTTCAGCTCCCACATAGTTATGATGAAGGAACTAATCTGGAACCTCATGTGCACTTTATCTGTTCAACAACAGGAGCCACGGGTACTGTTGTATGGGGATTAGAATATACATGGTCAAATGTCCTTGAAGTATTCGGGAATACAACCTTGATTACTGGAACAGCGACAGTTGGTCCAACTGACACGAATCGACACCTCATCTGTGAACTTCCGACAATGGATGGTACCGGAAAGAAACTATCAAGCATGATAATCTGTCGAGTTTATAGGGCTTCAACATCGCCCAGTGATACTTTGAACACGGAAGCAGGATTAATGGAAATCGATTTCCATTACAAGATGTGTGGAATGGGTTCGACACAAGAATATGTCAAATAGATTAAGTAATATTATTACGCATAATAATATTGTAATTTTCGGATCTATGAAAATATGGCGACCACATATGAATATTTTGTATCTGATATAACCAATCTAGCAACTAAGATCACTACAATAACAACTCGGCTAAATATCGATCCAGGGATATCCCCAGTCTGTTTACCTGTAACTTCAGTTGTTTATAACAGTCCCAATCTTGAAATTACATTTCCAAATCCATTAACTCAATCCGATTTATATATCGTTGGAAGAATATTTCGGGCGATATTTGAAAATTTTATATCTGGAGTCGATTATCATTATAATAATCTCATTGGAACTTGCCGAGATGTTGTTGGTACTTCCGCCGTGCCAACAACACAATTTGATGTTAATTGTGGATACAATGTTGGATCTGTGATTTATAATCCAAGTGGTACTGGAATGTATGTTTGTTTAGACTCTACAAGTGACGCTGCAATTTGGCTTCCATTAGACTCGTCGATGCAACTTCATTCTCACAGCATATTCTTTAACAGTGGTGGCAGTTTGAGCACCAACAGTTTTATAGTTAGCGGTTCTGGACAAGTTGCATCTGAAATTAATGCACAAGTATTAATGACAGAACCAGGAATAGTTAAAGATTTATACGTCTTTCTTGATACCGCACCCGGTGTCGGTAATGATCGAACTTTTACGGTTCGGCTCAATGGTGTAGATACGGCATTAACAACAACATTATCGGACGCTACAACTCAGCAAGCAAACACAGTTGATAATTTTGCAGTTACGACATATGATCGAATTTCAATTCTTCATACTTCAACTGGAACTCCAACTAGTACCACCGGCATAATTACTATTACTTATGTCTCATAATCAATATATGTACACGAACATATATTATTTTCTTGTAGTTTATCTAAATGGTAAGAACTTCTAAAATTACTTTGATTTCATCCGACACTGTTCTTTCGGGCATCAATGATGCCTACTTGGTCGATGCTGGAACAACTGGATTTACAATTAAATTGCCGCCTATCACCACTGATGGTATGTATTACGAAATTATCCGGCAAGATCTTTCTTCAAATCTTGTCACAATTGTTGCAACTGCACCTAATGTAATATTTGAGAATCTTGGTGTGAGTGGAGATAGTAAATCGGGTGCGACAGAAGAACTATTTCTGCCTCCACAGACACGAGCGACCTTTCAATCGTATAAATCAAATTGGTATGTTACAGCGACTACATCAACCGCAAGACTGTCATCACGATCACTTTTTAATTCGGCCTTTGTCCAAAATAATGGTAATCCTTTTATTACATTCGCGGTTAATGGAAATGCATTTCAAAGAGTATGTGCATTTCCATACGATGGAACAGGAGGCGAACAAATTGTACGATTAACATGTGTTATGGCCAAATCAAATGGGAAAACCGTTCTTGGCAACATTTCAATTGGGAATTCAACGCGAACGGTCGTTTATGCATCATTAGATTTTGATCTTTCGTCGACAACTGGTGTCATCGCTCTTTCGACATCAAACATTACAAATTTACCTGATGCTATGACCCCAATTTTCTTCTTTATACAGCTAAGATCCGGAAGTAGTAGTAGCGCCAGTATTAATTTATATTCGGTTACTGTTCAATAAAAAATAATATGATATTAAAATGTCAACTCGTACGGTATTTAAGTTAACTGTCAATTGTGAAGATACTAGTAATAATATAATTTCACATCGACTTTGGAGTCCAGATATCCCCAGTTCATGTCCACTTGGTGTAACTGGACATACATTGATCAATGTTATTATTACAGATCGTGTTTCGTCAAAGATTCATGTTGTTGAGGATGATACCGAAGGTACAGCCGGTCGATATCGATGCAATGGTTACACTTATGATGTCGCAGCAGGTCCCGATACTGATTTTCAACTTGTAGGTACAAGTTCATTACCATACCCAATTCGAGCGTATGTCTTCACTCTACAACCAACGGATGAAAATATTGGCGATTATTTTACATTTTTAACTGCACCCAATACTCCGATCGGGACACTGACACAAGCGGTGAGCAGTGGTACCGTTCTCAATGTTGACGATAATGTTATCGCTTATATCGGAGTCGGAATCGATGTCACACTAAATGATGGCGTGACATCACAAAATCTCGGCGAATGTATTAGTATCGACGATGTCAATAACACAATTACTGTCAGTAATTCTGTCAGCAACAGTTTTGGTATTGGAACCCCAGTTTTGATGACGATAAAACGAATTGAAAATGTTAGAATCACAACAAAGAACCAAATGGTATTTGGTGCGAATACAATTGGGTCAACTTTTGTTCCTCCTGGTATTAATGGAGTTTTAATGTACAAAAATATGACTAACGTCGCCAAGAAAATTTCAGCTTCACTTGAAATTGCATATTAGTAAATTATACGTCGATCGACATATAATTAAAATACATTCACTGGAGGTGCAAATGTAATTCCAAGACCATTATCCAAAATCTTCGGATCACTAATTCCTGGATCATCTTCATCCTCATCCTCTTGATTGCATATCGGTTCCTCATTCACATCTAACGATGCTATCGTCGCAGTTGATCCAGGACAATTCGATCGAATATAATTTGACGTATACTGACTAATCATTTTAACGTAATGATGATTGTAGAAAGAGAACATGAAATATATAATCACAAAGCTAACAAAGAATAATACACCAAAATTTAATATTGTGATTGGAATTTTAAGAAACCACAGGCACAATGGTGTTAGAATCGCAGCTCCAATATATGGAATTGGCCAGACACCATCAGTTGCAAATTCATTCAGAACCGTCAGAACGTATTCTTGAGTACCGGGTGGTGCAACAGTTTCGGCTGTAACATAAGGTTTACAGGATTGACCATCACAAACATAAAATGCTAACATCATAAATATCGCAGCTCCAAGTAGAGCCCAGAAAGCTAAAAAAGCTAATATCTCAAAGAATCGAGTATAGACCAGCATTTATTAATTCCGTAAAAATAGATCATCAAATCAAGTCATCGATCACTAAATTTTTAATTCGATTTGATAATATTATTCCCTAAATTCCCTTTTAAATAATAGAGGAATCGACTTTGACAAACAATGATTTAATTAATTGAATGATAATGGGACAATTAAATGTGACCACAACAACATATTGATAATTATAGTCGTGATTAAAGTTCCTGCTCGCATAATAAATACCATGCTTATATCACAACATTTACCAAGAATTGTCGAATTAGTACGCGATCATGCTACCGTTTCTGTTGAGGCGGCAACTGGAAGTGGCAAAAGTGTAGGTATTCCCGCCGCAATTGCCGCAACTAAAAGCCGTTGTTTCGTTACCGTGCCAACGCGAACTGCTGCGATTTCTTTGGCCGAATATCAACGTGTTCTCCAACAAGAACTCAATCCAATAACAGATGTCAACAAACTAGTCGGATTTGCCGCCGAAGGCGACGTGCAATACACCGCAGAGACAATTATCGCATATGTCACCGGAGGTCATGCCCGTCGAAAAATGCTATCTTGTTTCAACAATGGTGCCGTTCAGCCTACAGGTATCGATTTTTGCGACGTTCTTATGGTTGATGAAGTTCATTCCGGTTCTCTCGATAACACAGTGATTATCTCGCTTTGGATTGCTGCGCGAAATGCTGGTGTCAGAATACCTCGATTAATCATTGCAAGTGCGACTCCTATTCCTCTCGATATCAATCCAAAACCTTATGTCTACAAAGTCGAAGTTCCTTCCCTCCCTATCACTGATCAGTATATGATGCAGGATTATGATATTGAAGATCCAATTGGTCCTCTCTACAATGGAGCCGCCCAACTCGCACTGCAGATTCATCGAGATACTCCCATCGATAGTGGTCACATTCTGATTTTCGCCCCTGGTTCTGCTGAAGTCGAAACTATCACTGCCGCTTTGACTGAATCGCTGAAAGTTCCAATTCCTGGTAAAACTGCCATCATCGTTCCTGCTTTCAGTGCTCTCAAACGCGAGGATATTGCCTTGATCTATAAGACCACCTCCCCCACTGAAAGAAAGATTGTCATTGCAACTAATATCGCCGAGATGTCGATTACGATCAGCGATATCGGTCATGTTATCGATACCATGGCGGAGCGTCGAGCTGAAACTTCTAAGAATGGCGGATTCCGACTGGCAACTCATTATATCTCAAAGGATTCAGCACAGCAGCGTCGCGGAAGAACTGGCCGAACACGCCCTGGTGTTTGTTATCGAATGTGCACTCAAGACACCTACAATCGGTTGGAACAACATCGCCCACCTGAAATCGAACGAGTCCCGATTTACGATGTTGTGATCGAACTCTTGGATGTTGGTTTGGTTCCCGAAAACACGCTCATTGGAGTTGATCCGAAACGTGTTATCGATGCTGTGACTATTCTTCAGGATTTGAGAATGATTGCCATGGTTGATGGTAGACGTCGAGTTTCTGAAAGTGGACACTTCGCTCCCAACTTTCCGCTGTCAGTTCGAAATGCTGCATTTTTGTGGAAATGGATTAATTACAACGGTTTGCATTTCAATCAGAAAATCATTGAGGAAGCCAATATTCAGCAGGGATTAGATTTTAATTTCTTTGAAATCGATCCATCTTCGGAATATTCAACCCTTCGACCATCTCAGATGCCATCCGTTACCGCCATCTATCAACACTTGAATCTGAATCCTACCAGCATCATCGACGCGACGGCTAATGTTGGTGGTGATACCGTTCATTTCGCTCGACTGTTTCCAGCAGCTGAGATCACATCGATCGAAATCAATCCAACCGTAGCTTCGATTCTTCGTCGTAATATTGAAAACATCCCGACTATCATTCGCCAACCTCGAGCGGCTAACATTCACGCGGTCAACATGTCGGCCATTGATTACTTCAAGACGAATCGATATGCAGATATGATTTTCTTCGATCCACCATGGGGTGGTCGTGATTACATGGAACAGGCATCGATGAATCTTTTCCTCGATGATACTCCAATCGGTGTTCTGATCGGTGATATTTTGAGTCAAGGTATGACACCTCTAGTAAGCCTTAAACTTCCCGTTAATGCTGATATCAATCAGATTCTCGCCAATATCAATGATCGAATTGCTATTACGCCACAGTTGTTTAATGTTAACGATCTGGATGGTAAGACTTCCTATCTGTTGATGTTTATTCAACCAACGACTCCCGTACAGTTACTTCCAGCAAGTGTGATGATGGAAAATCGGCCGTCAGAAGTTTCATTGGTATCAGCTTCTCGTCCGATCTTCCCTGGAATTGTTCTTGCAGCGATAATTGATTCGTATGGTCCTTCGTATTTCTGGATTCCACGCAAGAAGCCTGGTCAGACTCCCGAAGAATACAATCTGGCGGTTCAATCATACAAAGACAAGCACTTTACCAAATATCGAGGATATAGCGATTTGGAGACTGCTTTGAAGATGTGGGATGATCTACTGGGAACTATTGGTGATATTCGCGGACATCAACGTAAGATTGTGCAATGGGCGCAGGCAAACAGCATTAACAATAAGAAGATTCGGGAACTCCTGAAGGTAATCGAGCAATCGGTTAATGCTGCTTCTCGACTTGGATACCGAATTCAGATTGGACGATTCACTCCGGTCAATGCCGTTAATGCGGCACGTCCGCTTCTGCTGTCAGTCTATTCCGATATGACTTGCATTCATAGTCGCGACATCACCTATTACAACCCACGACTCAAAGTTTCGTATCGGCTCGATACTCGAGAAACCGTCAATGAATTGGCAAGTAATCCTCCTCTGGGTGTAATCGGATTGGTCACCGCTGAGATCAAAACCAAAACTGGTGTTCTTCATCGAATCGGATTTGCGCTGGATACAGACAAGGATGGATTGGGTCGTCCCATCAAGCGACGTGAGATTTCTGAAACCCGCGGTCCTCGTGTCATCACACATGGTCGATCTCAACCTTCACCGGTTAAACCTCCAGCTGCAGGTCTGACCAATATCACAGAAACACTTCAAATGCTGGCCAGTCTGGGATTGAACAAGCCCGGTCCGTTGGTTCTTCCGGGAGGTGGCGATATCGATCCTATTCTTGGACCATGGATTCGTAACGAGGATAACGCTAGCGTATCGTATATGACGATCAGTCAATATTCACCGGCAATGATCACACAGGCCTTCCTTAAGCATCGAGTGGAATTTCCTCTTCGCCGTCGATATCGATCATTGGCGGAAGCTCAAACCGCTTTTGCTACCCTGTTCCAGTATCAACCAAATTGGCAGACAACGCCATATGTTTATGCGGATGCCAAGAGCCTGAAGGTGCCACTTCGAATGACATTCCAGTCAGCCGGAACCGAATTTAACCAGTATCTGTGGCTTCCGAATGATGAAACGACCTATCAAACTATTGATTGGGTTCCTGATTACTTCATTGAATCTTCACGGATGCAATGCACGCGAAAGGGAGCTGCGATCAAGATGTCACCCCATGATGCTTGGTATTCATACGGAACCTATGTTGAAACGGCGATCGGTCGTGTTATGACACAGCGACAGGATCTCAGTCTCGCCAACGTTCGAGAGGCCCTGTATCTGGATAAACGAGTTCCGGAGTGCACTCACGAAAAGGTGACTTTCTTGTCTTCTCTGCTCAAGCTTCTAAACATCGAAACGCCGCGTATTTTTGATGGTAGTGCCGGTTGGGGTGATCGTATGATCGCGGCTATGACAGTCGGAGCTGCTTACTACCTCGGCGTTGATCCGAACATGAACTCCCAGCCCGGATTTCAACAGATGGTGGATGTCTTTGGTTCGATGATTCTTCCGAACGAACCTCGTGAAGTTATTCATCGTCGGTTTGGAGTTCTCCCATTGAGTATGCCGGATGCAGTTCTACCGGCGGATGCGATTGAAGGCAGCTTTGATATTACTTTCCTTTCACCTCCAAGCTTCGACTCGGAGATGTATTCGAAAGATATTGGTCAAAGTGTTCAGCGATGGACCGATCAGCGATCATGGTATTTCAACTTCTTGTTCGCAACCCTGGATCGCTGTTGGAGCATGGTTCGGCCGGGTGGATTCTTTGTGCTTCAATCGATCTTGGTTGAGAACATTGCACCATACGTTGAATTTAAGTTCCGGGATGCTTTCTTCTGTGGTCCGATTGGAGTTGAAGTTTCGAATCGTAAGAAGCCTCTCTGGATTTGGTGCAAGATTGATCCAGCCAATCTAACACCAACTCAACAACAGGAGAGTGCCAATCTGAAACAACTATCGACAGCTTATATTACGGGCGTCTTCCCTGAATTGATCGGTGGAGCTCCTCCGACTCCTGTTGCAACCCCAGCTCAAATCATTGTTCCACCGACCATTCCACCGCCCGTTGTGGGTGTTCCCGCCGCTGGAGATCTGAATACGGCGGCAGCCCTGGATCTTCTGGCGGAACTTGATTTCGGTGAACCGACGGCAACCGTTCCAGTCGTTCTTCCGATAACCGGGGATATGAACACTGCAGCTCTAGATCTTCTGGCAGAACTTGACTTCGGGGACACCACGGGAGCAACTCCGATCATGCCAGTTGTAACCACTCCAACAGTACCAGTTGCACCCCGATCTCCCGCGGTAATTATGCCAACCGCTGATCTTAACACGCAGGCAGCGATGGATTTGTTGAGAGAGTTGAATTTCGATTAAATCCATGAATTAAAAAAAAATATGTGAGATGATCACATATTTCATAAAAAATAAATTAAACGTTGTATAAATAATGGCCGCTGAATCGTTTAGTATTATGTGTTTTTCATGGAACGCAGCTGGATTAAGATTCTGTTCAACTATGTTTGAACATGAAAAGAAGAAGGGATTCTTTGCCAAGATCGCTTCTACGTCTGATTGTGTAACTCCAGATTTCTTTGATGAGATCAGTAAAGTCATTCGAGAAAAGAATCCTAGTCTGGTTGTAATGTCAACTCAGGATGAAGATATTTCTAATACATATTTTCATGCCGAATTCTTGGAAACCGAGATGAGTCGTCTCAAATATTCACAGTTGAAACGAGATAAATTAGATGGAGTTGGAGAAACCGCCTCCAAAAATCCATATGATCCCAAATTTATACCAAGTGGAAAACCAAGTGGAAGTGCACTTCGAATGTCAATTTATGCTCGAAATGATATTTTTGATGGCTTGGAAGTCCAGGAGAAGAAATTAACCGACTTCTTCTCTACCAACAAGATTCCTCGAACCTTCAAATGTGAAAAAGACAGTACCGTCGCTGGTGCAATTGCAACTTATGTTACGGATCCAACATACGGTAAATTTGTTTTCATCACGGTTCATTTGCCGCTTGGAACTGCTGCTGCTAAATATACCAAAGGCATGAAATATAAAGATTTCCGACAGAACGTGACCGTCACTAATAACTTTTGTTTACAACAGATGAAGAATAAATTCCTACATAGTATCTCCGATCCCGCGATGAAACCAGATCATGTTATCGTGATGGGCGATTTAAATTATGATATTCTTATCGATACTGGTGCGGCTGTGGTTGATCTCGATCAAATTCGAAAGTGGACTGCTAGCATCGATGCTGGTAAAATCAAACAGCTTCAGGATTGGGATGAATTGAAATCAGTCAAGAGTTCGGGAGGTGTTCTAGAAGGATTTCAGGAAGGAGTTGGTGCTAATGGTCCATGGTTCCTGCCAACATGGCGAATGATTCGGGGACGTCCTGAGCCATGCAGTAAATCTGGAAACGTGACGGAAAGAGGAGCTGCCGAGAATCTCTCATCCTGTTATGCTAAACCAAGTGATGATTGGGGTGGATTTGGATGGCATGATCGCATTTTGTATATGGATATCTTGGGCCAAGCTCATTATGCTACCCATTGTACAACTTACAATCGAATTGATGTTTTGAATATGCATCATTCCACCCATGCCGGTGTAATTGCAACTTTTGAGATGAAACCAATCTCATAGATAGATATGAATTTTATCATATCTATATTTATCGTCGTAGGACATGTTGACGTTTAAATTCCGAAGCTGGAATAAAAGTAACACCAGTCGATGTCAAAAGCCGAGGATTACCAATCAATTGACTCTCGATGACCCAAGTCGGATAAGAACCTGGAATTGGAAGCGTCATGTAACGAAGAGTCACGGCTCCTCCACTGCTATTAAGAGAATATGTACCACCCGTGCTAGCAGTGATACAAGTACCACCAGTGCAATTGGTATAATGCTCAATTCGAGTTGGAATCTCATTCCAAGTCACCGGAACGTAAATTCCAACATTATGCGATGCGCCAATGTTAAACTCAGGGGTGACATCTTTCACCACAATGACGCGATTTGGTTCGAAGTAAGGATCCTCTGATGTTCCGAGTTGAATATGAACTGGACCGTTAATTGGATTGACGTATACAACATTAACCCCATCACCACGAGTTAACACGTGAGTCACAATTGTACCAGTGACACCAGATCCTGCAACGTAAACATCCTTTTGAGCGATGTTAGCGGCAGACAAATTTCCACGAATCAAAGCATCACCATTGACATCCAGAACAACACTATCCGGAGTAGTCTTTGAATGAAGAGGACCTGCGTAAATCTTCTTCAATCCATATAGATTGCTAGTGATGGTGGCTTCCTTGAATCCACTGAAATAAGTTGATTTCTTGCTCCGCTTAACACCCAACGCGACTGTTTCTTCACAATCCCGAAGAGTAACTCCGGATGAACCAATGATGGCACACGAAGATGATTTGTCACATTCTTCTTCGGACGCTTCTGAATCTTCGGAGACTTCAATCTTGTTATACGATCCAGACACAAAGGAGGCATCAGCATGAGATGAATTACCAACACCGGTGATCAGCGAATATTTCGGCAAATCACACCATTTGTTATCAAGATCACGGCCAGCAGCCAAAGTCCCAGATCGAGGATCAAAGACTAAATGAGATGCGCGGTAACCAGGGTCGTCTTCATCACCGACCAACTTTCGAGAACCAACGACGAGGGGAGTTTTATAATCGACGCCCCGCTCAACGTTGTAACGAACAACTCGACCATCATAAACAAAGGCTCCACCTTCACTCGGTAGAACCCGACCTTTGCCGCTGCGAGATACTGAGAATTCAGCCTGTTGGCGCTGTTTATCATTTTCACCGGAAACATCAGAAATGGACCAAATTGACTTGATTGATTCTGTTTCGGCGGAAACACTGTCATTCAATGATGGCAATTCTTTGGATTCACTTGATCCGTTTAATTCATCTGATTCGCTTGGTTCGTTTGGTTCGCTTTTATCGGATTGTGAGGGAATATCCGATAAACTAATGCTTGAACCAGAAGAATCGCTTAATTTAGAATCATGAGACGATTCTTTATTAACGGAACCGATGTCATCAGATAAATCGCCGATACTATACACACTATTCGAAGCTTCGAAAGACATTTATCTAATCTTAGAAAAAATAATAATTAAATTATTATTTAAAATGCTGGTTGTTTATTAAAATAATAAATATGACTGCTTCAACTACTTGCGCTCTCACTTCATCTCGACCAACAATTCGGCCTCATTGTCATCAACACTGTTTTCTGCCTCTCCGATCCTCTCGATCTGGATGCCAAATACAGACCAATTCTTCAGGAGAAGTTTCTGATTCCTCCGCTAAGCAACCAGACGCACCAGCTGATGAAGCTAAATGCTGTGATGAATTTATTATTTGGAGCCAAAGTTTCGATAGTTCTTACCGAAAGACAGTCGGTCGAAAGTCTATTAATCGCCGACGTCTCCGATGCTCCTATTCCTATCACTCGCCTCGTTCCTTGCAGTGTAGCATCGCCGAGCTTCGCTGGTTACATCATCTACGTACTTAATAATAACGCAGTCAGGATATATGATTGCATGGATGATGAAATGTTTCGATCGCTTCTTGTCACAACTAACAAGACAAAGGGTGCTGTCACTCACCGTTCCCACATCTTTACGGATATTTACACTCTTCCTCCGTATCTTAATGTCTGTGTGGATGCTAAGCGATCGATCACTGTCGAGAATGCAGGTGGTAAGTCGGATATTTCGGAAATGTATTCGATTGATTATTTCTCGACTGTTCACGGTGCTACTGACACAATTCTGGAAAAGGAAGTTGAGATGTTCATTAATTACAAGATGGTCGATTTTATCTGTACGATCGATGGACATCGAGTTGGGGTATCGGTGACACGAGCTATGGGATATCCAACTCCAGATAAGTTTACACCAGCGATGGCTGCTAAGCTGCTTTATAAGAAGCTGTATGGTCTAATCGTGGCTCGAAATGGAGTTGTTAAGAGTCAATCGTTCTACAAGTCGGTTCTTCACATCTGGTGTCAGGATGTTCGGATTGCGGGTCTGCTTTTCGATGCGTTTTCCAACCTAGATGATAATGATTACGGACTTGACGTTAAGGGTGTCCTCATTCTACAGCTAACAGTTTGTGACGATCCTCAAATCTACAAGAATATCCGTCCTCCTTCTCCATAGTTATAAAAAAAAATTAGTATATATGTCTATCTTACATATATAATTTTATAATGACAATATTAAAAATGATTTAAATACGGATTGCTATTTTGATTCGAAATCGATGTCTACTTTTGACTGGATTGCTATTGCTGGTACCCGTAAGAAAGCCGGAGCTCCTGGTTTGCTCGGGATGTCAAATGATGATATGAAGGCTCTGTTAAGCCATCATGGATTACCAGTTAGCGGGACTCGAGAAGTTTTGGTCAAACGAATACTCATGACTCCAACAATCCAAATTTCGACTCAAATGGTACCGATTCCAACACCAATAACTCCAATATTCTTAACGATTGCAACAGTTGCAACACCAACAATTCCGACACTTGCGACAATTCATCCAGTCATTCAAGATCACGAAACCAAAGTCGTTAATGTTAAAGTTAAATATCTTCGACCACGATATAATGATCTCAAAGAGTGGTGTGAAGATCCAAATAACGTCTACATCGGACGTGGAGGAATTGTTTTTGTCGAGATCGATGGTCGAAAAGTTAGATATCCTCCACAATCCAAGTGGCACAATCCATACAAATTAAAGGATCACGGGGATCAAACGTTGCCACTTTTCGAACAATATATTCGGAGTGTTCCATTTCTAGATGAAATCGAAGAATTGAGAGGAAAGAATCTCGGATGTTGGTGCGTCGAACCTGGAAAGCCAGAAATTCAATGCCACGGACATATATTGGTTCGAATTCTTAATGAACGAATCAGAAGGTAATTAAAAAATTATACATCGTCTTCGATGTATAAATCTGACAGAAATATTTTAATGTTAAAATTAAAATATGACCACTTACTATCAAGTTGCTGTAGAATATATTGATCTTGATAACCAGGACAAATTAGATGTTGAATGTTTTTGTGATCCAATAGAAGCTCGTCGATTTGCCCAAAATGGAGGTCATCAAATTCCAGAGGTAAAATATACTGGAAATTATCGAATCAATCCTCTGTATCGACAACTTTATAAGGGAATTGCTGAATATTTCGATCCAGAGTCAATCCAATTTTTAGAAGATACTCAATGTTTTTGTAATGAGTATGATGCAATCCAATTTGCATGCAACAAAGGACATCAACTTCCTAAAGTGTACTATACTGGTAAAACTAGCGTCGAAACTATTACTCCTTCTCCACCTCCATCATCCCGAAGTCGAATGATCCGAGCTTCATCGTCATTTCAACCACCGGTTCCTAGGCCTTATCCAGTACCAGTTCCACAAACTCGACGACAAAATGTATGTCCAGTTCCACCATTATCAATCATTGAGCAACCATTGAAAGCATTAAAGAATCAAAGGTTCGGAAATCTCAAAAATTATTGGAATGGGCTTGAATTAGCAATTGAAGATCCTGATTTTATAGATCGAATTAAATATAAGCAAGCAAATTTTAAACGGTTAGTCGATACTCCAAATTTCGATCTCTATTTAGATCAAAATCCATTAATCTTGAATGAGATGAACCGATGTGTGAATCAACTTCAATATCAAAATATGGATATCGCGACCATGATAAATGAAGAAGTTCGACGAAATACCTCTCTTCCGTTTTATGGTCGCGATCCCGTTAAATATATCGAAATCAAGTCACTAATTAAGGATCCAAAATATTTCAAACTATTTATGGGATGTTTACACGATATTGTAGTATTTAACTTGATTAAACTTTTCTTAAATACCAAACTAATGATTCCTCTGGTCGATCTCGAATCGAATTTAAATAATCCGATGTATCCGTTAAAAGATGTCAAAATTAATTTAAAGAAACTCTTTGATCCTTTATCTCGACAAATTATATTTCGAGATTGGGAATCAAAACAATATACCAAGACAAACACACCTCTGAATCTACAACATCTCATCTTTCGAAACCGATTATATGATTATAACACCAACATCCAAAATATCTATAATATTATCTCGGTTCTAAATAAAAGATATCCGGGTGGATATGCTAATTTGATTCCACAATCAACCCGAGATGAGTTAATATCTTTGCTTACTAATATTACCAACACTCTTCGTAATTCTCCACATTATTATGGTAATATTTAAATATATCATGATCTTTGATCATGGTATATCGAATATCGAAGTTAATCGATATTTAAATTTACATCAAGCCTTTGATGTAAATCTTGCCAATCTCATCGAATTAGCATTTTTTTTGATACGCGAATGTCACTGGTTGATGGAGATAAAAAAATTATAAAGTTTTAAGATGATTCTAGAGCAGTCGATGTAAAAAATATTATGATATTTTCTAGATTCAGATCTAAATGAACTCATCGGTTTGTGAAAAATTTATATATAATCCGACCGTCCATCCAGTTTTTGGAACTCCATTGAATCAGTATGATCCTGAATATATTAAATATATTCGGCAATGTGGAGTTCCTAACAGTCCAGGAATTCCTACTCCTGGTAGATTAACAAAGCCGCCTCCGATCCAAACTTTCCTTCCTGGAATTGCAACAATTCAAATACCAGGAGCGCCCAAACTTCCCGGTCAGACAGGTCTTCCACCTTTTCCTCTACCTACACTGTCACCAACGCTTCCAACTCAATTACCTGTACTTCCTAAACCAATTCTAGGGCTCCCAGGGTTGCCTCCGATTCAATTACCTGGATTACCTAAACCAACTATTCAGCCTATTCCAGTACCAGGATTACCAGTGTTACCCGGTTTACCTAAACCCACTATCCAGCCTATCCCAACACCTGGACCACCAGTGTTACCCGGTTTACCTAAACCTGTTGTTCAGCCAGTTCCAGTACCTGGATTACCTGGTTTACCTAAACCTACTGTTCAACCAGTTCCAGTACCTGGATTACCGAAACCTAATGTTCAGCCCTGGAACTTAAATTGGTTGCCAACACCACCAGTTGCAAGTCCACCTCGTCCAGTTGCAAGTCCACCTCGTCCAGTTGCAAGTCCACCTCGCCCAGTTGCAAGTCCACCTCGCCCAGTTGCAAGTCCACCTCGTCCAGCGGGTGCTGCTCCTCATCCTGTAATTATACCTTTCGAGCCTCGACCGATTAATTTGACTGAGTTACCGAAAATTCCAGGATTGGGAGGTGTTCCTCAGCCAATTGCTTCACCCCCTCGACCAGTTGCTTCTCCTCCTCGTGTGGTTGCTTCACCTCCTCGTGTGGTTGCTTCACCTCCTCGGCCAATTGCTTCACCCCCTCGACCAGTTGCTTCTCCGCAAAAAATTAGGATGACACCAAGGCCTACCATGCCAGGTGGATTCCTTTTCGAGGAAGCTTCACCTCCTCGACCAGTTGCTTCACCAAGGCCTATGTTACCATGGGGAACGCGTGTCGAGGATGCTTTACCGCCTGTTGCCACTATGCCACCCCTGGGTCGTCCATTTTCCCCAATGAGGATTCCTCCATGGTTAGTTGATGGCGAAGTCAGTCCACCTCGTGCAGTTGCTTCTCCACCTCGTGCAGTTGCAATGCCGGTAGCGGATAAACCTTGGGGTGTAAGTCAACAACAGAAACGTGCACATGAAGATCGTTATCAAACCGGAAGAATAGGGCCGTTTCGGTATTTTGCAGTCTTTGATGGTCATGGAGGAGCTCGTCAAATGGGACCTTCTCATGTTGCGGAAACTTGTGTGGAGAGACTTCACACCTATTTAGAAAACGCTCTTGCTGGAGCTAATTTCAATAATGAAAATGAAGTTAAAGCCCGAATTACTACCGCATTTCCTGGCTTTGATCGATTCATGTATAATGATAACAAGAGATTTGGAACCACATGCACCATGCTTCTAATTGATGATGCTCGTCACAAATTCTATCAGGTCAATCTTGGCGACTCTCGTTCAATTGTGTTTAATGGAGGAATTCGAGCGGAAACAATCGATCAAGAACCAAACAATCCGACTGAAAGAGAAAGAATAGAGAATGCTGGAGGAATTGTTAGGGGGAACCGAGTTGATGGTATGCTTGCCGTAGCACGCGCTTTTGGAGATTTTGAACTTAAACGTAACAATCGTATCAAATATGATCCAATCTATGGAAAAGTTTCCGCGGTGCCTGTAGTTACTGTAACGACATATCTGCCTGGCGAAAATCTTAAATTTATTTTAACCTCGGATGCTCCATTCGAGGGAGATGCTTTTAACAATGAAACTTTAGTTGCTCTTGCTCGAACCGAATTAGCGAAGAATCCCGGCAACTATAACGAGGTTGCCCATCAAATGGTTCAAACCGTCGCTGCTCGAACAACCGATGATACAACAATCCTAATCGGCGAAATTTAATCTAACTTAAACATTGTTCCACGATCTAATAAAATATGTCCATCCTCATAATTAGAAATTAATATTCATAGTCTCAACTGACATCTGTTATCATAATCAGAACTTAACACTCATAGTCTCAACTGACATCTTATTCACCCCAAATTTAATTATCATACATCAACCCATCATCGACAATAATTAAACTACTATCTATTCACTCATCTATGCATCATCAACTTCGATCTACTGATATATTCATCAAATTAGATTTACTCCTATTTATCAACTTTAATCTACTTATCTATCCATCAACTTAGATCTGCTCGTTAACATCTCATCATCAATACTAATCAACCCATACATCTATATATCAACAACAATAATCAACAACAATAATCAATACTAATCAACCTATGTATCTTATCAACAACAATAATCAACCTACACACCCACCATCTAACATAATGAGTGCTAAAGCACTCATGACGTCGGACGAGTAACCACTCGTCTACACAATCAAATTATGTGTTCTAAATATAGAAATATCATACATGCTCCTCGAGTACATCATCGATTTATTCAAAAATAATATATGAGTTCTTAACTCATATATACCAAGCGGCTGAACTCGAGAATATACATTTGAAAAATGAAGATTACATGATTATGCGGAGATAAATTAAAATGGAACAGCTTTTTTTGGAATTTCGGGAAATTACGAGAAGTACTAAAATTATTTATGTTCAACTACCAGGGTCAGATCGAGTTCAACCAACTCAACTTGCACGCATTGATGTCGGAGGATCTAAAATCGCATATTCGATGGATATTGATGACACATTGGCACTTTTAGTCGGAAATACAGACGTTGAAAATCCATGTTTGTACTGGCCGAAAATGGTTGATTCCGAAGTCGCTGTATCATCATCATTACAGGAAGCTGGATTAATTACAGCGAACAATCGTAAAACAACCATTTATCTGGATGTTGAACAGACAAAAGCGATTCCTGCATATTTTTCAGATAAATTCTCCCATTTGGCCACTCAAAACAAATTTGTCCTCGATGCCAAAAATTACAAATCTACGCCCTGGAAAGGTGGCATCTTCGCATCGGAAGAGGAAATGATGACTAACATCGAGAAATGGCGACAAATTTTGCAACCATTTATGGAGGATATTGACCGATTATATCAAGTATCGGCGCCTCGATATGGGGATAGTATCAATTATATTGTGATTCGCAATGAAGATGGCTACTCGATACGGTATTTTGGATTTGATTTTGCGGGTAAAAGTGGTGCCTGTTTGGAATGCACTCCTCAAAAATTAGATCCATCTTTGAGTGGATATCAATCCTTCAAGTATGAGCATCTTCGACATGCTATTGAATATTGCATTTTTCAAGAATACGAGGGATGGAATAATCCTAAGTTCGGTTTAAACAGTCAACAGATTACGAGTATTCTGGAGCCAATTTATCCAAAGCCATCAGGATATGATGATAGTTGTAACATCTGTTAATAATGATAATATTGAATCAACATGCAAGAAATTTTATTACCGGAAGATTTCAATCGAAGAATGGTTAAGCAGTATACCGAAAGATTCATTGACGAGAATCTCGCTACTTCGGCTAAACTGAAGCATTTGACATCTTAGAAGTCTGTCAGAAACTCTAAACATTATCCATTTGGAATGGATAATTTTTTTTATTTATTCCACGAAGAGCTCTATACTAGGATGTATGAACTTAGGGGACTGATTCTGGAATTGGTCCCTGCCGTTTCACTTGAATAAATTCTCGGAATCGCTCCAACCCTTGAAATGAAAATCCGGCCGCCTCAACATGGCCACCTCCATTTCCAGTTGTACCCTTGATTTCTCTGGCGACATGTCCCAATTTAATACCAGAAGCAGGATCACGAAGAGATACAATAACAAGATCTCGACGTGAACTATACTTCCAGATCGCACAGAAATCAATCTTCGTTTTGAATCGTTTCTCAGCGTACCAGCGCATATTGGCCCCGATTTCAGAGACAAGAAGATTACCTTGGGTGTACGCAACTGTATACACAGTATTATCATTGGTTTGAATGTAACCAATGTCACACTGTTTAGCAGCTTGTTTTACCAGTGCTGTTTCATAATCATAAATGATGCGACCTTGTTCAACCCAACTATGAAAATTACGATCCCAATTCTGATATGTTTCTTCGATATCCGGAAACGATCGAAAGGCTCTTCTAACGAAAAGAGCTTGTAGGACAAATTTAGGCTGAAGTTCAGGGTGATCATTCCATTGCCATGTATCGCCAATTCGAACAACCTGAACGAGGGGAGGAATATCAGCGGAATTAGTCAAGCGCCAGGCAAGTGTCGCTCCACATTCTTTCTTGGATGTATTAATCCATTGTGCGAATTTGTGACGATTCAGATTCAGCAGAAAATCTCCATGTTTAAGAATTGTTGTCTGACTTGTGTCATGATGATCACACACAAAGACATAATTTGCCGCTTCAACTATATGCACCAGTTCGTCTCCCATGTCGAGATCCAGAATTAAAACATTCTTCCCTCGAATCAGTCGATCGGAGACTGGAGCTTTGGGTTGACTAAATACAAACACGACTGGAAATCCCTTTACTTGAAGTCTGATCCCACCTTCCACTGAATTTGGATGCACAAATGGTTGTGTTACAAGATCACTCGTTTCATCATTAATATCGTCAGGGTCAGAAGATGTCGAAACCCCCGGTTGAGCATAAAAACCTCCTTCTTTAGCTAAGGCTGCTCGATATTCTGGGGACATCGATCGCCAGACCGCCCATAATGCAGTCGCGCCATCATTGCAATTGGGACCATGGCCGATAATAACTTGGAACTGTTGAAAGAAACTTTCTGGATGATACATATGACGAACGTTTGGGGATATTTTTGGAATTAATTTATTGATCAGATTTTAATTTGATCGAGATGGGTTATGATGACTTTGACCATCGATGTAGGATGTAAACAAAGATAATTACCAGACAAGTAATAAAAACCGCATACCAAAATCGAGTAAAGATTAAATCGATATTTCTAATTCCGAATGTTGGATCAAAAGTCTGATCATACCAAGTTCTTATGACCTCGACCCAAGCTAGAATCGCAATAAAGATAAACGCACTCAAAATAACAGTATGAATTGTAATATTAAAAATAATTCCTTTTGGACTGATTACAGATTGTACTTCTTTATATATTCGCTCATCTTCAAGTTCTTCGGTTGATTTAGTGACTTCCTCCGCTGCAATCACTGTTCCTGCTCCTGTCGTGACTGGAAAATTAATTTGACTTAATTTTTGAACTTGCATAGTTGGAGCCGCAGTGGGAATTCGAATGGCTGGAAGTAAAGTTGCGGCTTCTGCCGATTCTAATTTAGCCATTTCCATTCGACGATTGTTTCCATTTGGCGGTGATTCTTTTTCACTTCCTCCCGGAACATCCGATTCGTAATGCGCACTTTCTTGTGGAGTTAATTGAAGAGTTGATGCCGCCTGTGGAAAAGAAGACGCACCATATACTGAACCAAGACCAGGCCCTGTATAAACATTGGTCATCTGAACTCCAGGAGTTTGACCATATATACCTCCGCTTGCAGTTACTATTTTCCCAGATGGTAGAAGAATTCCTGGAGATGTTGGAATTGCTGATCCAATCGGAGCAGAAATAGGAACTGCCGTGGAAGGAGGTGCATTTGGCGTTGCCGATGGCGTTCCAACAGGAGTTCCGGGTGATAGTTTCGCAGCAAGTGTTGATAGTTGAGATGGATTAACAGCTATGTTTGGATTTGCAATAATGGATGGTAACCAATGTAAATTTAAAGATGGTAATATCGCAGCAGCGGCAGCAGCCATTTAAATTTACGATACAAAATATATTATAAAATCGATCTATAATTATTCGAATCTGTCGAAAAAATTTAAACCCCAGTAATTGATATATCCACTTCAGAATATCAATCATCATCGATTGATATTTTTTTTAATAATTTAATTCCTTACAAGCCAGGAATGGTCGGCAAATATGCAATATTCGTCGAGCGAGAAGGTGATGCTGGGTTGTATAGGGTTGGCATCATCGTGCGAGGGGAAGCTGGGTCCATACCTGGTAATTCAGGGAAGACGCCTGTAATATAAGGTGTCTGACCAGGAGGGGAAGCCGGTCGAGGTAGAGTTGGCAACTGGGTAGTAACACGGGGAGGAGAAGATGGGCGACCCAGAGGTGGCAGCTGCCACTGAGTCGTGACGCGAGGAGGAGAAGCTGGGCGAGCCAGAGTTGGCAACTGAGTCGTGACGCGAGGAGGAGAAGCTGGTCGGGTTAGAGTTGGCAACTGGGTAGTGACGCGAGGAGGAGAAGCTGGGCGGGTTAGAGTTGGCAGCTGAGTTGTAACACGGGGAGGAGAAGGCAATCGAGTTAAAGTGGGCAGCTGAGTTGTAACACGAGGAGGAGAAGGCAGTCGAGTCGGGATGGGTGGCAACATTGTCGTACGGGGAGGAGAAGCTGGGCGAGTTGAAGTCGGCAGAGGAGGCAGCATCGTAGTACGGGGAGGAGAAGGCATCCGAGTAGGGAGGGGTGGCAGCATCGTAGTACGGGAAGGGGAAGCTGGACGAGTTGAAGTCGGCAGAGGTGGGAGCATCGCAGCACGAGGAGGAGAAGGCAGTCGAGTTGGTAGCATGGTGGCACCTTTAGTTGAACGAGTAGTTCTCTTTTTGGTGGTGGGTGTCTTAATTTGAGTTGGCTGCAAAGTAATAAACGCGGGAGTGGTCGCAGTGACAGGGAAGAATGCAACTGGTTCTCCGAATTTACTAGGAGAACGAGGAACTTTGGCGGTTGTTGTACCGACCGGCATAACCTGCATCCGAGGCGGACTTGCTGGACGAGGCACCTGCATCCGAGGCGGACTTGCTGGACGAGGCACCTGCATCCGAGGCGGACTTGCTGGACGAGTTACCTGCATCCGAGGCGGACTTGCTGGACGAGGAAATGTCATCTGAGGTCTCTGAGTAGGAACGTTTTGTCCAAATAAAGGAATTTCAATAAATCCAGAAGGAACAGCCATTGTCTATTTAAGAGAAAAATAAAATATTATTTTATTTTCTGAATGTAATTGTATGTTGGTGTACATATAATTTTTTAACAAGTACGACCGGGAATCGTAATTTTAAATGGATTGTGTTCTGTATAATTCCGATAATAATCCATTGAATTAACACCAATCCATTTTGAACCAATTGTAATCCCTTCAATAAAGGATTGTGATCGAAACAAAATACAACGACAAGTTTGAAAATTATCTCCAGAGACATCGACAGTAAAATATGCACCGATAATTTGAGTAAAGTTTTCAAACCGTGTTGTTGTAATGTTTGTCAGTGGAGTATTATAGATGAATAATTGAAAATTAACTGGACTTTCGGTCGATAACTGGGAAATCAGAAATGCGCCATAGGCCATTTCGCATGTCATCATTTTTGAAACTCGTTTTCTGTTATTAAACACAACGGTAATTGGTAATTGTTTCATGATAGATGTGACACCAAATAAATTGGAGAGATCCGTATTGGATCCAATCGTATTCTGAAAATCCCATGGCAATACAAGATCATCTTTACACTTGATCGCTGTCTGACATCCGATCTCTTCGATTAAATATTCGATGACTCTTTTACGCATGACTTCGATCACAATAATTGTTTCGATGTGAGTCAAGATCTGTCGCCCCAGCTGATTTGGACAACATAATCTTAACCAATGACGAATGGCGTCGGGATCTGTTAAAATTTCAATCATTTCAATGTATGGGTTCAACAGAGCAGACACATAAGCAATCGAGGTTGGATGAATTGTTCGACCAATTAATCTAGATTGCAAGATGGTTGCAATGTCAAGTGAGAGCTTCAAACTCATAATGAGAGACTTTAAAGGGCAATTTAGTGTGTTCTTTGGAGTTCAAATTTATAATAATTATATATTAATACATAATATATAGTTGGATGAATTTACCATTCGGTTTGTATGACCGGTTTCCATTCTCGGTAGCGTTCTGGGATTGGCTTTCCAATTTCAGAGCGAACTCGATAGGCTAATCCTCGTAACAATTCAGCTAAATCGTCTAGAACTTTATCACCTCTGGCAACCAGAGCCCAGGCTGCTTCTTCATGACTCATACCGTTAATTCGATTAATTGCGTACAAAAGAGAATAATCTTGGCAAAAATAGTCACTCTTGTATTGACGTCCTTCACCCCGTACTCCCTGAACACATTGAAAGAGTTCAATACTGTTACCTAAGTATCGATATTCTGGAAACCAGATTTCTAAATATTGACGGATAGTATTATCTATTTTACGTTGATCGGGGTCATCAAATGGAACTTGGGGATCATATCGATTAATTTCCTTGTTAATGGTATCGAACCAAATCATATTGGCATGATTTTCATAACTAAAACTGACGGCTACCGATTTGCCAGCGGCTTCTTTTGCTCGAACACATTCCACCAAAGCGTCATCGCTTGGTTCAACATTAGGTTCGGGTATCGATGGTGATTCTAAGCGAAAATGAACTCCTCTACAAGTGTTTTCTGGAAATAAACGAGAAAAGATGTCATATTTGGATTCATCATTCAAAAGATATCGAACATATCCAAGATATTCTTTTTCTTGTGCGGTATCAGCATCTTGTTCCCTTATGATCATTTCTATAAATTGCTCTGGGGTATGAACCTGTTCTATCGGTTGAGGTGATTGGACAGGAATCATATTTGGCATCGGCACTGGAGACGGTGAAGGAATCGCATTTGGCATTGGTACTGTAGGAGGCCGAACAATTGGTACTTGCGGAACAATAGGCACTGTAGGAGGTTGAACAATTGGTACTTGTGGAACGATCGGCACTGTAGGGGGTCTAATAATTGGTACTTGTGGAACGATAGGCACACGGGGAATAGTAGGCACTTGTGGGACGCCTGGAACGGTAGGTACACGGGGAACAATTGGTATTTGTTGAACGGTGGGTACTCTTGGTAGACCTGGTATACCTGGAACGGTTGGAACACCTGGTATACCAGGAACGGTTGGAACACCTGGAACTCTTGTCGCACCCGGCAACATATTAGGGACAATGATTTTTGGTGCTGCAGTAGGCTGCGGATACATGTCTATTTAGCCTAGCTCGTAAAATATTATAACAAATATTTAATCGTTTAAATTTCGACAACACTTCAAATATACATTAATCATATTAATGCATATAAGTTTTTTAAAATAAAGGTTCTGGTTCGACATTTGGATGCCGAATATATACTGGATAATATTCTTCATAAAATTCGATCTTTTCGTTTCGAACAGTCATGAGACCATCACCGCGTCCGTTATAGGCTGTATAACCATCTTGAGTACATTGGTCACACATCTCAACATTTCCACCGCACAACTGTAGAGTGCGAATACCATGTTCCCAGCATTTTTCGGTTGGATTTGAAATTACTTTTTGGAAGATTCCACATGCAGATCGAGGACATCTAGACTCGAAGATAATTTGATCCGCACTACAAATACATTGAGTGCGTCGAAGTGAAGATTCACCCCCGTCTTTGATAGCGATATATCGACTGTACAATTCGACTGACATTTAGGACAGATAAAAAGTAGATAAATAATGAATCAATGTGAGAATCAATATATGAAAGATCGAGGGGAACTAAGCGTAAATCGATGGTTATTATAAATATAATAACGCAATTATGGATAAATTAATATAATTTTAAAATCTCCAAGGATGAAAATAACATTATGAGTGTGGAAGAATTTTATCTAACTGATTCGGTTCCTGAAGACGCATTTTTTCTTCATGATAATGAAAACAATCAAGCCACACCTGTCCAAACACCAGGTTGTGCTCAATTTCATGCCATACAAAACGATATATTAAATTGTTGTGGAAGAGAAGGCCCTGATCACAATCCTCTATGTAAGGCAGTTAATAGTGGTGAAATCGTATCAAGGCCTCCATATAATTGCATGATCAATCTGATCGACAAATATTGCACCGAGGGACAAACGATATCTGACGAGCAAAAGAAAGCCGCTTTTAATGCCTTTAGTGACACAACCGGATTTAAACCGATGGATCTAACAAAAATCGTGAATAATCTGGCAAATCAAGGAAACAACTTAGCTAATTTCAATTCCTTCTATATGTTCATGCCAATTACGATTCTGCTGATAATTTTTATTTGGCTCATGGTTGGATTTAAAAGAATTAACTGGGCTCTTGGTTTATTTGCAACGGTGTTTGTGATCGTAATTTTATATTCGTTTAGCATTGCCTATCGACTCAACGTTCAAACGTATGTTCGGAACCGACAGTCAAGTCTGAATAATGAAATCGAACAAGCGGAGGAAAATTATCGAAACAGCGTTGCATATTGGAATCAAGGATTATTTGCAGCCGCATGTGCAGTTACCTGTACTGGTGGAACAGGATGTTGGTCCTGTCAAAAGAAAACAAATCCAGCTTCGATTTGCGATCAAGGTTCTTGTGATCCGATTGTTGAACCCAAAGATACGAATAAAGATATTGAGAATTTAGAACAACCAATTCGCAAGGTTCGGAAACGTAAATCCCAAGGCCGTAAATCCTCCCAAAAATGATCATTCGATACCAATAAATTATTTATTGAAAAGATATTATGAGTGAACCGATCATTCAACCCGCCCCTGCATCATCTTCGATCGAAGATGAAACACCTCCTATTGTTTCGACGACAAATTCGTCGGAACAAACAGAAAGAAATTCCAAAATCAAATTTTTGGAAAAAGACTTGATGCTGTTAAATAATATTGTGGATCCAATTCAACAGCTAACAACACTGGAACAACATCTTTCTCCGCAGCTTCGAATTATTATCCGTTCAAATCAACTCGTTACTGTAGCTCTTCTCGCTAAAGCTGCTTTGAAAACGTCGATGGATGAACGGTATCTTGATATTTCGGATCCACCTCAATCGTTGAAAGATAAGATGGAAACTGCTACTGCTTCAGTCGATAATCTGGTCAAAATATATATCGATTCAATGGTCGAGATTATTAATTACATTCAAAATCAACATCCCGATTCAGAATATGTATCCCGTTCATGAATTTTCAAACATATATCTAATTATATATGTTTACTAACTTTTTTAAGATTGTCTCTTACCAACCAGTGTATGGAAAATAACCCGGAGTTCGATTTAGTGATTCCATTTCTTCGGCCGTGATTGCTCCTACACATTTCGGTTCAACTTTATAATACCACCTGACACCATTGTCCGTATCGATGGAATATCCAGCTGATGGAATTTTACGTGTTGCTTCCTCATGAGATGAAAAGAGACCGACCGTATGTTCCATGTGACAAGAGCTAGATGGAGTAGCTCGAATCGTGAAGAGAGTAATTGGAGCATATTTTTCATTGATTTGATCAATTGGCTCTTGATATTTGACTCCCATCATCGAATGATAATTCTGTTGTCGTTCTGCATGTGCAGCCTTCAACTGTTGATATTCTGAAACAAAATCGTTTGTTGCATCCATTTTAATAAGATTATGATTATATTTAATATTTTTAATCAGATTCGAATGGACTGACTGGAACCGGAACTGCTATTTCCGGTTCCGATACAGGTTGGGACTCTGGAACGTTCGCAACTGGTATCGTTGGTTTCAGTTCTTGAACAGTTGTTGATGCTTTACATGATTTAATTGTTACTTTATCACTTGTTGAATTTATGGATTCGGAAATACCTAGAATCATAAAAATTAGAAACAGCATTAAGGTAACAACTGCAACTGATGCAAGAAGAGATAATCCAACTAAATAATTGCTTTGATTAGTGACTGGTTGATTTAGGAGAGTTTTTAGATTTTCTTGCGCATTTTGAACATTCGATGCATTATTGACACAGGTGTTACTAGTGGAAGGATTACTTCCACATTGATAGATGTAGGTGGAAGAGACAGCTGAGCTCAGATCTAAATACGCATCAAATATATTTCTACCAGTAACCGATGAAGTTGGTATGGCATAGGAATTTAGAGTTATAGTCGCTTGTTGTTGGGATAATGTGGATAGACTTTGTGTGATTTTGGTTCGAGTTACTGGACTGATATTGCAATTTGGAAAATTACATTGAAGAATGATTGAATTCGCCAAATCGATCATCTGATTTGTATCCGATGTAACGATAGAATCAACCGTATCATTACTCATCTTTAAGTCTTCGACAATTATTTTGAATCGATGATATTTCTTCCTTCGGTCAAGATTATATTAATGTCAACATTAATATATTTAAACAGCAACCAGAGGCACAAATCGAGTCTCTGACTTTGAAAATTCATCAGCATACATGCGCATGCCGAAAGATGTTGCTGGTTGCTCAATGAACAATTTAAATTTCAGCTCAAAATCATCACCAGCGGTCACATCGCTCGGGAAATCAATCGTACACCCTACAGGGGAAACACCTTGGCTCAATCCCGTAAATAGCTCGTAAATTTCGGATGGAAAAATTCGATTAGGCGTGTCAGTGAAATTCCACGCCATATCGTCGATCGAATAGATTCGAGACCATGAATCTGAATTTGGGGAGCTCGCAGTGATTTGAACAGCATCATGAAGGCGATCATGCATATCTTTGGCTGTACCAGGAGTCACCGTGTAGGTGATATCATTGAGGGTGAGAGTAACGGGAGTCATCATTTTACATATTCAGATTAAGCGTATATATAATATTCATTTTAGATAACGAGACGATCGCATTCTTAAAAATTAGACCGGCATCAATGTTATGATAATATTTTCAAAGACAATATCACCTAATCCTTTGAGTTCCAACCAATATTCATCATCATTAAGATGATTGTAATGAATATAATAGGTGATTGGTCGGTCGATATGATCCTGAATGATTGATTTCATCAAATCAATATCGATTTCGTTTCGAATATGAATATGAATTTCTTCTAAATTCGGATTATTTGTGATATGTTGGTTGACATCGTTAATTGGAACAATCGCTTTGATTCGTGTTAATCGACCAGAAGTTCCTCGTTTAATAATTTCAGAATAGATATGATGATGTTGAAATGTTTTATCCGAGTAAATAACATTAACGATCTCCGTCTTCGAAATAAGATTCTCTAAATAAGTAAGATTAAGTGGATATTCAGAATTAAAATTTCGAGATAAAATAGTGACTTCATGAATGAGATCAACCGAATCGAGATTATAAACAGCGTCGCCAAATGTTATAATTCCCTGAAGATTATTTGTTTCAACAAGAGCTTGAAAGATATTATTGGCAATATTATTTTCACCGGATATCATCAGATCGATTTCTGAAATATCAAGCTGGGTAGCACGATCACCATTAACTGTCACTATAATATTTTTGAGACCGGCATTGGAATTCATGCATATCACACCTTTTTGTATCATGATGAAAGTAAATATTGTCGTATCGGCATCGATGATTTGAAAATCGAGTTTCATGTATCGAGCACGTGGACCGAGTTGTCGAATAATATTTGGAATTGTGAATTTAATTGCTCGGTCATATGGAGATAATTTGATTAGACGCCGCTTTTTGGTCACCGGTGGGTCCTCTTCATCTTGTTCCGATTCTGGAATAAAGATCATAAAAGTGGCACGGATTAAGTTGTATCGAGCCAAAATTAAATCTCCGAGATTACTTAATTTATCCAATGGACACACGATTGGACAGAAAACCTCTGTAATATTTGGAAAATCTTCAAGAATTTTAATACTCTGGGGTCGGGCTGAACTGATGATACGGACTCGATTATAATCGATCTTTCCAGCATTAATATCTTCATAAATTGCATCAATGTCGGATGTATACAATGACATTTAAATATGAAAGAACAAGTTTGTTTTGTCGAATATTGTAACAACTTTTTGTTACAATGATTAATCATGTAAGACCCTCTAAGAGCTATTATATCAGATTAAAAGATAGATTATGGCGAGTGAGGTATCATTTCGTAATCTCGATAGTATAATCAAAGCAGCTGAAATCGAAGCTTCGAGAATGAATTCTGAACCGGTTGAATTGGAACCTGAAACTCCGACAACGGAATCTGTTGACACGGATCAGACGCCGGTGCCAATGATGACTGCCGAAGATGTTCGGGATACAATTAGCAATGCTAATATTGGGTCGATTCTGAGTCGAATTGCTAGTAATCCAGATGAAATTTCACAAGTAATGAAGGATTCAATGAAACATATGTCCCCTGAAGCAATTCAACAGGCTCGTAATCTTGCAATGGGAAGTCAGGGTCAACAAATTCGAAAAGAAATGCAGCGTCGAGGCATTGATCCGAATGCAATGCGTAAGCAATTGTTGGAACAACAGAAAATATTGAAAGGAACCAGTAGTAAAGTTACCGATGATGCTAAATCGATGATTATTGTGACCAGCAGTCGTCAGATCAAATCGCGTCGCATTTCTTCGGCGACTTTATCGATTTCAATTCCATCGATTCTTCATTCGGAGAAACCAATTGAACTATCATGTTCACGATTGGCACAGGGACCCTTGAGTGGTAAATCGATTAAAGTTTGGTATGATCCGAATAATGGGAGCAAAAATCGCCGAGCAAGTAAAATTATTGGATTTCCGGTAGGGGGTGATATGTTAATTATGGTTGAAGGTGAAGATCTTTCCGAAAAGGATCTGATAGCCGCTGAGAAATTCTTAGCTTAAATAACCACAAAGTGGTTATTGTTGCCTGATATCTCTAGCTTAAATAACTACAAAGTGGTTATTGTTGCCTGATAATGTGTTTATCGGCAAATAAAATGCCGATAATGTGTTTATCGGTAAATAAAATGCCGATAATGTGTTTATCGGTAAATAAAATGCCGATAATGTGTTTATCGGTAAATAAAATGTCGATAATGTGTTTATCGAATAGATATGTTTTCTCGTAAGAAAACATATTCGAGAGATTAATTGTCCGATAACTTCCTATCAATATCTTGTATAATCTTTTGGATTAAGATTTGGGTCGGATTATCTCCTGGAGGCGTTAATATTCGAGGAGGTGAATTTTCCAATTCCTCCAGATTTAAAGGTGGTAATGCACCTAATGATGGGACGATTTTAGCGGTCATGTTATCAGTTGTCGACATTTTAATAAATATGCGATTTTTCTAGACAAATATTATCATTGATATAATATTTTTTTATTCATCGAATGGAACCGAACGATCCTCACCACTTGATTCCAAGGTCTCCGGCTTATCATCATCGATCTTCTCATCAACAGATTTTGCCCCGGCTTCGATAACTGAACTGAGTCCTTCCATCATTGAAGGATCAATATCAAGCGCTGAGCTCATCTGCTTCACCATTGGCATGAACATTTTCATCATATCAGCAAATCCACCCACAGCACCATTTTCACCGGGAGAAGAACGAGTTGCAGTTGCCGGCTTCTGTTCTTTGGTCTCTTCCTTGGGTTCAGATGTCTCTGCTGCTGATTCATCCTTCTTGGATGAAGCGTCCGACTGATCAGCGTTCGACGATGCTGCAATTTGATCATGATTGTTGGTCATAATCGCTGTGAGAATTGATTCTTCATCCTTGGAGAGAGGACCGACTTCTTTTTCAACTCGCTCTCGGACCTCTTTGATCAGATGTGATTCTTCATCCTTGGAGAGAGGACCGACTTGTTTTTCAAGTCGATCCCGAATCTTTTCAAGACTTTCCTGTTCCGAAGAGGTTGAACGAGAACCTGAGTCTACGGAAACAGGCCTACGAGCTTCATATTTGCGGAAACCAAGGGGGCAGGACTCGGAATTGTTAGACAGAAATGGAATCACAAGTGGAAGGACCATAGGGATGAGAGACGTCCAATCGAACCCCGAGGATTTAGGTGGAAGTTGCATCGGTGGTCCGTGACGAGCCGATTCGACCTTAGCCAGCCCATTAAAATATGCGTCGATGACCTCGGGTGGAAGATTGAAGCTGATGTTAAAAGATGCGATATCCTGGCGCTTACTCTCGCTCATGTTTTATCTTTTATTAATATAACAGCCACCCGAATAAATAATCAGATCTTTTTCGATTCGGCTTATAATTATTCAACTTAATGTGAAAACATTAAATTAAAATATAATGAATAAATTTATCCCATTAGAATAGGCTATTATTAATGTTCATATTGAAATCAAATATAAAAATGATTCCGAAATGTTATTTATTTTTGGCTTCCTAGTAAATGTCAATTAGTTCTCTTTACGCTCAGTTAAATCCCCGTGAACGTGCCATCTATCCAGATGGTGTTCATGTCATTCTCGCACTTCTCGGTCTTGGCGGAAGTCCAAATATCAAGGCTGCTGCCCGTCAGATGTTTGGTAGCGATCAGGGCATGATTGATTACGTTCGTCGGATTCATGCTCTTGACCAATCACCTGAAATTCGATCAGAGTCGGCGATCTTTTTCACCGAGCGACAGCAAATCATCTCTGAGGATTATTACAAACTGGTTCAGAATTTGGTTTCGATCTTCCGAATTAATTTCAACGATCAAACCGCTTTGGATCAGCTGAATCGGTGGATCGAGGAACGCTCCGGATTCCCGAATGTCTTGAAGTCATCGGATGTTCGTGACGCATTTGCCATCGCTGTTAACACTCTGTGGTTTAAGGATCAGTGGGTCCACCAATTCGATCCCGCCAGCACAATGCCCCTTCCCTTCCATCGCGTGGATGGATCGACTGTGAACCTACCAATGATGCGCCAGGCCAACAAGAAGATCCGTTACTATCAGCAGGATGGAATCAGTGCAGTTCAGCTTCCATTTCGCCATGGAGCGGTCGCTGAATTTGTTCTTGGTCTCCCCGTTGGATCCGACATTAGCATCGACCTTCCTTATGGAAATGAAGGCATCGAAGTTAGTCTTGCATTGCCTCGATTCAAGCATCAGGAAAGGATCAATCTTGAACGTGTAGTGGAAGCTGCAGGACTAGGTGGTCTTTTCGAGACTGGATCTCTTCAAGGAATGGTTCCTGAAACATCACCGATGGGCAAATATAATGCCGGAGTTAGCAAATTCGAACAACTCATTTATGCAGAGTTCAACGAGGAAGGCGCAGAGGTCAGAGCCGTTACTTATGCTACCGTCAGAACGGCTATTGTGATGGAAAAGCGTATTGTTATGCACTTTGATCGACCTTTCCATTACCGGATTATCAAAGATGGATCGACTCTTCTGCAGGGATATTACGGTGCTGAAAAGGAGATGGGAGTTCCCCCTGCTGGCCCTCGATCACCAACGGTTCCGGCCCTTCCGATGTACGGAATGACCACTCGGTATTAATCGAATAGAAGGATTAAATATATAAAAAAAAATATCTGTCATACGACAGATATTTTCACCTCATAATAATAACCGTTATAAATAAGTAGGGTTGATCTATAAAATGGAAGACGGATTGAAAATTTTGTGGGTTCATGATGATTTTGATGGTCCCGTCAATGGATTAGCACTGTATAATGGAGAAAAAGTTTGGTTTACACGAGTACAACTACCATTTATTGTTGAATCGCCGGATGAAGCACTGGTTAAAGTTGAGGAACCAGTTCGAACATATAATTTAAGTCGATTGAGTCCAGATGATTTAAAATTTGTGGAAGATAATCATCTGACATACTGTCAAGAAACAGGTGCACCTCTGAATCATGGAGATCCGATGATAATTAAATCAAGGGCAACGGTTGTTCGTCCGGATCTGAAGGAAGTTATCCCAGAGGGTCAAGATTCGATTGAAGTTGAAACAGAAATGAGGACACTGATATCAGTTAAGCAATATCATCACCGATACGATCCAAATCAAGTTGATGGTGAATTTATATGTTGTGTTAAAGAGACCGATTTTATTAATTATCGAGTTCCGCGTCGAGTGATTCGAGAATAAATTAAGAATCAAAATATAATTGGAATAATTATATTTATATCACGAGAAGTCCATGTTCGGAGTCATAAACAATTCGTCGACTGTTTCGAATCAAGCCAGTATAAACTTGATTTGTTGCACTTAAATCCTCGATTAATTTATTATAGAGGAACTGATCCGCAGATTCCGACTCGATAAACTCGACGGGAGGAATCGATGCAAGATAAGAGTATATAACTAAATTTTGCTGATTCTGATTTAGATATCGTTTGTGGCATCGATCAATTAAAGTCATCAGTGTCGGAAAAGAATAACTATCAGCAACATGAATCACTGACACATCATGTAGAGGAATCAGTGGCACGATATTGGTAATTAAAATTCCGGAAGTTGCTTGATTAAACTTATGTAATCGATTAATGGTATCCTCATAATTATCTGTGCATGAAATATGATAGATTTCGTCGAGTTCATATGGGTTCTGTTGTGCATCGGTTAAAAGTTGAACCATCGAGGTGATTAGATCCACTCCATATCGATGATTGAATCGTGTTAGAACAATTTGTTTGAGGGGCCAGTGACTAATAATTCCATCGATGAGAGCTGATAATTTAGGACCATCTTCTTCAAGTGTTCGGAGGACATCTGGATTTAACCAAGTTTGATTGTTGAGTTGATCTGGATAAGTTGTTTGATCGGTTTCACAGATTGATCGATGAGCTAATGTATCGGCCATGATTGATTCTGGATAAGTGTATAGAGTCAACATACGGCTGGTTGAATATGGAAGCTGAAAAGTATTTGACTCTTGTGAATGTCTGAGTTCCCGATATCGAACTTCAGAATAATAATAGAACTGACGAGCAGTCATGGGGACCACAATTTTCTTCCATTCAACACTTGAAGTATCACTGATTAAATTGATAGAAAGAAGACTTAGATTTGGAAGATATGAAGTGATCAGATCTAACTGGGATTTAGTATCACCCCATGAAGTTAATACGATAAGTTGAGGTTTAATATCATCATAGATTAGACCAGGACTGATAGTAGCAAGCATTCGAGCGTCATCGAATAAGATGATATCGACTTCAGTATTATGGAGGGCTTTATTAATTTCATCGAGCTGACTATATTTGATCAAACGAAATGGGATGGTATCAATATGTTTCCAATCTGATTGATAATCAGAATTTAGATTGGAGCTAGTATCGATGATTGTTTGCATAAAATCATCGGGTTGATCGGTAATAACAACGACGCGATAACGATCCCATGATGAAACGATCATTGAAGCGATATTCCAACGATCGATCATCTGAGGGAAGACAATTAGGGCACCTTGTTTTGGTTGATTTTTGTTATCGATGGTATATAACCAATCAAGAAGTGGCAACTGACTTAACATTTAGATATAAAGGAACAAACTTCTTTTATATTCGATCGGATCTTATAAATAATTTGTGATAAAACTCGATGTTGCAGAATAATTTTAGCAATGATTAAAAGATGTTTCGATATATGAACTATGGACCATATGTATGTATCGGTGCTGTGCTAGCAATATTATTCATTATATGGGCATTTTGGGGTGGTAAGAATTATGAATTTGTCGGCCTTGCTCCACTCGCTCCGGAAACTTGTGGATCCTACACCGGCTCCGTCTATAATTGGGGACAAATTACTCCTGCGACGGAACAACCAGTTGACGATAATTTAATCACATATTCTGATTCGAATACAGGAGGTGTATCAAGTCTTATCGATAATACACCATCGATACCACCACAATTTCAATATGATATCTGTGTTAATGAAGAAACTCCACCCGTAGAAAGCAATGTTCCGTTAATTCTGGATTCTGGACCAAATCGACCGAAAACTCCAAGAACACAATATGCCGGTCGAATTGTGAATGGAAATGTTGTTTTCGATCCGATCACCAACCCAGCTTTACTGAATTTACCTAAAGCATCTTTTAATAATAACACCCAAATTTCTCAACCCAGAAATACAACTCGAAATAGTCGCGGTAGAGTTATTTCTAGGGGTGAGCGAATGTGTTGTGAAACGATGAAACGAATCTATGGTGTTCCGTTCGAATCGATTTGGCCAGATTGGCTAATTAATCCGGAAACTGGTCAACCTTTGGAACTTGATTGTTATAATCCAGAATTACAGATTGCAGTTGAATATAATGGAGAGCAACATTATAAATGGCCAAATTTTACTAATCAAACGCATCAAGAATTTATTAACCAAGTTCGACGTGATGAATTGAAAATGCAGCTTTGTGATCGGAATGGAGTTTATCTTATTGTGGTTCCATACAATGTTCCATTAGATAAAATTCCGGAATTTATCATGTCTCATCTTCCAGAGACAATTCAAAAACGATTACAAGAAGAAAGAACTTTGGCTGATATTCAATATTAAATGCTACATAGCTTTGTTTATTGATATTGAATGTTACAATCTTTTAAAATTGGTCCATTTATCATGGATTAATCTATGATAGATAAAATTGTGCACCGGCCCTGCAGGGCCCCGCGTGTGTGTAAATCGTTAAAATATATTTTGATTTGAAATTAAAATAAGAAAATAAAATATTAGAAATTTTTTTTCTTGTCTTCTCCAAAATGACGACTTCTTATACTAACTTACTTAAGCAACTCAATAAAGCTAACGCCGAAGGCAAGTTACTCGATGTTTCGAACATTACCGACAAGGGTACTGGTGCTCGTCCCATGGCCAAGCCTACAACTACCCGAACCACCAAGCGTTGGTTTGAGGGCTTCCCAGTTGCCAGTGATAATTACACCGGTTTCAACACTGCCATGACTATCCTCAGCCAAAGTGGTACGGATTATACTGGTTATAGCCGCGCTTATCTTCAGACTTATGGACATGGAAAGACTCATCTCCCCGTTGCCCAGGCTCCCAAGAAAGCCAAGGGTCCCCGTGCTGCTGGCCCTGCTCTGACCGCAGAGGCACTCCGTGAGAAACTCGCCAAGGCCATCGAGAAGGCCCGAGCTGAACGAAAAGTTCTCGATGTTTCCAACCTTCTGGTTGATGGTACGGGCGCTCGTGCTCGCGCTCTTCCTGCTTCAGGTAAGGGCACCAAGCGTCAGATTGGCGATTTCCCCGTCATTAGTAACAACTATGCTGCCTTCCGTCTCGCCATGGAAGTCTTCGGCCCTGAGTACGTCCGTCTTGCTGAACAGTTTGCCGCCTCATATGGCACTGCTAAGATCGAAAAGGCCAAGGCTGCTAAGGGCGCTAAGGGCGCTAAGGGCGCTAAGGGTCCTAAGGCCCCGCGAGTTATTGGAGCAGCCCTGAGCCCTGAGGCTATGCGGGCTAAGGTTTCAGAAGCTCTGAATAAGGCACATGGCGAAGGTAGACTTCTGGATGTGTCCAAGCTTCAGGTCGATGGTACTGGCATGAAGTCCATGAAAGTGCCAAAGACGACTAAAGGTACTAAGAAGTTTTTGCCTGATGTTGGAATTGCCAGTAATAACTACGACGCTTATCGCCGGGCTGTCGAAGCCTTGGGTCGTCCCGATCTGGCTCAGCGTTTCCTGACGCAGTACGGTGCTTCTCCGATGGTCAAGTCGCCTGCACGCGCCGTCGCCGGTGTTAAGTCACCCTCAAAGTTTGGTGAGATCATTCCGACTTTCCCCATGTCTGCTACATCTCCTTCCTTCATTCAGCTTCCTGGTTACAAGGAGGGAGCCCGTCGTGTTCGCTCCCCTGCCGTTGCAGTCCAGCCAACGATGATTCCTACTCGCATGCCTTCACCGACTCGTATGGCACCGACCCGTCTGCCTTCACCGACTCGCCTGCCTTCACCCACTCGTATGGCACCGACTCGTCTGCCTTCACCGACCCGTATGCCTACGCCCACTCGTATGCCTTCACCCACCCGTATGCCTTCACCCACCCGTATGCCTTCGCCTACCCGTGTTGGAACCGTTTCCCCTTACCAGTTTCCTTCACCCAACTATTAAAACAGATCGAGGCTAATCAATAATCAACGCACATCAATTATAAAATCGATGTGGAAAACAACTTCGTGGTTAAATTATAAATGATATACCATAAGATCTGATGTTATATCTTCAAAGATAATGGCTGCACATCGAAAAAGATTATATCCAACATTGACACAAGAATCTACATCAGGTTCATCGGACACTCAAAATTTATCCGTTGAAATCGACTCTATCAACGATCCACAATTAAATAATCCATTTTTCAATCCGATTGAAGTATCTTCGATGCTTTTACAGAATGAGTATTCATCTGAAAGTTCCCAAGATCTCGAATCAGAATCCAGCATTATGGAACAGATTTCATCATTATTACCGACATCTTCGTTGACTCAAATGATAAATAATTTACAATCTCTATCTTCTATGCTTACAGTTGAATCTGACATAACAAACGATTCAATTCCATTACCAAACGATTTACATCAAGAAGATCGGTGTGATTCTTTGCCAAAATCATCTTCGATGATTCCGGTTGAGAGCCTTCGGCTTTTACTAAGGTCTCCGTCGGAGACCCAAGTTGCATGTGAAACCGCCGGGGATAAACAAAGTTTATCCTTGGAAGAAACTTCGTTTCTTTTACCAAAGAGGGACTCTGTCCCTCCAGGTGAGAGCCTTCGGCTTTTACTAAGGTCTCCGACGGAGACCCAAGTTGAAGAAACTTCGTTTCTTTTACCAAAATCATATCGGATACTTGTTTTTTCGTGGAACACTGAAAGTATTAGTATTTGTGAGACAATGAGCGATCAGCAGGCAGCTTTCAATCGAAGCGGATATACCGTCCCTGTAATTGGGACGAAACTATCTCGATGGAGATATCCAGCCGATATTCCAGATTTCTATCCGAAGTTGATTGAGATGATACAACAAAATTCACCTGACATTGTTGTAATTGGATTTCAAGAAGATCGGCATCCTGGATCGTATTTTCATTCCCATCTTCTTCCAGAAGAAATGCCCAAAATTGGATATGACCTTGTCAAAAGAACTAAGTTAATGGGAGTTGGTGTTACCACATATAAAGGATTAAAGAAGGGCGATCTCTTCCGTCGAGGGATCCGAGTTTCTGTTTACGCTAAAAGTTGTCTAGTTCCATTGATCTTGAAAGAAGAAACCGAGATGCGGAAGAGTATGGGTAACGATGGTCAAGATGAATATGTTTGCACATCGGTTTTAACTCGAGGGAAGGGAGCGACAGCTTCATATTTGTTACTGCCTGGATTTGGTCAGTTGGCATTCGTATGCTGTCATCTTCCATTCAATGCCCGAAGTTTAATCACGGAAAGAATTTATCAGAATCGAATGCTTCGACAGAATGAAATTAATCAATCCAATATTTGTTTCAATAGTATCATTGAAAATCTGATTCTGTTTCGAGAAACGGTACCAACCCATGTTATTTTCTTCGGCGATTTTAATTATCGATTGAGCGTGATCGATCGTCCAGCTTCGGAAATTGCAGCTGGATTTTTAGTTCATGGTGAGAAGTCTGAATTCGTTCAAGAAATGTATGATAAATATGATGAGCTCAAAGAGCAGATCCGTCGTCGAAATATTTATCCATTTGCGGAAGGTATTGATAATGAAGGTCCAACTTTTATTCCAACGTGTAAGATGCGTAAAAATCGAACCAATATTACATCACATGAAATGTGGAATACGGGAAAAGACAACCAACGAGTTCCCAGTTGGTGTGATAGAATTCTGTATAGTAAATTCGGTGACGATGGACATAATTTAGTTTGTACATATTATGATCGCTTCGATCATGGAGAGGTTATGTCAAAATCTGATCATGCTGGAGTCATTTCAATGTTCGAATTAGTCTAAGATATTATGTTTAAATTAATTTAAACATAATTTATGCTGGAAGATACATCACATAAATCGGTAAATGATATCGCCAATGATCCGGAACAATTAATTCGGTTCTCGGATGATGAATGTAACATTTATCTGAATCTGTAAATTCAAGTATCGCCGGGACATCGTTAAGTGTAAATGGAAATAAAGAATAGATACCAGTATAACATCCATATACATTAATATAATTTGGATAGAATGTTAATTGTCCCATTTCACGAGGAAATAATTGGACATAATGATAACTTTCTTTTGTCAGCCAATATCGATTCGGGAAATATTGAGGAAATTCGCTTAGAAAAATGCGACCTTCAAATTTGAGTGTATCCGAAGATTTAGTATATAAAGTCGAATTAATATCTGGAGAATAGGCAATGTTATCGTTTTCCGGAATAATAACATCTCCAGTTAACAATGTACAAAGACCCTGTTCATGATAAATAAATCCAACACACTGATCATTGTTTAAACAATGATCCGAACAAGATCCAGATACACCAAGACCTACAAGATTATTGAATGATTTACCATCGGAAATAAATTCATCTAAGATGGTTACACTAATTCTATCTTCATTTGGAACGCCGACGGCATAAAATCTATCATCATGTTTTTGTAATGAACATGTTGGACCAAAATATGGAGCTTTACACGTACAATGCTCATTCTCCCATTTGGTGTTTGGTGCTTTCAAACATGTGGTGATACTTTTATATGCGGATCCATCTAAATCATTAACTGCATATTTTGAAAATGGTGTTGCATCAGAAGTTGAAGTTGTTGTTGTTGGTAGACGTTGAGGAGTATAGATTTCAACTTGCTTGACTGAGAAGAAAATACAAGTAATCAGAACAGTCACGATGATTAAAATAAAGATGATCGTAACAATAATAAATCCGGTATCGAATGTTTCCTTGTGAACAGTAATTGAAAAATCTTCGGATGGACCCACTGCTACAAACGGTTTAATTTCATTTTCATCGGGATGTGGATCATCGATATCAGTCGACATTTATGAATCGGATAATAATCATTTGACGAATTATTAGTAAACAACAAGATCTCGACTTCGAGTTGGGCACATAAAATAGATTAGTCATTGACTAATCTATCCATAAATATCGAATTCCGATGTATGATTTTCTAGATTAATAATCCAAATATGAGATTAAACATATATTGGTGATATATGTTTTTTTATACGATTCGATCGAGATCACGAACATTCATTCCCGGAATTGTTTCACGGAAAAGAATTCGAAGATAATGAAATCCAGTTCCGATGAATTTAGTACTGCCCATCCGAATGCATTCTTTACCTTTGATCACTTGATCCCAAACATATCCAAAGGTTGCGGTTCCATGATCGATCTCTCCATTCTTGTTGTATTCGCAAATCTTAAGATTAAGACAGAATTCTCTCACATTAGGATCCATTTGTTTCAGCAATTCAATACCGATACCAAGTTCCTGGGCAACCTTTGCATCGGGTTCTTCTTTCTTTTTGGTGGTCTGGGCTGTCAAAGGAAACGGTTCACCCGGGCCACTCCATCGTCGCATATACATGCCGGTATAAAAGATTTGGCGCAGATACTCACGGACAAGCTGTTTGTTTGAAGGATCAAACGTTTTCACTTGAGCTTCCTTTTCATCGTCAGATGCAATTTTCTCCCGAGCGTCGATCATACCTTCTTCGATCAGATTGACCAAACGAGTGATTTCCTCCGTTGGAGTAAAACACCTCAACAGTTCGATCAAACCTTCAACATCGGATGTCGAAAAAGTCTGATTCATATTGTCGGGGCGTCGAAATGTCATGACTCCAGTATCGGGATCTCGGTTGAAAGCATGATACAATTCGATAAGTTCATATGTATGATACTTCAGAGCGGTACCGTAACAAACCATGAAAACTGTCATGTCAGTGATTTCATTACCCATCAATGTCTCGGCATTAAATGATCGGGCTGTCGATCGAACCACAGGAAGCATGAAGCGTTGATGGAAGACACTTCGAGCAATTCCATTAACAAGTTCATCTCGGGATGTGTATGGAACATAAATTCCGATCAGATTGAAAATTTCATTGTCTGTGAGTTTCTTCACAAAATCGTGGCGTTCATTTGTGTTCATAAATACCATAACTTCCAATGGAATTACCTCCATCCCGGTTCGCGTCAGAACATCCGAATATGAGACCAGATTCGTTCGGATGTATCGATCAACGTTATGGGCTTGGCTCAGTGGAATAACCATTCCAAAGGCTTTGCTCAAATCGGCCGGAGTGTATTGATCGTAATTGAGAATGTATTGTTCCATCGGATGTGGTTCCGTCTTACACACTTGAATCCATCGATCTTCATTTCCATGAATTGAATATAGATTCTGAATCATGTTCGAGTATTTGTGTTGAGTCAATAGATCGTATCGTTGAGAATATTTGGTGATCTTTTCAGTATCAAGAGTGGATTTCCCCGTCACAATTACATTCTGAAGATCAGACACTGTGTGAAAACGAAGGTGTCCCGATGGAATTCCAGATTTCTGAGCAAATCGCTCCAACAGATTTCTAGAAAGTCCATACAGTAGACCTGGTAGAATTCGCCGTCCGGGATGATTTGGGTCGTTCATCAAGATCGAAATTCGGGTATAGTTCATGAGGTCCCGATTAGGTATTCCAACGACATCGGTGTAATCAACTCCATGTAGTGCGCCGAACACATAAATCTTAACTCCAGTCAAAACTTGAAACGTTTCGACAGTCAAAGTCAGGATAGATTGGAGCCAATCCGGCATGATTTGGTCAAATTCGAACAGTTGTCGAGCTCGTTCCGCGAGACTGCCAGTGATTTGAATGTCACGTTCGGTTGCAATCGTGTTGATAATCGGCAGAGGCAATCCTAGATATGGATTCTTAGCTGGCATCTCAACCTGAACCTGGACCGGCTTGGTAGGAGTTGGAATCGGAGGAATAACTGGTCGACGTAGGCCACCGGTGCCTGTAAATTTAGGCACCACGGGGACATGAGGGACATGTAGAGGGGGAAGGTCGGGTGTGGTTCGAGGGGTGTACCAAGGCGGTTGTGCTATTATTGGAATCGCCGGAACTCGACCATTCGGAAGGCCTGGAAGTGGAACAGGGGTAATTGTCGGCGCAGGCGGTGCTGGTGTTTGGTCCGGCATTGTCGGAACGATCGGTATTGAAACACGAGTTGTAGGTAAATGTTGAGACATAGTGTTTGATTCGGAAGCAACTATATTAGTTGTTAAATTTGTGATCAACTCTTTTTCATCATCGTTTGATTTATCCCTGTTAATCGAATAAATATTTGGTGTGTAATTATTCGTTAAATTCGAACCTATTATATTAGGCTCTTGAATGGGTTCATTCGGAGACTTACCAGCAGGGTGCAAAAATTGTTGACTTTCATTGATCCAGGAACCGTTTGAAGCTCGCCGAAATGCATCTCCACTTTCGGGATCGATATAAAAATCAGGAACCAATGGAGTTTTGGGTTGTTCGATGACCAGAACTCCATTGGTTAAATCTGCTTCGACTGAACGGAGTGCTTGATTAAATCCCTCTGGTGTTGTTAGGGCCTGAATATCAAGTGTGGATGTTGAAATATTACGCCGTCGACGTTCTCTTACTATTTCCATCGGATCAAGGCCTGGTGGAGGTGGTGAACGAAAGGTTTCGGATAATAAATGTCTAACTTCAGTTGCAATTTGATCTCTGACTGTGACATTTTCATATTGTGATTGTTCGATTTCAAGCTTCCTTAATTCACGTAAAAATCGTGTTTCATGTTCATCCATTTGCTGAAACAATTGAATATACAAGTTGTAATATTTATTTAAAATAACTAACAGTTAGCATGGCAACAATCAGATTATTTACCCAACCCCAACCAACCCAACCCGAAACCCCTCTAATTCCCGTCAGCGATATTCTCAACCAATTTATCCCGACCATCCAACCTTCAACAATTGATGAAGAAATTCCAATGGCCAATGTGGGCACCAATCGCGTCATCGTTGATCCGAATCAACCTGTAATCAGAGATACTCGACTAAAACCGAAATTCGAACCAATTCATATTCAAAGGCGAAGAGGGCCTCTGATGATTCATGACAAACGATGGTATTTTCGTTTGGTTCCACCACAAGCTCATGAGCATCAGCGGGCGCGAGCACTAATGCAAGATTATCCACTGAATCAGCTAGTCAATCATCTAGTCGTATGTTTTACTCCGGCTTATCTTCCTGGAAGCAACAAACCGTTTCGAAAACCCGATGGAGATCCGGGTCGGATTTTTGCATACTTTGACTCCTATCTCGAATTTTATGAGTATATGCAAAAATTCGAATCCGTCGATCGAGCTTTCTATGAAATTATATTCGGAGAACTACCACAGAAACCGCATTTTGATGTCGATATCGATCTTGAAAATTTTGTCGCTGCTTATGCCGGAGAAGACATCGATCAAGTTGCAGAACTACTCAGAGAAGCTGTGATCCAGGGATCGATCGAAGTTCTATCTGAAAATATGACTGGTATCGATCTACAAAAAGATGTACTTCTATATAGTAGTCATGGTATCAAAAAGCGAAGTTATCACATTGTTCTGAATAATAAATGTCACGATGGTAATAAGGAAGCAAAAGCTTTCTATGACGCAGTGACATCAAAAGTTCGAACTATTACCGGTGGCAAATATGTAGAATTTATTGATCCAAGTGTATATAGCCCTCGACAGCAATTTCGCCTTGTTGGATGTCAGAAACAGGGTAGTAATCGTCCTAAAGTTTTTTACGAAGAGTTCTGGTTTCGAGGACAGAAATATACACACATCTATAATGAAGATGTTACGGATCCGATTCGAAAGAAATTAACCATTATTTATGAATCAATGGTTAGTTTTACTTCTGGATGTGTGTATCTGCCATCGTTGATTCCGCCACGAGCAATTACGCATCATAATTTGGGTGAACTTCCAGATCTTGATCCGACAACTATCGATTCTTGTTTGAATATGCTTCGAGAGAAAATGTCACCGTGCCCTTTTACAATCAAGGAAGTGCGTGGCCATTTAATCGTTTTGAAACGACATGCACCATCACTGTGTCCAATCTGTCAGAAGGCCGTTCCCCATGAAAAAGAAAATCCGTTTATGTTTATAATTAGCGGCAAGGTATATTGGGATTGTCGACGCTGTTCTCCGGATGCAAAGAAATTCTTTGTTGGATATTTAGCGATGTCGATTGAAGATATGCAAACAGGAGTCGTCGCTCCTGTTATAACGAATGATGATGTTTCCGATGAAGAAGGACAATTTATGTTTGGAGATTACGATATTGGAGCTCCGACCTTGGCGCCAATTGTCCGTAAGAAGCAAACTCCTGACCAATCACCTACAGCCGATACATCAACTACAATTTTGGATCGATCAGTTGGAACACGGACTTTAACCAATGAACCACAAGAGATGGAAGGACCAAAGGTTGAACTACCAACAATTTATATTCCACCGCCAGAATATCGACGTCAAAATGTCGTTTCAGATGTTATGAAAGCTAGTCGAGCCTGGGCCCAGAGAACACGAATTCCCCGGCGAGACAAAGTGTATACGGGAAGTTTTGGAACTGTTGTTAACGATATTCAATGGGATGCAGGAATATCTCGAAAATAAGATAAAACAGTTATTAAAAAAAAACATATATCGAATGAGATATGTTTTGAAGATAGAATAATTGCCATTTATATAAATGGCTGAAATATCAGATATTGAATCATCGATTCAGACCCAAATAAATATTATCAACGCATTCCTATATGCACCAAAACATTTATCCGAAAATGTACATTATCGAGATGGACGTCGACTTTTAAGATTTAAGAATCCAAATCTAAAATCGGTAATTGCACCAATTATTCCATATAACGATCCACAATTCTGTTGTTTATTAAATTTAATAAACGAAATTCCGAGTACTTATCAATGTCCATATTATGGAGTTAGACCGTTAGGACCAAGAGGTGCCGTTGGTATTCCATATGTTGTTGCGATCGGAACCAAGATCATGATTGCGAAACTAACCAAGGTTGATGATTTGTATAGTAAATACTTATCTGAACCACCAACTTCCTTGAGTGGTTATCCATCTGATCGATATGCAGTTAGAAATTGCTTAACTGATATTCGAGTCAATAATATTCGATATATCGCCTCGGATGAATTTACAAATGAAACCTTGATCGCATATATATTAAATCATCTCGAATCTCAACAAAAGATACCACCCCTATATGTCAGACATTATCAAGGTGCGATTTGCACTGATCCCGTTAGCGGTGAAAAATATGGATTAAATTTAATGGAAAACTGCGATTTGGGTCCACTTGATAAATTACCAGCCCATCCAAATTTTAGCTCTCACGTTTATACTTATAATGTCAATGATGAAGGAATGACGAAAGTTTTACAATTAGTCGAGCCAGAAACGATTTTACAAATATTAACGCAAATCACGGTTGGATTACATACTTTACAAACCTATATTAATTTTACGAGTGGAGATTTGAAAGCTGGTAATATTTTTGTGAAATCGGATTCGATCGATACAACTTATATGAGCATTCCACTTAAATCTTCGTTTACATGTAAGATCGCGGATTATGGCAAAAGCTCTTGTATGTTGTATCGATCTGATGATCGGGGAATACGATTTTATAATGATAGTACATCCGCAAACTTTTATCTAAAATTTCATCCTTTCGAAAGTGATATCATCGTCGACAATGGTGAATACTTTTATTCGATTGGATCATTATTAAATTTACAACTATATACTCGAACTCGACATATGGGAGTGCCATTCTATCAATCCTTCGATTATTATACCATCCTAGTCTCGATGTTGACCAATTCGGCGTTTTATTATCCATTTTTCGCGACGGACAACTTGAGAAAAATTTTCTGGGATCCGATTTGGAAGGATAGTGAAGATGGATTAATGATGATGAATAAAATCAAAACATACGTCGAAAAAGGAACTGGGTCAAGTATCAATGATGCATTGGATATGTTGAAAGGAGTTAAACTACGATGTAGTGCCGTTCATGCTGTGATTAAACAATTACAGATTCACTATAACTCATAAAATATAACAAATTCATGTTATATTTCTATTCTTGCTTAACATCAGATATCCTGAAAAGCCATCTAACTCCAAAGGAGTTATTATTGCTTAACAGATTCCAATTTAGCTGGATCGTGTTCCGGGGGCGAATAAATAGTATATAATTTTAGAGCATCTTTTTCTGATGTATTAATGATATTATGCCAAGTATATGGAGGAATCACAATATAAACTCCATCTGATAGTTGATACGATTTTCCATTAACGATTGCAAGACCATTTCCTTTTTCGACTCGAATGAATTGAGATATATCGGAATGAAATTCCATTCCAATTTCTTGATTTGGTTCCAACGACATTAAAACCACTTGCATTGTCGATGTGGTTGCAATGACCCGACGATAATGCGGATTTTCAATTGTAGCTTCTTCGATATTGCCATAAAAATACTCCATGTTTTAATATCAGCTAAAAATATAAACAAAACAGAATATAATCGTTACTTATATCAATGCCACAGTTCGAGATCCTTCGACTACTATCACTCCTGCCTCAAGTTTCGGATGATGTTAAAAATAAAATGGATGTAGATGATGTTAAAAATAAAATGGATGTAGATGATGTTAGAAATAAAATGGATGTAGGTGATGTTAGAAATAAAATGGATGTAGATGATGTTAGAAATAAAATGGATGTAGGTGATGTTAGAAATAAAATGGATGTAGATGATGTAGGTGATGTAGATGATGTAGGTGATGTAGATGATGTAGATGATGTAGATGATGTAGATGATGTAGATGATGTAGCAAAATCAAAGTAGCCTCTTATATTAATCAATCTGAAAAATTCAATTGATATCTTGATTCATTCATAATTAATGGGACAAGATGATAGATGATGTTAGAAATAAAATGGATGTAGATGATGTAGCAAAATCAAAGTAGCCTCTTATATTAATCAATCTGAAAAATTCAATTGATATTCTGATTCGTTCATGATTAATGGGATAAGATGATAATTTTCAAAAATCGGATCGATAAAAGAATTGAAACATATGCGTCGTTATAATTAACGATAATAGAAATAGTTATGGTTCATGTGTTTATCGATAGTAGTATTTGCCCAAAGGTACAGGGATTTGGTTGTTATTTGGTCTTAGATTCCACAGTATTCATCGAAACAGACGACTTTATCAAATGGATTCAATCAAATATTATCACCATTGAGCTAGATGCCAAAGTCTCAACAGATGCCGAGTTAGAATTAGCAATGTATATATTAGAAAACATCGATAATGTGACGCACTTGTATACAGATTGTAATAATTTATATAATCTTGTGGATAGAAAGTATTCCAGTTCTCACAAGAATGCAGAAATGTATGACAAGTTGAAACAGCGATTGATAAATGTCACGTTAATTAAAGTCAAAGGTCATAATAAGAAAGACAGACAAACGAACGATTACGATCGAATCTTTTGTTATGTTGACAGACAGGCAAGAAAGACATTGAGATATCATAGAATTTCATAATTATATCTAATTGAGATATAATTTTTATTGACATCAAGTTGATTAGAGTGCAGTGTTATTCAGAGATGCAACATGAACTGAATAATAGAAGAAATAACCATACATCACAACCAGAGGCAACATTAGAAGACCTGCAATTGGTTTAATTATCCAAATATAAATTAGGAGCCAGAATGAATATAAGAAAAGAAGGGCGGCTAGCCACAATCCCCATCGTAAATCATTACCTTGGAAGAAAACTCCGGCCCAGAGAACATTCAAAAAACATCCGATCAAAAAGTAGACCGAAATTCGAATATCTCTTTTGATTTCATCTGGTTTAATATTTTCCCATAACATGAATATTGCACCATAAGAAAGAATTGCCGAGACTAACCATAGTGATCCAATAAGATAGGCACTAATATTATCTTTCTTTAAATTCTGATACCAAGTTGACGTGATTCCAAAAATGGCAGAAACCAGAAACAAAATATTCAAAATAATGATACAAATGTAGATAAATCGCATATCATTACGTCGAGCTCGTTGAAGGAACATATCAGCTGATTCTTGGATGGCGCTTGGTGTCATATTTAAAACATCATATTGATTATTAGGGGGAACTCCATCGGTATATGCATCATAATGTTTAATCTTACCATATTTAGGTGGCTTACACTTGATTTCCGTTATAACTTTAGTTACGGATGGAATTTCAACCTCGGTTCGACATTCTTCGGTGATTGTTTCACAATCGTTATCACAGACCATGTGTATTTATAGTTGAATAAAAACATATTAATAATATTAATACCAAGTTTTTAATCGTTCCAAACATAAATACCGATGCCAACTGCGATACTAATAACATTTGAATACGTGTTTAAATCCCTACCAGGAGCCGTGGTTGATTTATATCATGCATTCACTTGGTGTCGATCGTTTGAATGTGATATTCACATCTTAACCGACATCGAGTCCATTAAAGATCCTAATAATCTGGAACAAGTTGTTAAATATAAAATCGCGGATAAGAATATCCTAACGTTTTATGATGACATTCTTACAGGTAATAGTAGTAAAAATAATATTAAAGATAGTTTAACCCTTTTAAATAGTTTAAATCGAATTCTCAGTTTGGATATTCCAGACAACAAATTAATTATATATTATTCGGGGCATGGAGTTAAAGATTCGATGATTATGCCAAATAAAAGTTTATTATCCTTTATTGATTTTCGAGATCACGTTATTAATTTGCTGAAACCGTATGTCGAGATTTTCTGGATACTCGATTGTTGTAATCCAAATGGATTGCAATTACCATATAAATTAACTGGAAATACTTTTGCTCTATCATCATCCCAGATAAAATTTGTAACTCAACCGATTTTATTGATTACATCATCGGAATCGAATGAAAAGTCGATCGCAACAAAATTTGGTTCGGTTTTTACTCGACATTTATTTCGAATATTAAATCAACTCAACATCGATATGGATCGAAAATTCAAGAAAAGAATATCGATTCCGATCCAAAAGAATCGAAATTTAAGACGATTAATTGGTAATCTCACGAGTTCGATTCGCAAAATGGGTACTGGATATATACAAACCGTATCCATATATAGTTCATATGTAATGGATCCATTACTCTGGATGTGGATTGGCTCGAATAAAAGTTATGATATCGTTATCGATCTGACGTTAACGACATTAATTTTTAGAAATTTCGATTCCTCAATAAAATCGATACCAATCAAGAAACACAGGAAACCTCGAAAGGAAAAATTCTTTAATCCATATGATTTAGTTTATACGGATTAACTGGAAATCATCTTTATCGATTGATAAAGATGCAGAGAATTAAAACGATCATCAACAAGATAATCATAATAATTCCATGATAACCCTCGAAATTATCAGATTTGGTCATTGTTTTGGCTGGTGCCATCATCGCTCCAGTTGTAATAGAACGAGCTTCCTCTGCATTTATAATGGGTCCATCGGCTCGTTCTAATGAAAATTTAAATGCATTGACTGAAAAATCACCGTTATAACTAGCATTGGTTAGATTTGGATGACTTCGAGGTTTATAATTGGATGGATTACTATCAGAAGATGGTGTCACGATATCATTCTGGGGAATTATTAATTCCATTCCCCATTCATATTTCAAAGCCATCTTGTCAACTCGATCTGAAATGATGAACAATGGAGATTCATGTCCGATCGGATCTGTGTTTTCAGTACCATTAGTTAGAATGTAACTTGTAATTTTGTAATCATCGGATTTTATCTGCAGACGCTCACGATCAACAAGTTTAATCTTATCATGGGAATCAATAACCAGAGTTCGATTTCCACAATGTATACTAACACGGTCACCATTTAAGATTGAAGTATCACCTGGTTTCAATAAATAAAATCGAGCTGCATCGCTTCGATCTGGAGTAAAAAACAAATCTTCTTTCAGATAATAATTACCTCGCCATCGATCGTGGTATTTAATTAATAAATTACCAAGGATATTATCGACGTATGTCATCTTTTATCAAGATGAAAGTTTTTATTTTTAATTTGTAATCGAGATCTTAGGAGATCGTTATTAATTATCTCGTTTAAAAATTATATTAGCATCTAATAAAATATGATCTTTAAAGATGGTAAACAACTCCGAGTCGGATTTACCTGTTCCGCCTTTGACCTGTGTCATGCCGGTCATGTTAGTATGCTGAAAGAGGCAAAAAATCATTGTGATTACTTAATTGTTGGATTGCAGAACGATCCAACCTTAGATCGTCCATGTAAGAATCGTCCCGTTCAAACGATCGTCGAACGATATATTCAACTCGAAGCCATCAAATATGTTGATGAAATTATTCCCTATAACACCGAAAACGATCTTCGAGATCTGCTATCAATGCTGCCGATTGATATCCGGATTCTTGGAGATGAATATCGAGATAAGGATTTTACGGGTCGTGATATCTGTGTTCGACGTAATATCGAATTCTATTTCAACAGTCGAGAACATAGCTTCTCCTCCACCGATTTACGTCGTCGAGTTATGAATGCTGAAATCGAGAAAAATCCACATATCACAGTTCAATAAATATATCTTTCAGAAGATATATTGATGTAATTTTTTTAATCGACGACAACCCGATAGTTGATGCTCTTGGGTGCCAAAATGCTGACTGAACTGTCATCGCGATGAATTTGGATCAGATCGCCGACCGACCATCCATAATATTTGGCGATTGGATCGGTGATACGAATCAACGGCAGCTTCGAGATATCCGTCCTCATTTCAATAAGTTTTGCACTTGCTTCTTCACGGGGCAGGCGAACATGTCGCGGAACATCAACATGTCGAGTTGGGTTGTATGTGAGGTCAGAATCATGGAACACTTGCCACTTTGTCAGTTTCAAAGCGGAAAGCTCTTCATTTCCGGTGGAACTAATTGGCGCGTCGACGATGAGGATGGCTTCGTAGATTCCGTATTTATGGATCACGCCAATGAAGGAGCGAATGACGTCTGCCGATACCTGTTTCTGTTGAGGACTTGTCTTACCTCCGTAGTATACCAGCAAACCTCGATGGGCACCGTCAAATGTTTCTCGGGACAGATATGTTCGAGACAGGGCAGCTCTCGGAGATGTTTTCATCTGATCGACGGTCGTTGCCAGATACCGAGTAAAATCTTCCAGTGTCATGTTCAAAATTTCCTGCTCTGGAGCAGGAATAATGTAACCACGATCAGAAGCGATTTCGATCTGTGTTTTCTTAATATCAAAGAGTCGCTGCATTTATATGGGTAATATAAATGGATATATTTCCTATCATACTTATTATTTTAGTAGTAATTATTATCATCAGTATTGTTGTTGTTATTATAATAATTGCTACTAATGGTACCTCAACTCCCACAACTACAAATCAATGCACAACTCAATCTGACTGTGCAACAGGGTTCGTTTGTACATATAATAATTCTGCTAATACAACCACATGCAAAGCTGGCCTCGGCATACAATGTGAAACCAATTCCGACTGTATTCCCGAATTAGTATGTAAAGCCGGGACAAATTCCGATGTTAAAATTTGTTCCGAAAGAGAAATCGTCACTCGAGAAGTCAATCATACAATTCCTTTACGTCGACCATCTCTTCGAAGAAATTTATCAATATCTGAAGAGATTCCTTCGCTTCCAGAAATTCCTCGACGTCATGTTTCATGGGCCAAAGAAACATCAATTGCCCCTGTTGCAGAACCGCCAATCGTGTTACCAAATACGGTTATCAGCGCTTCACCAAAAGTCAATCTGGTTCATACTCCGGTTTCGTCAAATAATATCAACATGAATGTAGAAGATGAAATAAATACTCCAATTGCAAGATCCGAAGCAAGTGGTCTTTTAGCTCGAATGCAAAATCCAAATTCAATAACACCGATCACCCCAGTTACTGGAGATTCGGTAGTATTATCCCAGAATTCATCAGATGTTCAAGTATCGGATGTTTCTCATCATTCGAATGATGAGAAACGATTACCAACTCAGCGAACACCGGTTAATTTCTCGGAAAGGGTTATTGATAGTCATGAAAATAGTATTAATTCGCGATTTCCAAGCAGTAGTCAGATAGAATTTGGAGATCATTCCAATTTTTCACCGAACGAAATTGACTTTATGAATGCCTCAAGATTAAGAAGATATGGTCAAATGAGTCTTAAAACTTCAGCCCGTTCATTAACTGATAACTTTCGTTCCCCGGTTCAAAGTTCAGTATTCCAACCGGTTCAAAGTCCAGGATTTCATCATGTTCAAAGTCCAGGATTCCAACCGGTTCAAAGTCCAGGATTTCACCATGTTCAAAGTTCAGTATTCCAACCGGTTCAAAGTCCAGGATTTCATCATGTTCAAAGTCCAGGATTTCAATTAAAATCACCGGATCAGCCAATAATTAGACAAAGAAGGGTGATGGCAGAACTAGCATCAACCGATGATGAAATCAATAGTGATGGAAGATATACTGATGCGCCATTCGATGTTCGATCTGGGGATAGTACAGATAATCAGTTGGATCCAATTAGTTCAGTTAGTACTCCATGTCAAGAAAAAGATGGAGTATATTATTGTCGAACCGAAAAGATCGCCGATCCTCTTGATAAAATCACTGAAAATATCGGTTTACATTCAAGCTCGGTGATTGATGTTTGTTCATACTCCACCGCGGTGATCTTTTTGTTGGAAGATGGACATATCATCTGCGAAAATAAAACATCGACTGTCAAACGATATCGAACAAATAATAATGTTAAATTATGTCGAGTTGTATCGTTTGGTGGTTATCTATATGGAGTCGGGATTGATGAAATTTTATACACTCTACCGAACAGCCATTTTGTAACTAATAATTGGAATTGGTTACCAGTTGACTGGGCACCACCGATGATTAAATACATCTGTACAACGCATGATAGTTCTCATCTCTGGATACAAACCGATAGTGTTGGTTATTTATACGAGAGCCCTGGACAGATTAAACTCAAAGAAAAATGTGAGGGAAAGAAGAGAGTTTATGGGCGAGATCATTGTCATTATATGGATATCGATTTATCCGAATATACGGCGATTATTTATCCAGAAGAAAAGATTGTCAGAGATGTTTACGACGCGGCACTTTCGTTTTATGATGAAGTTATTGCGATTCATCCTTCGGAATCTGAAGAATATCGTGGCATCACAATTGTTAATTGGCAACCATATTATATTCGAGTTTGAGTCAAAACATTATCGATGATTACAGATAATTCAAGAAATAAATTATGTTAATTATTTAATTAACATAATAAAATGGCCGCTTATAATCGTAGTCTTCTTCTTCAATCCAGCTATTCGGTAGGATTAGCTCCGGAATTGATTGAACGTTTGGAACATGGAAATAAAATTCTCCTACCTCCCGAAGTTCTCGCTGAGGTTATTAATTTAGAATATCAAGGACAGATGATCTTTCGATTGACAGATGAAGCAAGTCAAAAGCAAATTTACGTCGGAGTTCTGGAATTTAATGCCCCCAAAGATACCATTGTTTTACCTTTTCATCTAATGCAAGACCTCGAAGCTACCGAGGAAGATATCGTGATCGTCGAGTTAGTCACATTACCAAAAGCTCGATCTATCACTTTCAAAGCAAATACATATGGATTTTACAATCTCGCGAATCCTAAGGCGATTTTAGAAAATGAACTTCGTTATTATGTCAGTTTAACGACCGGGCAAAATATTCCTATCTCCCATGTCGGTACTAACTATGTATTGACGGTAACCAAATCCGAACCAGGGCCCGCCGTTGATATCTTAGACACTGATGTCTCGGTCGATTTTGAGCCGGCTGATGATACCCCGGTTCGGCCTCCTCCACCTTCCACTTATCAACCCCCTCAAATTCCACAAAGAGAATCGAGTAATTATTTCCCAGGAACTGGTCTTCGAGTGGGAGAAAAATATTATCCAGGGGCATTCGGGGCTCCCCGTCAAACTCGTGGTATGAGTTCTCCTTCTCGTGGTATGATGCCTCCTTCTCGTCGTATGGTTCTCCCTTCTCGTGATATGGTTCCTCCTTCTCGTGATATGGTTCCGCCTTCTCCGACAGTGGAGAAAGAATATTTTACCGGAACTGCCAGGGTTTTGGGAGGCCGCCCTGGTGTTACTCGGAGACAATGGAGTATGAAACCACAGATACCAGCACAACCTCCAATTTTAGGTCGACAGGTCCCAATCAGCGTTCCATCACCGAGTTTAAGTAAAATTCCGATGTTATCGGCACATCGGCCAATGAGTACAGTTACGATCCCGGTGCCATCACCACGTCCAGTAAGCACTATTCCAATTGCAGTTCCATCACCAAGTATGAATGATGTTGTATTTTCAGTACCCCCACAAAGACCGGTCGTAACGACGACACCCCGTGCACCCGTTGTTCAACCGAGGACTCAGGCACAGATTCCGTCAGACTATCTTTATAAACCTATGCTTTAAATCAGATATATATTATTTTAATATATATCTTTGAATCGAACTATAATTTTAATAATTCGGCGATCGGAATATTTCTGTCGCGGTGAGTTGGTGTTGTGATCATGGATTGCATTGTCTCCTTCCATTTTGACATTTCGATTCTGGTATAAGTTGTTGAGTCACGGGCCATTATTATGTTTGCGAAGCTCAAATTAACCTCATCCGCTGTTTTACATCCTCGATAAATGTGGGAAATATTCAGAATTCCATTTAAAATTTGTATGATTTCTAATTCCATGTCGAGGATCATCCTTGAATTAATATTAGAGACCATCTTATTTATAGTGCCAGTGTATGTACTCAGGGGTATGTCTTGACTTTCGGTTAATTTAGCTGCCATCCACAAACATGTCGCAGCAAGAACCATTCGATGGTCGGAAGAGCGATCTTTGAAAAAATTACCTGTCCGATTAAATAAATCCACCCCTAAAAATAATAATTCAGCACTCTCTTGCGGATAAATAAGACCGGCCCAGTGAAGAATCAATTTAAGAATATCTCGATGATCGGCAGCATAATTAATCTCGATATTTGGCGAACCATCTAATTGGGTCACGTTTGATTTGACAGATACTTTATTTCTAATTTCTTCAAATAATGGATCATTGCAAATTTCTTCCATACTTGGCCGTTGCGTTGGATCGACTTTCAAGATTCGGACAAGAAGGTTCTTTAATAAAACCTGATATGTCGGACGAATTCCATTTAACAATTGATCCAAAAGAGGATTTGGATCCGAAAATAATTGAAGTTGTTGATGCAAGAAATTTTCTTGATTTTCTGGTTTCAAGAAATATTTCCCACTGATAACCTGTAACATAAGGATACCAAACGCCCAAACATCAACCGCTGCGGTATATATATGACTTCCGGCTACAATTTCCGGGGCACAAGAATAAACATTTTCGAAAGATCTTGTCGCGGATTTACCAATGGCGATGTTATCAACAATCATTGTGGATCCAAATTCAATTAGATATGGATGATTGATGCCAATTCCTTGAATCACAACATTGTGTGGATTAATATCAAGATGAAGAATATTATTTCGATGAAGGAATTCGATTCCAGTTGCGAGTTTATACATAATTGGTAATTTCATATCAGTCGTCATGAATCGATCTTGGATGATATCAACTAACGATCGATCAGCTAATGGCAACATTATCGTGAATCCATCGGATACTGTAATTTTATGAGCATGAATGATATATGGATGGCCGATTCGAGTTAAAATATCTAATTCGCATAGATTCGACAATCCATATTCAGAATAGTCATCTCCAGGATGTATATGTTTGAATACTGAAAATTCCTTAGAATCAAAACTATAAGTTATATTTTTGTTTGAACGATTGCGGTGTGGTTTATTTTGGGTGGTGTGAGTTGACTCGTCTCTTTTTTCAAGCGGAATCTCAGCTATAACATCAGGGTTAGTCTCAGATGCCATTTAATATTCAACTAAAATTAATAATTTAGAATGAAAATCGAATATGACTTTTAGATTATAAAATCATATTTTAGATAGGGTTGTTTGATTATAATTAAGAAATATATGTCGCTAGCGACAGAGCTACTATCGATGTTAAGCAATAATAGGAACAAAGTTCCTATTTTACTCGACGAAGACACCACTAGTGGTGTCGATGTTAAGCAATATCACAACATAATTGTGATATTTCTCGCCGTTAGATGTCATTTCAGGACATCCGATGTTAAGCAATAATAGGAACAAAATTCCTATTTTACTCGACGAAGACACCACTAGTGGTGTCGATGTTAAGCAATATCACAACATAATTGTGATATTTCTCGACGTTAGATGTCCTGAAAGGACATCCGATGTTAAGCAAGATGAATGTCTATCGCCAGATATGTTAGTTGATTGATTTGAATTTCTTTATCTAACGGTCCCATTTGCATGATCCAGTTGTTCGCTGGATCTCGGATGTATGTGATCCAATCTAAAACTTTGGTTCTTGAATATAGTGTCGGATCGTGATCTGGCATTCCGTATCCGATCACATATTTCAGACTAATTGCTAATTCGTTGGAATTTCGGCAAGATCGGTAGAGTTCCGAAATTTGTAATCGACCATCCAATCGATTAACTATATTAATTTCTGATTGTAAAATATCATTGTTTGTCAAAAATGTTTGAACTTTTAATGTCGGAATGGGTGGATTAATGTATCGGATATAATCCGAAATTTTATAATGACGAGTTCGGATTAGTTTGGCGGCAACCCATAAGCAAGTTGCGGCTAGTGAGATCCGTTGATTATAATCAGCTGGATTCTTAAACATGGATGCGGTTCGGGCGTATAGATCGATAGCTAAAAATAATAATTCGGCTCTCTTATCGGAATATAAATATTCGGACCAATAAATTATCATATTAACAATTTGTTGATGATCCTGTGAATAATCATAAATATTTGGATTTTTGAGTGTCGGTTCAATTAAAACACCATCAACTTGAAATCGGACCAAATCGAAAATCGGATGATTAACAATTTGACTCGCCGTCAATCTTTTCGCGGGATCCATGTTCAGAACGCTCAAGAAAAAATCACGAGCTGCTTCAAAGTATTGAGGTGGAACTTTACGTAAAATATCGGTATAACTATCTGGATTACTAAATTTAGTCACGAAATCACTTAATTGGATAGATACAGTTGGATCATCTCGGTGAATTTCCCGGATATTATGATATTCTTCACCAGTAAACATATAAAGCATCATGATTCCAAAAGACCAAACGTCGACGGCTCCATTATATTGTCGACCACCTCTTAAAATTTCGGGAGCTCGATAACTAATAGTGACAAACTTAGATGAATTAAAAAATCCGATGTTAATGTCATCGACGATCATTGATAATCCAAAATCAATTAGATATGGATGTAAAGTATCACCTTTAAGAACAACGTTATCGAGTTTAATATCAAGATGCAGAATATTATTTCGATGTAAAAATTCGAGAGCCGTCGCTAATTGATACAGAATCAACAATTTATGTTCAAAAGTTACTCCTGGAATTTTATTACCTGCAATTGGAGTCAAGGTTCCACGATCTCCCTCTGGTAATAATAATGCTAATCCCTCAATCTTACAATCACGAGCCGTTACAATTTTATATGCGTGTGCAAGATAAGGATGGTCAATTCGAGTTGAAATATCAACTTCATTTAGACTTTCAAACCCATAATCTTCGTAATTGTACGGTGCAATGTATTTATACGCAACTCGACCGATACCATCATCAATCACACCCCAAACTACTCCATAACTTCCACCACCTTTTTTCTCAATAGCTTCATAGCCGCATCCTTCGATCTGTTGCAACATTTCATATTCATTGTTTTGATCAGCTGTCGACGCCATTTGAGGTATAAAATAAAAATATAATTATACAATCTTCATCGAATCACTGACGATCTGTTATTTAAAAATATTTATCCCACTCGATGGGATAAATAGTATTTATATCAAAAAAGAATGAATTATATATTTACGACAAAATGGTGTGGTCTCGATAAAATAAGCTATCCTATAAATTACAATGGAGTGGGTACCTGTCACCGGATACGAAAATGGAATCAATCTTGCCGATAGACCGAGACGATTGACATCCGAAGAGATTGCTTACATTGCCGCACACATTCCAACGCCGCCATCAGCTGATCCCACAGCTGCTGAACTTGCACGAGAAGGTATCATCGAATGGCTAATCGAAACCTTGAGAGAAGTTGAGATCGCCCCATCCGCGATTCCAGAGCTAACTGACCGCATCGTCGAACATCACAACAAGAGCTTGGTTGCCCCAGGAACACCAGTTGGCATCACTGCAGCAGAGGCTGTGGGTGCTACGACCACACAGATGACCCTGAATACCTTTCATTCTTCCGGCTCCGCCAAGTCCGCGACGTTTGGTATCGAAGCAATGCGTGATCTGATCTTTGCCCGTAAAACTCTGAAGAACGAATCGAGCACGATTTATTTTACCGACAAAGCTGCAACTTATGAACAAATTCTTGATAAGAGAAAGGACATTGTCGGTAGCATGGTTGCTGATTTTATCAGTGATTATGATATCGATAGTCCTCGAGTTTTGTCAAGATATTGGTGGCACGATACAGCATCCATCATTTTCAAGAAGATCGTTCCGAATTCTTCGAAAGTGCTCCGTTTGTTCTTGAACACGACCGAAATGTTCAAGCATCGAGTTACTATCGCTCAACTGGCAGCAGTCCTCGAAAGGGAGATTCCACCAAGTGCAATTGCGATTTACGGCCCGATCGGTGATGGTATTATCGATCTGTACCCAGATCCTCGTTTGATCAAGCAGACCCTCGAAAAGCAATCAATCGCCGAAAGCAAAATTACACCTGAATTGGCCGAACTCACATATTTGGAAACAATTGTAATCCCAGATCTTCAAAATATCCGTGTCAAGGGTATCGCTGGTATCAAGCATCTGTATCCGATCGTGTCTCCTGTTTGGCGAATGGTAATTCTGGAGCGAAAGCTGACTGATTCTGACATGACAAATCAAGCGACTCGTCAATTCCTCGCTCCTTATGTTGATCGTGCATGGCGTCTGTTCTGCAATCCTTCGATCATGAAGATGACTGGTCTCCTTCCACAGAATCTCGCTGCACTGTGTCAAAATGCTGGTCTCAATATCATCGCTGAGGCTCCCGAATCATCGATCATCGTTGGAATGCCAAACGATCGTTGGAGGGATCGACAGGGCAACACCATCACCCAGATCGGAGCTCACAAATATCGCAAAGTTGATGAACACGATATTCTGCGGGATGGACCTGTGGTGTACAAATCCGTGAATATAATCGAGCAGGATGGAGTGCAATACGAAGAAATCGATGAAGGCGTCAACGTTATCATTGATCCCACAATCTTGCGAATGATCGATGGTAAGAACTATAAGATGCTGTCTCCCGATGATTATCTGGTCCAAGATACTTCAATCTATCTGAAGATCGACACTAATTTTGTCCGGCTAACCGAAATCAAGCCCAGTGAATACATTTCGGGGAAAGTCCAAAACGATAAGCAGAGAGTGAAGGCCGAGATTGAGCGATTGACACGACTTAACTATGAAGAAGCCAGAGATCTACCCGAGGAAGAGCGACGAGCGATTATTCGTCGGCCGGTCAATGTCCCCAGAACAGACTTGATGAAATCGGCTGAGTTCATTATTGCTGAAACAGATGGATCGAATCTGAAGGAGTTGCTGGCCCTGCCTGGTATTGACAAGAAGAGAACCACTTGCAATAATATGTACACGATCACTGCGACACTCGGTATTGAAGCTGCTCGGACATTCTTGATTCGATCGTTGACTGAAATCATTGCCAACACAAGCTCGTATATTCATCCGGCGAATGTCATGTTTATCGCTGAATTCATTACGAGTCGTGGAGAGCCGTATGGCGCAACTTACACTGGTATCTCCAGGCAGCGTCCAGGTCATCTTTCGCTGGCCACACTTGAACGTGCTGGTAAAGTTTTCACTCAGAACGCTTTGCATGGTCGCACCGAAGATATTCGAAATGTTTCAGCTTCGGTGGCTGTCGGTGCTAGAATGGCCATCGGAAGCGGTTCTTTCGATATCGCACAGGATATTGTTGAGAACGGAGTTCAGCGAACCGTCATCAATGATGATCTTTTCACTGCTCTGGCTAACGATGATGCAAGTCGAGTTCTCTTGGCACAACAGGAAGCACGAATCGGAGCCGCCGAAGCGACTATCACCCAGGAACAACTCCAAGTTGATGTCGCGGCTATTAAAGATTTGGCCATCGGCCGTCCTGGATTTGACTTTACGGGTGAAGAAGAAACTAATCTCTTGGGTCTTTTCGGTCCAGAAAATTTCCCAGAACTAGCTGCAACAACGACAACTACTCGTCCACTCAGCCCTGTTCGTCCTGTCCGTCGAGTTCAGCCTCGTCCAGTGGAACCAGCGGGTCCAGCATTTATACCTCCCTCCGATCTGATTGATGTGATCAGTCAGATTAAGATTGGTATTCCAATTGAAAATCCTATTCAAGGGTTGACTCGACCACTGGATCCGATCACCCCAGTTCCGATTCCACCGGAGGAACAACTCATCGCTCAACCTATCGTGTCAACCGGCTTGGTTCCTCTGACCGAGATTGGGTTACCAACCACAACGACTGAAATTCCAACTGATATCAATGCGTTTATTAATCGATATCTTCAGGAAGTCGAAGGTGTAACTGAATTCGCCACAACAGGTCCTATTACCACAGTAACCGAGCTACCTCGAGTTGAGATGGTACAACTTCCGGATCTGACGGGATTCCGTCCGACTCAAGACAGACTTGCTCTTCGGCGTGAACAGATCAGTGGTTTGACACCATTGGATCTGAATGCGATTAATCCGACAGATTAATAATGCATTCAGATTATAAAAAAAATTATATATGTAGATTCATATATAAATAGAGATCGATTATCTGAAAAGATGAGTCAAACGCTCGGGGGTATTGATTATAATGTTTCGAAAGATGTTGGAACATCAACATCAAATGTGAAGGAATCGGAGAGTGATATATTTAATTATGGAGTCTCAGATAATAATTTGAGAATATTATATATAACCTTCGCAATCATCGTTGGATTATTTTTACTTTGGATCATCATTGTCACAATTACAAAAGAAGATCCACTTAAAATACTAAATCAGATGAACGATTTAACAGCTCAAATGCAACCGGTATCAGATATTCCAGCGGAATCTTCGATTCTACCGACAACCGATAATATCGATTTAACACCCTCTCTGAGTTATGATGTACCATATCCTGAATAATATTCTTTGCATCGGCTGATTTATCGATTGATTGTATTTATTATAATATTATATAAATATAGGTTTGTAATGGGACAAATCTATATTGCTAAATGATAAATATGATGGAGGATATATAAATTTAGTTAATCGAGTAAAGATGTTGCAATTAGTATCAACTCCGATGCAAACACTGAGTGTTCAACGGGTCCCAGCACAGCCGATTACTCTATCAACAGCACAGGCTGCCCCTTTGACGTTGAATACTGGTGCGGCACAGGCTCAACCAGTTATGACCTTGACCACCGGACCTGTACAAACTCCTGCTGAAAATCGAGCTGCATTTCCAACAGCGAGTACGTACATTGGATGGGATCATCGAACATGGGTTTACAATCGTCCTGATACTTATGTTGGTTCTGATGAGCGATTCGTGAGGGAAGAATGGTTGTATGATATCCAAAATCGGCGAATGGTTAATGCAAGCATTGATTTTACACCAGCTTGTGAGAGATTGTTCCTCGAAATCATCACCAATGCTTCTGACAATGTCAATCGTTCTCGACGAGCTGGTGTCGATCCCGGTCGTATTGAAGTCTTGATGAACAACAGCATGATTAGTGTGACTAATTATGGTCTTCCAATTCCGATCGAAATACATCCGGTCAAGAATGTGTACGTTCCCCAGATGATTTTTGGTGATCTTTTGACCAGTTCCAACTACGAAGGACCCCGACACGAAGCTGGAACGAACGGTATTGGAGCGAAGGCAACGAATATCTTCAGTAAGGAGTTTATGATCATTGTTCATGATCATATTCGACAACTGAAGTATACTCAAGTCTGGCGCAACAATATGCTAAATCGTGATGAGCCTATCATTGAACCCTATCCCACTGGTCCGTCATCAGTCCAGACCGTTTACAAGATGGATTTCGAGAGATTCAAATATCCGAAACCGGAAGGTGATCAGGGTGGATATCCACCGGAAGCGTTTGCTCTGTTTGCACGTCATGCGGTTGATATTTCTTTCACAGCTAAGACCGTGGTGACGTTCAATGGTCACGAGTTCAACATGTCGAATATTCGAGATTACGCACGTTTGTATTTCGGAGATGCGGTTGATAACGCGATCGTGCATTATCAGTGGCCGACAGGAACTGAAATTGTTCGCAAGAAGAAAGGATATCAGATTTCGAAGAATCCAGCTGTAACCCCCGAAGTTGAGTTGATTGCGATTGATACACCCGACGAAGGTCATCATGTTTCGTTTGTGAACTGTATGATGACTCGAGACGGTGGTGTCCATGTCAATGCTGCAATCAAGGCCGTTGGAGATACCGCAGTTCAGATGATTAACGATGAGATGATCAAAGCGTTGACCAAGCGAAACAAAGGTAAGGAAATCGATGCAAAGCAGAAACGATCTCACACCATTAATATCAACGATGTCAAACCTCATATCTCAATTCTACTTTCGGTCAAAGTTGTCGATCCAAAGTTCACATCCCAGACGAAAACCGTTCTAGCTTCCCCAACTCCAAAGATTATTGTTGGAGATGACGAGCTTCGTCCCCTACACAGATGGCGCTTGATCGATCGTCTTTACGCCGCACTGGATGCTAAACAGTTTGCTAACCTATCAAAGACAGATGGTAAATCGAAACGATATATCAAACTCAAGAAAGGTGTAGATGCTAACAATGCAGGTCCAGGCGCGAAAGGTCATCAATGTGTTCTTTATGTGACAGAAGGTCGGTCAGGTGCAACTTATGCTGATAAGATGTCAGGTTTGATTCAAGGTGGTCGTGACAATGTGGGTATTCTTCAGATGCGCGGTAAGAGTTTGAACGTTATGGAGGCGGAGCGATCAATGAAAGCACGTCTTCAGCTTGAGAACAACTCGGAAATCAATGAACTGAAGAAGATGCTGGGTCTACGAGAAGGTGTTGATTATACTCTCCCCGAAAATTTCAAACAACTCCGATATGGAGCGGTGATGATCATGGCAGATTCAGATGTGGACGGCAAACATATCACCGGGTTGATTCTCCTTTTCTTTCACTGTCGATTTCCTTCACTCTTGGCTCGTGGCTATGTGATGTTTTATCGAACGCCAATTCTTCGTGTTAGTTTGGGTGCATCTTCTCACAAGTTTTATACCGAGAGTGAGTACATGATCTGGAAGAATGCAACCCCTGATTATGACAGATGGACTCACAAGTATTACAAGGGTTTGGGTAGTTCGAAAGATACAGAAATTCGTCAAGATTTCCCAACCAATCGAGTTGTGAACTGTTTCTACGATGAACACGCTCCAGCATCAATGCGATTGGCGTTTAGTCGAAAGATGCGGGATCAACGTAAAGATTGGATCGGTCGCTGGCAACCTGTTCTCGGTGTCGATGATATTCAAATGCAACCTATCTCTTGGTTCATTAATCACGAGCTGATTCTGTTCAGTATTGCGGATGTTCAACGTTCGATTCCTAAACTGATGGATGGTTTGAAAGAATCGCTTCGAAAGATTGTTCATGGTGCCCATCTGAAATGGAAGATCGGTAAGAGAGATAAGGTGTATTCAGAGTGCAAAGTTGCCCAGTTCGGAGCGTTTGTTGCTGACAAGTCAAAGTATCACCACGGTGAACTGATTCTGGATGACGTTGTAGTCGGTATGGCACAGGACTTTGTTGGTGCAAACAATATTCCTTGGTTCACTCAGGAAGGTCAGATGGGTAGCAGACGCCGAGGTGGTAAGGATGCAGCCGAAACTCGATACACGTTTACCAAACCGACACCCCTAGTCAGCTACATTCTACGAAAGGAAGATCAGCCGATCTTGAAACATCTTAAGGATGAAGGTGAACCGGTCGAACCAGAATTTTATCTTCCAATCATTCCAATGGCTCTTGTTAATGGAGCGCATGGTATCGGAACAGGATTCAGTACTACCATCCCCAATCACAATCCACTCGATCTTGTAAACTGGCTTCGTCTTAAGTTGTCAGGCGTCGAAGATAATGATCTTCCGGTTCTGGTTCCTTGGTATCGTGGGTTTACCGGTCCGATTAAAGTCTTCGATCGCCGTAACAAGAAACGTCGCGGTAAAGTTAATGTCACTATCATTTCTCAACTCGATGATAACGGGATTCCAACACCTCATGTTCAGGAGCTTGAAGGTGATGACGAACCAGAGGCTAACGAATCATTGACGGAAGAAGAGGAAGAAGAAATTTACGAAGGTCGTGAGGCGCCCGAATCTCGTCCACTTATCTCAATGACTTCTTATGGTAAGTTTCATATGAATCTGGATGGAACGATTGTGATTACTGAATTGCCGATTGGTCGATGGTCGCTGCCATATCGTAAGTGGTTGGAAGATCTGGTTGAGAAGAAGCAAATCACTGGATACAAAGATGATTGCAGAGATCTGGAGGGAGATTGTCGTATCTACTTCGAAATCTATGGATTCAAGGAGACACCCAATCACCGAACCCTCAAACTGCAGAAAACCATCGGTATGAGTAACATGGTTCTTTTGGATGAAAATGGTCGTCCTATTCGCTATGATACTTCGAATGATGTTGCGGAGGGCTTCTATTATCGTCGACTTCCGTTCTATCAAAAGCGAAAGGATTACATTCTGGAGAAACTAACCGAAGAAGTTAACCATCTGAATGACCGCATCCGATTTATTCGGGCTGTCGCAGTTGAACAGATTCTGGAAATTCGTAATCGTCCAGAGGTCAACATCTATGAAGATATGGATCGACTTAACTTGCCACATTATCTTCTCGACAAAGTCAAGGGCCGTCAACTTTCCGCCGATCGAATTGCACAACTGGAAAGCGAAGTTACATCCAAAATCACAGAGAGAGAAACCATTTTCAATACAACTCCTGCACAAATGTGGCTTCAAGATTTGGAGGACTTTGAGAATGCGTACCGAAAGGCATATGGTATTAAGAAACAGGCCCTCGCTCTAGCTGTTGCCGGAACTACAGATGCTAAGATCGAACTACCTGTCGGAACCTATACTCGGACACGACAAAGACGTCAGCCAGCTCAGCCAGTAGTTCTGAATCTCGCTCTTGAGCGTACTTCTCCAACTGAAGGTATTCGTCAGCTAATCATCGGAAATCCAAGCGGATCGAGTCCTCCCCCACTTACCCTTAGTCTGAGCTAGATCTTATAAAAAAAATTATATTGATTCTAAAATCAATATAAATTGAAACAATTGAATAACATAATTGTTATTGGTCTATAGATATCGATACAAAAGTAAATGTCGGACCACGTTCAACACATAATTCATCTCGATGAATATCTAGAAGTAACATCTAAGTTTCCATGTGTGGTTAAATTTACGGCACCAGCATGGTGTGGCCCATGCAAATTGTTAGAGCCAAAATTTAAAGAATTGGCCGAAAAATGGGGGGATAAAGTTAAATTTGTGATGATCGATATTGATCATGCACCGACGATCGCAAAACATATGACAATTCGATCGATTCCAATGATTGTATTTTATGAAAATGGAATCCGGAATGATGATCTAACGGTTCGAGGATACAAGCCGGATGATCTTGAAATTAGTATCGTCAAGCTTGTTGAAAACGTGAAAGATGATTCGGAATCATCGGAAAGCGAAGAAGTTTCAGAGACCCCTCCCGAATACGACAGCGATCCGGCGCATAATGAGTACGGAGAAGATTGCAACTTTGTGATTGAGAAGACAGCCGAGTTGCTGGAATAAACAAAATTTAAATACATACATTGATAATAAATCAATGTATAGAATGATGATAAAGTTAGTCCATGATATGGTATCTATTATCGATGTATCATGTTTAATCGGTAAAATAGAGTAAGAAGTCATTCTGATTCAAATAATTTACAGATGTATAAACAGAATGGCATCTGGATTATCATCACCACTTGGAATCGCTGGTATTATCGCTATAATCATTGGTATAATTGCGGCTTTGATCGGCATCATTCTCTTAATAGTAAATCAGAATAGTGAAAAGCCTTGGTATATTTGGCTTTTATTAATTGGCGGTGTAATAATTGGTATCATCGGCGGTGTCATGTTAGCAATAGCTCTTTCCGAGAAACCGAAAGTATATGTAAAATAATCTGTTAAATGAAATGACATCCGGAATCATTAGTCTCATATTATTCGTTGTCGGCGTCATCATGACCATCGCTGGTACCATTTTTTTAATAGTAAATCAGAATAGTGAAAAGCCTTGGTATATCTGGTTTTTATTACTTGGCGGTGGTATCATCAGCGGTGTCTCATTAGCAATTTCATATTCGGAGAAATCGAAAGTATCTGTAAAATAATTTATTAATCTATCAAATGAAATGGCATCTGGATTATCAACACCATTTGGAATCACTAGTCTTATATTAGTCGTCGTTGGCATTATCATGGCCATCGTTGGTATCATCTTATTAATCGCCAATCAAACTAATACCAAGCCTTGGTATATTTGGGTTTTATTAGTCGGCGGTGTCTTCATCGGTATTATCGGTGGTGTTATGTTAGCTATTGCGCTCCGAGAAAAACCAACAATATCTGTTGAGTAAATATCATATCGAATATGTGCTAATTAAAATCAGCACATATTTAAAAGATGAATTCCATCAAAGTGATCAGTGTTTTAATACTGTTACTTGGAATTGCTGCTCTCACCGTTGGATTAATTATTTATTGGTACACTCTTCCAGTCTCCCCTTGGGCCAGTGTTCTAGTTTTAATTGGTATCTTGTTGATGTTAGGTGCAATCATCCTGTTATGTATCGGTATTCATTATGATTTAGAACAATCCATCGAAAGAATCCAACTTTCCTCCCAAATAAAATGATCAACAACCCACGAACTAAATTAACTTCAAATGTCCAGATACATCAAGTTCAGTCGTCCAGTCAATCACACCCGATTGACTGGACGGCTATCAACAACTCTCGTTGACGACGAAGACTTTACCATTACCGAACCTGACGATTGGCGAGACAAAGATCGTCATTCTCACATCCGTGATGCAGATGAAATAATCAAATACCTACAAGATAGGATTGAACATCAAAGATGATCAACTTAAAAAAAAATATACTATATCGATAGTATATTCGAGTTATAATTTTATTGATAAACATAAATGGGATTTATTGAATCGTTTGTTGCTTGGATGGTAATAATTTTATTTATCGCGTTAATTGTCATGGGGATCATGACGTTTATTCTGAATTGGTTTGTTCCACAAAAACAAGAAGAAACCGATGAAAATGGGCAAGCATTGTCAGCCGAAGAAATCGATAGGCGAGATAAAGAAGCACGATTAAAACGTAATATGTTTCTTGTCATTGTGGCAATTTTAGGAGTTCTTGCAGTCACCGGAGGTATTAATGGGTTAATTAATGTTCACTGATATATTTTAAGCAACGGTGCTTCAGCACCGTTTCTCGACGATGGATACCTTTAGGTATCCAATGTTAAGCCGAAGGAAAAACCGGAGCTCCAGGAGGGCACCGTGTTGGACACGCCGGTGGAGGACAGGGTGGAGGACATGGGGGTGGAGGACACCGATGAACTGGTTCCAATTCAATGCAGGCCTTGTAGCATCGACCACCATTCAAAGGCTTCAATGTCATATGACCTTGGGATAACAGACCATTGACAGTGGCAGAGGTAATAGGCGTTACTAACTTATCAACACTGAATCCATTTTCAGGATCTGTAGACCGAATTGTATACGTGGTTGTAATATTGATATCGTTACCCTGATAACACATATCGATAAACAGGTTACCAAGTCCATGTATACGTCCACGATCATCTTCATATGAATTAATACGATTAAATGTATATCCACCTTTAACGTGTTTCTTGCGCTTAATAAGATAACGTCCGGTCGTTTCAACACCAACACCAAGAGGTGCGGGTTGTCCTTCTTTCGGGTATGTTTGAATCCCACCGTCGCTGGTTCGAGTAATTGAAGATACTTCAAATATGACTTTAATTTGCATTTCTTTACTAGACAACTAAAATTTTGGAATAATATTTTAAAATTAAATATATCAAATGCTGAAATCAGATCAACATTATTCAGATATTCATCGATCGATTCCAATGGACCCTCTGGAAAAATTTATCTGTCTGGTTTCTCAAACCCAATTCAAAACCGCCGCTAAATTGTATCATGAATCTCCATCTTCACAATTAAAATTTTTACAATTTATGCGATCCATTCCCTGGCGAATATCTTGTGAATATCGCTTTCACGATGGTAAATTAGAATGGTTTCAATCATGGATTAAACTTGGTTGGTGGGCTCCAAATCATATTGAAATTGCAACCGAACATCATCGTGGTAAATGGAGCAAAGCTCCACCCACCGGGCTATCTCTTAATAAATGGAGCAAAGTTCCCGATAAATGGAGTTTAGATCCATCCAAAGAACGTCCAAACGAAGATCAAGAAATACCATCCAATCAATATTATGCTGTTGTTTGGGAATCCAACGTACCTGCTCGAGATCCATCGACAATAGAGATTGATGAATTTAATATGTTCAAATCAATTCCAACCCTGATCATACTGGGTTTGATATCGATATTTTTCTCGAAAGTTTCTCCAACTGCATCTTTTTATACTTTACAGACCGAACCATTTTATGAATCAGACATACTTCTGGAACCTCAAATCGATATTGGATCCTTCCAACCTTCCTCTATTTCACATAATTTAGATACAACCCGCAAACCGATCTTTCATATCAACAACACCGATGATACTCGACATACTTTCTATCAAGGGGTTACTCATGGGGATTACTTTATTCCTAACAAATAAAAATGAAATAAATTGTATCAGCTTAAATTTCGGCAAATCTATAATGGCGGCGGAGATCTATCCGGTACCCACAGCAGAGACTCTCATCAACCAGGATGGCGCGATTGCGTTAATTATTCGAAACTGGCTCCCTCCAAGCTATGCCACCAAACTCCACGATTATCTAGTCCAAGGGATCCCGTGGAAGGCAGAACAAATGCAAATGTATGGCAAAACATTCGATATCCCACGGACAATGTTTTTCGTCGGAGATAGTCATGTCAAAACTTACTCCTACAGTCGATTGTCATTCCCTGTCGAATCATGGGATGGAGATCTCAATCCTCTCTACTCCGAAATCCGAGTTCTCCGAGATCGAATCCGATCAGATCCTAATCTCCGACATGTCACCGGCACTATCCTCGAATACAATAGTTGTCTCCTCAATCACTATCGAAACGGCATGGATAAAATCGATGCTCACTCGGATAGAGAGGCACTCGGTCCTGCAAATGCTGTCGTCACCATCTCCCTAGGAGCGTCTCGCCAATTTCATTTTAAATCCAAATCCAGAGATGAAAATGGAAATTTTCGTACTATCAAGACCGTCCTCAATAATGGCGATCTCGTCCTAATGGCGGGAAAATGCCAAGAACATTGGACTCATCTGATCCCGCGCGAACCCGCTATCACACAATCTCGAATCTCTCTAACATATCGATTGATTAAATCATAAAAAAAATGTATATATGTGTTTACATATATATATATATATTGAAGACGGTGTAGAATAAATGAAAACATATTTGCCGACTTGTTTTTGTTACCAACAATAGAAGCATCTACTATGGAGACTATACCTATTCCTCCTGTTGAGATACCAGTACCTCCAGTGACCATACCTGTTCCGCAAGTACCTTTCACTGACTTGTTGCGTATGGTTCCTATTCCTCGTCCAACGCAACCAGAGATAAAGGAGCTTGTGTTGAGACCGTGGCAAATAGAGTGGGCACAGCGTGCATATCAGATATTACTGAGAAACCATGGATATATTGATACCAGTCGAATGGGATGTGGAAAAACATACGTTCTGCTGTGGCTGGCAAAACAGTTCGGGTTTTCTATTTTGATAGTCTGTCCTGTGATTATGATTGATGTTTGGAAACGAACGGCTGAAGAATACGGTGTGAACGTGATAGATATTATTAGCTATCAATCGCTTCGCAGCAAAAGGCATCATCAACCGAAACATGGATATCTGCATCGCCATGACACGTTGATGGAGGATGGAAAGAATCAAGTCTCTTTTACTCCAACTCAAGCGTATCTTGACCTAGTGGAGAGAGGCGTCATGGTTGTTTGCGACGAGATACAATACATCAAGAATAACTCAAATCAATATAAGGCCTGTAACGCTTTGATTCATCCTATCATCACTGGAGGAGGTGTGTCTCGCTTTGGTCTACTGTCTGCGACTCCTTTTGACAAACAAAAGCATGCAATCAATCTTCTCAAGCTTATCGGATATATTCGTGCGTATCATCTTTATACGATTAGAAACAACCACATGGTATTGGAAGGAGCTCAAGAGTTGATAGATGCTTGTCGTTTTATCGACGAGACTGAAACCAACCGCATACTTGATATTATCCATCCCTCCAAGCAGAATATGATCAATCTTTGTTATACGCTCTACAAAGAGGTGATTAAACCAAATATATCTGGAGCGATGCCTACTCCTACCACTATCGCGGGTCAACTCGATATTAAGAACGGATTATTCACAATAACCCCTCCCTATAACGCCGACCTCAGTGATGGACTACACAAGCTGAGAAAAGCATTAAGGATGGCCGATGATGCTATCTACGTGCCAGAAGACGCTGAGATTGACTGGAGAAAGGTGACTCTAGCTCTTGTTGCTATTGAGAACGCGAAGGCCTTTGACATGGCGAGAGCCGCTATTCGTATTCTTAATCAACATCCGAATAACAAGGTTATCATCTCGGTCAACTACACTTCGACTCTAGAACGTATTGTGCAGCTGGTCCAAGCATACGACCCACTCATTCTAAACGGCCAAATACCAGTCAAGAAAAGAGGACCTATCGTCAGAGCATTTAATACCAACATGACTAAACGACTGATGATTATGAATACGGCAGTAGGTGGTATGGGTATTAGTCTTCATGATACAGTAGGGAACGCCCCTCGTTTCATGTTTATCTCTCCTTCCTTCAAGATGTTAGAGATAATCCAAGCATCAGGCCGTATTTATCGCGATGGAACCCTTTCAGATGCTTTTGTTAGAATATTCTATGGCGATGATGGTCTCGTTGAAGGAAACATCTTGAGTGTTCTCGCGAGGAAAACCGATGTCGTTCGCGGTACTCTCCACGCGGAAGTAACCCAGGATGTTATTCTTCCTGGTGACTACGAGTATGAGAACATGTATTAAAAAAAAATAATGTACATCAATCGATGTACTATTAATCATAAATTATATATAATTCCAATTATATATAATGAAAGGTAATTATCCGATTTTACTGGAAGATGGCACACAATGGATTCAGAAAGAAGGGGGGTAAGGGTGACCATACGGTCCGAAGTATATCATATTAACCAACATATGGTTGGTTTTATAATTCTGAATCTAAGGTGGTGTTCCATAATCCGAAAAATCGAAGAACCACTGACGTACTGTTGCTTCCATATTTGTAAAATAAAACATAATTACCTTTGGATAATCTTAAAATTTTTTAATAAATCTCATTTTTAAATTAGAACATTTGTGCTTTGATTTCTTCCATTGTAATTCGAGTCTGGGGGTCCTTAGCCAACATTCTTTTGACCAAATTTGTAATGGCAGTTGGGGCGACCATTGGTGATGGTGGATAACTAATAATCATCTCCATTATCCCCTGATCGGTATCAGCAAAGAAAGGATATCGAACTTGAGTGATAACATAAAGCACGATACCCATCGCCCAGATATCAGTAGCACGTCCGCGATAAGGAATCCCCAATGCTATTTCTGGAGCGACATATGTAACCGTCCCCGGAAACGTTCGGATATCAGGTCCATCGACAGTTTGATATGTGGCTAGCCCGAAATCGCCTAAAACAATATGGCAATCAGTTGCGGAAACACAAACATCTCGGAGCAGTATATTTTCAAGTTTAATATCTCGGTGAATAACATTTCTAGAATGACAGTAATCAATGGCATCAACCAGCTGTCGAAAGATGTTACGAGCGCCAGAAATATTTAATCCACTTCGAGCACGTTCGGTCATAAAAGTCATAAGATCACCTCCACACATATACGATAAAATCCAATAAATATTGTGACCATCATCATATCCACCATAAATTTTGATAATATTTGGATGATCCAGTGTGGAAAGAACATTACATTCATGACGAATATTAACAATTTCAGAAGGAAAGATTTTAGATTTGTTCTGAACTTTAATTGCAATATATTCGGATGTTTGTTTATTTCGACCTTCGTACACCTTACCATATGCACCTTCACCCAAAACATTTTCAAAAATCTCATATTTACTAAAGTCCTCCGGTGTTAACTGACAAATATCTTGAATGGCAGATGAACTTGAACTTTCTGGTTGAGACGAAGACTCGATTCTTATATATGATGGAGATGGGATCGATGAAGCATATGTAGATGGAACTGATGGAGCATACATCGATGACACGGATGATAATACTGGAGAATAAATTGATGTCACGGATGAAGGATACATCGATGGAGTGTAAGAAGATGGCATCGATGGAGGATACACTGATGGAACTGATGTAGCATAAGAAGGTGACACCGAAGGAACATATCTTGATGGTGTGGAAGGAGCATACGTAGATGGGACGGATGGAACATACGTAGATGGGACGGATGGAACATACGTAGATGGGACGGATGGAACATACGTAGATGATATCGATGGTGGATACGTAGATGGGACGGATGAAGCATACGTAGATGGGATCGATGGAGCGTACATTGATGGGACGGATGAAGCATACGTAGATGGGATCGATGGAGCGTACATTGATGGGACGGATGGAACATATGAAGGAGGTCTCAAAATTAATGATGGAGGATTAAGAGCCAGGGATTGACTGGACGGAGATGGAAGATTTTCGACCGATAAATACGTAGATAAAGGACGCGGAAGATTCATTTAAATAATCATGATTATTTAAAACATGATTTTATTTTTAAGATACATAAATTATCTCGGGACTGGATACAAGCCCGCTCCATATAGATTAGCGACTGTTTCCAGAATCGTGACCATCGTCGATTCACGACTAGCATACAAATCAAGGGAACTAAACTCTTGGCACATGCTGTTGGTACAAACTGATGAGCTCACAGTTAACAGACTCGGATTATCGATATAAGTGGTGTCACCAGTATATTGATAATAGATATCCGCCACGATCTCGGCAAATTTCAGTTCCCATTTCTCTTCGGAAGCTCCACTATTTGCCTGAATTTGGACGATACCGTTACCATTGATGACATCATAAGTAGCTGATCGCTGATTACCATAACAGACACATTCAACAATCAGGAGAGAGCTTCCTGAATCCGCGAAAACACCATTAAATCCACCATTACCATTAAGTGGATATAAATCTTCGATTGTAGTGTAGGCTTGACCGCTCCAAACAAAAGCACTACGATTGGTAGTGTTATCGAGATCGTACAAGCTAAAACTAATATAACTTGATACTAAATCGGGGCTTCCAGTGAGACCACCAGGAACAGTGTTGAGATTGACTCGACTCGTAATATTGGGAATTGACATTACAGACCGATAAAAGACAGGTAATCGAATCGAAGGTTGAGAATTTGTACCAACCGTTGCTAGATGTAGATATGAGAATGGATTAATCTGCCAGACAGGCCTGTTATCGACGAGAGTTTGTGTTCCACTCAAATCGGTAACAGTAATATCATACAATCCGTTGCTTTTTGGTGTGAACTGAATGTTGCTGATACTCGGAATTAGGTTGATGTTGAGTTCGTTGAAGACACCAACACCCAATTCTCTTAATTCGACCGATCCATTATTGAAAGTAAACTTATAATGACCATCGAGAATACTCGGAACTGGAACAATGACCTTTGTTGTCTTTGGAATGCCCCAAGCTCCTGGATTAGAACCAACAGCGGCGGATAATCCATCGATAATGATACTCTCGACATTATTTGGACAACTTGGAGTGGTAGCACATTGAAACCATCTTTCAACATGGGAACTGACTTTACTGCTTGGATACCAGGGACCATTCTGAGCAATGATATAAGTTGAAATAAAATCGCCACATGGACCGGCTCCATACCAATAATTATAAGAAATTGGAGTGGATCCTGGAAATGGACCTACTCCGTCATTCGATGGAATTAGATTAACTGCTTCGTTGATCACATACTGATTCATGTTACGGGCGTTAGTGACAGCGAAATCTAAGGGTTCGACTAAAGAAACGTTGGTTGCTTGATTACCACCCTCGGTGATGAGGGTGATAGTTCCAGTGACACCATTGGCGATAAGACGACTGGCGTAAAGAACGGCGGCAGTGGTATCACCAATAATAGCATAATCGTAGCTTCTATTAATGCCGGATGAAGATGAAGCAGCGGAAGAAGATGCTGCTCGAGAACGGATACTAGATGATGGACGTCTTGACATATTTTTATGATTAATAAATTTTCTGTCCGAAATTATTATCTAATATTCATATCTCATGAATATTATTATAGATATTGATAGTGGTAATTATTCTGTTGTGGTTGTCATGGTAGTTGTCACCGTTCGCACTAAAACTAATTCTTTGGTTTCCATTGGTTTCTCCACAGTAACCCGACCAAATACAACATCGAAAAGTTTACGACCATCCCAATACCATCTCAATCTTTCATCTCGTTTTAATGAGATCTGGACAATCTCATCTGTTTCAATCCGATTCAAATATGCATGATTATTACCAAAAACTCGCTTTGCATCCTCCAGACTCGGACGAATATCTTTGTCGAAATTAATCACAATGTCTTCGATTGTTTTAGCTGTGTTAGCATCACCATATGATTTTGCCACTGCAACTCCGATATCTCGATAAAACCGAAGATCAACCGTCTTATCAATAATCGCTCCAATCGAGATATACATTGAGCGCACAATCATCATCGTATTATATTGTAAAACTTGATCTACCGTCATTTGCCCAATATCAACTAACTTTAATTTTCGTCGAAGATCCGTGATCTCTCGAACTTGTAAATTCATCTTATTAATATGAGTTTTAATTGCTCGTTCATATGGAAAGTTTTGAGCTAGGGTGTTCTTCTCTTGATCTCGATTCTCGTTCTGTAAACGAATCGAAATATCATAAAATTCAATCACATTATCTGGAGTTCCTAATGGTCCTGTTGGATTCATACCTATACGCGAGAAAACATCATCTTTCTTCAAACACATCGATTCACAATCTAAGCTCGGTAATGATGATTTACTAAAACTAATAAAACTACAATCACATGCCGTTCGAATATAAATAGCCAGATCATTAATCGTTAAAGCGTTAGTTTCGGCTGTCAATGGAAACGCATATCGTGTTGGCCATTGTTCTTCTAATGCAACTATTGGATTTTCAACATGATTGAAGAAACGGAAAATCTTAATCGCTTCTTTCATCACAGATTCGTTTTCTGCTCTCGATGCTGCCAACATACAAAACATTAAAAATTTGTATAAATCATGCATAATCCAGCTTCGATATGAAAAGATTGAAAATGGTACAAATCCATTTCGTCCAAAATGTTGAATTGGCATAAATACTGTCCCAGAAGAATCTTTAATCTCATTCGTTTTAATATGAGCATAACTAAAATCGATGATGGTTGGAATATATGTTGTCGTAATATATTCAATCCCGCGTTCCGTTTCATATTTAATCTGAAATGGATTTGGTTCTTTCTTTTTAGTCCCAGCCGGACACTCACCTTTCGTTGTTCGAGAAGAAGAAATCGGAACACAATCCGGACGCTTGGTTGCAGGTTCAGCGGCTTGAATATGAGGATGTTTTAGATGAGGTTCTCGAAGAACGACGTTCTCATAATGTAAATCATAATGAGTAAAATCGATTTCCTTGAGCGCAAATCGAAGTGCATATAGAACTTGCATATACACATTGACAAATTCGGTTCCAGTGCAAGTTTCAATATATTTTGACATAGTTATGACTGGTCCAATATTCTCCAGAAGAACATAATTGACGGGATTATCATCGTGAAGACACCATGTTACGACCTGTTTTGTTTCTGGATCGATTAAAGGTGGAGAACATTTAAATCCACCGTAGTAATAAACAAAATTGGGAATTTGGTCTCGAAGTTTGTTTGTACCATAGAGGGTGACTATAAGTTTATGTAATAACGGATCATTGACTGGACTTCGTGCTGTTTCAATCATAAACATATCTTTTGCATTTTCGAAATCGGCAATCATCATATAACCCTCAGCTGTTTCTGGACCAACTTGTCTTAAATTGTGAAGATAAGTTCGAATTCGATTATTGAGATATAAAGATCCGATATCATAGGGGGATGAATAAAAGATGGAATCGACCGCACATAATGTGGCTTGCATGACATCGGGATTATAGAATTGTCGAATCGCCATTTCTTTGAGTTGAGCAGCTTTTAATCCACCAAGTCGATCTCGAAGTGAATTCAGCATAGGGACACCACAAATAGAACCACTGGTAATAAGTTTTTCCTCATTTTTATGTTGAACTTCTTCAACGGCTTGAAGAGAAGCTGCGGTTTCAGGTTGAGCGATCTCATTCAGGAATGTATTATAAGCATTAATAACATCAGTTGATGTGACCGACATTCGTGCTGTAATTGGTTGTCCTGTAATGATAGATTCTTCACGAGACGTTGTATACATCGATGTATTTCAGAATCCGTCAAATAAAATATTGCAGAGTTATTGGCAATAATAAATGTAAATATTTAATTTACATTTTGAAATTACTTGGCTGTCAAATCGCATTCGACCCCACACCTTCCAGCAGGTCCATCAATTACTCTACATTTAGCCCTTCCTTTTGATTGATGTTCTAAGAATTCCGCGAAATATTGACAATCACAGGGTAAATTCAATGTGTCCATATTAAAACGACTAATCGTACGACCAAAAGGCGTTCGATTACGTTCAATAAGATCGGCTTGGGCCTTAGAAAAATCGGGGTTGTATTTTAGATATCCAGCGAATATAGCATCTACCATCTCATTGTAAAATTTACGTTCAAATTGGGACCAGTATCTGTTCCTTTGTTCTGTTTTTTTCAGCCAAATCTTTTTCGATATCCATTTAATTTTAATCGCTCTAAGATTAAAATAGATCAATTATGATAATTACGATGATAATCGTTGCGATAATAATAATTGCAGTTGTTGCATTAATCATGTACATATATATTCGAAATCACATCGAAGATCAACTGGGTTCAATCAATACCTTTCTCAGTCGCCATTGCGAAAATCGACCAATTTTAAATTCCGAAGATTATCAATGGACACAGCAATTCCGAGATAAATGGAAAATCATTCGAAACGAATTTCTCAATTACTCGAATAAATATTTGATACCGTCATATCAAGAAATTAATGAATGTGCATCGATGAAGACAGAAGGATGGAAAGCACTTTTTCTTCGTATTTTTGATAATGATACCGAGATCACAAATGAATTCCCGGAAACGATGAAACTTATTAATTCGTGTCAATGTACGACTGCATATTTTAGTAAATTAGAACCCGGAACCAAAATCGCACCACACTATGGTATTTACAAAGGAGTTATTCGGTATCACCTGGGAATCATTGTGCCAACAGAATGGGAACAATGTTTTTTAAAGATCGATAATCAGATTATGAATTGGAAGGAGGGTGAAGATATTATGTTCGATGATATGTTTGAACATTCAGTTGAAAATAATACCGATCAACCTCGAGTTGTATTGTTTCTAGATATTAAACGGCAATTTCAGAATCCATTTATAAATTTAATTAATTCGATTCTGATGCGATTTATCAAATCGAATGATACTCTACAAAATACGGTCACTGCTGCTAATTCTAAGAGTAAAATATCATCATCATATTCTGATGAATTGCGAACATTAAAATCTTAGGAGGTAATTCTAATCCGATGACATATTGTAGTATAAATATAAATTTGGCTTCCATAAATATACATCTCAATGATGGAGTGTGATATTATCACTAGTGTTGTTATTCCGCTAGGAGTTCTTAATTTAATTGCTTCGCTTGGACTTTGTTTGTCCAAGCTGTGCAGGAGGAAACCTTCTGTCGATGAAATCGAAGAAGAATCCGATTGGTCCGAAGTTTCTACCGATGAAGAAGAATCAGAAATGGACGCTGAAACAAGTGATGAATCGGAACCAGAAGAAGATGATGGTTCACTAGAACAACTCGATCCGGCTTCAGATAATGATCTCGACATCATTTCTGAAATTAGAAATGTTACGGCATCATCTTCGGATAGACGATCCGGTTCAATTGAAAGTATGACCGGAAAATTAATTTCAGCGACGAGAAATATTGCCGATGCTCTTGATACAGCATCCAATATCCCAACTAATAAGAAAAGAGAATTAGCAAGTCTTTTGAAGGGAGTCCCGGAATTCATTTCCAAAATCACTAAGATGGACGGAGAAGAACTCGGTGAAGTCATCACTCGAAATACACCGAAAAGAGAGGCATTATCCGATGTTGCAGAAAGCGAATTTCTAATGCAAACTTTGGACGAATTGCGTCGATAAATATATAAGAATCGAATTCTTATATATGATTTAGATGCTTTCAGATTCGACAAGCTGGTCTTTGGGCACCTGTTCTGATTCCATAACTTCGTGGTCGGATTCATCCGAAGACCATTCTTCTTCCTCCTCGGAAGAATCCGAATTCTGATTGACAGGGGCGACTTCTGCTGTCTGACCTCTGAGTTGTCGCCGCTTTGCAAAGAAACTTTGAAATCCTTCAGCAAAAACAATGTCAAATTCTTGCATGATAGCGGGTTTCTGTGACAACGGTGGTCGTTCGTTAGTAATGGTTGGACGAAGACCACTTAGAGTTTGTGTAATTACATCTTTGGTTACGATTATGACCTGAGTTGGTCGCTGTTCAAGGAACCGTTTAAGATTACCTTCCCCAGTGGGAGCATTTCTTCCTGGACCATATAAGGCAGGCATACTTGACCATATAGAACTTAACCAGTCGAACATTTTGTGATTGTTTGGAGTAGCTTGAATAATAAAAAGTTGTTTTAATCAAAAATACAAATACTATAACAAATATTTGTGTTAAATCAATTTGCTACTAACTAATTATAACTATAAACTGGACGGGGTAATCGACGATTGACGGATAAAACGATATTTTGATCCAAGCAAATAACATGCTCTCCAGATGATTATGCAATCGGTTTAACATTTAATGTTAAACCCGATGCCGAATTTGTCAAACTTTTATCAATAAGCATCAATGATACTTCGCATCTTTTACCAAAAATTCGATCATAAAGATCGCCCAATCGTGGATTATCCACCAATGAATTATAAAGCACAATTGAAAATCGAGGCGGCGCCTGCGCAATAACAGGTTTGTCTTCTGATTCAATCTTATCGACTGGAATATCTTTATATACAATTCGATATCCAGCTCGTTTCCAAAGATCAATATTCGGATGTTTCATAACTGCTTTAATTTCCCCGGATGTCCCTCGAATAATAATTTTGAGTTCATAATTAGTTTGTGGAGTATATGTTGAAACTTCAGCACATGTGATTCGAACAATCTGTTTTCGAGGTAATCCAAGATCGATTCTTTCGTGATCACGATCATTGGAAGATCGAAATGTAAGCAATGATATTGTTTTATCATGACGATCTCCAAATGCATGTTGAATCGGAGTTCCTGTATATAATATATTAGTTTGTGGTTCTTGATAGTCATGAATATGACCTGTTACAACATACGGATACGTGAGTGGCCATTCATCACCCTCAACTGAAATAATTGCTCCCATTTGTGCACCTTTAAATTCTTGATGTGCAAAGATACAAGTTGCATCTTGCCACCCAGATACCATCTCAAGGGCTTCAATGAATCGACCGGGTGGAACGTATGGAACAAAAACGAATGTTTGATCTTTTATTTGTACTAATTTGGTGGTATCGACAACGGTCATACGAGGACCCCAAAACTTTAAGGCATAGAATGGATGTTCCTCCGATAGAAACTGTCGATTATTCTTCAAATCATGATTGCCAATTAGAAGATAGGTTGGGGCAATTTCTATCAGTTGAGATAGAAATTTAACAGCTCGAGTTAATGGAGACACATGAATCGACTCATGTCGATCCAGAGTATCTCCTAAAACGACGATGATATCTGGTTGTTTCAATCGAGCTTGTTGAAGGATCGCTTCTGTCATTGCATCGGTTTCTCTGACATTTGCGAGTTTAAAATGAGGATCGCCGATGGTTAAAATTGTTACAGACATGGTTTAATCGTTAATTGATGATGGTGTTGATTATTTATCAATTCGATTGATAAATATTTTTAATTCTGTGATGTCACATTTTCCGCGATTTCAGGATAATTTTGATGAATACGTTTTGCTGCATCTCTAACTGGAGAGTAAAGATCATGAATCACCTTTTGTAATTTCAATTGATATTCAGAATTCCGAGTCATCAACCAATATAATAGACAAAGATCCAAAGTTCCAACATTTTGAATGTTATCGAACTGAAGATGAACCGATCGATATAAAAACCGTTCTTCTTTAGTTAGAGCAGACAGATTCTGCCGAGCCTTCAATAGTTTACAGATTATAATGATGTGTCGGATTCTTTCGATCGATCCGGATAGATTATTTCCAATTTGATATCTTCGATAAATTTCAGATAGAACGGCATCCTGTTCGTCAGGACTTAATGATCTAAATTGGTAAATTTTTCCCATTAGGAGTCCGTTCGATAAAGTTGTAAGAGTATCGCTCATGATTTTACGATAGATTAATTATAAATTAGAAAGTTCAAATTGCACCTTACAAAAGTGCAATAATTATTTGCTTAAAATTTAAATTAGATATGGGACAATGTTGTTCATAACAAATAGATCCCGAAAACTTTCGGGACCATGAGTTGGTGAACACAAAATCGGGGTCACTTTAGTGCACATATACACCTGTTGACCGATGCTGGGATCGGGTTGTCCATATTGACAATTAGTATTCAATGCGACAAAAATTTGACCATCAACGGACATGAATCGAAGCAATTGTGAAGAATCATCAATCGTAGCCATGTATTGATTGTCATGATAAAATAATGGAACTCGAGGTGGTATTAAATTTGCAGATTTCCAAACTTGTAACAACCGGTCGGACAATGACATATTTACTATAATTATAAATATTTTATTCATCATCATCGTTATTATCGGTTGTTGTAATATCGGTATATGAGGTTGGTGATGTGACACTGGGAGTCATCACAAGTTCAAGATGCCGAACATGTGGCGTATGTTGTCCAATTGCAACGATACGACGCTGTCGGCGATGATGAGATGCGATTTTCCTTTCGATTGACTCAATATATTTATTCCATTTTGTACTAAATTGTGGGATCGTATCTTTCTGACTTGGATCAATGGCCGGAGGGCCATCTTTGTTCCGGCTATAAGAACGTGTAGCCACCGGCTTCAAATCTGGATGAACATAAAAAGTACGAGTTTCAGTATTCCACAGCAACCCTTCAATCGAATGTATTCGATTATTTTCCAATCGAATATTATGTTTGCCAAAATATTTATTCGCAATTCCCAGACGAATTGTTTGTCGAAGCTGTTCCACTTCATAATCACTTAATCCCATTAATTCCTTCATGTTCATTATATAATGACTTAACATACATTCTTGCATTTTCTTATTGGCATCACCCCATGTTAATTCCTCATGTGGATGTGCGGCATGTGTACGATCATATTGCAATGCTAACGAATGTTGTTCATCCATTGGCGAAAAAATACCCCCATGCGATCGGAAAAAATCCATACATGCATATGCAGCTTCATATGGATTATTTGAAACATCAAGAGAATGACATTTAGCTCCCTTTCTATAGATAAGAGCACCATCGTGAAAACTAAACTTTTGTGGAAATTTACCAATCGCTGCTAGGTTAAATTTTTCAATCCAAAAAGGGTCACCAATGACGGCTGCACAGTCCGCGAAAATTCGATTCACGATTTCTTTGACTCCTCGCGCTTTTCTTGCTCGTTGTGGTGCTTGAATTATTGGTTCATTCATCCACGAATTTAAATCGATGGTAGATATCGCATAACTACCTATACGACCGCCGATATTTTTGATTTGCATGTTTGTAGTACTCGGAGCACTCTGCGCTGCAGCCATTTTTAATCGTTAATAAGTATGCAAAATTAGAATATTAATCAAGTTTTCACATCGTATATTTATCGAGGATCCAATTAATAATTTAAATCGACCAGTATCATCATCATGACTCGATTCATGATAACAATTCAATCCTAAAATAAAATTATAGTCTTCATCGCTCGATTGTATCGATATAAAAATCATCCTAATATTTTAGAATGATTGTTGTTAGATTATCCTTTATAACTTGTTCGCATGACTTGTCGGAACATTGCCGAAGCTGGATTTATATTACTTGGTGCCTGCGGTATAGGTGGTGCTGGACAGGACGTGCTTTGAGGCCAATTTGCAGGATTACATGGATTACCAGCCGTCATCCCTGTTAATCCCGCGATACCGGTTAGTCCAATTTGTCCAGCTGTCATCCCAGTAAATCCACCATAATAACTTGCACAGATGATGATGTTTCGATCATAAATTTCATCTTGACACAATGCCGTTACATTTCCGAGAGGATAATACGCATTTTGATCAGCCGGTGGAGTCGGTGGATTATAGGGGGAAAATATTCCAGATTGACTCGAAGCCATCATCAACATCACCACAACATAGACAATGATCGAGATAATTATAAATATCAAAATTCCAATTGAAATTGCCTTCGACGACATCTTTTAATTATGGCTAATAATTTTTTCAATCAGCTGACGAAATAAAAGAACTTGCTTCCATTCGAATTCGTAAATCTGGATTCCAACCCGTCATTTGATTACTATACCCAACTGGATTGATATAACATTCACAACCCCCGATTTGAGTTTGTATCGGAATATGGTTATGACCGCAACACCAAATATCAGCTTTTTGGACCAAATCATCACTATGACTGGCATAGAAACAATTTAATGAAGTATCGACCCTCCGATTATTAATCAATTCAAACGAAGGAGGATGATGAGTTACGACAACTGTTTCGTCATATTGTGATGGATCCGATAATTCCAATTGTGATTTTAACCAATCCCGATCCCTTTCATGAAGTTGATTACAACGATCAGATGTCATACCAGGAATCATTGTATAATCGTTCATATGATGACATAAATTTGGATCCGATTGCGTCCAGAGTGTACATCCAATGAATCGTACCCGTTCATACACAAAAGAAGTTCGATTTAAGAAATGCACATTTGATAAAAGAGATGATGATTCGTAAATTATATTGTCTACTTCTTCCATTGATAGGCCACGCCATGATGACCGTGGTCCAGTTGTCCATTTTGCTTTTTGATAATATTCATGATTGCCCGTAACAACAAAGACATGTTTAAAATATTTAGAAACTGTCATTAGAAAGGTCCAATAAGAGGACTTGTTTGGATTACCAATGTCTCCAGCTAGAATTAAAATATCGTCGATCAATGGATTTTCTCCATCCATTTTTTGTCCAGTTTGTCCCATTTTATCGATTAATCTTTGTATGAGTCGAGGACTCTTCGTACTTAATTCTAAATGTATATCCGATAATAAACGTATATACATCTCGATTTCTGATCTAAAAATGACTTCTCCATATGATTTTATATCAATTGTCGTTGATGATGATTGGGGTCTTGTTGGTATCGTCCCACCCAATAATGCAGGGGACCGAATGAAGAAAATGGCAAATAGTTCGACTCATAAACCAGTACCGACTGAACTCGATCTTTCTAAATTACAAACAGATGTTTCCATTGAGCAAACGGATCTTCAGTCGGAAAAAGAATCGATACCAAAACCTGATGTTCCAAAACCACACAAATTTCCGAAGGCGAAAGTTATTAATTCATATCAAAGACCCATTGCTACCGATCCATTAATTACTCCCGCTGAATCAATCGAACTTAAGAAGAAAGAAATTAGTTCAACTCAATCCAATATTTTATCCGGATTGAATACATCTTCCAGTGAAACATTATACGCCTCAACTGATATGAGTTATTCTACGTTCGAGTCTGGATTCGGGGCGATCAATCGACTTGCTGCCACTCGAAGCCGCGATAATCTTCTAATCGGATTTGGTAAAAGAAACTAAGTTTCTCACCGGCGGTTTCACATGCCACCTGGAGGGACGGAGTCCCTCTTTGATAAAAGATAATCCATCTAAATATATATACGTCCATATATATTTTTTTTATTAGTCGTCATCGCTAATCGGTTCCTCGAACTCTTCATCGGAATCATCTGGAACTCCCTTTAGCGCCATTTCGAGAGCATCACCGAGAGCAGCATGTGCCCTCGCAGCACCGAGGAAAGCTCCATCGGGAATCATTCCCTCCCATTCAATACTTTCACTAATGTGATGGGAACATGCAATAATATCACTAGACCGTTCTGGATACTTCTTTGCCAGATCACCAAGTGCCAGAATTTCGATCGGACCGAAAACGACATCATCTCCATTTTCAGCTGAAACAACTGAAATGCATTGATCGACGAGTTTGTACTCATCACTGGTCAGTGGAAGAGTTGAACGAATGTCAGATAGACACTTACGACATTCTTCATCGGTATGAATGGTATCAGGAATACCATCGTATGTCCATCCAACTTTTGCATCGTCCATCATGATGTCGATGGTTCCATTTGTTTCCGAAAGTTCAGTTGCAGATTGACTTGTCATACTGGTTTAAATCCTTATGGTTAATGTCAAATATTTTTATTCAATTATAATTTGGAAGATCAATAGTCGAATTATTTTTAACCATCTTTCCATCACGATCCACGATAAAGATGATAACAATCAAAAAGATAATTAAGATACCGAGTCCAATCATGCTGCCAATAAAAACGGGACTCTCCCACCATTTCAAATTCGAGGCTGCCTTATTCAAATTAATCTGACATACATATTGATTTGAATTAAAGTTGCAATCATTAGTTTGACTTTGACACGGACCCTTACAATTATTGTTGCCACAATATGTATTCGGCGGACAGTAAGTGTAAAAATTTCCAATGGTACAATCTGGAAAATTGGTCCAGCCTTTGTCGGTGATTGGTAGCGCGAGATCAGGATCATCATCGTTTTGGCACCAATCTTTGGTTGAATCATATAAACAAAACCAATTTAAAAGAATCGAGGCCGGAGTATTAAGATTGCAACAACTGGAAGAATTTTGAGGACATGGAAAATACCATATAATAGGTAAAAAGTTAAAAGTTGGATTCGAGATCGTTCCAACGCTAATTTTATTCCCATTCGATTGAGTGATGGTATAATCGGTTGAAGTTAGAAAAATATCGGGGGGATTCCAATTTGCAAATTGGGATTGTTTAACGACAAATGTATCTGGCGTTTCAATGTTAATTAATTGTCCGATCGAATTTGTACCGAATCCACCCCCGACAATTGTATTTTTAAATTGGATTGTATCAAGACTTCCAGTTACATTTAAAATTGCTAATATCTCGGAAGTGTTATTAGGATCAAGAAGAATGTTTAAATTATCTTCCAGAGCATAAATGATTTGATTCGATTGTGCGATTTGGCGAGTAACAAGAACATATGGAATGTTATCGATGAGAGTTACCATCATGAAAGAAGAAGAAATATCAATTGGTCCGATCAAAAATGGAACCATTATTTATAAGTTAGATATTTTATTCAAACACAAATGAACGTAGTATCACATATTTATTCTGGTTGTTATGGTGGTGAGACTAGTAATATCGCTGATATTATCACCTGTCAGATTGAATGTCCTTCTTATCAGCCATCGTTGGTCCGAAAACAGATCATCTTTGTTGTCGATGAATCTGGATCAATGATTGAAACAATTCCAGTCGTTCGCGCAAGTCTCTTTGCAGCTCGAAATTCACTCCTCCGACTAAATGGAATCGACCTTTCTGAAATCAATGAAGAAAATCGAGATGAAATTTTTTCAAAGACCTGTAACTGCTGTCTGATCACGTTCAGTGATCGAGCAATTTGTCGATGGGAAAGTAAACTTGCATATCACGAAAAAGATCAAGATCCAATCGATAAATCATTCAGTCGTGCTGTTAACGAAATCGAAGCGGATGCGTCAACAAACATGGGTGACGCCCTGCAAATGGCTTTCGATAAGAAAATTCCAGGTTATATGACATGGATTGTCGTGTTAACTGATGGAATGTCAAATAAGGGATCCTGTCAAACCGTTTCCGGATTTAAAACATTGTTGTCAACGATGCCCGAATTCACAAAGATTATTCCATTGGGTTATACTACTAACTTCGATCCTGAAGTATTGTCAACACTTGGCTTGATGACATATGTTGAATCCGAAGAAAATATTGCGGAAATCATTGGGAGCATTACCGCCGAGATCGCAACTTGTTATGGCGTTAATGCTAAAATCTCGCTTCCTTTATTGGAGGATACGACCGTCGCACCCGATGAAGTCATCGAAGTTCCTGATATCATTGAAAATCAACCTCGAGATGTGATTGGTGATAATAATATCGGATGTCTTTTCAATGAACGAAAATATATTTATGGTCGACTACCATGGGGAAATTCTCAATCTCCTCGTCATCAAGAATTTATTGGACAGCAAGGAAATCTCGAATATTTCGATCTTCTTAACAACTCAATGGTGACCATTCCATTCACGATTCAAGATGGCGGTCATGAAATTTCATCCGAAATTAAAGAAGCATATTTTGCGTCTTCAAAAGCAAGAATACTTCTCAACATTTATACGAATCGACAGCATGGTCGACTCAATTCTAAATACATCGAAATGATTCGGAGAAAAGTTGAAGATTGGATTCATCCCACTTCGATCGCCCACAAAGAAGAAATTCTTCGAGTCTTAGATCAAAATAACACTCGAGCTGAAAATATGAAAGCATTGACTTCAGCTCATAGCGCTCGAACTCAGATTGGTTATAACACAGGCCAATATTCAACAACATATCAGAGAAACGAATCTCTACTCACATCTAACGATGCGTATACCTATTCCGCTGCTCAGGATCCGGTCACAATTCCAACCGATCTATTTACTACCACCACATAAATGTATATTATTGATATACATTGTTTTTTTAATGATTGCCTTTGTAATCAACACAAGATTTGAAGAATGGTTTCATATCATCTGGAAGAAACTCCAGAAAAGCTTTTCCATCCGATTCAGTCATGTAATATTTTGCTTCCATCGATCGATTGAAATATTGCTCCATTCTTTCCTTCAGAGTATCCACAGGAGCTTGTTGAAGTCCCTGTAGAAAAGCTTCATCTTGATCATAAATATAATCTGTCATGAATTCAAAGGGAATAGCATCCAGAAGATTCAAAAGAACTGGATTTCCAGTTCTTCCAAAATCTCTGACAAAGGAAAGAAGCAGAAAAGATAAATCTTCCCATTCCTTATTATATCTGTCAATCATTTCATCAGGCTTCTCAAAAATGGAAAAGATTTGATCATAGTTTCCATTTTGATAGGCTTGAGTCAAGAGAGACACTAGAGTAGACATGTTTATGGCGCCAAGAGTTATCTTTTTAAAAATCATTTTTATCCGATGAAACGATATCCAGGGAGAGATTGAAGACGTTCTTTATAATTATCAACGGAACGAGAGAAGATAGATGTTTTATCCAACATGGTAATATCTCGAGCATTGACAACTTCAGGTTGTAGGAACCAATATTTGAGTTGGAGCAAACTCGGGTCATCTCTGGCGAGTTCATTGATATTAGGAGGAATCTGTTCTTTTTCTTTACCTGGTTTTGGTGGAAGATAAGCTGGAATTAAAAGTGCATTATCTCGATTATGAGCGAATGTCATAGGATTATCGTCGAGAGCATATGTATTTTGGAGTGACATATGTCTCCGAAGAACTGGATGTGATTCGATCATCTTGATCAAAGGTTTTTCAACATGACCGGATTGACTGACTTGAATATCATCTAGGGTGAAAATAATATGGGGTTTACGAATGTCTCGAAAGAGATGATCGACAATTGCTTCAACATAGGGACGTTTACCCGCACTCCAAACTGCAACAATCTTGAAATAAGAAAAGCAGAAGATCAAAAATTCTTCAACGTGAGGTCGGGTTACACCCCAAAACTCATATTTAGTTCCAATTCCCGGTTTTTCGAGATCTTCGAGTGTAATATGATAAACACGATTCCGAAGGGAAATTAGTTCCGGATTGGATAAAATTCCAAGTTCTTTTAATGATGCAATATTGTCCTGGGTTGCAATTAAAGTTTGATCCAGATCAATCACAATGCATTTATCGGTAATTGATGTCGCTGGTATATCATCGGCAATCACATGATACAAACTCGGTGTACTCATACTTTTAATATATACGAACAAAATTCATATATATTCGTTCGATCTAACTATTATCAACCCAACTTTCATCATCATCAACGTTCTTTCAAATATTTTTCAATCGATACCTTAAATTTTCATTGATTAAATTCGATCGAAAAATGTAACGAGATATTGTATCGGAGTATTCATATTCGCATTTTCACAATAATAATTGACTGGATCACAGTTTGTAATAAGGCAGGTTGGACATGCTCGATTCATTAAATCCCAATAGTCGTAATACTCTCCCCAAGTGTTCTCACATGGAATTTGACATGATCCAGGCTCGATACAACAATAATCAGTACCGGTGGTCGCTGTATGATTGTTATTGGTACAAGGAGAAAGACAAGATTGAAAATTCGTCCCTGTCATTGAATACTGAAGTTCAGACGGGCAATCATTGATTGTAGTCCCCGTGATTCCGGGTAAAAAATTCCAACTTGGAGACCCGCATGAATATGGATCTGAAATATTAGCAGAAGTAAAGGCGGTTGGTTGAATTGTTGCCCCTAGATTATATCCATTTTTAACGGATACGGCATAGGTATCGATAACTGAATTAGTTGTCGGATTGGATGAATTCAAATTTAAGATGATGGCGGTTCCATAACCTTGTTCAAAAAATCCATCCTCAGTATAAAAAGCTTCGATATTTAAATTTTGACCGGGTTGGACATAAACGGTTTGATTTGTATTTGGATTTAGGGTATAAGTTTGAGGGAATCCGGTTATAGTGATCGAACTGGAAGTTGAATTCTGAAGGACGATAGGATGAGGTGGTGGTTTGTTACCAACTAGAAAGAAAATCAACAAGGAGAGGATTAGAAGAAGGACAGCAATAATAGCGATAATCAAGACGATCGTTAGAGTTCCGGATCCTTTGGTAGATGTTTCAAATATTTCATCCGGAGAGGTGGAATCATCATCGCTCATTTATAGAGAGTTTAATTATTTTGAAGTTGGGTTTTAATTTGTGATACATGTTTGGTTCTTTGAACCAATGAATAGATGATTCGAGATCCGATCGCATTTATTATGGATAGATCCCGAAGTATATCAGCAAAAATAACGATTCGAGGTTCTGAAGTATGATTCCAAGCCGAATGGGGAATGGTATCATCCCAGATAAATCCTTCTCTTTCCTTCCACTTAACATCATAACCAGCGATTTTAAGACCGACGTCTCCTTCTGGAATTTTTAATCCATAATGATATCGATGAACAGATCGAGAGGGTCCTTGATTTTCAATAATTGTAGTGCCAGGGTTAAAAATAGAAATATGAAGAGATGTAACTTCTGGGAAGAGAGAGGCGATCCGTTTCAGAGTTGGCGTTTTATCTGATATTTTCGACCAATCTCCCATGAATCGAATCCACATTGGATTCCATCGATTTTCTTGCTTTAACCATTTTCTTTGAATCAAAAGATCGGAGGATTCTTCTTTTGATTCGATAAAATTATTCTGATTATTGATTATATCCATGACTTCTGAATATATTTCATCATGATTGATATGAATTAACCGATGAAATTCAAGGACCGATTTATTATTGGAAGCCCAAGCATTTTGAAAGGATGGGATACCGTTCATTGGAAAAGAATCCTGTTGATCACACTCTGATTTAATATGTTGATTCCACCATGAGATTAAATAATATGGATTACGATACCATAGCCATGCTACGATACCCATCAATATTATAATAAAAATTAGAATAATACTGATAACGCGGTAAATCAGGTCCATCTTTTAATAATCGATTTTATTGATAAAATCGACTAACTCCTATCTTCGATCGAATAATAATTATAAATCATGTTTAGTTCGAACTTAAATTCAATCATGAATCGTAACCCTGATTAAAGTTATCGTTGAATACTATGTTTAAATAAAGGTGTGAACATTTATCAAAATAATATTATCGGTGATCGTGTTAAACGTAATTATTCGTTTATATATAAATGTCCGCTCGAAATGAATTATTTGTTCGACCGATCTCATGGTCGACCGTCAATCCAAGTGCCTCCGCACTCAAAAGAAATCCAACTCTAGTTCCTTCAATTCAAATGTTTGGATATACCAATCGTCATCAAACGATCTATATTCGGATTCCCCGAAATTCGACTTTCATTCTAAAATTTAATCAGGGTATCGATGATGAATTAATCGCTAACATGATTGACATCTTAAATCCAATCACTATAAAGACCAGTCAATCCGATTCAACGATTATGATTGTTCGAGGCCCTGAGATTTCCCCATTTGATTTAACTCAAGATGATGAATCGGCCGAACTAGCAACATGGCAGGAATGCCATCAGGACCCCTATGGTGAATTACAATCATTCTGGGCGATCAACCAAATCAGTCCATATGATTGGCTAACCATTCATCGCTACCGACCATTATCCAAAAAGTATACAAATTCGGATCTTGACATCATTGCTTCGGAAACCGATATTCGACCAACGACAAATTCGGATCTAATTCGAAGTGATATCATCACCGAATTACCAACCATTACCCCGCGATTATTTTTCTGGGATATCGAAACTTTTGCAAGCCGAAAAGATGAATTTCCGAATGCAAACGAGATGGGAGATTTTATCTTTATGATATCGATTATTACAACGGATCGAAGTGGACTAAATAGCTATGTCATCGTGAAAGGAAGTATCACTGAAGACTTAATTCAACGTCGTCTTGCTGAAAAGTATGGTGGTAATATTCCATTTATTTTGATTCGGACTGACACCGAGCGAGAACTTTTAGATCGATTCTTTATTCTTTATCAAACTCATCGCCCAGATCGCCAAGTTTATTACAATGGTGATATGTTCGATATGCCATATCTACTGGACCGACTTTCAATTAATGGGATGGACATTCCTCAAATGTCTAAAGTTTTAGGATTACCGTTGCGTCCAAGTAAACAGAAAATTTTAACTCCTTTTGGAATGGTTGATGCAAGTACAATTAATATTCCAGGAACCGAAATTGTGGATTTACTGTATTTCTATCGTCGATTCTATCCTCACTTCCGAAATCATAAATTAGATACGATTTCTACTAGTTTTATCGGGGAAGGTAAGACTGATTTATCGATTGATGAGATGATGGATGCTATTCGAACCGATGATCCAGAAAAACAAGTTCGAGTCGTCGATTATTCTTTTATCGACAGTCTTCGAATGCAACAATTGTGGGAACAAACAAAAGTCGAGTCAAAAATGGAAAAAGTTTGTAATCGGCTCGGAATCTCGATCAATAATTTGTTACATCATCGATATGAACAAATTATCGATCATGCAATGTATAATATCGATGAAGGAGCCCGTCTTAATATGGGTGCGTCCGAGAAACCAACTTATTTGCAAGTTGGAGCGAAGGGCATCTATCACAATGTTTATGTTTATGATTATACCGAATTATATCGACAGTTGATGCTGCGCAGTTCACAATCCACGGTTAAATCACTCGCTAAAAGATTGAAAGGGGCTCCTCCAAGTTTAATTATGACGGCATTCTTTTCGGGATATGTCGATCGGTCGCGTCTATTACAAGTTTTGCTGGAGGAGATTAACCGATTTAAATTAACTAATACCATTATTGCAATTGATGCAACGACCATTCGAACGATTGGGAAAATCGATTTCATGTACCTCAAATTAGTTAATGTCTTCCGATGCTATATTTCATTGGGAAAAGCAAGTTATATCACGTTAGAGGAAGACAAAATCGAAATGAATGGAATGGCGAAACTCTGTCGGCCAGCTTTCGCTCTGGCTTATGATATAATGAATCAATATGTCAATTTAGTTCACACGAATACATTAGATAAATTCGAATATCCAAACATGGAATCGTTACCGCTGGATAAATTTGTGATGGTTGAGAAAATCGAGCATATTCAACAATATGATCCATCCTCTCTAAAGTTTGAGTTGTCGCGACAATATGGTGGTGATGTATTAACATGGGTTCGAGTTAAATATGTTATGACGATGAGGGGACCTCGGATTCTATCATTATTGACATCGGAAGATCAGATCGATTATAATTACTATATTATGAACATTAATCAGAACTTAACCGAATTGCAATCATTGAAGAATTATGGAATTTAAGATTCAATAAATATTATATTAGATGTATTAAGGCGAGAAAATCGATTAATAAAGATGTCCGCGAGTTTGGAACTTTATAAATTTGTTAAATGTCTCCCTCCAAGGGACCGATCATTCTATCTATTGATGCGTGCATATGAGCTCCATGTTTCTCATGCGATTGAATCAAATTATGATGATACTCGAACTGAGGCCGTTGATTTTCTTACTTCTCTGTTCGAAGATGAGATTTCGAAGCTAACCGCTGCCAATAATCCAGTTAAATCACCGGCATATGAAGATAGGAATCGAAATGAAAAAGCTGAAAAATCAACACTTGACACTGAGTCTCATACGGTTAAGATTGAAAGTTACAATCTAGTTCCCAATGATAAAATTAATCATCGAACACCTTTTAATTTGAAAAATTCAACACCACCCGATCCAGTCATTTCAGTCCTTCCTAAAATGAACACAGAAACAGAACAAGTTCCGACACAAAAGCTTGATCGAAAAATTTCAATTGATGATGCTTTCGATGAAAAATTAGGAGGATGGGCTTCCTCTTCCTTTTCTTTGACGTCGGAATCCGATTCCGATTTATCATCCTCTGATATTTAATGTCCTTAAAATTAAGAACATTATTTTAATTGGAAGCGACAGAATCCCTCTTCGAAGGAGTTTCCGGTAAATTCCAAATAACAAGAAATTTATCTACATCATACATCGGAAGATTCGGACGATTACCATTTAATGTCAATAGAATATTGGTTCCAGTTTCGAGTTGTTGATTAATACTATAACTATTAGCTTGAACTAACCAATTAACAAAATCTTCTGGTAGTGGTTCCGGAAACAGTCGATTCAGATAAACATCATCTTGATATGAGCTCGCCGCATATGCAAGTAGATGAAGATATGGATTAATATCTCCATATCGATCCCGACAGATAATATATCGTTCTGAGTTGGCCGGTCGGGATGAAACTGGTTTAAAGATTAGAATTTCACGGAAACACTGGGCGAGAATGTATAAAATTTGAGCTGAAAAGTGGGTCACAGTATCAAAAACTTTCAGGACAAAATTTCCACTGGCCTTCGTGCATGCAATTCCAATTGTCGCTTGTGTTAATAGAAGTCGGGATGATAAAAATTCTTGACGATGCAATAATGTTTTATCATCCGTTTCTTCAAGATCAAATCCTCCATCGCCAGTGACTAAATCTGCACCATATGGATGTTTCTGTAGGAAAAACTCGATGAAAGTTCGCCAGTTGGTGTAAAGATTACCAGTTTCATCCGGACCATAAAAGGGGGTAAAACGACTCATATCAAGAAATCGAGTACTCCAATCCAAAGTCGGATGTTTAAGAGTCATGCCATAGCCGATCGATTTTGGAAATCGATATTGAAGATATTGTGTAAATCCACCGGGACCAGCTGCAATATCACAGAAAATAAAATCTTGGTCGGACTGTTGGGCATCAAAAGTAAAAATTTTACCAGAAATATGATGAACCGCATCGATATTTGCCAATTTGACTGCCGCTCGATTGATAAAAATGGACCGTCCGATATTTTCAAATGGATTGGTTGAATTTCGAGCCTCGATAAACCCTTCATTGTCGAATGCATCTTTAAGTTTTTGGAGGGCATTGTATCGATCGACGTCACAATATTGAGGTGGAGGTGCTGATTGTACCGTTATCAGTTCTGGTGAAAATTGAAGTTGGACTCGATTTGGAATCGAATACCAACCGATGGGATCCACTTGTTCGATTTTAGGAGGTGCTTGTTTCAAACTGTCATATGATATACACACGGATGCACTGGGATCCATATTTCTTTTAAGGATCTAACAATTTATTGGATTTCTTTTTCAGATATCAAAATTAACGTTATATTATATTGAATTCCTCAATATAATATCTTAACATCGATGAAATACAAATATTTAATATGGTTGGATTGGCAAGTATCGGCAAATGAATTAAAATTGTAACCTATAGAGCGGATGATAGTAATATAAAATGGCAGCAGATACTGTCAATGAAATAATCGAGGAGTCAAAACTTCATCCACCAGATATACCCGGACTAATACATTCCTTTCCATTGAGTTCATTTTCATCATTGATGAGCAGGAGTCGAAATTTAATTCATGTAAATCAGATTAATTGGGCGTCGAAAGAAATCAGCCGATCCGGAATTATACCAATTTATGATGATGGATTGCATAAATGGATTGGGCTGGGAGTTAGTAAGTTTAGTGGAAATATTACGACCATCGGCGGTCGATGGGAGCCAACGGATCATGATCTATTGACCACCGCAATTCGCGAATACAACGAAGAGGTTGGTTCGAATATGGAAAATCTGGTTGAAGAATCGGTATATGATTGTTATGCAATTCAATCAACATATTCAATTGCAATTTTTTATCCAATCAAAGCAATTCCGGATAAAGATTTTGTTCCAACAGATGAATTGTTTGATCTGATTTGGGTAACTTCAGAACAACTTCGCATCATGGCGACGAAACAAGAGTTCGTTCTAAAGCAATATAGTGGGAAAAAGACCAAAAAATCATCATCTGAAACACCAAAACGAAAGGTGATCAAATCAACAACCCGAGCATTTTTGTTCAGTAATGATTTGAAACTGCTGGCAAACAGTATAGTTTGGACAATTGAAACCGGAATCCCATTCATTCGGCCAAAATTCGATTATCATTTTTATCGTCCAAAACGTGTCTTATCAGTAACGAAACCTCAAATTTGTTTTGACATAACAACTTTTATTCGCGATTGTCAAAATCATCCAAACTGGGGCAATGTTTCATTGGTTATGATGGGTTCTCAGATTGGATTGATGCGATATGATCAAAACGTTTATATTTTGCCATTAGTTCATCTTGATCTGATCACAATGCATTTAAATCGATTAAACATTAAAATCTACGTCGGATTACGAAATGATTTAATTAAGTTGAAACTTCAGGAATGTGGATTGAATCAACGAATTATTAGTTCGATCGAATATGGATTGATTCGTCTACAAAACACATACGAAGTTTTGAAAGAGTTTATTGGTCTTCTTCAGACGATTCGTAACAATGAAATTGATGATACTTCGAAAATTTTAACCGAGCTATCATTAATTTTAAGCTATGAATCTCGAGTTTACAGGTTGGTTGAAGAACAAGGTGGATTTTTTAACGAGAAGAGAGCGTATTTTCTGAAGGGGTTATCGAAAATTAATCGAATCCTGGCTCAAAATTATGAAGGAATGCCATATCTCAAATTGAAAAGCATTTTACTACATGATTGTCCTAAAATAATAAAATTTATAGCGCCGTCTAGTGAAATTTTAGAAATATCAACTTCTCCTAATGATCAGATCGGTCCTCCGTTTTCGATCTATCATCTTGTGATTAATATTATGATTATGACTGGATTGATTAAGCAAAAACGCCAAAATTCTGATGTGTACATATATAATCCATAACATTATATACAAATTAATATTCATATCCATATGAATATTGGATCGCGCTATTATAAAGGGAATAAACATAATTCAGAATAAAAGATTTGATATGAATGAATATAACTTAATTAAATATACTTGCTGATACCCAAAGAGAATGGCTGCTGCACCACTAACAAAAGTCACATTTGACGATGAAACCACAATTGTAGAACCGTTGCTCATTGATACAGCCGAGTTTCAACGAGTTATCAATGAAGGTGTGTTTCCTGCCCCTCTTAAAGTCGAAGAAGAACCTCTTGATGAAACGAACGAACATCTTCCTGGTGTTCTGGTTATGAATCGTTCCGGGAAAATGCTCAAACGATACATCACATGGGAAGGATTTGGTGACCATCATATCGAAGTTTACAACAATTGGATTCTGAATTCAGCCAGAAACAATGTTTATCTTCGAATGCTATCCTTCAAAGATGGACGTGTCGTTTACTTCGAAAATCTTCGAATCATGAAACCTCATTATACTCGAGATGGAAAGCCGCTTCTGATGACACCAAAGTTTGCTCGTGAACAAGGTGTTACTTACGGTGGTGATTGGTATGTTGATGTTGTGATGGTGGATCGAAACAATCCAGCAAAAGAGCCAGAACGACGCCGTGATGTCTGTATCGGAACCGTTCCAACGATGTTGAAGTCCCAACAATGTATTCTTCATAAGAAGACGCCCTCTCAATTGGCGCTCTTCGGCGAGGACCCAAAGGATCCTGGTGGATATTTCATCATCGATGGTGTGGAGAAGGTGATTCTGTTGCAAGAACAGCTAGCTGTCAACAAGATCTTTCTGATGAACATGGATACGAAAGGTTCAACTGTTGCCCGCATGACAGCTAACACAGTTCGAGGTACCGCTCTGATTGAACTTGCCCTCGACAAGAAGACCCGCAGCGTTATCAAGATCCGATTTCCTTCGATGAAAAGTCCGAAGAAAGACGGTGGCGACAAGAGCAAGAAAACCAAGAAATACGGAAGTATTAATGTGTTGTCGATTTTCCGTATTTTCGGCATGGAAGACGTCACGGATATTCAACGACTGATCGCAATGTTCATCAAGCCCGAAAACGTCAAGAAATCTATGCTCAAGTTGACCCGCAACATCGTTGATTTCTTGGCGCTGGTTGATGACCGCGGTTTGATGATGAAGAAAATCGACAAAACATCCCTCTCTCCCGCAGAAAGAGATATGGAAGTCAAACGTATTCTCGAGAACGATCTTTTCCCTCATCTCAACAGTCTTCAGGGGCCGGATGGCGAGACCGTTGCCGAAAGAGAGCTTCGCATCGTTAAGGCGAAGTTGTATCTGTTGGCAATCATGGTTGCTCGTTTTCTGGAGCATCTGGCTGGTTATCGACCGCTTGATGATCGTGACAGTTGGTCCAATAAGCGAGTCGAAGGTGCTGGTCGTATGATGGAGCAGTTGTTCCGTAATGCCTGGCGCAAAACCCTCGGCATCGTTCAAGCTGCAATTGAGAATGACACAGTGAATGACCTGAGTGGAGTTGTCGAAAAGATCAAGTACAGTGTGATCACTGATACCTTCCATGATTCTTTTATTACTAGTAATTGGGGAGTCAAAGGAACACAGATGAAGAACAATGTTGCCCAAACTCTTGTTCGTGACAGCGTGGTTGCAACATTCGCCCATATCAACACTGTCGATGTCGGTATCTCTCGAACGGATCGTCAGCCTTCCCTTCGTCTTGTTCAGCCTACTCAGTGGGGATATATTTGTCCAGCTCATACTCCAGAAGGTGAAAACGCCGGTATTCTTAAGAATCTTTCTATCACTGCTAAAGTCTCGCTCGAACGCAAGGATGACGACATTATTCGTCGCTTGATTGGTGATCAATCAAAGGGCCTCGCTCCTCGTGTTTCGGATGATCCGAATGTTCGAAATCGGGAGAATGATCCATGGATGGATAAGATTATCGTCAATGGCAAATTCCTGGGTTGGTGCAATGGTGAAACGACTCGCCGTGAACTCGTTGGACTGCGTCGGAATGGCACTTTGCCGGTTGACATGTCGGTAATCAAAGAAGATGATTGGCTTTATGTTGATACTGGTCCTTCGCGTCTTGTTCGTCCTCTTCTCATCGTCGACGAAGAAAGTCAACAGCTGGTCATCGATCGATTGGGTCTGCGAGGTGCAACCAACCACGAGCTTCTGAATAGCGGAGCGATGGAATATATTTCGGCTTGGGAACAAGAACATATCAAGGTATCTACTACAGTCGAAGCGATTAATAAACGTCTAGAGACTATTGCCGAGGCTGACCGAATTTATCAAACCGCTACACTGGATCTTCTGGCAGTTCAGCGAGGCGAGCAAATTGTTCCTCCGGGCCGTGATACTCCTCTCACTCTCGAAGAAGCTCAAACACGATTTGAGTCAGCGAAGGAAGCACGAGACAAGTTCGAAAAGAATCGTCCATACACTCATTGCGAACTGGATCCTCAAGCTATTCTTGGTATCGCGGCGGCTTTGATTCCATGGCCGAATCACAATCAGGCACCCCGTAACACCTACCAAGTTTCTATGGGTAAGCAAGCCCTTGGTGTTTACCATAGTAACCATCTGAATCGATTTGATGGCAAGATGAAGATTCTCGCTTTCCCGAATCGCCCGATTGTCGAAACTGAAATGTACGATGTTATCGGTTTGGATGATCGAGGCCCTGGTGAGAATGTTACGATCGCTTTTATGGCTTTTCCGTTCACGGAAGAAGATTCTTTTGTCTTCAAGAAAGAGTTTCTGGATCGAGGCGGCTTCCGAATTATCAAGTATCTGACATATAAAACGGTGGTTAAGCATTCGGGCGAAACTGTTGAGAAACTTCGACGCCCCGATCCGAAAATTAACGAACCTCCCGATCGTTACAAATACATTCAGCAGGGTGATAAGGATAGTCCGATCAATGGTCTGCCAATGTTGGGAGCTCCACTCCGCCAGGGTGATTGTGTCATCGGTAAAATTCAATACGTCGCCAGTACCCAGGATCTCCGAAATGAGAGTGTGTTGATCCGAGTCGGTGATGAGGGTGTTGTCGATAAGGTCCTTGTTTCTTCAGATAACAAAACCACAGTTGTCACAGTCAAACTTCGCATCATGCGAGTCCCTCAAGAAGGTGATAAGTTCGCTCCTCGTAACGCCCAAAAGGGGACTATCGGCCTGGTGATGTCAGAGATTGATATGCCAGTCAGCGAACATGGTATTGTTCCTGATATTATTGTCAATCCTCACTCGATTCCGTCACGTATGACGATGTCGTACATTATGGAACTTCTCGCGTCGAAATTTGGTGCTCTTCGAGGTGTTCATGTTAATGCTGGCGCATTCAAGGGATTCGATCTGCAGCAATGCCGAGATGCGATGAAAGCATATGGATTTCATGAGTTCGGCTATGAAAACATGCGATCTGGAACCAGTGGTAAACCCCTCCAAGCCCTTATCTACATGGGACCGGTCTTCTTCCAGGCTTTGAAGCATCACGTCAAAGATAAGGCGCAGGTTCGCAGTCGAGGCAGTGTCAAGCCGATGACTCGTCAACCTCCAAAGGGTCGTGGTAACCGTGGTGGACTCCGCTTTGGTGAAATGGAACGCGATGCAGGTATTTCTCACGGTGCTAGCTCCTTCCTTCGTGAGCGCTTGATGTTGGTATCTGATGGTTATCAGACAGTTTTCTGTAAGACATGTGGCACCTTTGCGGTCAATGATGCGAGCACGAAGAAATACAAGGATTGCCGATTGTGCCGCGACACCAAGAATTTCGGTCGTTGCACCATTCCATACGCATACAAATTGCTGATTCATCTACTTGCAGCGATTGGTATTAATCTTCGACCTGAATTCATGACTTCCGAAGAATATGCTGATCGACTGTTCCGACCTCGAGGTATCGCAATGGGTGGAGACGTTGGAGATATTCACGCTCAACTTGGCGAAGCGGATGAAGCTTTGGACGACGAAATCGAACAATACGAAGAGGGAGAAGGCACTGATTTTTCGACCGTCTACGATGATTAATTGGGTAATTAAAAAAAAATGTAGGTAACATGATACTTACATTAATCGAAGTGATATTTTTGGAAATTATAACGATAATATAATTATTTAAGATTTTTTTTTATGGACAACATAAATGTCACTTAATTGTCGTCAGAAGAAATATAACTCATCCGATTCATCTGATTCTAAATCTGAGAACTGTGGTCGCGCCAAATGTTATGATAAATATCGACCTTATGTCGTCTGTCCTCCCTGTGATTACAAGGAGAAATATGATTCATCATCAAGTTCCGAAGCTAGCTGCCCTGACTTCGCCGAACTCTGTGAAGATAAACCCAAGATTCGCTGTGAGAAGAAGCCCACGTACAAGAAACGTTGTGATAGCTCATCGTCGTCATCTGACAGCTCTTCATCTTGCGACAGCTCGTCATCTTCATCTTCATCTTGCGATAGCTCTTCGTCCTCATCTTGCGACAGTTCTTCATCCTCATCTTGTGACAGCTCTTCATCTTCTGATTCTGAGTGCTCAGAAAAGGAATCTAACTGCAGGGGTTGCGAAAAGCTGTGCAACAAATGCACCAAGTGCAAGTCTTGCAAATGCCGTAAATGCAAAGATTATTCGCTTGCCAGCGTTTTGAAGTCTCTTGGTTCGAGCTCTAGCTCATCTAATTCAGAATCCTGCTCGAATGATTCCAGTGATCTCTCTGGTTGTCGCCGTAAATTTGACGATCTCGTCAAAGATGAGAAGCGTAAGCCATGCAAACCTTATGAGTCTCGCACTTCCACCTCTGAATCGAGCTCATCTAAATCACACCGTGAACCCAAGAAGAAAGCTTGCAAGAAGCAGAGGGATTCTTCGGCTTCTTCCGGTAAGGGCAAGAAATTCATCGTTACCTGGGGTTGCAAGGACGGTCACCAGTGGAGTGAATATAATGATGACAAGGATTCAATTCATGTTAATGGTAAGAACGGTCCTGTTCTTCATCTGTATCGTGGATGCACTTACTTCTTCTGTGTTGAACAGCCTGGTATCACCGAAGAGTGTCCCGAAGCCAACCATTGCTTCGTTTTGACCAATTCACCTGTGGGTGGTCACAGTGCTAAGCCAATCGTTGGTGGATTTGCTCCAGTTTCGAAGGGATGCGTTTGCTTCAAGGTTGACAAACACACTCCTCGTTACTTCTTCTATCAGTGCTCCAAGCATGAGTTCGAGGGTGGTCTAGTTATCGTTCACGATAAGTAAATCAAAAAATCGAAAAATCAAACAACATCGATATCATTAATGATATCGATAAATCAAACTATCCAATAAGATACAATGTTGAGTATCCAACCGCCATGATGGCGTAACATGTATTATTTTCGATTCGAGGATACAGATCTTTCTCGATCGCACACGAAATCTTATCTGCCTCTTCATATATTTCTTCCGGGACGTTTTTAGTGTTCCCATTTGCACACCATCCACCAATATAACCAGGACATTTAGTCCGACGGGTATATTGAGTATGATAAACGATAATTGTTCGATAGGATTGACTTCGATCGTAATCGATTTTCCATAATGCTTTAATATCGAATGGTGAGATTCCAGTAATTTGTTCGACTTTTGATGCGATCTCGATTGGATCAATCTTGTTATCTAAATGGTCTTGATCAATAATTACACCGAAATAAACTCCGATTCGGGGACCTATCATATCCATATCATTGCTCATGTTTAAATATATATAGAAGAATGTTTTCTTCTATATTTTAATAGCATTGGATATTTGAAACAACAACCAATGTTACATATAAAGAGTTTAGATACTTATCTATTTGATAGATATCAAGAAATAGCAAAAAATTTGGAAATATGAATTCTGTCCGCTCATATAAATGGATCATCGACATACTCATACCCGCTCTCGGAAAAAATTAAAACAAAAGAGCTCGGCATCGACCGATAAATATCGATCTTCAAAAATTCAATCCAGTTCCAGTAAAAAATCGACTCGCGAGCATCGTCTGATCAGTGACCGACGAGAAAATTATCCTGATGGATACGTCGAAGATTGCTCCGTTTATTGCCCATCGGCAACATCAAATAATAGTAGTACCAAAAGTGTCCCTGATTTCGAATTAAGTGTCGCTGAAACACAACCTCCTATCCCAACACCATTTCGATATTCTCCAACTTCGGTCATTTTGTCAACTACCTCCAATCTGATTTTGAATCAAACATCTTCGTATGATATTCATTTCAGCACTGGTATCGCTGAAGGCAATGGTATCACGATCAATGATACTGGTAATGTTATTACTTTTCTTGAAGAAGGATCCTATCGCTTCGAAGTTTATGGTGAAGCCGCTCCTTTCTCCGATGTTAATGTCAAATTAGTATTTTTCAGTGATAAATTTACTGAAGACCTGAAACCGTTTACTGAAACTAACATTCCAAAAGATGAAGGTAAATTGCTATTACGAGGCATCGCAACTATTCTTCCTCTTCACAAAAATCAGATGGTAAATGTTCGTCTAATTCCAGATCCTGATGAGTCAATCGCACTTCTTTCCAATACACGCTTATTAATTCATCGAGTTGCTTAATATAATATCGGATGTCCTGAAGGAAGAAATATATGTATATTAACATATATTTTAATCCAAATCCATTAATAGCAATAGCAATTTGATTCGTGTGCTGGCTTGCTGGCTGCGACATATCGAGCTAGTTTTATTCCCGTCCTATCTGTCAATTGGTTATTTCCAAGATAAATATGTGTGAAAACATATAACTAAGTAGTCTATTCATATCCCGATCCGTTAATTGACGTCCACATGCGTTCAAAGTTTCTGTCATCATCCATGTATAGAAATCTCGTGGGTGATAATTCATATTTTAATTAATGTAATCTTTGAATATATTTATGTTGAAATCATCGTAAGATTAATTTATACAGTCTACGATGAATAGGTATCTGTTGTTAAAAGTATTTGAAAAAGACGATGTGTTCGCCCCTGTGGGCAGAATCCAGTTGCCATATCCAATAGTTGTTCCTCTAAAAGCATAATAAAATTCCTATTGTCTCGATAATTCCAACATAAACATATCAAATCATCCGCATTAATATCATTCGTCGAATCGATATTTGCCGCTGTTCCCATATCTCTAACAATTAAACTTAAAAATTGCATTGCCATCGGATGAATTCTAATTTTAGCCATCAAATCTTGAGCGCGAGTTCGTTTCTCCTCCAAACTTAATCGTTGAACAGTATCTAATTCCAATAAGAGAGAAGGATTTAATTGCCCATCATAACTATGTGTATTTAACGGATCACTCATTTGAATATATACGAATTTTACTCATATATATGATTTTTTTTAAATTGGAATTGTGTGCGGGACAACAGGACGAGAGAAAATTGTGATGGGATGTCGAGTAGCTGCTGCTTGCATCTTAGCGAGACCTTGTTCCAAGATTTGTTCTGGAGTCAGCATACCCACACTCTTAAAGCGCATCAGATAACCCTCTGGATCTTCAGTGAAACTGACAATTGAAACGGGAGACCATTTGCAATGCTCCTTGGCAGCTCCTTTCTTAACAACGATTTCGCAAGCCAATCGTTGTCCAGGTTTCATTGTCACAATGTGAGTTTCGTATGCGAATGGCAGTTCTGGAATATATTGTGTTGTCAACTCAAATGTTTCCACTCCAGCCGGAGCTGTGACGTCAAAACTGGTTCTGTACTCTTCGGTTTCAGGAGGAATGAAACGTGAGTGATCAATCACGAGGAGACCGAGCCGTTGGGCGACGATTTCATCATGACGTGGGGTTGTGTTGACATTGAAGATGACGAGATCAATGGCCCAAGTCTCAATTTCAGATAGGATTGATCGACGAAGCATATTGGCCTCTGTAACATCGGTGGTTCTGAAAAGAGCAGTGGTGACAAGACCAGTTGTGTTAATGTTGCTGAATCGGTCCATTCTTTGAATCCGAAACAAAAATGTTTTAGTTATTGGTTTCAATTACAATTTGTAATATGGGTTATTTATAATTATTCTAGTTACTAGGATAATTTTTATTTTTATTATTTTGATCGATCGATTATCAGACATAATTAATCTAAACGATGAATCGACTTTCATTAAATTTTATACAATGTCACATAAAAGATCCCGCCAGGAGATAACAGAATCCAAACCTTCAATTAAATCGGAAATTCAACATCAACCGAAACAAACATCCATTTTTATTCCATTTTCGGATCGCCCATCTAATATTTATGAATATGAATCGCTTCGGACGTTCAAACAAAAACTCGAAATTCGTATGACTAAATAATCGATTCTAAATATCGTCGAATAATTTCAATGATATCTCGACTGTTATCGCCATCATTACTAACTCCTTTGTGAAATTCACCTTCGAATTTCGATTCCCAAGATCTATCAGAACCCATGACATGTTCAAATTCAAATCGATGTGGATTTGTATGGATATCACAATAAAGACCCCATTTTCGCCAAATAATTTCGATCGACCCATCTGAATTAGCCCCAATATCATCCGGCATCATCTCGGTACCGGTTAGATTTTCCAAAATATATCGAATAACCTCAGCTGTCTCATTCGAAATGGCTATTGAATCTGGAAGCCACCCATCCTTTAATTCGGCTATTTCATCTAATTTATTTAATAAATTCATTGAAGCTTTGATTGAATGAATATCGTCGATGTTCAGATTATAAAATCATTTTAATTGGAAGAGTGTTTTGAACTCAGATGGACTTATTTCAAAACCGCATGCATTACGATGACCTCCTCCGTTTGGAAAACTACGACAAATCTCGGAACAATCAACTCGATCATCTCGACCCCGAAGAGTTATATAAAAAGAATTTTTAATCGGAGAATACACATAAAAAGCAACAAAATCGGGAAGCAATCCCGATCTCATTGGTATATCTAGCAGCTTATCTCCAATATATGTCCGAAGATATTCGAAATCACTGTAGACGTAAACATTATACTCCTGATCATGTTTAATAAATTTCACTTCGAGACGGTTCTTAATTGCTCTTTGAATATTTTCGGTATCAACTCGTTCCAAAAGAGTTCCACGTTCATATAAATCTTTTAGATCGATCGATGCAAGTTGATCAATACCTTCAATGGTAAAATAATCTGTCATCATGACACTAATAAGATTATTCGAATACGGTAATTGTTTGATCCATCGATCATGATCATCGACATATTTTATAAATTCTGGAGCTTCTATTCCTGGATTAAAATATTCCCAGGTGATCATCGCTCCACATTTATTCAAATCAAAAATGGGATTAATATCTCCCTTGTAATTGGTAAATTTCAAATAATTGGTTCGATGATGATCCAGAATTGTAATATTTTCAGTGAAAATGGCTAAATTTTGTAAAAATTCGATCGATGGACAGATGTCGACAAAGATTATCTTTTTGGAAGTTCCATCAATGATCTTTGGATCATTACCAGGCGAACATGGTATAAGTGTAATATCAGGATTATTCTTTTTGACGATCCATGCAGCAACGAGTCCATCAAGACAGTTATGATGATAAATACAAAGATCAAACTTGCAATTCATGTCTATTAGGTAGCGACTTCAATCGTTTAGACCTTTGTATATAATAATTTCGAAAGGAACAGGAATAATTTGAATAATATATGTATCACGTTTCATGATACATATAAAGATGTTTGCTAGTCGCCATCCACAGTATGACCAATATCGCCCTCTAATTGGAGGAGTCTTCACGATCGAAGGAATTATCGGAGTTGGAAAATCAACTCTTGGTCGGTCTCTGGAAGATCATCTTAATATGATTGGGTTGCGAGCAAAATTCTTTCCAGAGTATGTTAACCACGAACTGCTTGAACAGTACATTGGAGATATGAAGAAATATGCCTATGCGTTCCAAATGATCATGCTGTGCAAACGAATTGAAATTTATCGAGAAGCCGAACGTCACGCCAAGAAGGGAGGCATCGCATTGATCGATCGGAGCATCATCGGAGATATGACATTCGCTCGAATGCAGAAAGATAATGGTAATTTTACTCAAGATGAATGGGAAAAATATCTTTCTCTCATGAAATCCGAAATTCAGCTCACACCAACTGCATCAATCTATCTTCGCTGTACCTCACAAACATCTCTGGACAGAGTTAAACTTCGAGGAATCGTTTCTGAAATCGGCGGATACACTACCGAGTATATGGAGCAACTAAATGCTGCCTACGAAAAGAGTATCGCTGAATGTAACAACGTTCGTCATGTTATCATCGATTGGAATAATCCTCTACCAATCGTCGATGGAAAGCTGCTTCCAACCTTCATCGAAACCGTTCTATCGAGTCTGCTTTAAAAAAAATTATACATTCAAAATGTATAATCACTAATTTATCCTAACTGCATCACTATCATCTTATCCCATTAATTGTGAACAAATCAAGATATCAATTAGATTTTCCAGATTGATTAATATAAACCCTTATTTCGATTTTGCTACATCATCTACATCCATTTTATTTCTAACATCACCTACATCACCTACATCACCTACATCATCTACATCATCTACATCCATTTTATTTCTAACGTCACCTACATCCATTTTATTTTTAACATCACCTACATAATGAAGTGTCTCAGCACTCATGGCGTTAGATGGGCGCTCGCCCGTCTACATAACCTTATATCAATTTGTTAGATTAAAGATGGTTGAAAAATTATATATTTTCGAATATATAATTTAGAGGAATAGTAAATGGCAGCATCAGGAAATAACGAGTATGATGCGGATATGATGAATGTTAAGATGTTCGTTCGATCATATCAGAGACCAGATGACGTTTTGGCACAATTTGCAACATTCGAATTTTACATTGGAAGTTTAATTAATCAATGGAATGCCACCAAAGAGTATATTAACAGCGATGATTTTCGTAATTCAAAACGGTCATATATCAGAGAACATCTCAATGATTATGAGATGAATTTTTTGTCTCAGATCGAGCAAGCCCGAAAACAATTCGACCAGAATCGAATCGTTGATATTATCAACATCTATCGAATTTTTAAATATATTAGTCATGTTGGTTGTGGAGAGACCGAAATTGAGAATTTAGATCTTGATATCGAGTTGATTCCAGAACAACTGATGGATCGATTATATCCATTACCGAACACGACCGGAGAATTTGGAATTAACACCTATTTATATGGATTGTTTGAAGGAATCTATTTAATTGGAGTCCCGGTTCGAGAAACATATTTCGATAAAGTATGGGGATGTCCGAAAGAATTTATTAATCATGATATCGATCATTCAATTAATATTAACTATCGAACGATTGAAGATCCAAACAAATTGGAAACGTATCGATCGATCTATGACACAATTATACACGATAAAAATCTTTCATCAGTGGAGAAACAATGTTTTCTGATGATGTTGTGGGTCGATATTCACGAAATTAATTTCCGGTTATATCAAGATTTAATCAATGGCACTTTTGATTCTCAATCCTTGATTAAAGCCTTTTCACTATATAACAATGGTGTTGATAAATCCCTTGATGACTCTTTGAGAAAATTTACTCAATTAACAATGACTGAGAGTAATCTTGAAGATTTGAAGTTAAAAATTACAGATCCCAGAATTCTTAATATACTTGCGGATCTGGATCCGTATAGATTGGAACTAACATTGAATCAGCGATTTGGGTTATTCATTATCACATATAATTATGTTTTTAATGTATTTGGTTCGATGATCGATATTCATCGATTAGTATTTAATTAAAAATATCACAACAATGTTGTGATATTGATGGATATTTAGCATTTGTGGCATTTTCCAGGTTCTGGGCATTCCTGAGGTGGCTCAGGGAAGGATTCCTCTTTCCATTCACAAACCGAATCGCATTCGGTAACATCAACGAAATATTCTTCCTGTTCGAAGTATGCTTCCTGAACCTCAACTTCAACCTCTTCAACCCGTTCAACAATGTGAGGGAGCTGTTCAATGTATTCGATTTTATTCGGGGACGACACCTTCTTGTCATGGCAGATCTTTTCCCGACGATAGGGAATCCATTCACCGCAACATTTCTTGCTGTGACAATCTTCTTTGCAGTTACCATTAATACAGAAGTCAACCCACTTACAAACTTTGGTACAATAAGCATCATCGACGCATTTAATACGTGGGTGATCACGAACAACGACTTCTTGCACAACAATCTTAACAACTTTGGTGACGGGACGGTATTTAACAACTGTCCGGCACCGCTTCTCCTGGTGCACCTTCTCTACCTTATGACAAACCAGAATTTGCTTTTCAGAGACCCATTTTTCGCGACATCCCTCCGATTTTTCCTCGTGATGATTCTTATGTTCCTTAGAACGATTAGATTTCTTCTTGTGTGATTTCTTGTGATGACTTGAGTGTGACATGTCTTTATAGAATTATTAAAAAAAAAATATGTGATTAAATTTATCTTGTATGAATTTAATTATAAAAATTAGATAATATCTACTCGAGATGGATATCATACATACTCCATTTCAACAGGTATTATATGAGACTCTGAAAGATAACCCGTTTCTGTTTCAGAATGTTACTATCGGTTGGGACGATTTGAAATGGAACAATTTATCGAGTCTTGTAACTGCCGACGATTTAGATCAAACCGTTATTAGTACTCTACACGCGGAACAAATCTTTATGTCCATTTTTAATCAATACAAAGCAATGAGTCGTCCTCGCAAAAATTTTGAAAGATTTATGGTTAAACGTCAACGAACAACTAACGGTGGAAATTTCAAGGCGATTTCGGATTTTATAGGGTTTCGTATTTGGTGTCAAGTTTCAGAAATCACAACTATTACTACCATGATTAATGAAATCGCAACAGCGAATGATGGACTGTTTGTGGTTCGTAATCCGATTTTCATTGATGGAAAATATACGGATATTATTGATTTTGTTTATGTTTATGTACCATCAATTCGATATGTGATTGAATTTCAGATTGGTCATCCTTTCGCAGCTTATACATTTAAGATCGATTCATATCTTCGGGATAATCCGGATGGTTCGACAATTTCACTTTGGACTGATGGCTATTATGAATATGTTCGAGATTATATTTTGGCAAAATCAAATCAAACCGAAATTTCAAACACAAAAGATGATCTTTTGCAGAGAACACAAATGCTTTTCGGAGATCAGATCCCAACTGAGCTCGTAACGATTTTTGAACAATGGATTTAACAACGGATACCTTTAGGTATCCATCGTCGAGACATATCACACCATAGGTGTGATATTGCTTAACAACATAGTACGATCATGATCGTACTATTTTTTATGGCTTCGAAAGATTATAAAAGTCAGCATGGACTTGATTAACAGTTTCAACGACAAGATTTTGATTCAAGTTCTTGCAGAACAAGGATTGCCACATACAATCTTCATAATCGAATTTAGATAAGAAAATTAAATTACGAGCTCGTTCTGGAGTTAATTCATCATAGAAATTATATGAAGGCAACAACATTCTAAAAATCGGATTTCCGGTTAATTCAAGATGCCATCGATCTAACATTTTATAAATTAGTTTGATCCATGATAATGGATTGAGAGTTGAATTACCGATCTGATTATTTTTAATTCGAAGCGTTCGACAATTCGGTAACAGCTTCGCAAATTCAAATAATTTCGAAACATGAATAAAATCGTAGACCTGAAATTCACAACTCGCATTGAGTGCGATAATCTGATCAGCAAAAGAAGGTATTTTCAATGGTATTTGTCGAATGACATAAACACCATCTTCTCTTAAAATTCCTTCATGTTCAAATTTTGAATCGTAGAATGATTTGAGCCAATTTAAAAATAGACGTCCAATCCATTTGGTTGATGGTGATAATAAAGCAATCACATCATCGATTGCAACGGGTCCGGATTCGAACCAACAAATCTCTAAATCCGAATATAGAATTCCATTATCTAACTCTTGCTGGAGCTCTTGATTCGAGCTGACTCTTGAATCTGGACATTTTACAATTAATTCAGATAAACGATAATCTTTGGGAAAAATCATCTTTACTAATTAAAGATGATTTCTTTATGCTTTACGGTAAATAATTTCCTCCTCTCCCGCTACATGATTAGCATATCGAGCGGCAACGAAGAAATAATCGGAGAGACGATTCAAATATGACATGATGGGTTCTTCGATCGAATCTGGATTTTCATTATAGATGGCGACGACAAGGCGTTCGGTTCTTCGACAGATGATCCGACAAGTATGAAGTTCACACGCGAGAGCACAACCAGATGGAAGAATGAAATTTTTGAGGGTTGGAAGTTTAGAATCGAGTCGATCGATCTCTTTTTCTAGTATTTCGAGGGCGGTTGATGGAAACTGGACTCGTTTAAGTTTAGATGCAGAACTGGTGGTGTCACGAGGCGTTGCGAGCGAAGATCCAATATCCATCAGTCGTCCTTGAATGGCGATCAACATTTCCTTAATATCAATGATCCAATCATCAATATGAAGATAACATTTACCGATGGCAACGGTTAATTCATCAACGGTTCCGACTGCTTCGAAGATGATATCAGCTTTGGTTCGACGTTGTCCATTGTAGAGACTGGTTTGGCCTTTGTCACCGGTCCGTGTGTAAATGGAGGATTTCTTGATTTGACTTGCCATTTTGAAATTGATATCTTCGGTATAAATTAACATATCAAATAAAATATGAGTCAGTGGAAAACATCTCCCGATTGGATTTCGATCTCGGATACTGAATTTGAGAGTAGAATCCGACCCATATTAGATACTCATATGGATGAACTCATATCATTATTGGAAACATGGAATTTAAATCAAGGTCGTAAAATGGGACAAAATACTCGAATCCCAAAATGGCTTCCCGATGTTGTGATTAAATACGGGGTAGAAAGAGTTGAAAATGCAAATCGACTTCGAAGAATCATCGCCGAAAAATCATTATTACATATTGGAATTCCACATAAATTTTTATATCACATTCCGGGTCGACCAACTGATATCAACAATGAAAATTATTTAGTGATTGCACAACGAATACTAAGAGCCCCAAGTCGCTACCGATATTCAGAATTAAACCAGAATCATGTTCACGATATTTATAAATTGGCCATGCATGGACCGCATTATGATATGCATGCACTTAATTGGATTTTAACTGAAGAGACACAAAAAGTTTATATTATTGATACAGATATGGTGGCAATGCCGAATCCGGAACAAATTGATCAATTACATGAGGATTGGTGTAAACATTTCGATCGGTTAGAAGCGCCAGGTGGTGGAATATATCTGAATCCAGAGATTGTTAATCATCCACTGGTTAAAATCAGGCTTCATATGATGTCGAAGCATTGTTGTTTTGATGATGATGCATATCGGTACATGGCCTCAAAGATTGAAAAATCTCGACAACGATGGAAAGATTTGCAAGGCCGGTTAAACGAAACTGGTTGATATTTCGATTTATAATATGTAGTTAGTAGCAATACAGACCCTGAAAGAGGTCATGACTCTGACTCCAATATGTATCCTGTAGGGATACATATTTATGACAAGAAAGGATTACTCCTTTAGTTCTTGCGAGGGGCACGGCGCTCCTTGCGGCAAGAGCATTCGCCCTTGGGCTTACCGCAACCGCACTTCTTGGGCTCGTGCTTCTCACCGTGGTAAGGCTCCCACTTGCCCTCGTACTCCTTGCGGAAGGCCCAGTCCTTGTGGTGGACAACCTCCTTGTGGCACTGGATCTCACACACAGTGTAGCACTTGCGCTTGCAGACGGTGTGACCAGCCTCCTTGTGGCGCTTGCACCATTCATCATAGGTGCCCTTGCACCGCTGGCAATGACAGCGCTTCTTGTAACCATTGTCGTCATAAGAGTCATGACGTTCGGATTCAGAACCAGATTCGTATTTATGTTCGCTCATGTTTGTCTGTTTTACAAACATGGAAATTTTTTTTTTGAATTTTTTATCTTCTTATACTATTTATTTATTTTTTTTTAATCGGAGTTATCGAAATTCAGCATATTTCCTGATGATAAGGGTCTTGGCTTCACGATAACCGTTTGATCGATCATTCGTATAAGTAATTTCAAGGGCTTGTTGATGACCATCGGGGCGTATACCCACAAGTTCAACCACCGCTCCTTCATCGGTAACAGTCTTACGGGGAATAAAGAAATAGATATCTTGATAACCTTCGCTTTTGCTTCTGGATACCGCTGCTGGAACGTATTTCGCGATGGCGGGATCTGCAAAATCACGTTTCCGTTTGACTTGACTTGCCCATTGAGTGTTGATACCATATTTGCCCAATGTGGCATAAGCGTTCGCATAGGCCGTGTAATCAGCCTCCTTCTTCGTCTTTCCAATTGCTCGACCGATTACAGGGTCAGTGATCTGAATTCCATTTTCTTGGAGAAAATCCAAATGTTCTTTCTTCAGCGAAACAGTGAATTCAACACCCCGTCTTCCAGTTGCTGCAACTCGATCAGCTTTAGTTTCGATCAATCCAAGAATCTCAAGAGTGTCAACTGCTTGTTTTGCCGCTGAAGTTCTGGCATCAGTTTCTTTAGGCGCTTTGCTCGTGGCAAACAGAGGGCTCGTAACTTCATATCCATTTGATCGTAGCATCTGAACGAAGGCAGGTGTCAATGAAATATTAACGTTAACTCCCGGTTTTCCATCATAAGATGATTCAACAGGCGCGGGAAGCTCAAATCGAACAAACATTTGGATGACCTGGGTCTTGGTTGATCCTTCTCCGAGATCTTCCGAGATCGAAACATTGTTGTAGAGATGAAGAATTGCATTGTAACAGTTAATATAACCCCATCCCGGTTTAACCATGTCAGATATGGTATCGAGAGCACCAAAAAACGATTCAAAAGCATCTGCATCAATATTCAAACTCGCTCGATCCAATCCTGCAACTCGAACATAAGTTCCAAGGCCCATCTGTCGCGACATTTCAGCCTGCCGCATTTTACTCATGTATGCAACCTTGAGCTCGGTGTATTCTTTCTTGTGAAGATGAGGAAACCGTTTCATCAAATATTTGGAAAAAACGGTTTCAAGAAGGGCATCACCGAGAAATTCAAGTTCTTCGTAGTTATCAGTGGGACTATAGGTCTCATGAGTAAATGCTTTGGCCCATATAGCCATTCCTGATTCGTCAAGGAGACGGAATCGATCTTCATTGGTTGGTATTATTGGCTGAAGCAATCCGTTAAGGAATGACTGCAGTGCGTGTAGCCATTGCGTATATTCAAGCTTGTGTGGGTCTGAGATAGCTGACATTTTACATATCGACGGATAAATTTTATTTATTTTTTTAAAAATCAAAATTTATCTGCTATCATCTAATATAAATGACTATGGTATTGAGATTAATTTCAAAGGATAATTTTTAACAGATGTATTTGCATTTAAATCAGGGGTAGATTTGATCGGCTGAATTATCGATCTACGGGGTTGACGGATATATTCTCGCTGTTTTCGATGATAATTTTTATCATCGGGACGGCCTTTCACGATATACCACATGATGATGACAATAAGCATACCGATCACAAGAAACGTTAGCCATCCCTGAAATTTAATTATAAACATAATTGCTGCAATGATTATGATCATTCGAGTCATCGCATTCAAACGTTCCGCATCGTTCATGTCAGGATGTGGAAGTATTACCAACGATTCAAATAACAACGAAGGATTCTCTAGCCAAAATCCGCTTAAAATCGGTGTAGATTTATTATCGTTTTTGAGAACTCGATTAACGAATTGTGTTGATTCAAGATCGATGATCTCTGTTGGAATACGAGGATGATCAGCCGGTATTTTTGTATAGGATATTTTATCCCGATATGGTGGAAATCGACGATATTGAGAATCGATTTGTTTCAAGCCTAAATTATTGACAGATGGAGAAGTGTGATGATTGAAGCCATTTAATGATTTAGACTGGAATGAGTTATGATGTAGTTGTCTGAAGATAATATTATCGGTCTTATCGACAGTATCCATTTTGTATATTATGAATATATTCTGGCGATATATCAAAGATATGGACATTAATCTCAATACTAATCGATCATTATCACTTGAAGATGGTTTAAATCTTCAGGAATTCGAATATTCTCCATATAATTTAAATCTGATACCGGAAGATCAGGAAAGTTATCAAGAACATGATTTAAATTTGTCGGAGATTACTATTCCAGATCTAACAATTCAAGATTCGTTATTAAATGATAGTCGACTCTCACCGGGTGGAAATGGAAGCACTACTAATAGACAAGTACTAACTCAACCACCGACAAATGGACAAAAATGGTGGGCTGCTGTCATCTTTGGATTTATATTTGGGATTATCAGTAGTCCAGCTGCCTATTACGCGACCTCAAAAATAACTTCAAAAATCGGAAATACAACAACGATGGAAGGACCCGGTCCTAATTTCATCGGTCTATTGTTACATAGCATCATCTTCATTCTAATTATTCGACTAGTTCTTTGGTAAAAGAAACGAAGTTTCTTCCACCGGAATCATCTTCGATGATTTTGGTAAAAGATGCTAAGCATCTTCAACCTGGAGGGACAGAGTTCCTCTTTGGTAAAAGAGACAAATGCTAATAGAATATTCATAGGCCTATGAATATTTTTTTTAAAGTAGATATGAAAAATCGCCGGCTCGTTGTAGAAACTTTTGAACCCGGGAGAAAAGAATGCCACTTTCATTGATGCCACGTTGAAAGTCTTCCCAATTGATCCAAGTGATACCACAGACTTCTGGATATCTCTTTTTTGGTGTTTCAGAGATGGTTTGTATAATTTGTTCGAATTTTCGATTAAAAGCTTGACATGCTGTATCCGGATCGATATTTAGATGTACAAAAATAATTAGATTGTTTGAATCATAAATAACAGGACAGGATTGAATTGCATCTGGATGAATTGGTTCAAAAATTTGGAGCGTTTCTTCTTCAAATTCTCGCAACGCTCCACGGACAACATTAAGATCATGTTTGTAAATGATTCCGCCACCAAAATCCGTTAGATCATGGGTTTTTGCGTCCAACCCAAATCCAAAATAAACCGCACCGTTGTGAACAGTATATATGACAATGCCAGCCCTTTGTGGGCGAACACATTCGAGATTCAAATTTTGAACTGTTGTTTTAACAACTGGAAGACATGATGGTGTCAATGGAGGTGAAAACACTCTTTTGATTGGTTCAGTATGATCTCTCCTTGATCGTGATTTTCTAAATCCGGTCGAACGCCGTGGACCTGACAATGAATTATTAAACCCCCGATTAATAATCCGAACGGATTTTTCAGTGGCATCGATACATGTAGAATTTGACATTGTTTGATGTTTGGGTAACCTGTTTATAATTACAACCATCAACTTCATATATTATTTTATGGCATATAAGTTTAGGTTATAAAAAGGTAAATTTTATAAATTATATATTAATTACGAATTTGTAATAGCAATAGTGTATAAAATCCATGATCCGAAAAATATTCGACAGAGATGATCATCATGTTTAAATTCTTCCGACATTTCGATCATATGGGATCCAATTGCATATAAAACATTATGCCAAAATTGTGTTTCTTCTTGTTTGGTTTTGAATTTAAAATCGATTTGATTTAAACAAACTGCCCTTAAAATATCTTCGAAATTTGTTAGTTCAAGAGTAAGATTCTTCGATAATTTTTCAGAACTATTTACGGAGACATCTGTTGACAAGTCTGAATTCGATATTAATTTGCGTCTTTTCAGAGGAGGTTTGCATCGCCTTAAATCATGCTCTGATGATTGAGAAGACATCGACATAGAGTTCATTTATGAACTCCATGTGTTTTTTATAGTGATAATTCATCAATATGATTCAATCATTCAACAGGTATCTCGACATTCGATCAATGATGAAACAAGAGTACCAACTATAATTAGCATCATACTGTTTAATAATTTCATCGATCCGACTCCGAATACTCGAACAAATTACTGTCATCTTGGTTGTTGGTTCTTGTATCTTATTCCCATTCATATTTGGAAGAAAATCTTTAATTGTTTCAACATATCTCTGATCCGGAGACATCTCCCCAATCCACTTTTGTGGATTTTGATAATGGATCATTTCTTTTACAATATCTCCGATTACTGTCTCCTCCCCAAACCACTTTGAGAAAATCGTTTTCGATAAAACACTGAAATCATAATCCACACTCTTCGCAATCATCGTCGCTGATTCATTGCAATTTATTGGTATAAATTGTCCTCCAATTCCGGGACGAATTCGAATTGTAGGCTCTCCCGTACTTGAAAGTGCCAGAATATCGCAAAAAGCGATGATTCGTTGGACCGATTTTCGGAAATAAGGATCCTTTCGCAATAAATGTTTAGAATCCAGACGATTCAGTGGTGTTTCCCAGATAACTTCACCTTGCAAAGAGATAGGCACATAGTACAAAACATATTCCCATCCCCCAATATTAATTCGATGTACTCCTCTGCGCGGAATTTCAAAGATCGATTTAATATCTTCAACAATACATGGAAATGCATCTTTTGTTCGGTTCGCGTTACAATAAACGATTCCTTCCGGTAAATTAATACCATAGTAACTAGTATTTTCAAGTAACCAATGACTAACTATCACATCTTTCGAAAAATGTCCAAGATGTGATCCATCCCACTTCAATAATGTATTAATGATTGTCAAAGCCATTTCTTCGTTTGTGAATACTACAGACACGTCTTATTTTTAATTATTATAAATCACATTTCAATTTAATACCATAAGTTCAAAGTCTTATATTAACTCACTCAATCATCGATGTTATATCATAGATGATTTTTTTTGATCTATACTAGACCCATTTCTCGACGAAGTTGTTGAATCGCTTCAATCAGTTCGGGTTTATTTCTACCAGACGGACTGAGTCCAAGTCTGTTTGCAAAAGCTATCAAAGCATCACGACTGTAACCCTTCTTATTCTTACCAATACGTTCCTCCACAAATAAATCAGGATCGATTTCATTAAGAACGCTAATGATATATTCGGGAGTTCCAGGAGTCGGTGCATAAACTGTCCCCGGTGCCATTTGTGGTAAAGGAGTCGGGCGTTTGGGTGTCCTCACCGTAACTGGAGACATTATCGTGTTAAATTTTGGCAGTTGAATTGACGGCTGACCCGGTGATCGAATGATCGCAACTGGTTGTGGGGGTTTATATGTAGTCGGAGGCCCACTTAAAACATTTGGTATATATGGTTTAAGAGTTGTTGAAGTGATGGATGTATATCCTGCAACTTGTGGTCCAACTTGAAATTCTGGACTAACAGGGGGCGGAGTAAATGTTGAAGGAGCAGGACCAAAAGGACTTGGAATTCTTGGTGCTGTCACAGGGGCCAACGTTAATGTCATTGCTCCAGGTGTTTGAACTGGAAACGTTGGTTGTGAAACCGTGAGTGTAGTCATCGTTGGTCGTGGGACTGGAGGCATAGTCATTGTTGGTTGCGGGACTGGAGGCATAGTTAAACTCGGTTGGGGTAGTGCTATTGGAGCACCTGGACGTGGAAGCATAGTTAAACTCGGTTGTGGTAGTGCTGTTGGAGCACCTGGGCGTGGCACTGGAGGCATGGCCGCCATTAGTTGTGTTGGAGCAGCTGGAAGCATAGTTAAACTCGGTTGGGGTAGTGCTGTTGGAACACCTGGACGCGGAACCGGAGGCATAGTTAGTGTTGGTTGTAGCATGACAGGTGCTGCGGGCTGACGGGTTTGAAGAGGTAACTGTAGTCGCTGAAATGGTCGGTATGTCGTTGAAGGTAATTGTAGCGATAGCTTACTTGGACTTGGCAAATTTATGTTAGGTAATTGAATCGGTGGAGTTGTCACTGTCGGAACTGCAACCGCAACAGTTTGCATAACTGGTAGAGGAATAGTTGGTGTTGTGACTACTGGTAGAGGAATAGTTGGTGTTGTAACTACTGGTAGAGGAATAGTTGGTGTTGTGACTACTGGTAGAGGAATAGTTGGTGTCGTAACTACTGGTGGAGGAATAGTTGGTGTCGTAACTACTGGTAGAGGAATGGTTGGTGTTGTGACTACTGGTGGAGGAATGGTTGGTGTTGTGACTACTGGTGGAGGAATGGTCGGAGTTGTCACTGTAGGAACCACAACAGTTTGCACATTTGGTAGAGGAATGGTCGGAGTTGTCACTACTGGTGATAAAATCATCGGTAAACCTTGAATTGTCGGTAGCCCTAAAATTGTCGGTAAACCTTGAATTGGGGTAACGGGACGATAAGTTGGATGAAGAAGTCGACTCTGGAATGTAGCTCGAGGATTAATGGATAAAGGAGATGTTTGATTCCGGGCACTTTGAACGGTTGCCAAATTTGTTTGCCAGGGTAAACGTGGGGGTCCATACAATCGAGTAAGAGTTGCTTCATCATTTAGAAAATATTGAGGTTCCTGTGGTAGAAATGGTGTAGTTATCATCGGAGGGAGGGTTACAACTGCAGGCATCGTTGGATGAGCCAACGGCTTTGCAATCTGAATTGTTGGAATTTCGGAAGCTCCAGGAATCGTTGGTAGTTCAGATACTCCAGGAATCATTGGAAGTTCTGATATGCCTGGAATTGTTGGAAGGCCCGGAATTTCTGGAATCGTTGGGAGTGGCTGTTGATCGGGATTAACGGATGAGTCTAACACACGTAACCATTCGATAGCATCACCTAATTCCAAACCATCCGGAATCGTTCGATTGTGCCGACTTATCGCGATTTGTTGCAATTCTGCTAATGTTTTATTATCGTAGTCGTCCATTTATATGGAGACTAAATTTATCATGTCGCAATTAGATTAGTAAAAGTATTGATAATCATTATTTTTCACATTCGAATCATTTCATCCAAACACCAAATTTAAATTGATAAATTATCATCGACCAAATTCATCCCAAGATATATTCATCCGCACGTTTCATCTTCGATTATCAAAATATTTCCAACCCCTGATTCTTAATCATTGCCAATTTTATCCAATTAACAACCTCAATCACTTGATAAGATCCATGGATCATTCTTTCAGAATAGATGATGTGAACTTAAAATTTTAAGCGTTGGCTGATTCTGAAACTTACAGGTTAATTAAAATAATATATTATTTTAATGATGAAGGGATCGATCCAAACATATAACGAATAAAATGATTAAATAAAATATAAATAAATCTCAGCTAAATCAATAGCCTTGATAAAATGCAGCAACCTCCTGTACCAACACCAATGATGCAACTCCCAACTGTTACAGTGCCAACTCCAACGGTGCAGCTTCCAACTGTTACGGTGCCAACTCCAACGATGCAGCTTCCGACTGTTACAGTGCCAACTCCAACGATGCAGCTTCCAACTGTTACAGTGCCAACTCCGCCGATGCAGCTTCCAACTGTTACAGTGCCAACTCCAACGATGCCGGGTGCTCCTGGTACAAATCTCGTTGTAGGACAGCCACAAGTTCCAGGTGGAGGTATTCTAAGGCAACTTGGAGGTGGTGGAGCCGCTGTAATCACAACTGGAACGAATCAACCGATTATCGGAGGTCCACCTGCGCCCATTATCGAAGAAACACCATATACGATTCTTTCACAAACAGCGCAAATTTGGAACGGAGATTTGGCTAAAGTTCAAAGATTGATTGATCTTCGATATCCGAATGGAAGTCTAATCTTGGATTTGAAGAGGCCAGATGTCATGACTGAAATCATTGGGATGTTGAGGACCCAAAGATTCGAAGATGTGATTAGATTCTTGAGCGATCCGAATTGCACAGGGCCTGATTATGTCCTATGGGAACAGCGATCGATGGATGATGGTCGAACGAAAGTTGCACGAGAACTTGTCATTCAAAGAGCCGAAGAAGTTGGTGTCAAAGGTGTCGGCAAATGCCGTAACTGTACATCGACCGAACTCGTGTATGCCCAAAAACAGTTAAGATCAGGAGACGAGCCTATGACCATATTCGTCAGGTGCGTTTTGTGCCACAAACAATGGCGCGAGTAATCGTTGTTCATCGAATCTCATTGGAAGGTTTCAAACATCTAACATCAAAATTCGTACGACAAATTAAAAAAAAATATACATCTGACTAGATGTATATGGAAATTTTTTAAACGTGAAGTGGTTGGATGCTTGGTCTTCCATTGAAACCATCATAGAATAACTTGACGTAACCAAGGGAAATTCCGAGAGAGGGAAGTTGAATCATACTTGTGATGACCGTGTGAAGATATTCTAAACGTTGTTTATCATCCAGAAGATATGGACTATCATATTTATCTGGATTATATCGAAGAAAAAGAACTTGTTTTCCTGGAGCGATGAATTGGACATCTTGATAAATTGCTCGCATTCTGGTATCTTCCTCGATTTGAAGATGTTTGTTGTGTTGATTTTCATCGACCTCAACGATAATATAACCGAAACTAGAAGGAATTAGAAAATCAGGTCGATGACGTGAACCGTGATGATAAACTCGCTTATCATGAACAAAATCGATCTTATGGGCAACTAGTAGTCGTTCAACAGCTTCTTCGCGAAGACTAATAATAAATATGTCACGATATTGACCACATTCCATGCAAACATCCTGATTGCTTGGATAATAGATTTCATCCTCGCAGTTTGGACAAATTCTTTGAACCAGTTCGATATCGGTCGGTAAACAATGATCAGGGCATCGAACTGGATAAATCATGGTGTCATTAGAATCGATAAACAAAGCTCGGTTGCGACATTTAAGTTCATGACAAATTGGATTTCTCTTGAAATAGCTGTATTCGTTCAAGGAAGCATGGCTTTTGCAAGATACTGTACCAAGTGCAAATAAAGGACACAGAGATGGACGAGAATTACAGTCGGGAAATTTGCACTTTTTATCTCGGAGATTGATCATATCGATAATTTTATGTTCAGAACAGAACCGAGCTATTTGTCCTGTATAACCAAAACGAGCTTGAACTCCGCAATCTGGAAATTCACATTTCTTATTATGGATATTAATCATTCCATCAAGTTTATGGCGATTGCAATATTCCATTTTCCCGCCATCGAATCCAAAACATGGTGTTAATTGACATTGTTCAATTAAACAGGTTCGGTCTCGAACATTAATCATGCCATCTAATTTATGTCGTTTGCAATATTTACTAGTCTCGCCAGGAAAGGCGAAAGAAGGTGAGACCAAACAATCCGGGGATAAGCATTTCTTCTTTTTGTTATCGAACATGCCATCGCTTCGATGTTTGCCACAGAATTCTAGAGGACCACCAGGTAATCCAAAAGAAGCCGTCAATCCACAACCAACAAATGTACATCGTTTATGTTTAACATCAACGGCATCTGTAGGTCGATGTTCAGAGCAATATTCAGGAACTTTACCACCCATCACGCCTTTAACATCTTGATTTCCATATGATGGAGCTTTGTTACAGCCCGGAAACAGACATTTCTTGTGAATAACATCGACCATTCCTTCGAGTTTATGTCTTGAGCAGTAATCATTGGAACCACCGGGATATCCAAAATATGGAAGAGTGTCACAACCAGGACTCGCACACTTCTTATGGATAACATCTAGCATATCATCGTGTTTGTGATCAGAGCAATAGAGAGATTTTCGAGCTTCATACCCGAAATATGCTCGTTTATCACATCCGGGATGTCGACAATGGCGATAAGTTTCGGCATGATGAATGCATTTAATGTCATCCTTGGAGCCGATGTTACCGCAATCGGGATGAGTACATAGAATGATATATCCGTTAGGGACTTTTGAAAGTTTGAATCCAGATGGGTGTTGGATAATATTTTTGTTGGTCAGACCCCGACGACCAAGTTCTTTCGGTGTTCTGACAACTGGTAATCCATTGTACTCGGTTGGTGTGATTATTTCTTCTGAAGTTGGTAAAGTTGAAGGGGCTGTTGTGGGAGCAATCAATAGAGTTAACATGACGATCTTTGGTCTCCTCTCTTTGTAACAATATTATTATCAATTAATTGTCAATGGTTCATCGACATCTTCTGGGGATGAACCATTGGAGAGTAAATAAGAAACATATATTATTAATATATGTTTGATCGAGTTAATAGCTGAGGGATAGGAGGAGAGATTTCCAGAAGATCTTTTCATCGGTATTTTTGAGGTAAGGTGAAAAGAATTTATCATGAAGCTTCATCAGATCGGTTTCGGAAAAATTTTTGGAGGTGAATCCATTAATTGATAATCCCATTTTGAATGAAACGTATGAAGTTGGACGAACAAAGTTGATGATACGATACAGATCTTTTCTAGAGACAGATTTATCGGTTTGATAGGTTCGAAGAATTGGTTCAAAGATTGCGAAGGCATCTTCGGAGTAAAAATTCAAAAAATCGGAGCGGATTCGATCCATTTTTTGAACTTGGTTCGTAAACAATAATAAAGATATCAATCTTTAATTTATTTTTGAGAAATAAACTTTGTTTCTTGATTATTAGTGATTCTAGAAATGAGTATGTCCGATAGTAAACCGACTTCATTTGCTGATGATCCGGTCTTCGATCCGAATAGTACACCCTCCGTCAAATATCCGAAACCAATAATAACTCCAGAGCCAACTGTCAAAACAACGATCCAGACTCAAGATTTATCCGAACCTTCAAAGAAATCGTGTCCTCAAAAATGTCAGACTCCATGTTCAGTCAAGGCCCCAAATGAAAGACCTCCATGGCCAACAATTATCATTTCGGCGATCGGAGCAGGATTGCTTATGTATACCGCGGTTGGCCAAAATATACCACAAGATCGTCGAATTTTTGGTATTGTAATGATTATATTATGGACATTACTTTGGGCCCTGATTCTTTGGGTATTATGGAGAGAATATCACATAGCAGCTGCTTGGTGGCTTTTGGTGATTGGAGTTGCCATTATCGTCATCTTTTTTGTTATAGTAATTGCCTTGAATCTTGGAGGGCCATAAAAGTGAATAAATTTATCCCTATCAATAGGAATAAATATTGGCGATCTCTTTTTTTATAATTATTGTTATTATTATCTGGATATTACTATTAATAATACTAATAGTAATAATAATAATAATACTATTATATATTTATTCCATTATTATGGAGTAAATAATATTTATGTATAAAATAATAGATTAAAAATAAAATAACTAAACAAAATATATAAACCAATCCCTATATTTGATCGATTTTTGAGTGATTAACTTAACTACATAAATCAAATCATGGCTGAAACTAATATGAACGCTTTTGTCACCTCTTGCGCTGGTTATGTGCACTCCTACATTCTGGGTCCAATTGTGCAACATCTCAACGGAAAGGGTGTTCAGGTTACCGTCGAAGAGCTCGCTGCAGTCCTTCAGCTCCCAGCTGCTCGCTCTCCTGCTACCCCTGTCATGCCGGGTCCTGCTGTGCCTGCTATGGCATTTGGTGGTGCCGTCCCTGCTATGGCAGCGGCTGTTGCTCCGACCGCTGGTCGCAAGACTACTGCCACTGACAACCCTGTCGCTGGTCGTAGCTGCATCTACCAGTTCAAGCGCGGTCAGTCAAAGGGCAAGTTCTGTGGTAAGCCCGTTGCTCCTGGTTACGACTTCTGTAACACTTGTCTCAAGCAGCGCAAGAACCTCAACAAGGAAGTCGGTGCCGCTCCAGGCGTCGCCCCTGGTATGGGTCTTCCTGGCATGGCTGGTCTCCCTGCCGGATACGCTCCTCCCGTCCCAGCCGCTACCGCCGCTGCGGCTGCTCAGCCTGGATCTCTCAGTGTCGTTCCTTTTGACGCTGAGCGTGGCCTGTTCAAGGAGCCTAACCACAACTTCATTGTCTATGAAGTCAGCCCGGGTGTGGTTGCAGTGATCGGTCGTCACTCTGAGGCGGATGGAAGGATTGTGCCCCTGTCTGAGCCGGAGAAGATTACCGCTCAGCAGATCGGTCTTGTCCTGGCTGAGAACACTGCCACTCCTGCTGCCGCTCCAGCTGCGCCATCTCCTCTTCCTCCGATTCCAGCGGTTGCTCCTCAGATCATGCCTCCTCCCGCCATTCCTACCGGTCCCGTCCAGGGTCTCCCTACCATCCCTCCCCTCGGAGGTGTTGATGGTGGCGCCGTCCCCCAGATGCCAGATATCCCTCAGATCCCTGGCATCCCCCAGATCCAGATGTAATCTGGATTAAAATATTAAAAAAAAATTATACCTATGAAGGTATAATTTAGATATAGAATATGTCATTGGTTGGTTTCCAAGAAACTTTATGCGTGAGGTCTTTCGACAATTCGATATGATAATCTTCATCGTTATTATCATTAATAATATTTTTGTCAGCGGGGACACATTTCCAATGATAGCAACGAAGACCAGTTTCACAATCAACATCTTCAGCACAGTCGCCATTGATTTTTTGTTTGCAACGTTTACATTTAATATCGCAGATTAAATCGCCACCACATGGAACATCCTCTCGGCATCGAGCATGCATGGTTGGTTGAAAATCTTCAGAAGAATTATCGGAATTCAAAACGGAGGAATTATCTATCTGGAGCCACCATGAAATAAATATAACGATGACAGCAAGACAGATTAAAATTATCCATAACATCATTTTGTATATATTACAATTTTATTGTAATTTATTTATTAAATCCGTGAAATCGAAGCATAGCATGTGTGATGATCATAATGGATAGAAAGGGATCCCAGGATGGTGGAAGATGAAAAGGATGAACTAAAACGAGAGGACCGTCTTTTGAAAAAGGTCGTGGTTTATCTAAATTATAAATGATTGATTCTTGTGTTTTTCCTTTATCATGTTTAATCGTTTTGATTGTTAAATCGGAAAGAACTTGATATAAAGGATATCTTGTAAACACAGTTGTTGTTTCAGCTTCTATGACCGTGCATGAATCTCGAGAATTGATGATTTGATATTTTTGAATTGGTTTGGGGGCACAATTATTGAAAACTTGATCCAATATATCGGCAGAATAATCATCAGGATCGGGACTGATATTACCGTATAATCCTGTCACTATTTCTCCAGATTGTAATGGAGAGATGTTGTCCATAATAATCAATCGAGTTAACCAAATCGCATTCGTGGTCATGACATAACAAATATTACCGGCAAGTCTTTGAATTTTCACAACTGGACAATGATTATCACATTTAATGATATCATTGGAAGTTGGTTGATGAATGATATCTTTAGTATTGACGATTCTAACCTCATCTTTTTGAATAAAAGAATTTAGAATCTCCGTTTGAATGTCTGTCAAGTTTGTTAATCCAGTATGATTTTCGAGTTGAATTAATTCATCGGTCGAAAGTGGAATTAAAGAAACGACTTTCGGAGGGAAGTGATTAGGACTTGAGCCTTCGAATGGTATTTCGTGGCCATCATCGGTTTCATAGTAGGTGATGCGATGATTACTTTTGCAGAGAGCATATTTAATTTGACATCGATCAAGAGTAGCAGCAACAACTTTTGAATAGACAGTGTTACCAACAACTGTAACTGGATAAAAAGGAAATCGACGTATGATACGGGCAAAAAATCCAATCATAATCAAGCTACATAATTTTAACAAATTTCGTTTGTATGAATTTAAGTCTAAAATTTTATAGATTCGACCATTGAGATCGATCGAGATGTTGTATTTTTTACAAAGATTACGTTGAACAAGAATCGAAGATGATTTAATTGGTCCATGTGTGCGTGGAATGATTAGTTTACTTCCAACGGTCTCGGAAGATATAGATAATTCTTCAGAAGATCTCTGCATAAATATCTTTATAGAAGAATTATGATAGGTTTAAACAATATCACAATCACATTGTGATATTGTCCGACGATGGTTACTTACGTAACCGTTGTTAAACAATATAGAAGCTATGCTTCTATACCATCTCGATGTTATATGTCCTGGAAGGACATCTGATATTAAACAATATCACAATTACATTGTGATATTTTTCTCTTTCGGTCGACGTAGATGTCCTTCCCGAACAAAATTTAGATTTGGTTACTATCATTTGGAAGTTTATCTTCGAGTTTTTTCGTGTATGTAGGATGTCGTTTTCCTGAGTATGGATAGAAGATTGGATTATCATCATCTTCCATTTTGGATAGAAGATAATCCTTCAGATTTATCGCTCCATTTGATGTGTTAACAACGATATCGACGAGTAATCGTTGATAAACGTCGATATCGGATAAACAACAAATGACCCATCCATCTGTTCGATCGATTAATTGCTTAACTTCAATGCACATCTGATTACTTTTCCACATATGTGTCGCTGGTGATAACTGATTAATACCAACTCCTCTTAATCGACATCGATATGTTGTTCCGATTTCCGGAATAATTTCGATAATTCGATCTAAATTCGGATTTTCAAGAAAATCGGAATCCAGATCCTTATATGTATATTGATTCGATATAACATCCCGATATCTTTCGTGAAGTTCGGTTGGAATATGCAAATCGATATCGAAATTTGTCGCGTCATGAACATTTACTATGAATCCAATCACATTTTTAACCTCCCGCATCCGTTGATATCGGACTATTTTTTCATCCATCGATTTGCATTGACTTCTCAAAATCATCTTCGATGATTCCGGTTGAGAGCTTTCAATTTTTGGTAAGGTCATCTCCGAATAAATTTGTGGAATTATCTTTTGAATTCGGTGTTCGCTGTTACGAACCCCCGAAAAGTTATTATTTTTGTACTTGTGATATCTTGATTTTGGTAAAAGCCGAAGGCTCTCACCTGGAGGGATAGAGTCCCTCTTTGGTAAACAAGGAGTGGCCGAAAATTTATTCATCGCCGATGTTTGACAAGATCTCCAATGATCTTTATTGGGAAAAGTTCTAATATTAATCGGATTATCATCGATTCCGAGAAGATCATCATCAGAATCACTCATATCAATTGTGTCATTTATATCTAACATTTACAATGATCAGAATAGTTTTGATCGATCTTTTCTAATTCGATAATATGAATGTTTGATATTATCTAAAGCTAGTCAAATCGATAAATATTAATACAAAAGATAATAAAAAAAATTTATCAAAAAATATCTTGTCTTTAATAAATGACCAAAGACAATAAGTGTTCATCTAAGAAACCATGTGATACATCATCTTCTTCCTCCACTTCTGACAGTAGCGAAGTTTGCCACAACAAGTGTGAGTCCAAGTGCGGTAAGCGTGACTGCAAACCCGACGAGTGCGAGTGCCTCTCCCCCGAGGAACTTGTTTGCAAGCTCAGCAATGCCGTCGTCGAAGTTCACTCCGAGTTCATCCTTCTCGGAACTGGCCCCGCTGGCCCTCTGACTGGTGCCACTGGTGGTACTCCTCTCGGTGCTAATACCCGCGCCGATATCATCGTCGAGGGTAATGGCTTCTTCATCAAGGGTCACTACATTGTTGCCCCTGCTCACCTCGTCCTTCTGCCTCCGTCCCTGACCTCGGTCGCTAACCGTTATCCCTTCCTCAACCCTGCTGATCTGACTCTTGGTCAGATCAAGAACCAGATGGTCCGCGCTAGCCGCATTCTGGTCTCCGTCTTCGATGTTAACAACAAGGGTAACTCCTTTGTCTATGAGGCTGATCTTGTTGGTGTTGATGGTGCCGGTAACATTGCCGTCCTCAAGATTAACTACAAGAAGCAGTGGAATCTGTGCAACCCTTGCATTGAACCTAAGTGCCATCCGTATTTCAGCTTCGGTTCCAGCCGTGCTTCCAAGAACGGCGAGAAGGTCTACCTGATTGGTGATCCCGTCACTAATGCTCTGAACCGCCGTCAGTTCAACGCCGTCGGCGCAGTCACTGAGGGTCTACTGCAGGATCACCGTTATCTTGATTACAGCGGTTTCACTCTCGCCGAGTCTGTCCTCGTCAGCGCTTCAGTCTACGCTTTCAGCGCTGGTCTCCCCATCCTGAACTGCCGTGGTAAGGTCATTGGTATGCAGCTGGCTGATGTGTCCGGATCTCTGCCTCGTCTCCAGATCTTTAACCCTCTATCGCCAACCGTCCCTAGTGGCGAGCTAGTCAACGGTGCCAATCAGCTCGAGGGTATCGGCGCCGTCGGTGGTGTCTCCGAGTTCTTCATGCGTCGTGTTATCAAGGCTCTGATTAAGGGAAGCTGCAGCCGTAACTACAACTGCAATATTGAGACCATCTGCGATCCCGCCGGTGCCTATGCTCGTTACAAGAAGGCTTACGCTGGTCTTGCCTACGAGGTTTTCACTGGTGTCAGCTATGACTACACCATTGATTACACCTCGGGTCTCGCCCCTCTCGGTCGTCCTCGCATCCGTCTGGATAGCTACGGTAACTTCCTGAACTCACCTTCCTGCAAGGAGCTCATTGGTATCCGTGTCATCGGTATCGCCGGTGCTAACCCTAACGATGGTCTTGGTGTTCTGAACGGTCAGTGGTACGTCCCTGGTGGTAACGCCGTCGCTCCTCTGCCGGCCTCTCTGCCTGTGAGCCCCTTCTTAAACAGGCTGCTCCCGGGTGACGTTATCACTCACATCAATGGTGTTGCCATCGGTGATCTCAACAAGCAGATTGCTCCCTCGCTGATCACTTGGCGTCTGTGTGCTGGCGATCAGCTCGAGATCTGCTACCGTCGTGGTGGTAATGCTCTCAACACTGCCGATAACGGTTACACTGAGAACTACGAGAACCTCTACACCTACGTCGCCTGTCTGGCTGACTTCCCGTACCTCATGGATTATCCTTGGTACGCCATCAACTCCTTCCCCCTGCTGGCCCAGCTCCCCTACCCCGGCTTCAACTTCCCGGCTAACCAGCTCCGTAACCCTCAGCTCCCAAGTCTGCTGGTTGGCGCTACCTTCCGTCCCGCCATCTAAAGATTTGCGGATTACAAAATTAAATATACATCCAAGATTGGATGTATATAAATCAAGAACTGAGCTCCTCGATCTGTCTTTTCAAGCTATTTATTTTCTTCAATTGCAATATTAGCGGTTAGACTACATATACATTCGTCGATGAATGTATATAAATACGTATATATAAATATAATTTTTATAAAAATGTCCGAGATGACTGAACAACGAGCAATTTCAATCTTCGATCAAAAATTAGATGAAGTTAAAGATAAATTAATTGAAGTTCCTCCCCCGATTCAATCATTCTTTCAGAGAATTTTAGATCAAGTCAAAGTAAAACATGCTCTACTTTCTGAAACTGTAAATCAAGTCTCTGGATCCCCGGAAGTATCTCAAATCGGAGGATTAATGTCGTCATTTGATCCGAGTAAATTGATGGAATTTGTGAGTCAAGCATCAGGAATGATGCAAAAAGTTAATGTCAAACAAGAAGATATTGATTTTTGGCGAACCAATCCTGAATTATTAGAAGTATTAGCCTTCGATCCCCGAGCTCGATATATGTATGTAGCAACACCATTATTACCTTCATTATCCATTCTTTATCTCGAATTTAATGTCGAATCCAAACCCCTCTACGTTCTATTCGCTTCTAAACATGAGACACCTCATGTCTATTCAGAAAACATTCTAACTCAAGAGTTGGTTCATAAAATTTTTCAAGAAGAATCAAGTCAGATGAATCCAATGGTTAGTATGATGCTACTCCCACAAATTAGTCAATATTTTGATGTTGATAAGTTTTGGACATTCCTCGATCCAAAACTTAATCCGAAACCAGTTTTAAATCGTCGACGTCCAGTCTACGTCGAAGAGTTATAAAATATACATCATCTTTCTTGATGTATATCTAAAAATCTAAATTTAAATATTAAATGGGAAGTCATGTATCACGATTAATTGACAGCACACCGTTCTCTGAATATATCGTCAGAAACATTAATATACCGCCGAACTTACTCGATGTTAATTTATATATCGATCAAACCAAATTATTATCACCATTTCATCCCACAGATTCAAAACGTGGACTTTTTACTGCGAATCCAATTCCAAAAAATTCCATTATTAAGATTTCATTAATGGAATCAACCATGATTAATGATGGTGTCATGGATTTTCGACCTTTAATGGAAGCAGATACAAGTCGAGATGTCTTTGAAGCCTGGCATATGGTTTACAATAGTTATCATAATTTTGATGTCATCGCGAAAAAAGTTAATTTAGTTAATCTTAAATTTCCCGAACAGGATCCATCAATAGTTTATTACGAAGTGATTCAAGATATACCCGCAGGAGGTGAATTGTTAACGTATTACGGAATCGTATCTTGGTTCTTAATTGCTGTTCTAATTCTATCCACCCAAGCCAATCTAGCTGGATATATTAAATTTTATGAAGTGGCGATATATCAATGTCACAAAGATTATCGAACTTGGATTCAGAAATATATCGATTGGATCTATCCACATCTGAATCCAAATGTTCCGATTCGATATACGGATCCGAATTATCTTGAAGCTTACGATAAATATTATTCAACTGTTTTTCATACTCAAAGTATGGAATCAGAACTGCTTAAAACGATTCCTCAAAACTGGTAGATAATTATGATTATATTTCTAAATTTAGAAATATAAATTAATGATGATATCGATACCCCATTGTGAAGATATGATCAAATTCATCATTCCAATTTTCATATATGCGATCGGATGAATTAATAAACTCTTGATACTTTTGTTCCATCATCTCCGAAATCTCGATCGATAATCTTTCTTCCGGAAAGTATGTTTCGCTGTCTGAAACTAATGATCCCTGATCATCTAAAATTTTAACTTGTGCCTCCGGATCATAAACTTTTAACGCATTTCTAATTCGATTGGAAAAACTATAAAGTTTTTCTCGAGATTCGGAACTTCGATAAATCATACCAATAATTTGATCCGATGTTAATCCTGGGATCTTGACATAAACATTGAACGAATAGCGCCCCGGAGGTTGTAGACCTCTATCGATATATCTTTCTTCATCCCGTGTCAAAATATTCTCACCGGCAGATGGATAGCCAAGAATTCGACCCAGAAGGATCTCGCGTGAACCTCCAGTTGTTTCAAGATACTCATCATGAAGATGTTTAAGATCTCGTTTAAAGTAGGTATAATAAGTTGTTACAATTATACCTTGAGAGTCAGTGATAAAATAAAGTCGATAATCAAGATCATCTCGATGCAATGAATCTCGATATTTTCGTAATAAATGTAGAATATTTTCATAATCTTGAGAATCTAAAAAATCGACCCATTGAATCATAAATGCTGGACGAACTTTACTTGTAATTAGACATAGATTAACCCAAATTGGATATGCTGATCGATTAAATCCAGAGCCATCGATATAGTTATAGGTTAAAAATTGGTCTCGACAACGCTGAAGATGATTTCGAACTCGATTTGATTGTTGAATATGAACAGATGAAACATAGGTCGCCATTTAATTATCGATTAATAAATACGTATGCTAATTATTATTGTGGTTTAGAACTTTCAGTGGTCATAAATCGATAATCGAATCGACGATTTATATAGGGATGTTGATCTAACCATTTTTCTAAATGTTCACGCTCCCCACTTAGTATAACTGGTCGACTTCTTTTATCAAGATGTTCAATTAACACAAAAATTGCTTCATGACCAAACCTATCGTCTTGATCCAACATCAAAGTATATCCCTCGTCGATTAAAATCACTTTATCTTTATGAGCTTCTAAAACATTATTCGTCTTCAATGAAGTTTGTCCAACATATTCGCCAATAAAATCTCTACGATTTAAAATTTTAATATCCGGATTTGAAATCAACCCGGATTCATACCATATCTGAACTAAATCATGAACGAATGATATCGGATCCGAACCATAAATAATAACATGGGGAATTTTATTATTTCCTGAAAGATAATTTCTATAAGCTTTTAATTGTTTCAAACTCATATTTATATGTGATACATGTAGTTTTTAGAGACATCGCATCTCCATAATGGTTGGTGTCGACACCGATGTACAAATAAACGCATTGTTATTTAAGAATTGACAGGATCCGGGAGTACATTGCTGATTTAATAATCCCGGATTTTGTTGACAAAATCCATTTACGCAAAAGAATCCCATATTATCGGTAATTGTTCCAGTGACACCTGTTAATGCGCTCGGATTATTACAAAGATCTGGGGGTGAGCCCGTATTACCACAAAGTGCTCCCAAGCTATTTGCAGAACATTTTCCACTAACACAGTAGGGTTCAGATGGAAATGGACAGCAGCCGGTGCAGCCAGTCGAACTATAATTAAATGCACAGAGGCCTCCCGATGGAACACATACTTTTCCTAATTTTGTTACCGAGCAAAGTCCGGAAAGACAGTCAGTATTTTCAGAACAGGGTTCATATAATTGGCCCGCCGTACAACGACAAACAGAATTAATACAATACGAACAAGTTGATGGACATCCTGTCGCACCAGTAATACCACAAGGAATATTATCAAGACCATCAGTTCCGGTTCCACAAACGGTCCGAGAACAAAAATATCCCGGAGGAGCGGTTATATTACCATTTTGCTGGGCGATTGATGGATAGAAATTTAAATTGGTTCCAGTTTCACCTGGATATGGATATCGACAGGCATTATTAAAGCAGCCCTGACCGGTTGGACAGTCGGAATTAACTTGACATTGAACGCATCGATTGTTAAGACAAGTTAAATTACGGCAATTTGTATTATTTTGACAGGTATTGCCTGTTTTAACACAGACATTATTGACACAAGCGGAACCATTTGGACAGTCATTGCCAGTTAAACATTGCTCGGAGTAACAATAAGGACTGATGCATATTCCATTTTCACAATCATCATTGGTGGTACAAGTTATTTCGACACAAGAATTTCGTTGACAAATCTGACCGATTGAACAATTTTGATCGGTTTCACAGGAAGGGGCGGGTTGTGTTGGTTGCCAGACGACGACATAAACGATGATAATAATGATCGCGAGACCGAGGATTAAGAAAATAATGGCTAGAATATACGTTATCGGATTAATTTCAGTGTTACTTTCATCGATATCCATTTATACATTATCGAAGATAATATATGAGAAGCGGAATCTTACAATTAAATATCTGAGGTTACTCAAAAGATAGTATGTTTTTGGGTGAAGGAAGTTATGGACAAGTCCGGATTCGTGATGGTAAGGCCGTTAAAAAGTTTTCCAAACTATCTCATTTAATTCAAGAGTATATGGCATTACGATATTTAGATAATTGTGAATACGTTGTTCATGCAAAAGACATTGATTTTCCTAATTTAGAATTACACATGGAGCTATATGATTGTAGTCTTCGAAAATGGCTCGAGGAGCAAAGTAATAAAGGTGGACCAAAAATCGAAGATGTTTTAATAATTTTACGCGATGTCTTAAGAGGATTGGTTGAATTACATGATCGAGGCTTAGCACATGGAGATTTAAAACCGGGTAATATTTTGGTTAAAAGATCTCCACTTCGAGCGGTTCTTGGCGACTGTGGATTTGTTAGTATTGCAAAATATGCGAAGGTGGATCGGACAGCAAAAATTTATCGAGATCCGACGATCAATCATGATATTTCTCACGATATGTTTTCATTCGGAATATGTTTTCTAGAAATAATCGGCGATATTAAATTTAACCGGCAAGCTGAATATAAAGAACTTCGGGAAGCGGTTTATGAAAAGGTTGAAAACAGAGAATATCGAAAAATAATTTATAATTTGCTACATCCGGATCGAAATCGCCGACCGGACGCTCGATCTTTATTATATCGATTATTTCGGAAAAATCCACCACGATGGCGTAAAGAGGCATCCGTAGAAGCATCTTCAAACATCGTTTCGGTGTTATTTGAGGACCGTCGATTCATTCGTCGATTAATGAAAGATACGGCCCATGTTTATAAAATCAATCGAGGAAAGAAAGGATATGGTGCTCTTTTGTCCTATATTGACAATCATCAAATTCCTGTTTCGAAACATCGACTATATACAGGGGTGACATTGATGATATTATCGGCTATATTTGGAAGGTCTGGATTTCGGGAAGAAGAAGTATTAATCTTATGTGAAAATCGACATTCAGAAACCGAAATGTATGAAGTTCTTAATAGGATTCTATCGGATCAAGTTTTTATTAAGTTATTATTAGCCCCATAAATTTCAGAAACTTATTTTGAATCTATCATAAAGACATCTTGATTCATGTCGGATGAAATCTTGACAAATTTAGAGTCAGGAACATCTTCTCAGATTGAATATTTAGGTTCCGGGTCTTATGGTGTTATCGTATCAGAAGTTGGTTCTGATACGTGTCGTAAAATTTTTACAAAAGATCGCGCGATGTCATTAATCCGAGAAGCTTTCATCGTTAAGAAATTATCTCATATCCGTGGTATCACCGAAATTATAAAATTAGATTATCCAACTCCGCAGGATCATCAATTCATGAAGAAAAATAAAATACTCACTGAGTCCTCCATTCTTAAGCGAGCTACTTCAACCGAAACAACTAAATCCGAAGATGAGACTCCCTGGGGTGTCATCGTCATGCGTCGATATTGTTTAACCTTAAACCAATGGTTGCGAACCAAACCATCTTATGATTCCCGATTCAAAATCCTAAAAGAAATTATTCGAATAATTAAAGAAATACATAATGCCGGGGTCATACATGCAGATCTTAAGCTCGAAAACATAATGTTAACCGATACGGGTGAAGTTAGGATTATCGATTGGGGACTAAGTAGTTTTAAAGGTTATGCTAGAATTCAAGGGACGACCAAAACATATCGACCCCGACAACTTATTCAACATTATTGTCACGACATCTATTCGCTCGGAGTTATCATGATTCAGCTGATACTCGGATTATTGATCGTTAATACTCTAGAATATTTGTCATGTATTCGAATGTTAGAGGCTGCAATCTCTCATCTACCCCTTCGAAAACTTTTATCAAGAATGATTCATCCGGAATGTAAAAATCGACCCACAATTCATGAAATCACTTCATTCTTCAATATATCAACCGATATTTCAAAATCGATTCTAGATCAGAATTACGTCGCTCTTAATATTCCGTCTTCATATGGTATTAGTAATCTAAAATATCCATTAATTTTTCAGGAATTTTTGCTCTCGTATCCAGAAACTTATGAAACAATTATATGTATTCTCGGAGCAATTTATCAATGTGTCGATCCCCGCAAACTCCTTCTTCGAGTTAATTATACACATGTGGTCCAATTTATCAACCTTCTTTAATATTATATCATGATATAATATTATTTTACAACCAGAGTTAGAGATTTAACTTTTGAACTCCCTTCGGTAAGTTGTTTCACTTTCGATTTAGCCCAATCAGTCTGTCCCTCTGTAATATTTTCGGTGGTTGGAGTTGGTGATTCTGCATTCGGAATATGATGTTCTGTAATCACTCCACCGCGAGTAAGATACCATTTTCGTGCTTTGTACCAGTGTGATTTGAAAATATCATCATTATCAACTAAATGCATTACAGTTGGACTTTCCGCTCGGAAAACTCGTCCCACATTTTGAATCAACATCGAATATTTCTTTAAAGAACAGGCTAAAATTAATAAATCAAATGGTCGACCATCATACGTTTGACAAAAATTAGCCTGATCGAATCCTGTTCCAATTTTGCTAACCGTCCCAACTAGAACACTCGCATCTTTATATCCCTTTCGAGTTCCACATAAACAATCCGATGAGACACCTCGCTGTAGAAGAGCTTCATTCAATAAAACCGCATGTTCGACCAAACTCGTTAAAATTAAAATTTTGAAATTTGTATTTGCAACTGCTAAATTAATAATAATTTGATTTCTTCGTTGATCCATCAATGTGTTCTGAACTAGACTGATGTAATCGACACCACCCATTCGATTCATCTTTCGAATTGGTTTAGTGTTGGTCATAATCTTCATGACTTGAAAAGGTTTAGTTGATTCACGATAAACACCATGGGATCCGGCGATAGCATAAATCATGCTATGCATATTATCATCTCGTTCCAAGCTTCCACTTTCAATCAGAATATATTTTGGATGAAACGCCAGCAAACAACCAACTCGAGATGGAGTACAAAAACAATGAGCTTCATCAATGATTAAAAATCCAACAGCATCTCGAAATTCTTTTGTGAGGAGATTCCATCGAGTATCCATGCAGATAACAACATCACAAACTGGAGGTGGATCCTTTTCACCGACAATCCAAACACGAGCGTTGGTAACATCTTGAAATGATTTCTTCCATTGAACCGTCAGAATTTCTCGGTGAACCAGAACCAATGTCAACAATCCAGCTCGGGATCCCAATTTAGCGCCGAGAATCGTTTTACCAAATCCAGGATACAGGCCTAAAGTCGAGGTGCCATATTTTTCCAATTGGTTCCAAGCTTCGATCTCGACACCGATTTGATTTTCTCGAAGTGTTCCGGTAAAAGTATAATTGGAGATTGCAAACGGATGATCGATATTGGGCGTAATTTGGAAGAGGGAAGCAGCGAATAAATATGGCAGATGCACATTCTCACCTTCAACATGATAAAATATAATCGGTTCTGGTACTTTTCCACGATTATATTTACTATTAGGTGACTCTGGTTGTAAACATAGCATTGTACGGATCGCATCGGCAGCTGTTGGTGAAATAGTTGATCTTTTAATCAAACATGCCATCTTTAAATCAGTATAGATGAATAATTAAAGATGTTTAAACAAATCTTCGTTAAAGGAATCAAATAATTGTCCAATAAATGGGAGAATTAGTCCTTCAAGAAATCACAAAATCAATACAGTTGAAAATGGCTGCTGCAGGTTCTAGTCTACCTGTGATGGAAACAAACAGTCCCGTTATTCCGATTTCTGAAAAACACAATACAGCATCATCTTCTGCAAGTTCGTCTCCGGGTCGGCCAATATTTTTATCATTGATTTCTTCAACTCCACATAAACCTAGTGTGTTTGACCGACCAATTCAATCTGAATCAGCTCAGCCCGGTATAATTGAAGTTACAGTTGATACTTTCGATAATTCCGAAGATCGCCAGTTTTTTGGCGGTTATGGAGAACTAGGTGGTCATGTGATTACACATAGTGGACATAGTATATTGGGTGATCTCAAACAGTATCCCTTTACCGATGACATCAAGAATCAAGCTGATGTTATTTACAATAAAATGATTTACCGTGTTCGTCGAGGCAAAATTCGAGATCAGATGTTGTTTTATTGTGTTTACTGTGCTCACCTCGAATTAGACCGAGATGTAAATCCAACTCAGCTCGGCACATTTTTTAATTTAACCCCCGGTGAAGTTCAACGTTGTGATTCGATTTTTTCTCCTCTTCAAACCGGTTATCGGCCTCCTTCCACGAATACTTCAGCCCTTCGTTATTTACCGGATTATTGTCGAAACATGCATCTATCTGAAGATGCGATCGAAGAAATTATCAATTTAGCTCGAAGTATTCTTCGTAAAGATCCAACTTTGTCGCAAGAAAACCCACAGACAGTTGCCGCCGGATTGCTTCGTTATTATATTGTCACCAATGGTGTTGAGTGTGATGATCCTCAACGAATTACAAAAGTAACTGGTCGTTCAAATGTTACTATTGAAGGCATGTATCGTCGTATCGCCACCATCGACAATAATTAAAATGATCATTCAAATATTCATGCCGTTCGATTCAAACCATGACATCCATGACTATACCGCAGGGTCTTTCTTTTTCAGCTGACATGATCACACCAGCTGAGGAGTCAGAAATCATTCGATGGCTTGATGCTCGAGAATGGGTTCGTGTCAATCCTTCAAATCCGAGTTCTCGTCGTGTTCAACAATATGGTCACGCATATGTCTATGCGACGAAAGGAGTATCAGCCGGAGTTCCGATGGAGGGTCCAATCCTCGCTCTTGCCCAGCGAATCGAAGCTGCAGGGTTAATGAAACCAGTTCAGTGCATTGTCAACGAATACTTTCAAACTCAGGGTATTTCGGCCCACAGTGACAGCAAAAACTTCGGACCGATCATCATCGGTATTTCAATTAGTGCTGATGGTGTAATGACGTTCAAACGTGGTGAGGAACGATTTGAGCTCTTTCTTCCTCATCGATCAATGATGATGATGACTGGCGAATCTCGGTATACCTGGACTCACGAGATCAGTAGCAACAAATCATACACAGTCGCTGGACACAGAATCATGAAACCGGATGATTATCGACGCATCAGTCTGACTTTCCGCGAATTGGCATGATTAAAAAAAATACATGAGAACGCTTATGTATTTTCATTAGGATCATCTTGAAGGGTGATTGTTTCTTCGGAAAAGGATTCGGAACATATATTATCATGACATGGATCTGACCAGATGATATCCATGATTCGACAGGTGATAAAAAGGATGATCAGGACGAGCAAAGATTTCATGACGGTTGCATAAGAATAATCTGGGATCCAATCATGAAAAACGACATTGACAGATGGTAAAGAAAAGAAAATATAAGCGATCATACCGACGAGCGGCAAAATATAACATCGATATGATAAGTTAGTCATCTATTTAAATAGATACAATTTTTGTAAGAAGCGAAGGTTGATGGTGTAGGATTAAAATATTTTATAATTAGTCGATGTTAGAATAAATCAATAAATACATAGAGTGATTAAAAAAATATATCTACATTTAAAATGACATCTACTGTTAAATCGTCGATTCCACAAAGTATGTCAAGTTCGAATACGTTGTCGGTTCTATCATCTATGACTCCTTCTGTCCCCCGTCCTGCAATCCCTACTTCGATTGCCATGCCACTTGGTGCAAATCCGAAGTTGGCTCCCGCTAAATTAACTGGACTCGTATCGCCGGATACTCCTATTGTTCCAATTAGCGCTCCAGTTCCCGTTGAACAAACGATCAATAGTTCGATGGCACCACCTAAGCCCGTCGTGCTTCCGGATCCGGTAATTCCAGTTGCATCTTCAACTCCTCCTCGATCTTCTAATTCACCACGTCGAGTTACTATTTCTCAAGCAACTACTACCACCACTCCAGCTGCACCCGTTGCTCCTACCGCTCGTGGTGCTCTGCTTAATCTTGCTTCAACGACCTATCCTGACGCCTCAGAAAGTGCTGCCATTCCATCCCGAGCTCCAGCTTCGAGTCTACCCCTTCGTCCAAGTTCTGAGATTATGAATCAATCGTTTGAAGTTAGAAATTATCAGGGTATTATTTCGAATTCGAGCTTGGAGAATGAACTTTTGAGCGCCGGATACGCTCCCCTGAGCAAGATCGTTATTCGAACTGACGATGGTGATAAGAGGACTCAGTACATCAAGGCATTAAACAAGAATGGACAAAAAGTTTTTATTCTTGTGGATGTTCATGGATACACCACGGCTCGGGCTAGTGATCTAACATTGATTGAGGCTCATAATGTTAGCATCGTCCCCTATAGTTTGAAGACCGGCGCGTTTAACTGTGCAGGCAAAGATGTTTGTGGAGTTGCATTTGAATGTGGTCCAGATGCTGTTTGTGTTTTATCTCGAGGATCTGATGATTTGAAGCCAAAGGAAGCCAACTTTGTTTTTGTTGAACAGCATGTTCCATCAGCCGCTTCTCTCGAAGTTGAAGGATCGATCATGACATATCCAGTGATTCGTTTGAGTGAAATTCGAGCTAATCCGGATTTGGTCCTATCTAACACCGATGTTGTGACGCGTCGTCTTCGTAATGAAGGATACAAGACGTTATTAACCGAACTCGTTTCGACTCAACATTCAATTAATAAGCTGAATGAAGCGTTTGTTCGGTTCAACTGTGCTCGGGATGAATATGCGACTAAACTGAATCAAACACTGACCATTTTGGAAAAATGGAATCGAGAATATCTTAAATGCCCTCCGACGACAGATGAGGGTAAAGATAAATATCGTAAGCTCCAATTTAATTTAGCTCAGCGAAACGAAGGAATTGCAACTCTTCTTCGTTCGATCAAGAAAGTTGCAGACAAGAAAGCGGAAATCGATGCTCTGACCAAAGAAATCAATGATATCACAGATTTCTGTGTTAAAGAATTTGCTACCGTCGAATATGCTAATTCGGATTAAATCTAACAAAATATCTTATCGAAGATATTTTGGTTTCATCGTTGAGTTGATAATTGATTGACTCGACATTTAACAACATCAATGGAACATTCTTTTGGAAGTTCGAAAAAATCACGTGCCGCATCTGTTGTACAATCATCTCCCCAAAGATCCCATCTTACTATCAATGATTGAAGATGATTTGCACTACCATATAACAGAAGATGATAAGCATCTCGATAACCAGTATATTGACTCGTTCGCTCTTTGGTAACAATATCTGGATATTCATACTCTAATTTGGATTGATTTAAAAATGCATCATAATATCGATCTCGAACTCCATGTCTCTTCGCGAAATCATAAAGAAATGGATTAATACTATAGGATCGTGATAAACTTGAAAATTCGTCAGTTCTTTGAGATGATTTAGGTAAAAGATTTGGGGCATCTTCAACTGAAGAGACAGAGTCTCTCTTTGGTAAAAGTTTAATTTCAAGTTCCCGATCACCTTTATAATCCAATAGATGCTGTAATGATTCTTGAGCAAAAAGTCCCTCCGAATTTTGATCTAACCATTTTCCTGGTGAATATTCAATGCAACGAGCGATCATCGAACCTAAATCTTCATCATCGATCGGTACTTGTTGATTCTGATGAACTTGCAGATATAAATAGAGAGAATATGAATAATAAACAAAACATCGACCAAGATGCCCGAATCCAGTCAATCCATTTTCATGTATGATTTCGATCGCTTCCGTAATTTTATCTTTAGTTCGATTTTGTAAACATTCTTGAAGTAAAATTGTGACTCTTTTGTGTAGATCTTGTTTTGAAGATTTGCTTTCATGAACCTGATGCATACCTTTCATGCTTGAGATTGCATTTGGGTTTGTGCTACTTAGGGGTTGAATCTCAAAAGGAAATAAATTTGAAATTTGTAACGATATATCATCCATGCAGATACCAGATTCGATATTCCCATGGTAATCAAGATTATTCATACATGTGAGCAGAGAAGCCATTTTATTTTATAATCAATCAGCCTTAGGTGATTAAATCATTATTTGTTTTGATTTCGAGATCGGTCCATGTTCCAAAGAGTTTATCATTAAAATGTGTTGCCACACCATAGTTTTGTCCCGGTTTATAATGATGAATAAAATGTAGTTCTTTTTCGCGCCGAAACCATTCATATCCATTTAGCCAATGATCTTCCTGATGATAAGAGCGATGAATCCACCAATTCCAAACAAAGACGACGGTTAGTGTTATAATTGTGACGATAGCTAAAATTCCTGGAATTAACCCGATCATAACACCCAATCCAACAATAATTTCAAAAGTCATAATCAAAAGTAGAATCCATACAAAATCTTCATCCGCTTCATGTCCGGCGGATATGTCAACAATATGATGAATTCGGTGAGTTTCTTTAATTCCCGGGACATATCCAGCATGAGCACCAAAACGATGCCATAAATATCCATAAACTTCCGCGGCGATAATAACCGCAAGAACATAAACACCCCAGAAGATTGTGTTAATATAAGTGTTGGATGATATCATTTCCATTACACATATGATTTCATATGCGTATTATTCTTCTATTGTGGTTAATTTATCGATCGATATTGAAATAAATAAAACCATGGACTCTGACAGATTTTGATAATTTCATCATCCATCATATATTTATTTTGAATCAATCGATCATACCTCGTGAATTCAAACAAACAATGTAACAGAATATGGACATATTTATTTTTCTTTACATTTAGATATCGATAGATCGCCTCCAATTCAACTTGATTTAATGGTGATTTTGGATCTCCAGTTAATGGCACATCCCCGTCGAGAATATTATTAAATCGACAATCAAGAGGAATTTGGTGGCGGTGATGATATTGAACAAGGCTTCGTGTTAACTCAGCGATCTGATGTGCATGATGATATGAAGTTTGACAAACATTTGCTAGAACCGAAATCGGATAACTATCCAACATATGTTGGATATGACGATCTGGATTATAATAATTCCATCCCTCGTAGATAACTTCATTAATTAGATAATTGGATTCCGAAATTACATTCATGGTTGTGATTATATATGAACGATTTTCACAGACTTCTCGATATCTTCGATCGACATGTAAACATATATACATCACTAATTTTCTTTCAAAATCATTCTCTAATTCTGGAGTATAAAATGGTTCATATTTATCGATATAATCGTAAATTAACTGATGTTTCCGAAATTCGAATGAAAATCGATGAATTATATCCAAAGCCTCGTAATCAATTGATACCGTGAATTCTAATATATTTAAATTCGAAGTTTTCTCGTCGGTAACAAGAGACCAAGACTCTAACCCGAGACCACTTTGTAATATTGTTTCAAGTTCGTCAGTTGTATCATCTGTAAGTGCAATGTTATTAATTTCGTTGATCATGATAGACCTTTTAGTACGGGGCTTTAATATGTTACCCATTTATTACACCATATATAAGATCAATTTAAATTGATTCGGATTAAATCAAAATTAAAGATCCCAAATGGCGTCTACATCTTCATCTATCACGATTCTGCGGGAAACTTTGAATCAACTGACAAAAGATAAACGTGTTCACTCCGATGATCCTCTTCTTCAATTGCTCCAACAAGAAATTTCTGACTATGAATTTGAACAATATCGAGTTCAAGATGATTTTCAAGAAAGTTTTTCTTCCATCTTTGAAATTTTGGATGGTCATCCCCGTGGAGAACGAGCAGCGGCTGAATATCTAAAACAAAAGAAAATTCAACGGCAACAAGCTCCCAAGAAAATGAGATTTTCTTCAGAATTCAAATCAGCTCCTTTGGATCCCCGTGAAAGACAGTTGGCCAAATTTATGACCCAAATCAAACGCAATATGCGCCCTGGTTCTCCTCCAATTCCAAAGGATCATAATAAAGATAAGCAGTTGAGACAAAAAGTTATTCAACTGGTTAACACCTGGAACACTGTTGATGGACCTGTTTGTAGATATTGTGGTCAAATCGAAAAGATTGTTCTTAATTCAACTGAATATAAGATCGATCGACATTCACATTAAAGTGAATATTAATTAACTAATATTCGACTTTCTGGATCTGAAATGGCATCGACTTCTTCAACAATTACTGTGTTACGAGAAACTCTCAATCAACTGACTCAAGATAAACGAGTTAGTTCCGATAACCAGCTTCTAAAATCGATTCGTCGACAAATCGATGAATATGAGGCTGAACAGCGACATGTAGAAGATGACATGGAGAAAAGTTTTTCCTCCATCTTTGAAGTTTTGGATAGACATCCTCATCCGGAAAGAGCCGCCCAGGAATATCTTCAACGAAAGCAAATTCAGCGCGAGGAATCCGAGAAACAAGCTCAACAGACAATTCAAGATCGACTCTATCAGTATGAAGAAAAACTGATAATTCTTCTGGCTCAAATTGGTCATCTTGAAGTTTATGCCAAACAAAAAGATTATGACAAAGTAATGAGATGTCGCCAAGAGGTCGACCAACTTGTTACGAATTGGAATACAGAAGATGGTCCTCGTTGCAAAGAATGTGGCGAAATCGAGAAAATCACTTTGAATTGGATTTGTTATAGCTATCGTATCGATCGACATTCTTTCTGGGAAAAGGAAATCGAGCATGGAGGAGGCATGGGATATACTCCTGCAAAATATCATCCTTGTACTCGCGGTAAACATCCATCCAGATAAAATTTGAAGAGTTACTTCTTGCAAACAAATAACATGTTAGTTACATGTTATTTTTTTTGAGACACATCTTTACTCCGCAGCGGGCTTGGGTGCAGGCTGAGTCACAGCGGGCATAGCAGGAGCCTTCTTACCCTTGGCAGGGGCCTTGCCAGTAGGCTTGGGAGCAGCTGGGGGCTTGACCTTACCGATGGTCCGCTGAATCGAAGACTTTTCGTCAGATTCCTTCTTATTTTTCTTAGGAGCCTTCTTGTCTCCAACTGCTGATGCGACCGAAGAAGCAGCCTTGACAACGGAAGGAGCACGGGGCTTACGGTCACGGGCCCAGAAGCACCGGAAAACAAGGCGCTCGTCGTCACCGTGCTCGGGCCAGTAAGTGTCCGTTAAAAGAACACGGACCATCGCGATGCGATGGATCGAAACGTCGCGCTTGAAAGAGACGAAGCATCCACCACGAACACCGCCAATCTCGCGGGACTTCAGAGGGACCTTGACGGACCAAGAATCCTGAGGAATGATATCCCAATCAGCGAGATGCTTGAGCTTATCGCTGACAGTGCCAACAACGGTTTCATCGTTGGAACCGAGCTCCTTGGGGACAGGAACAAACAGAGTCTTGGTACGACCTTCGCCGGGGTAGTTGTTGGGCTTCAGCTCGAAGACGGTGATGACGAAGTCCTTGCCATACTGGCTGCGACCATAGCCATCCTTAACGAGTGCATCGTAGCTAGACGTGGGAAGGATCGCGATGGTACGATTGGTTTCTTTGCCGTCACTTTCGTAGACGACACGAAGGAATCCGACATCTCCGTATTCGGTAAGGAACGAGTCGATGCTGACCAGACTCTTTCCCGAATGAATGAGATAGACGTTAAAATCAGGAACTGCATCGACAGTGGATGCAGCACCAGCGTTCTCAGTAGTATTTGCCATTGATACGAGTAATATTTTGAATTTATCATTAATCAACCGATAATAATTCAATATTTTAATTATATATGTATCGACTCCCATTCATAATTAATATTTTATAAATTAAGCACTCGAATCACAGAAGAAAGAAAACCACGCTGAACCGATTGCATTGAAATTAAGACTCAAAACAAAGAAAATCAAAAGTGGAACTAGAATCGTAATGATTCCAAGGAAATATGCCAGATATGGTGATAACATCTTTACATAATTTTGAAGAAAATCAAATTAACTTTGTCTTTATAATATTTAATCGACTAAATATCTGAATGATTAAATCTTCCTCGATCCCGATACCATTGCCAAACTAAAATGGATCAACATGGTCGACTTCTTAAAATATCATTACATCAATTTCGCTGTTGGGATTCTTTGATCGTTGAAATACCAATCGGTGGAATCACTCTGATCAAAGGAAGCTCCGGCGGCGGTAAAACAACAATTTTACAAGCCATCGCTTGGTGCCTATATGGAAATCTTCGACTAGTCGCTCCAAATCACATGGAAAAAGCAAAAACTCGAGTTCTGATCGAAATTCCATATAACTTGAATAATAAATTAGATCTTCTGACTATCGATCGTCAAAAGAATCCAAATCGATTGATTCTAACTCACGGTGATCAAGTTTATGAAGATAAAGTCGCACAATCGATCATCGATGATATTTTCGGCACTTTTGAGATCTGGCTCGCCTCCTGTTATATCGGACAAGGTTGTCGAAATAGTTTTCTAACCGCCCCTAACACTGGTAAAATGGAATTGCTAAATAGTATCGCTTTTCATGAAGAGGATCCCAGTCTCTATATCGAACGAATCGATGCCAGTATCTCCACCGAAGATGCTAAGTATAAGGAAAAGCTGACTCTCTTTACTAGCAATCTCAATCAATATCAAACTTTCTTTGCTGGAGTTGATGTCTCAAAAGCTCTATCTTCGGACCAACTCACAGTAATTAACCAGAAAATCGAAACTTTACTCCAAGATCAAGCTCGGTTACAAGAAGTCAAAAATCAGCGAAACATCAATCTCGGAATCTTGAATAATCTGCAACAACAGCTCATGCAAATTCCGACATCATCTCAAGTTATTACCATTGATTCCGATCTCGAACTATTAAATCAAAAATATGAAGGACCATCTCTAGAATCTATTGATCAGATCGATGCCACAATTTCTCGGATTTTGAACATCATTCCATTGCTGCAACGACGTGATGATTTAAACAATGAAATTAAACGATGCGACTCTTTGCTCCTACCTTACGTCAATCTTACCACGACCGCAATGTCCGGGGAGCAACTTCGTTCCTCGTATCAAGATGCGATTTCAAAAGAAACGGCTTATCGGGATAATCAACGCCTAGCTGAAGCTTTAGGTGTTGTATACACTGAAGAAGCGATCCAACAGGCGATTGTATTTCATCAGAAGATTTTAGAGTCACAGGAACGACTTAAATATGAACAAGAGAGGAACCAATTTCAACACCAATTAAATCAACTGGAATATGAACAATCCCAAGTATCGACCCCGATTACAATTCCAACCATTGTTCCCCAAGAAATTTCAGTTCCTGATTATAGTAAATATTCAACCGAAACGTTGTCAACCCAAGTGGCGGAATTATCGAAGCAACATGGCTCCATGCAAGCTCACATTCAACATTTGCAACAGGGTCTCGATGTTCTGAAATGTCCAAATTGCGAAAATCCGATTCGATATCAGCAGGGTAAATTAATTCCTGCAGAAACTGGTCCCGCCGATCGAAACGAGATTATGGAAGCAGAAGCGAAATTGACAACGATCAAATCCGAAATTATTCGGATCAATCAGATGATTGCGTCAATGAACACCGCAGAAGCCAACGAGAGAGCGAACTATGAGCGAGCAATTTTTATGGAACAGAAACGAGTTGAAGATCTTCGTCAAAAGATTCAACAACTAGAATTAGAGCAACAACGTCGTGATATCGCAAATCAAACTCGATCCCAGCAAATTTTAGATCTACAAACTAAAATTAATAACTTGAATCAAACGATCGACACATTGCCAATGCCAAATTCGAATCGTCTTCTAACAGCTAGAGAAGTTGAACAAACTCACGCTCTAATTGCTCGACTCGGTAGTATTAACATGGTACAACTACCAACGATTTCAAGTGCGACGATTCAATCTCATCTAAACTATCAAGATCTTTTAGATAAGAAAAATCAAGCCGTTATGACTTATAATAATCATCTGGAATCGGTTCCAGAAATATTTCGACAGGAGTCAGTGATTAGCTTGCAAAATTATATCGAAAAGATGCGTTCGCACTGGTCTCGAATTAAGAATATTGCAGAGGAAAAGATTCGACTTGAAAGATTGAAGGAATCTCTCAAACAACAAATGCAAACGCTGCAATCTCAAATCGGGGAAGATCCATCTCCGCGGATCGATGCGATCACAATCGAAATTAATCTTTTAAGACAATCGATCGTGCAAAGTGAACACGCACATCAAGCATTGAAATTTCATGCTCAATTGATCAAAGATCGGGAAGAAGTGGTCGCGTTGAATGCAAGCTTATCCGATTTACAAGTTTTACGACAAAGAGCGGTGGAAACCGAATGTCGAATTCTGCAACAAGTTGTCGATAGTATTAATAACAGTATTGAGGGTGTTTGTGGCACACTCTTCGATCGAGATATTAATATTACATTGAATTTATTCAAGACATTGAAGACGACCAAAAATGTCAAACCGATGGCAAATTTTACGATCGCCTATCAAGGTGGTACTTTTGATAATATTAATCAGATGAGTGGAGGAGAGGGTGATCGTGCTTCACTAGCTCTAACATTGGCTTTGAATCGATTGTCATCATGTCCGATTCTAATGTTGGATGAATCATTGGCGTCTTTGGATCTTAATATCAAAGAAGCCGCGATCCGAGCGGTTCATGAAAATACTAACAGTACAGTCCTGATTATCATGCACGATGGGATAGAAGGAATCTTCGATAACATTGTTGATGTGAATGAATTACAAGAGCGTCGTTATTAAAATATATCAAGTTGAAACTTGATATATGTCTAGAAATAATTTAAATCCAGTTGATATGTTGATCTTGAAATTAATCTAAACAAAAAATCTGTCGATATACAGATTTTTTTTTTAATCTTGTTGAATCACGATACCATAATCATCGAGTTGTGGCATATAAGTAAGTTTCTCCCAGACACCGTTGCCCATATAGAATCCAGGCCAACTGTGACAGAATCGTGGTGCGGAACCTAATTTAGTTACATGGGGAAGTGATGAACCTGGAGGTAAGACATCACCATTGGAACATGTTGTTGGAAGATCAAACGACCGAATAAAATCACCGGCCGCACAATCCTTGACTGGATATTGTTCCATCATCGATCGTTTGCGTCGCCATTCCTGACTTTGTCTTTTGGCTTCTTCGCTTGTACCACACCCGGTATCGCCAATGAATTTGTTAAGCCCAGTTGTACATGCCAGACAGAGCATCTTCAATGAAAGAGGTAAGCGACAACAGGGACAGGGGAAAAATCGCTCGGGAAAACATTCCAGTTCGCAGTCCCTACAGTATCCTTCACGGGAATATGTTGCTAGATAGAATCCACCATCGGAACATCTTTTGCATCCTTCAAATCCATTGGATTTGTTTCGCCTGCTCTTCATGGCGAACTTCATCTTGGCGAATTCACTATCGGATGACATGACTGATTTGGGCTCGGTTTATTCAAGTAATTTAATTTCAAATTTATTTATATTAATTATAAAAACATTAATATTAAAGCTTAAAATATATGTGTATAGACATATATTTAAATTATTTTAGACATGGACGTTCGTTTCATATAATTTAGGATTGAATGGTGATTGAATCGGCAAAGGGTGGGCGATAGCATCTAGACGACCGTTCAAAACTTGAACTCGGTTTGGATTATCCCGACCGATGATATTTTGAAGTTGTGCCGTGATAACTTGTTGTTCTAATTGGAGAAGATCTGGCAGCTGGTTATAAATAAAACTATCGAAGGCAGGTCCCTCTTCAATTCCGAGAATATATAAAATATAATAGTAGGATGTTTTCAAAATAATATCGGAACCAAATCCCATACACTCACTGCCAAGTGCAATTTGATCCATCTTCTCCTTGATTGTATACGAAGCACAATGCGAATCTCCATTCGCAAAATCATAATGAACCGCAACTAATTCATTGATCCATTTGATCAAATCGGGATCAGACTCTGCCATTTCAATGATTCGAGTTCTGATTCCATCTTGGATAAAAACATGTTCATCTCGTTCTTGTGGTGAAGCTCGTTTTCCAATTGCACGTGTTAATGCATATTCGACCATAACTTTCTTTAAAGGCCAAGGATAACCCGGACCCTTCCAAAATCGCATCCACATCGAATAAACAAACATCCAGGCCAAATATTTTCGAATGATCATTTGTTGTTGACTATTAAATCGATCGTATTCTTGCTTAAAAGTATATGTTCGAACTCTGGCTGATTTTGTTGCTTGAAGTCCAATTTGTATTTGTTTCAGTAATCCGAGTAAATTTTCATGATTCGCTTCATCCAAAATTATTTTCTGTAATTGTTTAATACTTTCAACAGGAAAGACGGAAGGGCCACCATTTTCCGGAAGATAATCCGGAATCCGAAATTGAAAGATTCCATCATATTCTCGAAACGATCCCTCTAATTCACTCGCCTGATAACACTGATAGTTCTTCTGGATGCCATATGATAGGGTAGGATCATCGGGATCATTCTTATTGATTTCACCATGAGATTCTCCGGTGATAATATTCATCGTCGAGTCATTGTTGCAATAATTTCGAGCAAGAATCGACCATTTTGGAATTCCAACAATATCATCATGTATAATTCGCATAAGTTGATTTCGATTGTTCCATTTCAATCGTGGCTCATAATGGTCAACTAATTCTAGATTGGTATAATATGATAGTATCGTATAGATATCTTGATCGGTCATGTTAGCTAAGGCGGGTGGTAAAATCATACCTTCCGGTCGAGTGAACACATGATGATAGGATGATAAATCTTGCTGAATTCTTCGTAGCTTATCTGGAAAAGATAAGGATTGAAATGATTCGATGGTTGCAATGCCGTATGCTTGTATTAGTTTATCACAATTCTCTGGTGTGATTTGTGTGATAATCTTTTCGACCGGTGATTCGGGTTGCTGAGCTACATATACATAGGGTGGATAAACTTGATATGTTCCATCAGTATGATTGATAATTTGATATTGATTGAATGCCAAATTATAAACGATGTGCGGTGAATATTTCTTGACATCATCATATCGATTTAAATTCTCCACCGCTGGTATGTAATATCCAGATAAAAGAGTGAAAATTAAACTGGCTCGATCAGTTAATCCATCATATCGAGTTTGAAGAGTAGGTATAGGTCGGACACCATCTCGAACTAACTGTAGCAATGTCGGATGATCCAAAGATAAAATATATCGTATCTCAGCACGAGATAAATTGTTCCGTAATGGTTCATTCGCGATACAAAGATACCACAATAAATTGTAATGGACATCCGGAGTATCTTGAGGATAATTACTCAGAATTTCTGTTAACAATCGTGTGACTTGACCCGGTGATTCAACCATTAATCGTTCCCATAGTTCATGTAGAGATTGTGGTTCGATTCGATTCAGGACTTCGGATTGTCGAATTTGAAACTGACGGGCAAGATCTTGAGAATCACGACCATATTGATACGTCAGCGGTCGATATACCCGTCGACGAGCTTTTTCTCGGATATTATTATATGTTTGATAAGTATTCCATTGTTGAAACAGGAACAGACCAACTAATAGAAGGACAACGACGATGCCACTCAATATTAATCCTCGCGCTCCAAATTTCTCAAACTGATATCCTTTGACGTGTAGCACGGTCAAGACGCCAATGATAAAAAGAGATATACATAAAAGTATGGCTGCACCCCAGATGATATAATCGAGATTATCGGAAAAATCGGGTAAATTATTCATATCGGCATCGATTAAAGTCGCAAGCCAAATGACAACATAGATCGTAAACCAGATTATAAAATAAATTGTCGATAGATTGAGCATGATCTATTTTAATCTGCTTAATTTTTACTATTATGCGTCCATCAACACATAATATTTAACTTTTTATTATCTCCTAATAAATGAAACGAATCTATTGCTCGGATTTTGACGGGACCCTTGTCAAAGGTGATATCACAGAAGGATCTTCATATTATATTGGAATTGTTGAACTCTTATATCAATTGAATCTTGTGACATCAGAAGAGTATCCAACATATCAGATCTGGAGAAACGAGTATGATTCTCTTCTCGCCAAAAATAATACACAAGCTTTTTTAATGCCACTTCTAATCTATGATCAAGAGACTATGTATCCAGTGATTGTTGAATATTGGAAAACAACCATTTCCAAATATTTTGTTAAATATACTCGAAAACGATTGATTAAACAATCGAAGAAGGGCCAAGTTTGGATTGTCTCCGCCTCTCCAAGTATTTTTATTAAACCACTGATGAATTATCTTCCGATCTCGAAGATAATTGGAATTGAAATCGGCAAACCAATAAGTTATGGAATTGGTAAGATCGAAAGATTAAGATTGGAAAATGTTTTGAATAAAGTTCAAGCATTTACTGGTGATAGCTGGAACAATGATGGACCGATAATGGCGTATGTTTGTAACAATCGAACATGTCCCGATGTTGTTTACATTGAACATGGACAGACCGATTCAAATAATTTGAAAAATCTTCAAAGATATCCGATCACAATTATTGATGCATATTAATTTATTTGAAACAACAGAATCGACGCTTGGGAGTGACCTCTCGAGGAGTTGATTCTTTCTTTTTGCTCAAACATTTAAAAATGGAAATACTGAGAGTTTTGGCGGCCTGAATATTTTCGGGTGTCATTAACTCCTCAATATTTTTCTCTGATGTAACTACTTCTTCAACATTCTTCTCGGTTATTGATTCTTCGATAATCGCCTCTGACATTTATAATGATAACTATTTTTAATTATCATTTTACTTATTTCTATTCGATCGAATGAGATCCCCAATTCACAATTCAACATTCGATTATTTCAACGGCATAATACCTTGATTTAATTATCTTTCTTGCTTTTTCAATCAGTTGAGCGGCGTGAATGCAATAACATGTTGCAATAACATAAATTTTATGGAAGGATATCCAGTAGTATTGATGAAATCTTCCGGTGGAGCCGAAAGATAATTATATTTGGTTAGAACTCCGATCACCCGTTGTCCATTAATTAAAGTCGCGATTCCAATTTTATCATTATCACTTCGATCGATTGATGATTCTGGAACCAATTGATCCATTGGGGTCAATCGAAGAATATATTTAGCATAAATTTGTGGGAATGAAATTGCATCATCCTTGACGATATAAAAATTAGGACGTCCGGTAAAATAAAAGACGACACCATATTCATTAGTTATAGTAGAATTCTTTGAATCATAAAATTGGATCGAATAGTAACGTCGATCCTCAAATAAATAATTACTAATATTGAATTGAGGTAAGATGGGAGGAGAATTTAATTTAGATATCGCCTTTAGATACATTAAAATTAAAGTCATATTGCATCGTTGGACATTGATGGGAGTTGGATCTTGATATAATTTATCGGTTCCAACATTGTAATTAAAACTGGGTAAACAACGACATTGATCGCCTTCCGCTTCCGCGAATATATTCATCAATAATCCATTTGGATCTGGACATCGTTGTGTTTTAAAATCGAAGCAAGCTAGTTCTAAATTTATTTCTGGTAATTCGTAATCTGGAAGATTAAATAAAATTCTAAAAACTCGATTCAACGCATTCAATGTAGTTCCACTTTCAACATAATCAAGATAGACCATTTTATCAGGAGATATCGGCATATCTTGAAGAACATCTTGGACATATTGGGTTAAAGCTGGAGTTGGCCAGCTTTTAGCTGCTGACAATGGAAACATTACAAATTGGAGTGATTTTTGAACTGTAATTGGAGATCCGGTTTGTGGATCGATCGTTTGATATTCCCATTTATTTGAGTCTTCGTGATAGTATAATAAATTCAATAAATGAACTAATTTACTAGGGGAATCGCCAGGAGCGATTATTATGCTGCCTTCTTTGAGATCATTAATGATTTTTCCGACACATGATAATATTGTTTCATTCAGACATGCATAATTATTAACACTCAACATGAGATCGAAAGTATAATGAACGATAATTTGGACAGCTTTAATGATTTCAGGATCTAAACTTAAAATTTCGGATCTGGATATCAGATGATCACGGGGAATTATAGCTAATGTTGATTCTATCGAAGATTGATATCGGGATAGAGGAAACTCCATTTATACAAATATAAATAATTTCGATCTTTATTTAATAAATCATGAATATCAACCCCATATTCATGATAACATAATTAAGATTGACGTTAGACTTTTTGCTACATCATCTATCATCTTGTCCCATTAATCATCGATAAATTAAGATATCAATTGGATTTTTGAGATTGATTAATATAAAAGGATACTTCGATTTTGCTACATCACCTACATCACCTACATCACCTACATCACCTACATCACCTACATCACCTACATCACCTACATCACCTACATCACCTACATCATCTACATCACCTACATCATCTACATCATCTACATCTATTTTATTTCTTACTTCATCTCCATCACCTACATTCAGACCATCTTATCCCATTAATCATTGACAAATTAAGATATCAATTGGATTTTTGAGATTGATTAATATAAAACCATACTTTGATTTTGCTACATCATCTACATCATCTACATCATCTACATCATCTACATCATCTACATCATCTACATCATCTACATCATCTACATCATCTACATCATCTACATCATCTACATCATCTACATCATCTACATCACCTACATCATCTACATCACCTACATCATCTACATCATCTAACTGACAAATATAAATACTGATGAATATTTAATTGAATTATATCGGTTTATAAATCGATATAACAAGTGTAAACTCAAAGATGGACTCTCTGTCGACATTTATGAATGAAGTCTTCATGCCGAAGCCAGATAGTCGAATAACCATCAAAGAAATATATGAAGCCTTTCAAGCATGGGTTGTCGCTAAATATGGATATCAAGCCTGGAATGAAATTGGGCAACGACAAGTGTATGCAGCATTAAAATCTTCCCAAGATTATCAATATGTTCGATTTCGAGAAGGATACTGTTTGAAAGGTATTGCATATCGAGACAAACCAGTCACTACAACTTTTGTTCCACCAAAATTAATTGATATTGCCCGACAAAAATCTCCACCGACAGAGATTGCACCGACAGAGAGTGCAGCTCCTAAACCTGCACTGACATATTTAACACTTAATATTGTTGCTTCCGACTCACAAATATTAAGTCCTGAAACCCCAGAAATCATCGAGACTAGAGTAACGGAAGAAATAGTGCCGCCACGATATATTATTCCTCGACCTTTATCTATCGTTGTACCAAATCTTGGTCGAAGAAACCATGATTCTACCGTTAAAAGATTAATATGATAAATAAATGTAAGTTATAACTTACATTTTATGCAACCAGTGATAGAAGTATCATTGATGAAGTAACCTTTGCAACCGATATCATTGCGATGATGACTAAGAACAAACGTTTAAAATCAATTAGACTTCTTCGACTTGGATCATGTTCACGAATTGGCATGATTTCACATTCAGGATATAGTGGTACGACTTTACTTAGCTTGGATTGAAGTTTCTGTCGAACTTCCTCTTCGGGTAAGTTATAATCAATACTCTTGGAGAAATATGCCTGCTTTGTTTCATAATCGGAGCCACATGCAATCAGTGGAGCTTTCAGCTGTTGAGCAATATGATAATATCCGCTTCGCCACTCATTCCGATTAGTCGTTCCTTTTGGTGAAATAGCAAATATCGATTGAGGAGAAGATCGAAGTTCCCGTACGATTCGATTGACGGCGCCTCCTTCTCGATCCTCAATCCGAGTCGATGGAATACACCCGACCAAATTTAAAAACCATCCTGCATATTTAAATAGCTGTGGTTTAACCAGTGCCCGGAGATGATATAGAGCATATGGATGAGCAGCTCGGAATAGGAGTAGGAAAAGAAAATCAAAACGAGAACTATGAGAAAAAACAACAACTGTGCGAGGATACTTTTGAATTCGTTGAATATATTTGTCGGCAAATGGTGACCATCCCATACAGAATAAGATGACTCGAGCAAACACGGCGATTGGTAGTAAAAATATGAGGGACCAAAGTGGGGGTCCGTGATTTGCGGACATAGGTTCAGCTAGAGCGAGACGAAATAACATTAAATTTGTAATTTAAATCCTAATTAGATGATAGATAATTAATTTTAGAATTCAGTATCGATTATTCAGACTCATATATATCTGTCGATAGATACATATTAATATTCTCTTGTTGTCAACTTGATGATGATTAAACTCCTTCATGTTGCTAACATCAAATGTCATGGAATGACATTCAACGTCGGCATTTGATATCTGAAAGGTATCAAGTTGCTAACTTAATGAGGATTAAATCCTCATGTTGTCGGCGATATGAAAGGCTGTAGCCCTTCATGTTGCTAACATGATTACACCACCAGCGATGACGGTTGGAACGAAACCGATAGTTGAAACGATAGTACCACCAGCGAAGTACATTAATCCAGTAAATGCTGCTTTTCGACCTAGATTGGAAGATGCTGCAAAAAGAGCAATCGAACCGAGTGTTTGTCCGATTGTCGATGCCACCGATATGACAGGTGAGATCATTGATTGAAGTTGTGATACATCATTTTGTATTGTATGAACTTGATCAATGATTTCATGAATCTCTTGAATCGGATTATTATTTTGTATTGTGTGAACTTGATCTATTATTTCATGTATTTCTTGAATCGAATTTTCATGTTCCGCATTTATACCTTCATTATTGGTAATTACTTGAAAATCGTCAACTAGAATCTCTGGAAGGGCGGGTGTATTAATTGGATCATTATTATCGAATGAAATCGATGAATTGAATAACTCTTCATCTTCCCCTAATGTAATGATCAAATCTGTATCAGTTTCATTATTATTGATTTGAAGTGGGTTCATGGGTCAAAGATTTGATATAGATGAGATAATCTGATTAATAACAGATTCATTTGATAAATAACATAAAGAAGTCTTCACAATGGATACCACCGAACACCAACCAACCCCTACCCCCGCTCCTACCGAACCCCAAACCTATGTTTGCTACAACGACTACACCACCCAACGTCTTTCGTGCACCCAACCTGAACAGAAGACTGTTCCTAACACGGGTCCAACCGCTAACCCTCCCTCTGCTCCACAGTACTACAATCGTGTTCCTCTGATGTATGACATGGGCAAAGATGGCCGTCGTGCTCTCAACGATTTCCTTCTAGAGGGCTGCGAAATGGAATCCGCTTTCGGTATTCAATCAAAGGCCGCAGCAGGAGGTCGTACCGAACACAGTATCATGACCCGTTTTGATCCGAACAATGAAGAGCACACCCGATTCCTTGAAACGATGTCACAGATCCACTCCGGTGCTTGTTACATCGTGAGTCAGTTCAAGGGTCCTCTCAAGATGTTCGATTTCAACGCAGCTGCTCCTGGTCAAACTTTTAAGAGTCCAGTTTATCGTCCTCGAGATGAATTGACCGGCGAATATATTCAGGGTCGATCCCCTTCGATGTTCTGGAAGCTCTTTGTTCGCGGTAAGCCCCCAATGGTTGAACAGACGCTGTTCACAGGGCTCGATAGCAAGCCGATTCGATGGGAATACCTTCAGGGAGTGGAGATGAAATTCATTCCACTGATTCATGTTAAGAATATCTATGTCGGCGGCGGCAAGTGTTCTCTACAGATGGAGGTTGTTAGCGCGATTGTCACATCGGTTCGTGCTCGCAACACCACAACTCGTCAGACTGCGACAATTGATCGTCTCCGTGCAGCTCGTCCAGAGCTGGTTGATCAAGTTGCAGGTCAGCTTGCTAAGCTAACTATGGATCGTCAGGATCAAATGCTGGGAGCTCCTCCGATGGATGTGGGCGGCCAGCAAGAAGGTGACGATGCTCAGCCTACTTTTGCCGGAATTACACGTCAACCTGCCGCCCCTGCAGTGATGCCACAGATTACTCCAGCAACAGGTTCACCACAGTTTGGAGCGCTACCTGCAATTCCTCCACTTGGAGGTGCTCCAGCGCAAATGCAGGATTTTACAGCGGCTGCACCCGTGAGGCCACCTGCAGTCGTAATCCCAGATGGAGGCGCTCAGATTATCCCAGGTGCGACTCTTCAACTGAGTTAAACAAATAAAATTTGTTAGTTAATTATACATATATATTCATATATGTATAATGAAGAGAGTAATGATTTAAAATCAGGATGAGCTCGAAGTACATACCACCACATGCGCGTAAAACTGCCGAACTAAAGTCGAACGATGATTCGAGTGAGAAACCTTTTCGATCCCGACGGCAACTAAAACAATCCGAATTTAATGTTAGAACGTCACCGACCCAAATATCGCCACCTTTAGTTATCCCGCCAATTGAAATACCAACTCCCGTTGAACCACCGATTGTCATTAGTCCGATCGAGAAGAAATCATGGAAGCCTTCACAGAATGAAATCAAATTGATGGAAAATCTTGAAAAATCAAGATCAAAACGTGTAATTCAAGATATCGAGGAATGGGAGCAACATTATCAAATCGAACTTGAAAATATGTATCGAGAATGTGTGAATCCATGTCTAAATATATCTTACGATGATTTTGTTTATGCGGCTTATATTTGTACGGAAGTCGAATTAGATCCAAAGAAGTTTAAATATATTCGACCGCTTATCTAAATAAGAATGATCAATGATGTTGAATATAGTGAGGAGCCCCCAATTGAGGATTATGTGGTTGAACCGGTAAACACAACTGCTCTGGTCGATGTCCACACAATTCGATTAGAATCAACCGATCTAACCGATCGGGATGAACAAATACTGAATCTTATGTATTCGGTTCAGAAATATTGTCGAAAGACTTCCGTTCCAATTTTTAACCATCCAAATACGATCGATATTCTAATGAATTTATTTGGGTAAATTTAAACTTATATATAGCATCTATATATAAGGATTTGAAGATATACGAAATTATTTTTACGGAATCTTTAAATTGATGGCTGCAACGTCAGGCCCGAGGATAACATTTGCGGATGTTTCGGTAAAAGAGTTCCTACAAAATATTGTGACTCAAATTAATAATAATCCAAAAACTGTGGATGCACTTCGAGTAATTGCCCCACCATCCATGGTACCAACTTTAATTCTTAAATATCAACAACTCTTAATCACGAATCCAGATTATACGTGGAGTCAGATTGCAAAAGAAATTAGTTCTAATTTAATATTGATCGCCGCTCAATATGTGCCTCCAACCAATGGAATTTACTATATTACAAGACCATCCCTTGAAGCTGCATTTCATCACCTATGGTCAAGTTCATCCCCCTTGCCTCAGGCAGAGACAACAAATAAAATGTCGGGAAAAACTTTTTATTTATTTCTGAATGCCGGATTAGATTCAAGTATATTGAGAACAGCATTTATAAAACAAGGATTCCAAGAATTCGTACCGCCATCAACTGATATCTCAATAAAAGATGGTCCTCCACTTGGAGTTATGATTTTAGGGGGGGATCCGTCTCGACAAACTCCATATATAATTCGAAGACTTCAACAATATCCATGTGTTGTTAAGAATTTTTTGGATGATGGAAGAAAAGTCATCTCAGATAAATGGCGTTTATATCAGAATATGATGTTAGTTCAATCAACATATCCTGAATTGAATCTAGCAGGATCGATGCCACAAACACAGGAATTGAGACCAGAGACTCAGCTTGAAGATGGTAAAGTTTATATTATTCGACCGATTGGACGGGGAATGTGTGGGGGTAAAGGTGTGGTGGCAGTATCTTCAATTCAAGATGCTATTCGAGTATATCAAGATCATAAATTGTGTCCGGAGATTCAAACCTCGATTATTACCGATTATTTTCCGCAACCGCCGAATTTTCCCTTATTATATCAGGGTCGAAAGATGCATCTTCGAATGTTTTTTCTGGTTCGACCAGCTTCCGATGTAGCACCATTTTATAGTGAATTGTGGCACCGAGGTCGAATTGTGATAGCAAAAGATCCATATCGGCCCGAAGATTGGGAAAATCCGGATATTCATGACACACATTCGCAGTCTACACCACATAATTTATGGTTTCCAGAAGATCTTCCAGATCCAAGTCAGCGATATTTAATCTATGAACGAATGAATAATATTGCAACTGGATTAAGAATAATTATCGAACCATATGTTCACACATATCCGGAATCCAAATATGGATTTCATGTTTTTGGTTTAGATTTGTTAGTGGATCAGAATTATAATGTGATTTTGATGGAAGCGAATGATAAAACTGGATTGTATACAATTGGAGAACCGATTCATTATACTGACAACGAAGTATCGAAATCTTTCTATGTTGATGGTAAATACACGTTTCAGGATTTTACACAGGATTATTTTGATTGGACTTATGTCCATGGTATTCAACCATTTTATGGTGGATCGATTCCATCGTTGAAATTATTTGGGTTTTAATAAATTATATCATTGGAATGATATAATTATTGAGGAGAAGATGAGCTTGCAGCATTTCCATGTTCTGAAGAAGTAGCAAATTGTGCAGTTTGCATAACGGAACCCTGGATGGCTTCCATGGTAGTTGGATCGGTTACATTCTTGACAACATGTTGAATTGCGGATCCAAAATCTTGGCAGTCTTGAAGGCCAGTAAACATATTTTGAATTGCACTTTGAGTTACATCACTATTGAAGACGGAACTGATGACGTTAGATATTTCGGACTCAGTTGGAGGTTTCATTTCTGGGGGAGGTTTGTATCCCATACGCTCCATCATATCAGTAGCCATGGTGAAAATACTGGTCAGACCACCAGCAGCCAGACTTGGGGAAGGTGCCGAAGATGCAGCGATAGCTTTCCATGGTTCACTACCGACGGTCTTCTTGGTAACACCGAGATCGTTTTCAAGTTGAGTCACGATCGATCCAAGCTGTACCTTGTCATCACCATCGTTTAAGTGATAGAAGATTCGCATCAGATGGAGTAGAAGAATGGTTGGACGAATTAAATCTTTACCACCGGCGGCTTGGGCGAATTTTTCATCGATACCATCAAGGGCTTTTTCAGCACTTGATTGAAGGTCGCAAGCGATCAAGAAGATATCGGAGAGCATAATTCGAATCTGTTTACATTTTTGTTCCATTCCACGGAATCCCTCGCCGAACTGGATATTGAGACGACCAGTACGGATCCATCGATCATCTTTCAAACAGTTGAGGATGGCGGAACGATTACGGTTATAGAGGGTCTCAAAATAGCAATAATGTTCCTCTGGAGTCATACTATTATAAATGTTAATATAACGATTGAGACAAATTAATTCTGGACGGGATTCACCAAGTTCCATCGTCATACCGTATCGAGCCTGGATAGTTTCCTGTGCTTGTTTCGTTAGCAAACGAAACTCTCTATCGAAGGCTGTTCTTTTAAATTCTGCCTTAGCGATTTTTTCATCAGGGACTTGGGATGAGGATTCAATTGGTGTAGTTTCAGTCGCGGCCATCTTACACAATTCTTTTCTAATCGATATTTATTTTTTAGACTTCAACATTCATATTAACAAAGTTGTTAATATATTAACAACTTTGTTAATATATAATCTTCTGGACATTGATAAAATAGATGGATGCTATTGATGCTACTTGTTATACCGTTGTTTTAGATGAAATGATAGAAAAGTCACGACCTCATGATCTATCTACAATGACGACAAAAAATAAATTGTTTCCAATCACCCAGCGATTTGAAATTACACCAACTCTTCGTCGAGTTAGACATCATGAACCAAATAAATTAATTTCCGAGTCTACTCTATCTCGTCGATCATCAACTCATTCTCGACATCGATTAGTATTGAATACTCCATTTTCATCTCGAAGCACCATTTCGTATGGATTAATTGTTTATGCCAAAGATACAAAAAGATGGGCAATTATCCAGAGAAAACATAGTATCGAATTTTTACTATTTATCCGAGGATTATATCGATTGACCTATCTTCCATTACTCTTATCTCAGATCACAGAGGTTGAAGCCAATATTATTCGAAAATGTCTCGACGAGGGTCCATCAACATTTACCAAAGTCTATTTAGAAGAACTCGATCTCGATAACAAAGGATTGAATTACGCTTTAATTCGGATGGCTGAATCTCGTGACATTGCGATGAAACTATTGTCAAGACTTGATTTATCTCAAAATCAACTCGCATGGACGTGGCCGAAAGGTCGACAATCTTATACTGGAAATTCTGACACATTTGATCGGGAAACACCATTTCTATGTGCAAAAAGAGAATTCACGGAGGAAGTAGAAATAAATTTACCTCCGCCCTTATTTATTTCGGATTCTTATCTAAGCACCAATTTTCATAGTCTCACTGGAAGAAATGTCGAATCTAGATTTTGGATCTATGTCATACCCAATGAAATTCCTATTCCTCCAGTTGAATTTCATCCAGAAGTTTCAAATCGATTATGGGCCGATGCAGAAACTTGTACCAAATTAATTCACAATGACACTCTGTTTAATCAGGTCATCGCAATTATTTCAACGATCGATCATGATCATCAAAAAATACCTTTATCATTCTAATACTTGTACATTCTAAATGTACAACTAAATTTTTTAATATCCAAAATCGAGTTAAACTTTCGATTCCGGATCAAGAGCTTTCACAATCGATCGAAGTGTTGCTTCGATCTCCGGATCATATTCAACTCCCAGCTTCGATTTCTTCATCATAATAAATCCAATCACGACAGCCGCTGCATTGTTAATTTTGTTTCCACCAATCATGATCTCAGTCAACCGAAGAGTCAGTCGACGCCTTGCTTCAAACTCGTCATCCGATTCATCCGCTTCCTTTTGCATCAGATTATTAATATCTGGACTCGTCTGCAGCGCTGCTGGTGTCAGTGCGGTAATCGTAATTCCCGGCAGTTTCTCCAGCAAACTAACAGCATCCATACTCGGAGCCAACGCTGGTGTCGTTGGCTTCACTACATCAAGTCCTCCAACAGATGGGATGTTTGGCTTTGGCATCGGTGCTAGTGTCAATCCAGTTGGTTGTGCAACTTGGCCGGTCGGCAACAGTGTTAGAGGCACACCACCCGTTTTCGGAAGCATCGTCGCTGCTGAAACTTGAGGCACATTTGTGGGTGTCGGAAGTGGAACACCAGTTGTAAGAGTTGTAGGCCTTGGAACGCCAGTTGGTGATGGAAGTGCCGTTGTCGTCGGCAGTGTGAACGGTGATGGAACTGCCGTTGGTGTTGGCAGTGCGAACGGTGATGGAAGTGCCGTTGTCGTCGGCAGTGCGAACGGTGATGGAACTGCCGTTGGTGTAACTGGAAATGGCGATGGAACTGCGGTTGGTTGAATGTTCAGGGTGAGTTTTGTTGGAGCCGGGGGAGCAAGCGTCGTCATTCTCAGACCACCCAACTGAACTGTAGGAGCTGGAAGGGTTGATGTAGGGAGGGAAAAAGGTGAAACCGCTTTGATCGGAGGAAAGATATCGGAAATGGAAACTGGTTCATCGTCATCATCTTCATCCTCCTCGTCGTAAGAATCATCATCACTGTCAGTTTCCTCGAGATTAATTTCGGGGACCTCGAGCACGTCATCATCGTCGGTCTCTTCATCGGTATCAGATAGGATAAACTGGGCCGGGTTACCAGGAAAAGGATTCATTTTTTCTAAAATTAATGTATCTCTTTGGATGATGATAGTATAATTATTAATAATTAATCAATCATTCAATAATTAAGAAGATGCTTTAAGAAGAAGAATCCGTATAAGGGAAATGGAGAAGCTTAAGGACCCCGCTATGATACTCGCTATAACAGCTAACATTGGAGTAGTTGGTACTAGTGCTTATTTTTATAAACAACTCGAAGCAATCAGAGCCGATCTTGTTAAAATGTCTCAAACTTTAACTGGTGTCGTTCGCAAACTTGCAGAAATGGAAAAAGGCGATCAACATAAGGGAGAAGCCTTACATACGTTAAATGATCAAGTTAAGAATATTAACCAAGCTATCGAAGACTTACCATCTTTCGAATCTATCGATAATTTGGATATTGATCTCAATGAAATCATTGCTGTCCTTGAAGAGAATAACATACCGATCGAACGTCCAAGTCAGGCTCGCCGAATCCGGAGTGGAGATCGACGGGATCGACCTCGCCGTAGTAATGTTATGGATGATCAGATGGAGGCTGTTAGACCTGAATCATCAGCTAGACGTAATACATCTCGAACTTCCGATCGTTCAAGAACCGATGATCGGATGCGATCAGATGATGTTCGAACTCCAAGTCGTCGCGAAACAATGAGACAACCTCAGTCGCGAATGGATCCACGAACCGAACCAGCTCAAAGTTATGATGAAGATGATCGCGATTTGATCGATATCATTCGTCGGCAACAAACACGAAATTAAAAAATACCATTAACATCGTTGATTCTGAAAATAAATATGTGTATTGAATTACACATATCGCCATTAAAGATTATTCGTCAATAATAAAGATGAATAGAAGATATTCTGATGATATCTCAACTTTAGATATGAGTTCGAAACCTGAGAGAAAAGAAACTTCTGTTCGATCGAGAATTATTACTCGATGTGAAAATTCAGTTCTATCGACCGAACAAAAAGATATATCACAGGAAGCCCCACCAAACTATTGGTATCCTCGAGTTTTAATAATTGGACCGGGAGGTGTTAAAGGACTGAAAGTTCTTGGATTTCTATCTCCAATTGAGGATGCTGGATTATTAGAATATGTTGACACATATTGTGGAGTCTCAATCGGTGCAGTAATTTCATTACTTATTGTCGCTGGATATCAGATTCGAGAGATTGTCGGTGAAGCCGCAACCCTAGATATTTTTAAAGATATGGAAAACTTAACAATTCAATCGATGCTCGAAAATAGAGGATTCATGTCGAATGAACCATTTCGGAAAAGACTGACACAATTAATACTAAATAAATTTGGAACCATACCGACATTACATAATTTATATCTGTTAACTGGAAAAGCTTTTATTGCTGTCACACTTAATGCAACCGATGAAGAATGTGTAATGATGGGTCCATTCTCGCATCCACATACTTCCTGTGTTGATGCAACGATGTTCTCAATGAACATTCCGTTTGTTTTCTACCAATTAGTTTATCAAGGAAAAACATATGTTGATGGTGCATTGGCAAATCCATATCCAATCGATTATTTTGACGATGGAAAAACAGATATACTTGGCATTTACATGCGAACAGTTCATAATAAACCATCCCCAGTGTTATCAACACCAAAACCTGGAATGATCATCCAACGAGTCAGCGATACCACGAAAGCTTCAATTCCGATCACAACTTATTATCTCAAAATCGTTTATTCGTTGATGGATCAACGTCGAAATAATATCATCCAATCCGCATCTGATCGGTGCAAACATGTTTGTTTAGAGAGTCAGAATACCGATACAATTGGATTTACGATTACGATTGATGATAAAGCTCATATGCTGGTTGAGGGATTCAATCAAGGCAAAACATTTTTGAATCAACTCTATCATGGGACATACGAACCACCAAAAATTCCACCAAAATTAAAATATGAATATCCACCCTATTATTTTCTTGAAGATGCGCTGGATCAACCCAGAGAAGTTTCTGATCCTAATGAACCAATTCAAGTTTTATCTGCGATGAACTCATAAAATTAAATTTAACTGATGATCGTTGCCAATAAATTAGCTATCACTGACGATTTTAGGATCTGAAGATTGATCAAAAATTTAAACGGTGATCTTATAATTTAAATATCATGTCGGCCAAAACGAGTCCTCCGCTTCTTTTAATCTTTAATGTTGATACTTGTCATCAATGCACAAAACTTCTTGCACAAAGAGATCTAGTTAATAAAGCGATCAAAGAAAGATATCCCGATCTGCGTACCATTTGGATTTCTTTGGATCAGATGGATTCCAGTCGGTCGATCACACCGGAGGTGATGAAAGACCAACTCAAATATTTTCCAACTCTGATCTATTACGCTCGAGGAAATTGGGATCAATATGTTGAAAATCCAGATATTTTCAATGGCAAAATTATGTCTATCGAGGATATTCAGAAAAACGGAATGACGTGGGGTCCAGATAAAATTATGAATTGGTTGGATACGATCGTTGATCCGTCAGAGAGATGTGATGAGTGGGCACAGACCATTCCCAAATCATCAAAGACTGACCTTATTCAGGAAGTGGCAACGGAAATCGGGAGTTGGTTGGATAAGGTCGTTAATCCGTCAACGAAATGTATTCGCTCATCACAGACCGTTCCCAAATCATCAGGGGTTGACGCTATTCAGGATCTGGCACAAGAAATCATGGCAAAGGATGGGCATGTGTTACCAGAGGGGGGTGTTAAAATATCTGAGGAGATGTTGAACGAACAATTGGAAAAGCAATTGGGTAAGAAGTCGTCGCTTCCCAAATTAACAGGTTCTGAACGACTTGAAGATGTCCTTAACAAAATGATGAATCAAGAATGGCGGAAAAGGGACCGCGTCAATACTCATGCACTCACATATACATCCATTATTAATGGAACAAAATTTACTTTTAGCTATGATTTCGAGGATGAGATCAGTGTGAAGATGGAAGACTCAAGAACGGGGTCGGTTGCAGCGACAGTGAAGCTATCTGCAATTGTGAGACTATTTTTGTAAAATAATCACATCAAGATATATTTCAAACGAAATATATCTAACTTAAATAACCACAGAGTGGTTATTGTTGCCGGATATTTTGTTTATCGAACGATCTGTAATAATATCTAGCTTAAATAACCACTTTGCGGTTATTGTTGGCGGATATATTTCTAGGAAATATATCTAATTTCAACATCGTTAAACGTATTTAACGATGTTATGTCTGATATTATTACAGATCGTTCGATCTGTAATAATATCTAAAAACACGTAAACTTCTATAAACAATATGGCAGCGTCTTCTATACCTGAGCCAACACTCGTTCTTTACAAGTCTAGCATGTGTAAACACTGTCAAAACTTGACTAATATTTGGGACAGTGTTAAGATTGCACTGACAGGTGTTTATCCAAAACTTCGATTTTATGAAGTTACCGCAAAAGATAATAGTGGTCGATTTGATGAAAATACTGTTCCGAAAGATTTAATTCGATATAGCCGATGGTATCCAATGATCATTCTAGTCCCAGGCAAAATCTGGGATGCCGCAATGGCAAATATTGGTCTCGGATCCAGAAATCCATCTGAAATCCGAGATGGTGTTCAGGTAATGAATGCTAAATGGATCAGTGATAAAATCGAATATGAACAGAAATATGATATCCGAAATCCATCTGAGTTTGCCAGATGGTTGCGGGATGCTATGAACAATCCTGATTTTAAGCGAGTTCAAAATGAACCAGCGCAGGTGGCTGCTTCGGCTGTTGCTTCGGCCGGTGCTTCATCGATACAACCAATTGCTCCATTGATGTCGAATATTGTACGACCAAGTGGTAGTCATGTTGTACCGTCAAGTTCCTCTAGCAAAGCCTCAGTCGCTGAAGTTGAGGGTGACGTTTGTCGAATGAAGATTATTTCTCGACCTCGTTAATTACATTTTGAAGATCAAAGATATTCCAATGATTTGTTGGTTTAAATTAAGGTTGTTAAAAATAACATATGCGTAAGAATGAACGTATATGTGAATTATTATTATTTGGATCGTCGTATTAACAATAAAATGGCGCGACCGTATCCATTATATGATGAACTTGTTGCTCGAGTTGAAGCTCGCAAAGAGAAGAACATTAATATCAAGCAAATCTGTACCACGATCACGAATATCTCACAAACATTGCCACCAGAGGAAGCCAAGAAACATTATGATGAAATTGCAGCTTTAATTCTGCATCATGAAATTATCACTAATGGAGGAATTTTACTTTCTCCAGTTCCATATGATGGCAAAGTTATGATTGGCGGTCGAGGCATTCTTCACAATATGATGATTTTACCTCCAAATTTGCAACAAATTATTGCACAATATATCGAGGAATCATCAAACTAAATATACGTCACATTGAGATGTATATTTATATTATTCCGACATGGCGGATGATAAATTTAGAAGTTCGTTTTGAAGTGTTGTTTTAGGAGCTGTTACAGCAGCTGCTTGACTTGGATAACCAACCACGACTGGAGTTGAAGGTTTCTGAATTTCGGGTAACTTTTGAACAGGAGCAACAGGTTTAGGAGCAGCTTTAGGAGGATTAGAGACGGGGATAGTGGGACGAGGACCTTCAATTACTTCGGAAGTGGCTGGTTCGACGCTGGTAGTAGTGGTTACTTTAGTTGTTTGTTTAACGCGAGGTTTAGGACAGATGACAGCTCGATGAGTAAAGATTCGATAAAGGCCATAAATAACGATAGCTAGAAAGATAACACCAAGGACGATTGATGTCCAGAATAGAAAAACGGATTCGCCATTTGAGGGGACTACGGTCCAATTTTGAATTCCGTTAAAATAGATCGCAGCAACGATTAGAAAGACGAGAACAAGAATTGAGGCGATCACAACAATAATAGCAAAAACATCTGTTTGATAACGCTCTGTAGCTGGCATTATATTTTATATTCTATAAAAATATGACTTATATAAATCATATGATCGCTATCTTCAGCATTTTTTCGAACAATGAATTTATTTTAATTTAAAGAAGAAAATTAGAATTCATGAAATCGAAAAAATTAATAGATAAGAAATAATTGAATTAATTTGAAGGAAACATACATATTGAAGCGATGTGTGTGTGATTAAACGGTAATTAACGTAATTGTAATTTTTATGTTCGAAAAACTGTTTTTTAATTATATGTGTCTTATAATGTATTGATTGTTATTATACGTATATAGGTGAAAAAATCGAATTTTAATTTATCTATTATTTAGATATCGGAATAATGATTGAATAAAAAATAGTCTAAATAAAGACCAAAGACAGAAAAAGCAAAGAACAATGGCAGCAACCGCAACACCCGTTCCATTCGCACTTACTGTAGTTCGCCCCGGATTCCGTTGGTCCCGGGATGCCGCTCAGAAAGCTCAAGCTAAAGGAGCTTTCCTCCGTGTCGGAGGTAATCAAGTTTCACGTCGTTTCCTGTCGGGCGCTAAGCGCTCCTGGGCCAATGTCGCAAACCCCGATGAACATGATACTATCTTCCACACCGGATATCGCATCACTGGTACCCCGACTAATGTCCGCATCGCACTTGAAAGCGCAGGCGTAACGGCTGATGAGATCGCCCAGATCATGGCCACTGCTATTACTCGTGATAACTGGAATACTACCATGGCTGCTCAGTACGAGGCCGAGATCAACGCTCGTAATGCCCTCAAGACTGCCACGCCAGTCACTGAAGGCTATGAGTGGCCTCAGATCCTCTGGTTCGCTCAGAACCTCAAGAGCGCAGTCTTCACCACTAAGGCTCCAACCACTGAACAGCGTGCAGTTGGCGGCTCCCCTGGTCGTCGCACTCGCGGTGAGACCCTCGCCGAGAAGCTCCGCAATCTGAAGGATGATAAGGTCATCGATGTTTCCGGTTACGATCCTCAGACTGGCAAGCACGCTAAGACCACCGCCAAGCCTAAGACTGCCAAGTCCGGTAAGTTTGGTGACTTCCGTCGCGGTGTCAACATCATCTCCAACAACATCGAGAACTACATCCGCGCTCTTCAGACCATCTACGGCCCTGATGCCGAGGTCACCTATGCTCCCGAGATCGAGTACGTCCGCAACCAGCTCGCCGGCGGTGCTACTCCCTTCACCGCAACCCCTGGTCCCTACATGGGTCTAGGCGGCCTCGTCCCAGGTGCTACCCTCGCACCTGCTCCCACTTTCGCCGCCGCTGTTCCTCCCGTCGCATCTCCCCCAGTTGGTGCCATCGGCGGAACCACTCTCCCTCCTCTCCCCGCTTTCGGTGCTCTCCCCACCCTTCCCCAGTAAATCAAAGTTCATATAAATAATTAAAAAAAAATCTACATATACACGAATTTAATCGTGTATAATTTGAGCTTCATTAAAGGGAATGTTTTGAGGATTGACATTGGAAATGAACATAATTATCGTTGCTGTATTATCCGGTAAATGGCCTGTTGTTGTGATAGACCCCTTGAACCACGACATTTAACATTGAATGTTCGACAACCCGGACAAAGATGTGGTGGACATGTCCGACTTCGTGAAACACTCTGTGATACAGTCGCTAGTTATCCCGAGTGTCGATGTGTACAAATGTTTCTCGGAAGTCCAACCACTTACGAGTGTCGAACAATTAATTCGATCGATAAAGATCGAACCCTGGATTATTGTACGCGAACCGATACCACTTTTTATGTTCATTGTCCTTACATCGCTAATCTCGCTAAACCAGATGCAGCAAGATCAATCGGTGTCATCAGCAAAGAATTAGATACCGTTGCCGGTCTTCCAGGTGCGTGTGTTCTTCATATCGGCAAAGTTGGAACCATTGAAACTGTCGCTCAGAATATCAATCAAATCCAAGCAGCAGGTCATCTTCCTTTATCTCACCATTCCCGAGTTCCATTTCATCTTCTTTTAGAAATCGCCGCTGGACAAGGATCCGAGCTCGGTCGTTCTTGGGAAGAAATCCGTCATCTTTATGAAGGTCTGGATTCAACTCGAGTCGGCCTTTGTATCGACACTCAACATGCATTTGCTTCTGGTATGTGCAAATTCGAAACCCATGAAGATGTAGTTAAACTGTTTGATGCGGCTAACTATATCGCACCCAAAGGTATCTCCATGATACATCTAAATGATTCAGAAAAACCATTCGGATCCCAAGTCGACCGTCATGCAGCATTGAGAACTGGTTATATCTGGTCTCAATCGGATGAAGGCCTCCGCGCACTGGTTAAACGGGCCAAAGAATATGGAATGGATCTCATCTCCGAAACCGATAATCCTATCGGGGATTCCCTCCTCGTACAAGGATATATGCGAGAATAAAAAAAATACATTCCTTGAATGTATTTTTCGCGAGACGTAGAAAATACATTCAAGGAATGTATTTTTTTTTATCGTTTAAAATCATCTTGGAGACGAATAATATCGGATTCATCGGATGGATTAGTTGAATCGATATGCCACCACAATTCAGCTACTATAGCTGCAGAATTTAATCCGATGAGTCGATGTCTTTCTTCAACATCAATCATGATGATATCACCATTCATATGAATGGTCATTGATGTTTCTTCGTTATTAGGACTTCGAATCACACCAACAGGTCCTTGAAGAACGGACCAGATTTCCTTTCGACGATGGTGATACTGCCAAGAAAGTCTTTTTCCTGGAGCAATCACAAGAATTTTTGGACTTAAATCTAATTCCTCCGTTGGAACCGATAATTCCTGAAAATATTCTTTAATAAATTGTGAAAGCATGATCTTATCAATATAATAAAATCCACCCCAAGGTCTTGTAAGATCTTGATTTGATATAATATAATGCTTTACAAAGGGTTCTGCTTGTTGAAACAGTGACATGAATTGTTATTTATGAAATAATAATTATATATTTATGGAATGAAATAGATGTCAGGATCATTGGCTCCTTCACACATAAGACGCCAGAGACGATGGTGAGTTCGTATCGATTCTGGATTTTCAGCGATTTTAAACTCATCCATATAACATTCATGACCTTCGAGTTGTAGATGTCGCCAGAGACGATATTGAGTTCCAAGACTTGAATTGCGACCCCTTTCTTCAGGTGGAATTTGGTAATAAACCTTTTGTGTTTTGAGATATTTAGCGATAATTCGTTCTTTGAGATGCATGACATCGGGAAGAGTCCATCCCCAATACAGATGACCAATTAGATTAGTATCTTCATAATATTCGGATCGACCGATAGCTGATAGAGCTGTCCACAGCATTTTATGATCGGTATCACCACGACGACCTCTACTATTGAGTGGAAGTTTACGAATTTCTTCACCAGATGAACGATCATGTCGGATGAAATAAGCGTCGAGATCATCGTATAAACTATCATCTGGTCGTTCTGGTTGTAATCCTTGATATCTGATGAAGGCTCGCATAAAGTTATCTATACTTTCATCTTCGGTTGTACTAGTAGTATTAATTCGAGCACCATCTTTAGCCATTTTTGCCAGATTAATGATATTGTGTTCGGTTTGGCAATTCGGACATCTTTGTGTATCATCATCGTTAGTTGCAACTTTAGCCAATGAAATGCCACAACCAGCACAGATGTCAGCGGGTCGATTATTAATTCGGATAACATCAATCTCAATATAGTCGGAGGCAATATCTAGAAATTTATCGATTAAAGATAATCGATGTCGAACATCATCGTCGAATTCTTCATATTTTTCATCATCTTCAAAATCAAAGATCACCGTTTTAACTTTGTTACTACATTTTCGATATTCTTGGAGTGTCGCTTGAACTCGTTCATTATAGGTTCTAAGTTTAGCTCCGGTTTCGATTTGTTTGATTTCTTCTTGAATCTTTCGCATCTCGTCAAGAGTTTTCTCTCTCATTACATAGGTTTGTGGTTTTGAAGCTATTGTCTCCAAAGATTTATAACGATATCTTAAACCTTGTAGATGAGAAAATTTTTCTTGATACAACTTCTTTCGAATAATTTCATCAACATAGATGATATTGTAATTTTCGTTATAGGTTCCAGTAATTTTACTTGGAATATCATCGATAACGGTAGATCCCTGTGAATTTGGATCTCGGGATGAAAATTTTCTCGTATCTACAATCTCGAGTTCGCCCATATTATCCTCCAGCAATGAAAATTTATTAAAACTATCCGGAGAGCTTCCTGATTTGGGACTTGTCGCTAAGATTGACATTGGCTTTGTCAAGATTGGTTTGGGGGTATCTGTTGTCGACATCGCAAACGATGGCATTTGTGATATTTTATGACTAGTCATAGGTACGAATGACTGTATTGACGAAGAAGTCATGAATTTAATAATAATATGTGGGGCCTTATGCGAGATGTTATTTATTAATAAGTATCGATTAAAATTATATATTTATACGATTCTGTATAAAATATAGCTCTGATTCGATCAAAGATATAAATTTAAACCACTAATATAAATGGCAAGTACGATTTATCCACTACCTAATTTGCCCTCCTATCCAACGAGTGCGACTATAAGTGAAAACAAAGGCTATCAACCAGATATGTCAGGATATTATCCAGCTATCGCGTTTACTGACGCCGAATTATCCGTCTTCTATGCAGTCTTCCATGTTCTTCGATCTCACAAAAATTTAACTGAATCTGATGTCGAATATGCTGCAAATTATATTAGCAGTTTTTATGCCTACAGTCAGGATCGATTACAAATCGATCCAAAAATTCCACCGATAGAATCTCCAATCCTATCAGACGATCAATTAATTATGTTTTTAGTTTATGCAGATAGATCTGGTATCTGTAAATTTGCACTTATCTTTAATGATGAACTCGATCTTGCAATTAGAACAAGAAATGATATTTTGTTGAAAAGCATAGTGACAGGTCCTCGTGAAATGTTCATCGAACTTTATGATAATGCATTCCTGAATCAAGAAGATCGAGAATTTGTTATCCGTCTTGTTTCTCGCGAAATTTTTGCCATGAACTTAACTTTCGAATTATTAAAACGCAAAATTATTAATTTGGAACAAATCGATCTACAATGTTTATCCGAAACAATGTCGTCTCACATCGAACAAGATCGCCAAGGCATCCATATGAGCACTTTAACAACTAAATGTTACGACGAAGTTTGTATTCAAGATGCTAGAATTCTAGAAGACGATTTAGTTCGAGCCTCTATGTCTCGTTATGAGAAGACTCCATCTTCGGTCTATACAGTTGATAAACCAATTAATTCATCGACGCCACAGGTATTTTGTTTCGAAACTCTTGAATTGATTGCTGCAATGACGGAGGAAATACCAATTAATCCCCGTACTCGACAACCTTTCAGTCAATATTCAGTACAAATTATTTATCAACGTTTTCGAAAGGAGATCGAAATGTATCGTCGATATAAACAGATCAAACAACTACAAGCAAAATAAAATGTATTTTATCAAAATACATTTTCATCGAGTATAGATCGCTTGCTTTGTTGCTGGAAGTGAACTAATACCCCAAATGACAGCTTTATTAATTAATCGATGTGGAAGATATTGATATGGTCGTTCTAGATCGATTAACAACACCATTCGACGATAGGCTGTCTCATTAACAGCTCCATGAAGCTTAGCATCATCAAATAGTATCCCCTTTCCATTTGTCCAATAATATTTTTCACCCCCAACATGAAGATAACATTTCCCATCATTCGATGGTATATCGAGTGCAAGTTGATATCTTAATAATCCATCATGTGGACCCACATGTGGTTGTATAATTTTACCAGGTTCCATGACTGAAAAAATACACGATAAAATCTCAGGATGCTCACCAAGAATTTTTGACGTGATTGGACATTTATCCATATATGTTGAATTTTCTTGTTTAAATAATCGAAGCGGAAGTGTTGTCCACTCCTTCTTATCCTCCTCTCCGATATTAATATGATAATTATTGAGATAGTTGACATCCTTTTGTTCCAGTGAATGATATAAAGCATAACCTTCATCTCGGATTTGCATCCAAGCAGCTTCTAATTGTTTGCCTCCCGGAAAGATATGCTCACATTCTTCATCAGTATAGAAATTTGTTCGAATAGTAGGATCGGTTGTATGTAAGAACGAACTCATCGGTATGGTGAAAGATTCTGGATGATACCACACCCATATAGTCATTAAAATCCCTGCAATAATTACAAGAATCAAAATCCATAATATCTGCATTTATAAGTGTAATCAATAATGTGTTTAAATATATCTAGCTTCATAGATATATTTTTTTTAATAGGATGGTAGCCTTGGGCTACATATGAGGTATTTTACCACATACCACCCCAGAGGCCGGCATTGTGGTGCTTAGGGCGCTTGCAGGGATCGTCGCAAGGATCAGGCTTAGCACAAGGATCGGGCTTTTCGCAAGGATCGGGCTTAGCACAAGGATCGGGGCACTTGGGAGCGCAACGGTTGGAGCGGAAGAGAACACGCCAGAGCCAGATGAGAATGAGGGCGATGAGCCAAGCGAAGAGGATAACCACAGCGGAAACCCAGAGAGTGGTCCACCAGTTCACAGAACCATCAGCATTATAGAGGGCCGGCTTGGCCCACAGCAGGATGAGTGAAAAAGCAACCCATGCAATGAGGACTGTGATAATAAACATGATAATACCGTTAATTATACCAGAGTTGTCGTCGTACATTTATACCAAAACGAAAAAAAATATATTTAATTATTATCTATATTAATTATCTTATATTTTAATTAGACACATATTCTGGTTATTAGAGCTTAAATTGGTTCCACTGTCCCATTAGCAATATTGTTCTGAAAATCATTTAAATATTCACCCCCTACAATTGGGGTAATTTATATGAGATCGAAGCTGTTAAATTGGATGAAGATGGAACCGAGGTCGAAGATCGTTGTATCGTTTGGTTAATTTGGTTAATTTGGTTTAAAGATGGAGAAGATAGTATATCTCCAGATGGAGAGGAGGTCAAAATATCGGTCGTCGAAGTTTTTGGTTGATAGGGTATTAATGGTTTGGTAAATCCAATCGAATATTCAGCAGAATTCTCGGATCCATCCGGAGGAAAATTTTCAGCTTCTAAACAATTTTTACTGCAAACCAAACTTTCTTTTTCGGAGTAAAGATTGTATGCAGTATCCCATGTCATAATCGGTTTCTTAATTCGAGCGTTAACTGCATTATGAAATTTCCATGTCCATATAAATATACCGATCGGTGTCTGAACTCCATCAATATCGATAGTCACCCCAAGATATTCTTCCATCGGATGAGTTTTAATATATTCACTACAATGATCTTTACAGACCGTACATGGAAATCCATGGCAGATTTCATTCATTAAATCAATAAATTGTAGCTGTTGATCTCGGGTTCGAGCACTAAATGCGCGACGATGAATTACATTCCAAGTACCAGGACCAATATATTTTGGATCGGTATGATCTTTATAATTGTTTATCAACCCAGTTGCCCCTGGTTCGTTTCTTAAATCATTCACCGATAAAGTATGTTTATCAACTGTCCGAATATTACTAGTTGAACTCACAGTTTGATAAGGCATTGTCATGAATAGATACCTTTACATTCACTATAATAATATATTGTCGATAAAATTATCGACAATATGTACTGACTATCAAAACTTGTCTACTTTGATGAAGATGGTAGAATTTGTAAAGTTACTTTTGGATGTTGAATCTCCGAACTCTCAACTTTTAAATGTGTTAATCCAGTTGGACGAGATGGAGCCGTCGTCACTAATGATAGAATTGATGATTGTTGTTGCTGTAATGATAATTTTGTCGTATTTGATTCCGGTTCCATTAACTTTTGTAGCACCGGATCATCTGGAGTCAATGTCAATCTAATTTCAGAGGATGCCGGTCTCGGGATTGATAATTTAATTTCAGAGGATGCCGGTCTCGGGATTGATAATTTAATTTCAGAGGATGCCGGTCTCGAGATTGCTAATTCGGCAACCGGAGGCGGCCCCGTTGGAGGTAATCCCCAACAAATAAAGATGGCTTCGATTTGACAAACTGTATCACTGAGATCATCTTGTTTGGTTCGAAAATGGTTCAATACACCAAGACTATATTCATCCAATCTCATCGTCAGAAGTTCTCGCGCTTTTTCAACAGCCCATGTTTTCAGTTGTTTGTCAGTGATATTCTTTGGTGCGCCAAGAATTTTACCTTTTAGTTTTGGATCGACTTCAACAATCGCTGGCAACAAAGGTTTATCTCGAAGAATCAGACTAAAATAGCTGATAGTATGTTGTGCAATTCGAGTTGCTTTATAATTTTGTGGAAGCTGCCGTTCGATAACTACAAAATGGCAATCTTGATAGTATGTTTGATATTTGTCCAAAAAATCAGTTAATACTTGATATGTGTTGCAAATTGTCACATCATCCTGTTTCACAATACATTCGATCGAAACTTTATCAAATACAATCGGTCGAATCCATCCATCAGTATACCGCCGTTCAATTCTCAATGCATAATTCTTTCGAGCGGGATCGATTGAGACTACCTGATAATATCCTTGATTCCAGTTTCTTCCAGTTGTCGGAGTTCGATGTGGATAATAGACGGTATAAGGAGTTTTATCCGGACTCTCGGTTTTGCTAATCTTCAATCCAAAATGAGACATTTGTTGAATTACAAAGTATGATTTATTTTTCGATCTCAATTATTTTAATTGAAAGGTCCGGTTAGATCCAGAGTTAGATAATTAGAATCGATCGGAATGTTTGGATTATAATATGACAGCTCCGTCGCTTTATTCAAAAGTATTGATTCGATTGAATCAAAAGGTGGTTCATGCTTAATCGATGGAGATAAAATATGAGCGATTTCATGCAAAACAGAATAAATTAGAGTATTATGATCGTATATTCGTCGGCGCTCAGGATCCCAAACAGCTAAATAGATAGTTCCTTTAATATTATGAGGAGCGATAATCTTATCGGTATATGTAATTTGTGATGTTTCTTTGATTTCATAAATCGGGGACATGTTGCATTGATAACAAATATCATTAACAGATTGATATAACCACTTAATCGTTTCTCTGACTTTTTCTTGACGAATTAATTCATATTGATCTCGACTGGTATCAAATCGGAAATAGATCACCACCATAATACTTACCACGATCACACTAATAATAATATAAATTGCCAATGAAACTGGATCCGGCATCTTTGAATATACGAAATAAAGTTGTAAGTAACATATCTTTCGAACTGAGATATACATACATTCATGTATATCTATGTGATATCCATTATCTGCCGTTTCGCAAGCAAATGGTATATACACCATAAGTCCCAATTGGACTTTCCAATTTTGTCGGCTTCCCCTCTGCAAAATAAAATCGAAGTAGAGTTCCAGCCGGCGAAATATTGTGAATCTTGGATAGGGCTTTAACCGTTGAAATCGGAACTCGAACTGTCATAAAATCTTCACTCTTCATGACATTAAGACTCAATCCAGAAGAAGATGCAGCGACGGGACCCGGGCCATCTCCAACTCGAAGACTTCCAATGATATTATCAATCTCATCCATATTGGTTGCAACTGCCAATGTCTTTGGGACATCAGTTTGAGATTGGAACCGATTGATAGAAGCCATGGTCTGATTAGGCATGATACCCTTAAAAGTCACACCATTACTACATCCAATAATTTCAAGCACACTGCATTTGAGAGTATTGGCTTGACTGCACAAATCGGCGAAATCTTTCGCCTGAACTCGAACGTTTGGTTCTACACTGTGGCCTCCAGAAATATCATATCTAGTATATTCCATGTTCAAAATATTAACAAATAGAGCGCTGGCTCTGCCAGGATCCTTGGTGTTACTCTTCATTGGTTGAACATTGATTTTAGTATCACCGGCCAACCAATATAGACGAATTCCATCCCGACGTCCAATTCCCTTCGTGGTGTTAAACATCTCATTGGTATCAAATGCAATTGGATACTCTGGGAGCAAGTTTCCATCAACATCTCGGATATTATACCGGTACATCGTTAATTCCTGGGTATTTATGTTAATTTTGTGAACGGCACACTTTGATGAATTAATAAACGAAATGTCGATCGAACGTGGAGATAGGACCATAGTTGCGTAATCGGTTTCGCTTTTAATAATACCGATCGTATTGCGGAAGGAATAACCATCCATAATATGAATCAAAAATAATGTTTGTGACGCATCCATCGTTTGAGAATATTTTAATTCGTTTTATGCGATGTTGTCATGTCTACTCTTTAAAACATTTCTCATCCCATACATAATATATCCCATTAAATTGTGATAATTTACAATTATCATTTTAAAATGATTAACGATCCGTGAATATCTTTATATATCATAAATTCATATTGTTTATCATGAATTCGGCACCCGAAGATATATTCCTAACTCCATCCCAACAATCCGTTCTTGAATCGGCTGTCAAACTAATTCATCATTATAATATGATCGTTATTCGAGGGGACAGTGGATCCGGCAAACATACTGTCGCAAATCAAATCTTCAAACAACTCAATGCAGTTGTTATTCCGTTCGATCTATGTGATCTTGCTCAATCAATCTCAACAACTCTATCCAATCAGCATATCGTTGACTATCTAGAAAGATTACTCGATCGCGCTCAAAAGTATATGCCGAAACCCATCTCTAAAACATCTTCTAGCTCAACTATCAACACTTATCCAAAACGACTTCGTTCTTCAATTGAAGATTCTTGTCCAATTGAAGATCTTCAAAGTTTATCATTAGATGATGAATTCCGTTCATATCAGCTAGGAATCATCTATCTTCGGAATTATAATCGAGTCGCGGATGTTCTCTCCGACTGCTATGCGAAATCCCGTTATTTGTTGCCATTGATTCTCCGCAAGTTTACTGAAAAATTGCCTCCAACCATCAAAATAGTTGTGACAACTAGCGTTTGCACAATCTCGGAATATCTTCATTGGTGCTTGGAACTCTCAACGACGAAAGATGATATGCGGTCAATCTTAAATTACTACCGGGATCAAGGTCGTATCTCAACTTCCGATCTTGATACAATTCTAACATTATCTAAAATCATTCCAGTTGGTCGTATCATTCATTGTCTTAAATATGCGTTTGCGATGCGAGACTCTAACTCAGCTTTAGACGATGATGATCTCCCGTCGGTGATTGAAGATTATCGAAAAGTTCTGGCAAGATTTTCTGGGTCGAGTGTTGATGTTGAAAGAGATGTACCAAAACCAATTCTTGAAGATGATCTAGTTGGAGTTGAAGACATCATTGACGAAATTACAACTTCTATCATCAATCCAATGAATCTAGGAATTTCTGGTATTCCGATCAAGAAAGGACTTCTACTCTGCGGACCACCCGGAACAGGTAAAACTAGCATCGGGCGATGGCTTGCTCATCAAATTAAAGGTAAATTTTATTTAATTGGGGGAGAAGCTGGAATTAATGGTTCTAGTTTGATTGATTGTTTTGAAATGAATGTAAGACGAGCTCGTGATAATGCTCCAGCGGTTATCTTTATTGACGACTGTGATGTTCTTTTTGAACAACCGGATACATATCGGGCTTTCTTAACCATACTTGACGGCATTGAAACTAACAAACGAAGTGATATCTGTGTCATTGTTACGTGTATGAATTTACGCAATGTACCATCTTCTTTACTTCGAGGAGGCCGTCTTGAAATGGTATTGATCACCAAATTACCAGATTCAAGTAAAATTCAGATTATCTTAGAGAAATCATTAACTAAAATGGTATCCAATTTGAAATCTTATGACGATCGATTGTCTGGATTGATTGCCGATGATATTAGTTTTGATCTTGTCCGGCAATTATCGACCAAAATGTGTGGGTGGAATTGTGCAGATATCCATCGATGTGTTAATGATGTATCTCGATTAATTATTGCGAACAAAGGAATCAACCTTTTGGAATTGTTTGAACGATCGATTAAACAAATTCGGGAACAATACACACTATGTGGTCGATGTGAAAGTACAAATCTCGATGATCGCACCCATGATTCTTATATTTCATAATTTATATATATTCTATATATAAATATTTACGTATAATTTGATCAAGATATGTTACACTAAAATTGTGTCCATATAAACATTATGGCAGCTTCTGATCAAACCTTTGTTCCCCTGTCCCAAACATATGACGAAGATACTTTAGCAATGATCGCTGAATCCGAGGATATAATCCTTGATTCCAAGAACAGAGTCACAAAAATCAGAAAAAAGACTCAGGAAATCAAAGAAATCGGAGGAAACACTCTGGAAAAATTATATCATCAAGGACAACAAATCGATCGAGTTGAAGAGAAAGTCGATTCGATTAACGACAATGTCAAAGAAGGTGAACGTCAGCTTACATCAATCGAATCGATTTTCGGTGCACTCAAGAATAAATTTATCGGTCGATCAAAGAAATCCAAGCCATCTTTAGCAAAAAGATCATCTCCTTCCATCCCCGAAGTTAAACGTCAACCGATTGTTTCAATTCGATCAGATCCGACAATGTTTGATCATCTATCCCCAGCTGCTCAGAAAAATCTACATGAGATCGATGATGGACTTGATGCCATCAGTCAAGATTTAGATGAAATTCAAGCTATGGCGAAAGAAATGGGTCGAGAAGTCGGCAAACAGAATCAGCAGCTACCAGATTTGTCACATGCAGTCGGCACAACTACACAACGAGTACAAAAAGCATCGAAACGGACTCGACGTCAGTTTTAAAAAACGTCATTATTAAATATAATGATGTTTTAGCGTTAAAAATGATCTAGGAATAGCCATAAATATCCGAATACAGATATTAAATAATGGCACATCATTCTGACGAGATTATTATTTCTCCAGCTGGACATACCACTGAAACTGAAGAATCATTTGAACCTCCAATCGTTGCGGATGACATTTTAGAATCCGATCAATCTTCAACTGGACAACCGATTCATGATAATATCGTGCGTCCAATTCGAACTCTAGAATCAGTATCAAGAACTCGACCATTTATTCGAATGCCCGCAGAAATCAAATCCCCAGCCGCGAATTATTATTCTGAAATCAAATGGGGAAATGGATTTGAGCAATGGCCCCTTGTTCGATTCTCCACACAAGGAGATGGTAGTTGTCTGTTTCATGCGATCGCTAATAGTTTCTTCCGTCCATATCATACAGAAATGTTGGATGGTAAACATGTACCTCGAAGCCGAATGATCACAACACTTCGACGCGAATTATCAGAACGACTTGCGATGAAAGTATCGGACGATCCAGATAGTCCAACCTATTATGAACAAATGAATCGTGGGTACACCGCCCAATGGGCAAAAGATGCCAAAGTTGAAGAATATACTCTCCCTTACATGCAAAACGAGCTTAATTCGAATTCTTATATCGGATATGGTTATATTGAATTTATCGGCAACGCTTTGAACAAAGATATTTATGTTTTGGAGGCGATGCGTCGAGATATTTATCGACTAGTCGATGAAGATCTGGAATTGATAGTTAAGGGCAATCGCAATTCCATTATTCTATATTACATGGACGGCGGTCATTATGAACTTGTTGGTGTTCGCAATGCCGATGGTACCTTTGATACTCATTTTAGTCCGGATCATACTCTTATTCGATTTCTATATGGTCGAGTTCAAAATATCATACAATCGGTTCGTCAAAACTCATAAACATATGTTATGTAATCACATAACGTCTAACATCAATATCACAACATACTTGTGATATTGCTTAACATTGACACCACTAGTGGTGTCTTCGTCGAGACATAATAGAATCTTTGCTTCTATTATTGCTTAACATAATATGGATCATAACATCGAGAAATATATATCGCTAGAGACATATATTGATAATTTTTTTTTATATAGCTTCGTTGACCATTCGAAGAACTTGTATCATTTCAGGATGAAGTTGATTTTCTTGTTCCAGCTGATCAATGATCGACTCCATGGTTTGTTGTTGGTTATCAGGATCGATTCGGATTTGAATTAATTGGTTGATAATGTCTAGGTTCTCTTGTGTGTATCCGGCTTCTTGTAACGTTTGAATAATTCGTTCACGACGAGTTCCAACTGTAACCCGAATTGCAATTCCTCGATCGGCTAATTCTTGACGAATTCTTGGAACCAATCGAGTTAGAATCATTCTGAACGGATCTGTTTCTTTAAAGATCTCCTGAATGACTGGAGGAAGACTAAATTCCAAACGAATATCATCTTCAGTGGCACCAATTCGAATTCTCTCCGTAAAAACATCAATGATGTTATTAACAAAAGTTTGATCCGGGTCAAATGGTATTTCTTCCCACGTCAAATCAAATTGTCTGATAATAGCCTGTATGAATGGATCATCTGGTGGGAAAAGAGTTTGAAATCCTCCAGTTTTTCTTTGGCCTGGAGTTTCAGGTTGACCGGCAAGAGTATCAACGGCTAAGACTTCATAGTGATAGGTGTTTCCAATCACGACAACTGCATTTCGCTGAACACCATGACGTCGAGTATTGCTGAGATGAACAAGATCCTCTCGGGTCGCCAAGAAAATATAAACGTCGATATTTAAAATTTCAGAGATAAATTCATAAATTTCCTGACCCAGATAATAATCTGAATTAAATAATCGCTGCAGTCCGGCCAAACTATAATCAACTCCCATATCCTGAATTAATGATTCATCTTGAATTTGAGTCATGACCATTCTCGGGAAAGCGCCATTCCCGGTGGTCTCCCAATATGTATGACCTGGATATCGACTGTCTTCAGTCATTAACAATATAGCCAAATCTCGTCGAAGCATGGCTGCCGTGTTCAAACGAAATCGTGCGCTGTTATTTTCTTGATACTCCCTGAAAAATCCTTTCAGAAACGAATGAATAAAACAACTTCCTTCACCAATACATGCAATTCGGACTAAATTGTCATACCAAGTACAAGTCAGAGGTGCATATGTATCATCATTCGTTGCTGATCGATTCCCACGAACGTTATGATTAACACCAAGCATCGGCAATGGAGAAAGATCTCTTTCAACAACTGGAGATGGTATCGTGACGGGTGATCCAATGACACCCGGTGTTGTATTCAATGTCGGGGGTATGGTGATCGTAGGAAATGGAGTTGTGCCCAACATTGGAGGTATAGTAATCGTAGGAAATGGTGTCGTTGTTGGAATGACAATTTTAGGCACCTCAACCGGCCCTGGTGTTGTCGGTGAAGCAATCGTTGGTGCGATAACTAAACGCGGAGATTGTGGGGACGTCAACGGTATAGTTGGAAGGGTGCCTCCTGGCGATGCCTGTTTGATAATCGGAGACGATAAATTAGATTCCATTTCTATATGTATTGATTTTATTGTCTCCGATATTATCTTATTTATTGATATGATCGAATAATAATTACCAGATTAACAACCATTTTTCAAATATTTGCTTCAAACATGCCCATATAAATTCTATAAATCTTAATTCTATATTGATTTGAACAATAGAAATTAGCAAATTTCTTCGATAAATACACATATTATTATATGTATTATTGGTGATTATATCTTAAAATGGTCTCGGAACCGGTGGAATAAATGGCTGAGTAATCGGTCTCGCAACAGATAGAGTGATCGGTTGGCCAAATGGTTGGGGAACAGGAGGTGTGATCGGTTGAGTAATCGGTCTTGGAACAGGAGGTGTGATCGGTTGGGTAATCGGTCTTGGAACAGGAGGTGTGATCGGTTGAGTAATCGGTCTTGGAATAGGTGGTGTGATTGGTTGAGTAATTGGTCTTGGAATAGGTGGTGTGATTGGTTGAGTAATTGGTCTTGGAATAGGTGGTGTGATTGGTTGAGTAATTGGTCTTGGAATAGGTGGAGTGATTGGTTGAGTAATTGGTCTAGGAACCGGAGGTGTAATTGGTTGAGTAATTGGTCTAGGAACCGGAGGTGTAATTGGTTGAGTAATTGGTCTAGGAACAGGAAGTGTGATTGGTTGGGTGATCGGTCTTGGAACAGGAAGTGTGATTGGTTGGGTGATCGGTCTTGGAATAGGTGGAGTGACTGGAAGGGTGATTGGTTGACCCAATGGTTGGGTGACTGGAAGGGTGATTGGTTGATCCAATGGTTGGGTGACTGAAACGCGTTCGGTTGTTGCAATTTGTGGGAGGAGAGTTGGGTCTTCATTGACATAATATCCATAACTAAACATGGATGAATATAAACGATTCTCTTTCGACAAAAGCTTTTCTCCTTCTGCTCGACGAGATTCGACTAAATAAATGCCATATTTAGAAAGTCGTCGAGATAAATCTTCCAAGTGAACTAGATATTCTCGCTGTTCACCAACAATTGTATCTGGCAGTACAAAATCAAGCGCCCGACCATTCGGCGGTGTTGATCGAGGATGTAGATGAAGATCCGCGGTTACGATTCTTTTATCAGTGATGAAAGTACCACCAAGTGCAGGTTCAAAGATCTGTTCGACAACATTACCATCAATTGTTAAGAAAACGATAATACCACCAGGCTTAAGATTTGAAACTATCGTATTGACCAGGGCGTCTAAATTCGAATCTGTCTCCCAGAAGAACGACATTGAAAGCATTAACGTAACCGCATCAACTTTACCGCCCGGGACTGATTGTCTGACGAGTTGGGTGATGATTTGAGTATCTTGACCTCCGGATGGAACGACAATAACTTTATCTTCCATTCGATTTGATCGAATTCTTGATTCAAGTTCGGTTCGATTACTTTCGTTGGGTTCAACTGCGACAACGATTCCAGTACCAGGGACTGGTCGCCCGGATCGATCTTTTGCAGTTAACATTTTCCATTTCGAAACATCACCGCCACGACCACTTCCGATATCGAGAATATTGGCCCCATTTGGAAATTTCTTATTGATAGTTCGATAGAGATCGGTCTTGACTCGATTGAAATAAGATCGGGTCATTTTAATGGTTTGACCTTTGATGTCTTCAGCTGTAATTGGATTCATGATGTCTTCCCAATCATCTAAGGCGACTTCCAATCGATTGGGTCCAGATTTATCATAACGAATTCGACGAGGACGGAAAAGACCTTTTGGATGCGCAGGAGTTGAGTTGATCCATTCGTATTCTACGACCAAATCGCTAGGTTTGTCGCGAGTTAATTCGTTAGTTGAATCAATCATCTCTGGAGTTAATGGATTAATTGCAGATCCGCGAAAAGGAACACTGGCTTTCTTTTCCTCATCATATGAATGAAGTTCGAGTCCATTTTGAGTCCATTTCAATGCGAAATCGATCGTGATATCATGTTGTTCTTTCCATTTGCAAATATCTGGGACTCGGGTCAAAGACCGTTCGTGTAACTTATAGGGTCGGCGCGTAATTGGATTAATTTCATCTTTGGTTCGTGGGTTGTATCGAAATTGTGCTGGAAAGAACATTAGACCATCCTCGTTATATTCAAGAGTATCCCTTCGGTTCAAAAAATCCGTCACCACAGTGAAGAATTCATCTGGAGTCTTGATCTCATAAGTATCCTTAGTTCCAAGAGTCAAGATTGGAGTAACAATGACTCCAGCAATTGCATCGACGATTTGACGTCGGTCGGAGTAAGGACTGTTTTGAATCGCGGCACTCCCTCGATATGATAGACAATCAAAAACTAGATACCAATAAGAATATTCCTTTTGAACTTTAGGTTGAACCCATTCTCCATCAAATATGGTACCATTAAGTTGATTCAGCAGGGTATCAAGACGAGGAATATTTGTTGTTAAGTCAAGAACCAAATTAAATTCGAACGGTGGATAGACCATCCAAATCCCTGTAGTATGAATAATCAACATCTTTCGAAGACCATCGGCTTTGAATGTAACAATGTAATTTGTCTGTGGATTACCGACAATTCCGCCATAAACTAGATCTCGACTCTTGATGTTACGGGCTTCGGATAAAACATCTTTATCAATCATATTTGGACGAGTGCTTCCGAGTGTTCGATTGACATGTTCGATCATTTGCATTTTAGCCGTATTGGTGAAGATAAGATTCGTTCCTCGAAGTAACTTGAAAAGAATTTCGATTTGTTGCTCGAAGATATGAAACTGATCCATCCCGCCGTGAAATTCAAGCTCGACTTCATATCGATTTCGGGAACGACCAGCAACGGTCATCATAACCTGAGTTAGATCTACTCGAACCACTCCATCGGCAAGGGTGAAACTGCGACGAATTCGATCTCGAATCGATTCTGGAGTAAATGTTGTTGGTATTTCATCCGGACGCAATGGTTCTTCTTTGTTGATCGAAACTCGAATGTCATATTCTCGGAGATCAATATGTTGAATGACTGGATATTTTCGTTGCCATATCACTGTTTGAGGAGTATCCCCTGAGTTTGTGATAATGATCTGGCGAATGTTTCTTGCCTGTCGAACTGTCGATATTTCCATAATTTCGTTGCCAACATTAGATTGAAGGAAATTTAGTAAACGTTCGAAATGAATGTAAGGAACATTGCTGTCAAACCCGCGATCAGTATAATAGCCAAATTTAGCTTCTAACTCCAAATTTGTCTGTTGAGTATATATTTGACTTATCGCATGAATTTTTCCGGCGAGCATGATTTAGAGTACCAGGAAAATTATCCATAATTTTCCTATTTATTTTTTTATTGCTAATTTATATTCGCTTCATACGAGCTCTTTGTGCTAATTCATGGGTGATTTCATTTTGTAAAGTTGAAAAACGCGTATCATGAGTACCATCACTAGATCGAAGTGAATCAATATATACTAAAACATCTAGAAGCTGAGAATCAGTGAATGGAGTCAAATTACAATTATACATCGGTATAGCAATTGTATCAGTCGAAAAAGGTAGGGTTAACGTTTCACTATTCGGTTGCCCCGGAAGTGTTATAATAGCAGGTCGAGACATAGTATGATTACCAGGATTTTTTGGATAAAATTCAACTTTATTCAATGATGTTCCTTTGATCATGTCATTATACAAGGAGATCAAAGTTCCGAGATTAATTGTTAATGCTTGCGGATTCTCAAAGCAGTCCGCTAAATGTTGAATATAATTTCCAAGTTCTTGTAATGGCTCAGTATTTTGAATCGATGTTGGTTGTTGAAATGTACACATGATCGTTTCATCTATAACTTTGACTTCCGTTAACGGCCTCGTACTTAATGCGAGTGGTTGATAATTATTCAATTGAAATCGTTCGTTCATAAGATCCTTAATTAATTCATTTAGTGTTTCATTACTAATAACTCCATTTTGAATACCATCCACCATATGTGTAATTAGTTCCTCTTCGCAATGTAATAACTTGGAAATATCTGATTTTTCTCTCTCGCTAGATAAACGAGTTGCCAACACATTCTGGCGAAACATTTCATGGGATGTAAATAGATCCACAAATACAGCGACTAATTTTGTAATTTCACGACGTGATTCTTCAATTACATATTTAATATCGGATTCATGCCCACTTTCATATGGAGCGGTGATTGTAATTGGTTGTTGCAACAGTGGACATGGAATAATACTTGAAGATATTTTAACAAGATCGGCTTTTTCGATTCCCATCAGAGTTAACAATACTTTGTTAACTAAACTATATCCTGTCATGATGGATCCGATTAGTCGATCTACCTCTTCCCCGGTTATTCCAGCTATCCGAAGAAGTAATGCTGTATAACTAAGATTTTTATCATGAATTGCATTGGCGTTAATATTAATTGTTTGGATAACTATGGCTCGAAATGTTTCTTCCAATTTAGTTTTAACGGTTTTTGATTTGATACTGGCTCGAGTTAGTAAAGGTCCTGAATTAACCAGAGGATAAAATGCGATCTTTGTCACAAATGGAGATCCGAGCAAAAGATCCATTGTGTATCCAAGACGTAACCATGGTATCGGATCGTTATCATAAGTATTAAATAAGATCACGGTCATCTTGTTGATACCATGAAATTCAGCCTCATAATAAAATCCGACCGCATTCATATCATCTTCTCGGAGTCCACTAAATTTATTGATAAGTTGTGATAATGGATCAACAAGACAGGCTGTAATAATTCCACACCGACCATATATATTTTTATAGTCATCCAGTTTCGAAGTTGCTTTATGTATAATCGATGTATCAGCACGATATCGTGAAGTTGTATCGGAGGAAATTTTTCTTTCCGAAAAATGAGATGATGGTCGATGGGATGCTATTTTGGTGTCACTGATTGCATCATGGCCATGCAATAAACTCATAATATTTAAGGGGGTAAATGTTATTCATAAGTCGTTAATGTAATTAGAGATTGTTAAATTTATTGATATGAAGCTATAAAATCAAATAAATATCTATTAAAAGATGAGTGCAGTGCCAGAGGAAGAACGATTTGCTAAGAATGTCACCATTATGGTTGAGGCAATCCAAGAAAGTGTTAGACGTGTCTATAATCAAGGCATCAAGACAATCGATCCAAGTATGATCTCTCTGATCGCAACGATCATATCTTCTTTCGACAAAAATTACTTGATTCAGGGATTTATTGAAAATTCTCATGAAAAATGTTGGGAATACATTAGACAGCGGGATGAAAATTTCTTTATCGAAAATGCCGGTGATATCTTCAAATATCTTCCATCCGAAAAGGTCAATCTATTTAAAGATCTGTATCAGGCAAAAGATGCAAACGGAAATAATGTCGTCTCGGAATCTTTGAAAGATCAAATCTGGCGTTTGTTTGATGCTATGATCAAAATCTCGATCAAGTATATTCATAAGGGTCGTGCTCCCTATTCATATTCAACTAACGAAGGAGTTGTCAATGCTTATGGGGCTGATTTCTTTGGTGAAGTTGATATTTCCAGTCACGCCAAAAAATGGGGTGTCGTTCTGGAATATCCTCCCAAATGTTAAGCGACATATATTTTTCGACGTCATATGAATCTATGATGTTAATCAATCAAGATAAATACATCTATTAAAGATGTATTTTATGATATTTGCAATTTATGTGCCAAAACGGATAAGATTGTATCATCAGCACAGCGTGGATTCCATTCCGGAACAATCAATGTATCAACTCGATCACACAATTCAAGGATATCTGCTTTATCATCGATCATCAATATATTACCATCATATGGTATTTCTTTCAATCGTTTATAAACTCGATTCGAATCTCGATCACAATGAGTCCAATTGTAAATAAATGCGGGTGGTTGTGGAAATAACTTGACTATCGCTTCAACATAACTTGGTTGACCCATCGACCAAACTCCAACTGTAAATAATTTAAAACAGATTTCAAGAAAATTATCGAACCCTGGACGTTTATGAACCCATATTGTATCCGGATCTCCGCTATAATCTGAATACTTAATTAAAATTCCATTACCTCGATTCTTATACGTCGAATCAACCAATGTTCCATCAAGATCCAGAACAATACAATCATATTTCTTGATTGGATTTAATTCGATCTTATCATTCCAATTTATCAGCAAAGGTTTATCACCCGTTTCTTTTGTCAATTCAACCGTTTCCATTTATATTTATTGATAAAGTTTGTGATTTGAATATTCTTTCTATATTCAAATGGTAAATCCAGGTATACTTCTATTAGTCTTACTTGTGATTGGATTGACAATTACCGTGATTGCCCTACTTATATGGGCTGCCTACTCTTCTCAACAACAGGAAGCCACGATTCAAGAATCCTGTAGTAATGTCATCGATCCAAGTCAACTCCTACAAATTTCTTCTGATTGGGAATATTGCACTACCGGTGATGCTACTCAAGGTACTCTTTATTATATCGGTTGTACTGGCGATCGCAGTCTCAACTTCGTTGTTTCACCAACTCCTCAAAGTCCTCTTAACGTTTGTATCTCCTATTGTGATCGATACACTCCACCTCCCTCTGGTACAACCGGATTTGGTACTTGTACCGGTCCTGATTATAATAACAAATCGGCACAGGATAATTTCAACACTTGCATGTCACAATTAAATCCCACGAATTGTATTCCTCCCTTGCCTTTAGCGGTCAACGGAACAACTCTATATTATGCTTATTCTGCCACTCCTAGAGTTTGTGGTCAATGCATCAACGATTGTTATATTAATTGTCAGTGTCAAGCTCAATGTACTCCAACAACCTGTAATCAACCATGTAGTCAAATCTCATAAACATAACTTTATCGGTTACGTTTTTCTGGATGCATTTACTAAAAAAATGACGAATTCAGCCATTAAACTATCAGAAATCTCCGATTTCTTCATGGGAATCGAACCCATACCTCGTCCCTACTTAAATTAAAAATTATGCTGCGTGCATCCATTTTTTTTAACAGAATGCACAATAACTACGCGTGCTACCATTACACTACAGCCCTTGGCCCCTAGGGCTGGGAGGAATCGAACCTACCATCTTCGTCCTCTGCGATGGAATGTCAAAAATTGCCTAAAAGCTTCAGCTTTACGGCTGGAGCCCTTCGGCTTTAGTTGCAGGCATTCTTTTTTAAAAGCTACTGGTGGGACTCGAACCCACGACCCCTGGTGTATAAGACCATTGCTCTACCAACTAAGCTACAGTAGCCACCTTATCATAAGATGGCTAATTTTAAATAAAACTCTTTATGTTAGAAGAAATTCTAACATACAACCAATTTGGTTGCATGTTTACATGATAGCTGCCGACAGGATTCGAACCTGCGACCCCCAGATTAACAGTCTGGTGCTCTAACCAACTGAGCTACGGCAGCCACCTTCGACAGATGGCTGCTTTTTACAGAGTATTCAAGTCTACGCGTGCTTCCGATTGCACTTCAGAGCGTTTTAAACTCCGGTGGGACTCGAACCCACACCTCGTCCTCTAATGGAATGAAAAAATGCTGCAGATACTCTTTTTACATGTCTTTGGACATGCCACCTTTAATAGGTGGCACATTGACAGAATACACATACGTGCTACCACTACACCACAGAATGATCGTGCCAAACCACTCTGGAGGGAATCGAACCCTCGCCTTCTCGTTTAAATGAGAAAAATTGTTGCAGGTATTCTTTTTTTGATCTAGATCGACCAAGGTACTAGAAATTACATTGCTCCACCACTGAGCTATAATTGGTTTCCCAATTACTTGGATTCGAACCAAGGACCGATGTCAGTATCTATGTTGCTGTGAGTACCTTTCTGTTAATCTAGATCATCTTTTCATATATTGAATAAATTATTTTGGAAATTTTCATTTTCTACAATAATTATTTTCGATCGATAATTTGATTGAATTCAAATAAAAGGATTCGATTTATTGTTCTACTTCAAACTTGCTATCGTCATAAAAATCTGTTCGATCGCGATCGCGATCGGCGTCACCGGATGATATTTTTCTAATTTAGTCGTATCGAGGTTACAATTGGATCGTTTTGATCGAAGAATAGCATTCTGCTCTTCTTCAGTGAAAGTTTCCCATGTATGATCCGGATTCAAATACTTTTTGTATAAATTGAGTATATCCTGGTGAGTAATTGCTCCCGGGTTAGTAAAATTATAAATTCCGGTCACTTGATCCAGACTCATTTTAATTGAAATAGGAAGCATTTCTGGAAGGGAGGTGAAAGAATTCGGAATATTAATAACCTTCGCGTATTTACTCAACTTTGTGATAATATTCTTTGGATGCAGATCCGCACTAATTGGCATCCGAATTCGTAATGTCAATACATTTGGATATGGTACTAAGAGTTCCTCCGCCAAAATCTTACTTTTGGAATAAGTCGATCCTTTGAAATTAGGTGGATCAAGCTCGCTGAAAGTCGATCCAACCGGATGAGTGTCATCATAAGTGTAGATGCATCCAGTTGCATAATAAGTTACATGAATTCCTTTTTCCCAACATGCATCTGCAAGATTCGCTGTACCAACTGCATTAACCAGATAAGTTTCCTGTTGGTGATCTTCACACCAATCGACGCTTGGTTTCCCTGTGATTCCAGCCACATTAAGAACTCGATCTGGATTGACTAACTCTAACTCTTGACTCATTCCAACATGATCTCGAGTTCGAGATTTAGCAGCAATTACTTCATGTCCTTGTTCACGAAGTAATTGACATAACATTCCACCAATCCATCCGCTTGCACCCCACACCAAAAATTTCATTTCTTAATATACGTATAATTCTCTATACGTGTATTTCTTTTTTAACGATCGATAGGATTACCAACATATATTTTATCTTCATACACGAAGAAGAAATCAGATATGACTAATCCATTCAGGATATAACTATATGTACCATAGATGTTATTTGTATTTTCGAGAAATCGATTTAATTGTAAATTTTGATATTCCAATCGCGTCAGACGATTTTTCGGCTCGGTATTAGTAACAAGCACAGCCCAATCAAAACAACTTAGAAAAAGCGAAACAATTGTTGAAACAGGATGTGATGGATTGTTAATAAATTCGCTATAATCTCTCCAGATTTCAAGTTGCCGATCGTTCAGAAAATTTTGAATTAAACGAGCATTCTTACTATTTAAATAATCTACTGTCGACTGATCTCGAGGGACATCTAGAGATGCCGAATCAGAAGTCAAGATTTGGAAGTTCTTTTGATTGATGGTTGGGTCTGCTTGTAGTTTTGCAATTTCTGGCATCACAATTCCAAGAATATAAACAATGGTAAAATTATCCGTCGTGAATGAATTTAAAATTTCAGATGTTAAATCATCCCGATGAATACGAAGAGTTTCGATTCCAGCATTAGTCGTTGCGATTGCAATTTCTAAACTCAAACTGGTGGAATAAGTACCGCCTTCATAGACGATAACACAGTTTCCAGGAAGAAGTTGAATCTGATATAGATAAATCCCGACTACTGTGGAATCGGGTGATTGAAATCGAGCTAAATTGGGTATAGTTGATAATTGTGGCGCCGTTGAGAACGAATTAAGATGCAAACAATCTAAATTTTGATTAAAGAAAATATCGGCAAGATATTGACACCTACCTGTACCCAATGCCGATACAAATACTTTATGTTTGATACTTTTCTCTTTTAAATTCCGAGCGTCCAATTCAACATCTCGAGTTGCACTTAATTGTAAGAAGTCCAATCGATTCCGTTTGATTTTCAGCCCATTATCTGCAATATATTTTCCAATAATTCGCTGAACTTCGAACGATCTTTCAGCTGCAAATCCATTCTCGTCGTACAAGACACAGATTCCAATGTTTCGACAAAATCCAGATTTAGATTTAATTTTATTGACGGGAGCAATCGGTGTTGGTCTTGTTTTGACGGGTAAAGATGCCATAGAAAATACTTCCTCTCCAATATATAGAACCGATTGATATACAAAATAGAAAGTATCGATCTGAAGATTATTTGGAATATAACTGTAGCCACCGTAGATATTATTGGTGTTGTCGAGGAATTTATCTAAATAAACATCCAAATATACAGTTCGGGTTAATCGATTTGAAAGATTGGTATTAGTAACCAGAACGGCCCAGTCGAAACAAATAAATAATAGATCAACGTTAGATGACACCGGATGCAGAGGATCGTCAATAAAATTATTATATTCCTGCGCGATTAGAAGTTGACGAAGATTAATAAAAAACTGAAATAAACGAGCCGATCGCATGTTAAGATATTCTAATAGACTCGGATCATCAGTTAGTTGTTGGACACCGGTGTCAGAAACTAAAATTTGAAAATTTTTCTGATTGATGATAGGATCCGTTTGCATTTGTCGAACATAGGTCAATGGATCATCGACCACAAAGACTATCGAAAAATTATCGGTGACAAACTCGTTAATCCGATCTAAATTAAAATTTTCTTTCAGCAATCTCAAAGTTGGAATTCCAGCTTGCGTTGTGGCTTCCTCGATACTTCGACTCAAATCTTCATAATAAATTCCTTTCTGATAGATGATGACACAATTACCAGTAAATTTTTGAATGTTATACAAGTAAATTCGACGAATTTCGACATCCGGGACTTGATATCGAATTAAATTCGGGACGCCGATTAAACTTGTCGCTGTTGAAAACGAACTAATATGAACGGTATCAAGATACAGATCAAAAAAGATTCTTCGAAGATATTCACAGGAAGTACTATTTAATTGAGAAACAAAGACTTTAGCTAATTTTGACATTCGTTTTAGATTTTCATGATCACGACGAGGATGTCTTCGTTCCTCAGATGAAATTTCCAGGAAGAAAACAGAATTGCGATCCAGTCGGATACCATTATCGCGGATATATTTATTAATGATTGGTTCAACTAAATACATTCTTTCGGCAGAAACCTCGCCCTTCTGATAGAGAACACAGATTCCAGATTCATTGGTCGTCATTTATATATCAACTAATATTAAAATATACATCTAAATTAGATGTATAGTTAAAATGGAAACAAATTATAATAGATCGCGACGATAATCGCGGCAATGAATAAGAGAACGACACCAAAGATCATTAAATAATTTGGATGACAATAACACCATTGATAAACTTTCGCCGCTCCACCAACCCAACTGGACCCTTCGAGGGGGCGTATTATCGCGTTTGGATCATTATATTCGGTTTGACAAATTGTATAGGGATTCAGCTGTGAACTTGGAAGCAGAGTATATTTATAATTATTTCGTTTGATGACACGATTTAACGCCAGAGGTCCGGTTGTGTTCATCACGAGAAGATGTCGTTCCAAACTTGATAATCCAGGTGGTTTCTTCATCTCTTCAATCATTTCAAGCCAAATTGGATGTCCGGGTTTGGATGCCATAAATCCATTCGTGATAACGTCCGGAGTATTAGAGCTGGCAAGAAGAAACAGACTTTCATCTTCCGTAAAAAATTTATCGAGAGGACCTAGGATTTCCATATCGCAATCAAAATATAATCCACCATAGACATAGAGCCAACAATAACGGACGGCATCTGCTCTTTGAATGTTATATGGAAATGCATCATAATATGAAAGAAAATCCGGAAAATGTTGTTGAACAAAAGTTCGATTCATTTCATCTGTCATTAGAACATATTCCCAATCTGGCATATATTTTTGGATGGCAGTTTGAGTGGATTTCCATTTTTCAGGAAGTTCCTCTGTTTTCCATGTTTGCATAATAAGTTTAGGAATTGCGAGTTTTTGATCGACTTGCATTTATTATAAATTGATTACCATTTATAGAAATATCTGTCTTCCTGTTAAATACTTAGATGTCAGATCATACTCAGACTCTGAAACGTGTTTGTGAAGGGAAAAAGAAGAAGAATTCTCATCCATATGTAGGTCGTGCCTACCAATGTGAGAATTGTCGTAAATTGAAATGCAAAGATTGTCTTCTTCCGGAATATTGCGATTACCCCGGTTCATGGGAACGACGCCTCCAGGATAATGTCTTCATGTGTTGGGACTGTTATTCACAGTCCCAAAGATGGCGTGAAATTCTTTATTAAAAAATTCTTCAGATGAAGAATTTTTAAGAAAAGTTTTGACACATGTAGATATAATAATTATTATATTCTGTCAAGTAATTGTAAAATAATTCTTGGGATCATGATCAAAGACAATGCAAGTCGTACCAAATTATTCTCCCAAATCATTCGCAGTATATGGGGATACTAAGCCCTATGCCGACAGTTTGAAAGCTCTTGGTGGCAGTTTTAATCCCAATCTACGAGGATATCCTGGTTGGATTTTTTCAAACACAAATTATGATCGAGTTGTCCAGTTTGTGAATCAGGTTAATGCAGCAGTAGGAATGGGAACTGTTGCTATCGCTCCATCTCCGTCACCAAAGTATGTTGCCATTCCAGCTCCACCAACCAGTCCTCAAATTGTTATACCTCGTCCACGAACGGCAGGAACGGTTGTACCTACAGTTACTATTCCTCCAACCATGGGGCCCGCGACGATGTATACGGCACCTCCATCTCCAGCTGTTCTTCCGACAACTCCACTTCAGATTTTTCAATATACTGAAAAATCGATCGCGGTCCTTGGAGATACTAAACCATTTCGTAAGGATTTGAAGGCTGCAGGTGGAAGTTTTAATTCGAATTTACAGGGGCATGCTGGTTGGATCTTTCCTTTGACTAAATATGCTCAGGTTGATGATTTGGTGACACGAATCAATGCTGGATTACCTCTTCCTCCAAAACCACAAAAGAAACAGAAAACATTTAAACCTCCAACCCAGCCGATGCAAATTTATCAATATGGAACTGATATTGCTGTTCTTGGTGAAACCAAACCATTCAAGGAACAACTTAAAGTTATCGGAGGCAAATATAACAAAGATATTCAAGGCAACAAGGGATGGGTATTTCCAGCTGATTATTATCCTTCGGTCAATGATTTTGTAACCCGAACCAATGCTCTCTACTTCCGTTAAAATATTCATTATTCGATGAATATTTAATCATTAAAACGACTAAAAATCTATCCATGCTATCGAAACGCAATCAATCCATTCCCAATAGCCTGTATTTTCGAGAGATTTCTTAATTCCGCATAAATCGACATCAGGAGAAGTTTGAATATTATAAATTCCATATTTGGATTGGGAAAATTTTTCAATCTGATTCATATTAAAACTTTCAAGAATCAAAGTGTCATTTTGGCCTTTCTTTTTGCGGCCAAGTAATAAATCCGGAAAAATGTAAATCGGATCCAAACTCGATTCATCGATAAAAACTGGAGATAGCATGGATAAATTCTCCGTCGTTTGAATCACCATATATTCAGAATACTGACAATTGGGGGTGAAGCCGAAATAAATATCAACTACTGTGTAGTTATTAAGTCGATTCAACTCTGTTTGTGGGACAAAATATATAGATTCAAGCGGTTTTAATGAAGGTGGGATGCAATCAATTAAAGCGGATTGGCTTTGATGAATTAATATGATAAAAATCAGTGCAGTAAATATCGACATTTTATATATGTAGGTGTACACCTACATATATAATTCTCATTTTATATTAATTTATCTCAAAAATCGAACATGATCTATTATTCATTGATAATGATGTAGTTAGACGCAGTCCAATTGACGTCATGTGTGTTAAAGCACACATGTGTTAGATGATGTTAGAAATAAAATGGATGTAGACGGGTGGTCACCCGTCCGACGTCATGAATGCTAAAGCACTCATTATGTTAGATGATGTTAGAAATAAAATGGATGTAGGTGATGTAGATGATGTAGATGATGTAGATGATGTAGGTGATGTAGATGATGTAGATGATGTAGATGATGTAGGTGATGTAGCAAAATCAGACCTTCCTTTTATATCAATCAATCTTAAAAATAGAGCGAGATCTATCATTTATTCATTGATGATGGGATAAGATGATAGTGATGTTAGAAATAAAATGGATGTAGATGATGTAGATGATGTAGATGATGTAGATGATGTAGATGATGTAGATGATGTAGATGATGTAGATGATGTAGATGATGTAGATGATGTAGATGATGTAGATGATGTAGATGATGTAGCAAAATCAGGCCTTCCTTTTATATTAATTAATCTCAAAAATCGAACAGTGCCTATCATTTATTCATTGATAATGGGATAAGATGATAGAAATAAAATAGATGTAGATGGTGTTAGAAATAAAATGGATGTAGATGATGTAGATGATGTAGCAAAATCAGACCTCCCTTTTATATTAATCAAACTCAAAAATCGAACAGTGCCTACCATTTATTCATTGATAATGGGATAAGATGATAGTGATGATAGAAATAAAATAGATGTAGATGGTGTTAGAAACAAAATAGATGTAGATGATGTTAGAAATAAAATAGATGTAGATGATGTAGGTGATGTAGATGATGTAGATGATGTAGCAAAATCAGACCTTCCTTTTATATTGATCAATCTTAAAAATCGAACGGAATCTATCATTTATTCATTGATAATGGTAGAAAAGTTTCTCATCGGAAGGAGTGTGATTTTTTTTTAATAAGTGATTACACACTAATTAAATTTAGTTTAATTAAATGGACCCACATAACTTACAATCTTTTAAGAATTATAAGGAGGCCGAGGATCTATACTTCTCGCTGATGGCACAAGGTTATGATGACCAGGATCTAATGCCATATCAACGTCAAGTCGAGGCTCTCAGACAGGTCTATGAGACCGAACGTCATCTATATCAAACTGCCCAAGTACCAATAGAACCAATCTGTAATATCATCCAGAGACCAGAACGATCCCTAACACAGATTGCACCTCTTATTAGTAATAGAGATGATGAGATATTTGTGTTTGATTTTGATGATACTCTTGCTGCTCGATATGGTATGTTATGGAACAACGGACTTCGACGTTATGATCCCAGTAAGCAGGACGATGATTTTGCTCCAATGCCCGGATTTGATGCTCTGGTGACAGCACTTCGAAATAATAATAACTATTTTATGATCGTGTCATCGCGAAATCCAGATGGAGTAGCCGAGCTCAATCAATATCTATCACAATTTGGTGTTCCGGTCTATGCTGTCGGAACACGAGAAGCTGATGGAACAGAGACGCCGAAAGGAGAATGGATATTAAATTTGATGAATGCGAATCCGAATTACACCAAGTGGAATTTTGTTGATGATATGGCCGAAAATATTGAATCGGTTCGAGATGTTGTTTCAAGAAATTGCCCCCGATCTTTGACCTTGAATCTATTTCATGTTTACGGTATTCAAGAATTTGGACAGGGTTTATCGATGAATCTTCGAGCACAATATCAGGAAGAATATTTCAGCCGCTTCGATTAAAAAAAAATATATACCCCGACTGGGCATATATTGTTTAAATATATGTGGATAGATTCATAAATGAATCTGATCGTTAAACGTCCAAACACTGATTATCCACATGGAGATTCTGCTTTAACTTTGACTGTGTCTGAAGTTACCGATTCAACTCTTCTACATGAATTAGCGGATAAGGAATTCACTCGAACTCATCCAGATGGATGGTCGATTACTGGTATTGTTCAATATGATTATTATGCCTGGGTCAACGAATTTTCGGCAGTTCATCCTGAATATGGACGTGTTTGGGGAAATTTTGAGATTGAAGTTTATGCTGATTCTGAAGAAGGATTTACACATTTCTATCAACATCACCAACCAAAATCTTGGGATTATGCCGAAATTTAATATGTCTGTCGATACAGACATATAATTCAAAAGGAGGGGATAATTTATTCAATTTAAAAGCCTTTGTTATCACTCATCATACGCGGGAGCAAATCGGCGAGGAGTAGTAGGTTGAGCTGTTGCTGCTTGTCCGAGTGTGGGTTGTGGAGACGCAGCAGGAGCAGGAGCGGATCCTTGACTACGGATGAACATGGATCCAAGATTACCAATTAAAGATGCGATATCTACACCACCAAACGGTCCTCCGGATTGCGGAAGAGGTTGAGGTCCCACAGACGATGGCTGAGAGACTGGAGCACTTGGTTGACCCGATCCACCAAAAAGAACCTGTCCGGGTTGAGGAGGAGTTCCCGACAGATATGAAGATAGAGCATCAACAATCGTTGTAGCAATGCCTTCACCAATGAAATTGGCCAACATCTTGATGATAATAAAAGTCACTGCATTAACCAGCGCCATGAAAAAGATACGAACTTCGACAGGCCAACTACTTTGTTGAGGAACTCCACCATTTGCTGCCGCTGATGTTTTATAATTTGTTTCTCCGAGTTCAACCAGTAATCGCTCGTATTTGTTCATGGAACGCATCTGAGCTACTGTATAACCCCCAATATTAAGTCCAATCTTAGTACAGAAAAGCTCAATTAAAAGGAACATAATTACTATATAAACTTTGTACTGGTCAACATCGTTACTAATATGAATATGTCGAACATAAATATCATATTGAGCGTGAATATGTTCCAATGGAATATCATCTCCATAATCTGGAATGTGGTAATTGGGCCATGAATCTCTCAAAATACCAAACCGATTCCTAAAATGAGCGCGATGTTGAGCTTGTTCTACTGGACTCATTGCCGAATAATTTGGAACATTCGGTGGGGGTAATGTTGCCACATTTGGAGTCACAACCTTACTTTCTGGAACCGGATTCTCAGATTCGATATTGTCATCATTGATCGGAGTTGTATCCCACACACTTGTATTTTCAACAACCGGTTCCATCGATGCAGCCGCAACTGGTGTTGGTTGTCTGACACCGGATGGAGGTTGAACTGTGGGTGTTGGTTGGCGAACCCCAGACGAAGGTTGAACGGTGGGTGTTGGTTGGCGAACCCCAGACGAAGGTTGAAAGGTGGGTGTTGGTTGTCTGATTCCAGGTGTAGCAACTGGAGTTGGCTGTCGTACGCCTGGGGAAGCAGCAACAGGAGTCGGTTGTCTGACACCGGATGGAGGTTGAACTGTTGTAGTCGGAGTTGGTTGCCGAATACCAGGGGAAGCTGCAGTCGGAGTTGGTTGTCTGATACCAGCTGGAGAAGTTACAGTCGGAGTTGGCTGTCTAACACCAGGCGAAGTTACAGTCGGAGTTGGCTGTCTGATACCAGCTGGAGAAGTTACAGTCGGAGTTGGTTGTCTAACACCAGGTGAACTAGCGACTGGAGTTGGCTGTCTAACACCAGGGGAAGCAGCGACTGGTGTTGGCTGTCTAGCGCTAGGTGGAGGTTGAACTACCGGCTGTCTGATACCAGATGAGGGTTGAACTGGAGGAGTTGCGGTTGTTTGTCTCACAGCTGGAGGAGGCTGAACTGGAGAAGTTACGGTTGGTTGTTGGAGTTCGATTGGTGTTGGTTGGCTCATTGATGGAATTGATTGTCGACCTCGAGATGTCGGCAGTCGAGCTTGCGTTGATGGTTTTTGTATGTTCAAACTTGCGACTGGTGGTGCTGGATTGATGATCGACTCTGAAGATGATGTACTTGTTGTTAACGGAGTCGGCGAAGGAACATCAACTTGATTTGGTATTAAAACTTGAGTTGTCGGAGATGCAGGAAGAATAAAAGGGCCATCATCTTGATTCACACTGCCTCTGATTTTCATCTCTGACATATGAAGTAGAGGAACATTAGTTGGAGGACTCGATATACAATCCCGCAAAGCGGATCCATCGGTATCTTCGGTAGTAATATCGGACATATCGATGATTGTAGTTGGAGGATGTGGTTCGATTTGATCAAATGTATTGAGTGGTAAATTATCATCGGTTTCATCATCGCTTGATGTACCTAGCGACAAAATCGGAGTTATTGATGCACGATTAATTGGGACTCCATGAACTGTTATCTGGGTTCCATCACGAGGAGACATAGGTCGTTGAACTGGAGGGATAATATCTTCGCGTTTAATCAGAGGTTCGACCGGAATTACAGGTATACTTTCACTGATTGAAATCTCGGATCTGACACTGGTTGTAACATCTGAAATATTTGGAGCACTAATTGGTAACACTGGAGGTTGAATCCGAAGGTCTTTTCTTTCACTCGCACTGCTTGATGGAGAAAGAATTCTTGGCTCCGTTACCATTGATGATGTATATGAAGTTGGATCCACAGCCGAAGAAGGTGGAATATTGACCGGACTTGATTTGATTGTACTTCGAGGGCTGGATGGTATGGTGATGCTTGGAGTACTATAACTTGCTGTTCGATAAATATTAACTGGACTGGTGGATGGTCGAGTGTTCGCAATATTTGGCATTCTTAAGGTCAGACCTGCTGGTTTTGTTTCTCGAACGGGACTTGGACTTGGTCGAGGAATAACCAAGGAGGATGGAGATGAAATCGGTGTAGTTGGTGGAGTATTAGGTAATTGTATTACCGACATATCTGCCAATCTTAATTTTGAGGGACTCGGAGGAAGATTAGGAATTGGAGATTCTGATATGGGTACAACTCCATTGTGCCTCGTGGTTGGAATGATTGTAGATTCGGACAGAGATTCTTCCCCATTATTCAAGGTATTTATGTGTCTGGACGCATTATCTGGATGAGGGACATCAGCCATCTCTTTATTACTATCCCTCTATCTGTTTTAAGTTCTGACTGGTGTTGAGTTCAATAAAAATAAAATTAAAAAATTCTATTCTGTTATCAACTCGAGATTTAGGTCTGAGTTATCTATTTAGACTCCTTAATATAATATGGATCACAAAATAGCAGCGGTGCTTCTATTCTTACTTAACATCAACATTGAGACAGAATAGAAGCACCGCTTATATCGAATTAAAATTGTTATTTATTTAGATGGGAATTGTGTTCTGATGTAAACACGATGTTAAGCGATGATGAATATTTTGATGATGAAGATGATTATGAACAGAACATGACCGATTTTTTGAAGGGTACCACCAATAAATCGAAAGCTGCCAGTTCACGTTCGAGACAAGAACAAACTGTTCCGATCACACAAGATCCTTCCTATCAAGAGATCCGAATCGATCGATCCCCAACACAACCCCGATGGGCTCTTCTTCCCTTGTATAAAATTGCTGCCAATGGTGACTTGCTATATTGGCAAGTTAAGTTTGATGGTGTATCGAATCTTGAAATTAGCCAGGGCTATAATGGTGGTATTATTCGAACTGATACCATTGATATTTCACCTGATCAAGCCTTTCGAGAAGCTCGTCGTTTATATAAATTCAAATATCGGGAGGGATATCAACCGGGTGGTGATATTTCGCCACCGTTGGTGAAGGGAATGAAAGGATATGAATATAAATATAATTCGATTAAGAGTTGGCCGGTATATACACAGCCAAAACTACATGGTATTCGGATGTTAGCTAATGTTATAAATACTTTCGAGTGTTTGGGTGGCAAAATTAAGCTTCGGTCGTGGCTGAACAATCCATTCTCACATCTTATGCACATCGAAGAAGAATTACGAGAATTTTTCGAATATTTACCTCGAAATGCAACCCTAGATGGTGAATTGTATAATCATCATCTTCGATTTTCAACCTTAACTTCAATCGTTAAAACTACAAAACAAGTGCATCCAAAGATCAATCAAATCCAATATTGGATTTTCGATATTGATTATCAAGATCCAGATGGAACTCCATATGAGAAGCGATACGAATTATTAGTAAATGCGTTTCGGAGATATTTGCAAGATCGAAGTCCAACCGACGATCCCACCGATGTCAGCGTCCTTCCTAAATTCTTTCGAATTGTTCCCGTTCAATTAGCACGCAATCATGATGAAGTCTTAGCTCAACATCATCAACATGTATCAAATGGATTCGAAGGTATTATGATTAAGAAAATTAGTAATGGAGCGACTCCGGGAACCAAACCTTATCAAGAGACCCTATATAAATCCAACAAGTGTAATCATATTCTTAAATACAAGCAATTTCGAGATGAAGAAGCGATTATAATTGGAGTTCAGAGCCCGACTACTTTGCTGGTTCAGGATAAGAATGGACATCGATATCCTATTCGAATGAGAGGAACGATGGAGAATCCAGAATTAACTCTGGGTAAAGAGGTAACGATACGGTATCAAGAAGTTATTTCGATGGGGGAACCTTCGGTAAGAACAACGTTGTTACCAAAGGATCCGGTTGGAATTGCAATTCGAGATTATGAATGATAGATTCATATCTAAAAAAATAATATATATTGTATATATTATTCTGGATGGTACAGTAATTTTTTTCTCGACATGATAAATGTCACAGGCTCAATCGTTATCTTCACTTGCACCAGAATATACTAATCAACTCACAACTGCCCAGCAATACGGCTCGCAGGAAATGCTGTCGGTTCGTGGTTCATCATGTGATCCTTGCAAGCCAAAATGTCCACCTAAACCCGACTGCAAAGATCCTTGTCGACGTGGTTATGACATGGGATATGGATGGGGATGGTTAGGTGCACTTATTCTATGGTTTATCGTTTTCACTGTTTTGTTTTGGCTAATTTATTATTCTCTGAAACCATCATTCGTTCTTCAAACCGATAGTAATCAGGTTGATACTGCCAAAGTTTTACTTGCAGCCGTTATTTCTGCTCTAATTCTTGTTATCTTGATCTGGTTAATTAAAGCTGCTGTCAGTCGGCGTTATTAAATACAAATCATCATGTCAGTAATTATTACTAATATGATTATGATGAAGTCACTGGAACTGGTGTTGCTACCTCTTCGGTTGCAGGTGGAATCGGAGGTCCGGGAGGTGCAGCTTCTCCAGCAACTCTCTCAGTCGTACTAGATGTTCCAGTTGGAACAATCGGGAGACTGGGATTAAATCCGCGAATTGGTTCCGTACCAAATTGAATTGATTCTTTCTTAACCATAGGTGGTTGTCCTGCAAGATTAGTATATGGTTTATAATTACCCATTTCAAAACGTGATTCTGCTTGCATACCACCACCTGTCTGTAAAATTTCATAATATCCCGCTTCACAAGCAAGAGTTAATGAATAATCGATTAAAGCTTGAACCTCCCGGGGTCCATTATAAACAGCGACTGGCCATCGTTTGCGATAAACGAGAATATATGGATATTGGCGAAGAGCGGCCCAATGTAATGGATTACTACCATCACTTTTGAGACGAGTAAATGCTTCTGCAACCCGACGCTCACTTAACATATTAATTGCTGCAAATATCGGTCCTGCGACTTGTTGCGCAACCAATGCCCATATATCCGCAAGTTGATATGATTCTGTATTTTCAACATGAAATAGAACTAATATACAATCATCATATTTTAATGTAATAAGTTCTTTTGAACCAAGATCGAAATCTTCGGCTGTCAAACGTTTAACAGTTTCAGCAGCAAAGGTCAATCTTTGAACAACTTCAGGTGGACGGGCTGTTCCTTTAATTAGTTCAGTTTGGGTTGATTGTGTAGCAACATTGCTTGGAGATGTTGATTGTGCCATACCTTTTATATTAGCGATGATATTTTATAATATTTATAACCGATTATAAATATTATTTTGCGAGATCGGAGGTTCTTTCTTCCAATTCTTTTATCATCAGATCATGAATCGATTTGATGATCTCATATTCTTGAAGTAATCTGGCTCGAATATGTTTCGATCTTAACATCCGAGCCAAAGTTGGAAGCTTATGTGTGACCACAGTTGAAGTTTGTTTAATTTCACCCGACAAAAGTTGTTCGACTGAATTATATGTATGTTCGATTTCTTCAATGTAACGATCTTCACAAATACGATCATATGAGTATAAATTTATTAGTGCAATCTGTTTCAGAAAGAAACAATCGAACATGAACGGATTAAATGTTGGCCAATGTTGTTGCAAAGTTTGATATGTATTCATTGGTTGATTAATTAAATTACAATGATAGGCTTGCTGCATTGGAATAGTAATTAACGGATCGTGGGGTTTCGAATAGATATAGAATCCAGCATCGATTTCAGCTCCAAATGCCTTCATCATTTGTTCATCGGAACGGATCGTTTCATTTTGGATGAGTTGATTTTGATACACATAAATTGACAGGAGTAAGATTGCACTTTCATGTAATATTAATCCATTACGAAGCAATATCAATTCATCGAAGGATGAATTCAACTGTTGTGTTAAATGATATAATCCTTTTCCCATCACACATGGTGTGAACTTACCTCTAAACTTTATCTCGGTTGTCATTAAATTTGTAAATGCCGAAGATAATCAAATATATATGTTTAATTCAAACATACATATATAATTTTTTTTTAATTAACTGTATATGTTATTTAGTAACCGGCAGCCTTGCGAGCCTTCTTGGCTGCATCAGCCTGCTTCTTGCGAGCATCACGCTGAACCTTGCGACCAGGCTCGAGGACGGCGTGCCACGAGTCACTGACCTGCTTGACGAGCTGGTGCTCAGCGAGCATTGCCTGACGAACCTCGGTCATGTTGAGGGCCTGAGCGACAGCCTGCAGATCAGCGTTACCCGAAGCGGCGAGAGCAGCGCGGGAATAGTAGTTAGCAGCGGCAATGTTCTGATAGAAGTAGGTGTTGAAGTGAGCCGGGTTGAAATCGGGATAGCTGCTGCGGATGACATCGTAGGTGTTCAGAGGGGCAGGAGCGCGACCAACGGCAACGGCCTGATCCATAGCCAGCTTCTCGCTCTTAACAGCGGGGACATCAACCATAACAACGCTACCATCAGGCTGGCGAACCTTGGCAGACTTCGTCTTGCCAGTCTCGACCTTCCATGAGTAGTATGCGGCGGGGATCTGACCACCGAAAACCTGGTTCATCAGGTCATCAGAACGAGCATACTGGGCGTTTGCGGCATCCTGGAGGCCCTGAGCGTGAGCGTAGATGTAGAACAGCATGGTGCTGGTGTTACGGAGCAGATAACCCTGACGGACCATCTGGAGAGACTCCATCAGAAGACCACTGGCAGCGTTACCAGGCTGGACGTTACCGAAACCAGCAGCGCCATTGGTGAAGTAGGCGAGCAGGGCTGGGGCAGCATACACGGGAGTGTAAGTACCAGAGAAGGACTCGGGAGTGCTGGGAGCACGCTCCTTCTTGCGAGCAACACGAAGGAAGTTCTTCAGCTCCAGGATTTCACGGGCGAACTTGGCGTTAGCCGAGCGGAGATGCTTGCGGTTGAAGGGGATGAACACGGGAGGATACTGATCCTTGGGCTGGTTGGGGTTAGGATAAGCGAGGAAAGCGCCCTTGCCGGCCTGGCCGAGAGCAGTGTTCAGTGCAGTGAGAGCATTGAAACGAATGGTCATCTGCTTAAGATACTGACCAAAACCCTTAACGTCGGTCTTGTACTTAGCATCGTGAGCTGCCTTTTCTTCGGGGGTCTTCTTGCGAGGTGTGCGAGGAGAGGTTGCCATGTTCTATTGTTCTTTTAGTATATTTGGGTGTCTTTAGATCGTTTACGATCATTTTTTTTGGTGTCGAATAAAACCTCAATTTTTTTTCGATGAATTCATATTGACACCATCCCTATAATGGGATAAACTGTCCTATCATCGGTTGACCTATAAATTGTCCCATCTTAATGAGACAATCGTAAATAATGTAATTTATTATTTTAGAGACACCATCAATGTTAAAAGAATTCGAGGATCGATAATTTATGATAAATCATGGCAAGATAGTGATCGGATACTTGGATAAATTTTGATGTTATTGATATATTTTAGAATTGTCCCTATAAGATAATTAATAACTGCATGCAGTTATTAATCAGCTTAAACCGATTAGAGAGTTATTATTATTGACGTAATAACGCTTGGCATTAAACACATATTATAATGTGTGCTCTAAAGTTATTATTGCCTGTGTAATAATAACGCTTAAACACACATTTTAAATGTGTGTTCGAGATAATAACGCTTAAATAGTAAAACATCTGAACAAAAAGATGTCGATCCAGGCTGCAAAAGAAGAACTTAATTCTTTAACCGAATTTCAACGCGATATCCACGTAACATCTGACATTAGTGAAGATATCATTTCAAATTTCTATCGAGCTTTTATCAAGTCAACTTGGTACAGCAGTATACCGATGAAATTAAAATGTACAACCGATGGTGATGAAGTTGTGTACACAGTCAATCATTCTTTCCACTTCCTTATGTATAGTTACATGTGCTTCAATCTACCACCAGTTCGTGTTAAATCCGAATACAAAGGTCGTGTTCGGATTGCATGGTGTCATAATGTCGGTACTAACATCGTTGAACAAGCCCTCTTCAAAGAAGATGATGACACTTATCAGACCTGGGACAATGTCTGGGCTGATATTTATTTCCAATTCTATCAAGACCCAGGTGCTGGTAAGCGCGAAAATCACAACATCGGCATCGGTAATGTTAAATGTCTTGAGGGTTGGTCCGAATTTCTTCCTCCTTACCCAATTAACGTCGACCAGCCTTGGTTCTATTCAATGGATCATGCTCTAGCCTTCCCAATTTTCTATAAGAACTCACAAACTCGAGCTGAACATCGTTACACTTTCCGTCGTAAGATTGCCGATCTACTTCGTGTCCAGATTCTTGGAAGAGATCGAAAGTGGAAAGATACCACCCGGAAAATTCATCAGTATCTAGATATCGGTCCCAATTCAACACTGAGAGTCCCAGAATTGTGGGGCCGTTACGCTTATATCACGGATCCCGAAATCAAATGGTACAAATGTAATAAGTCGCGGGTCTTCTATACTCGAGATATTGAAGTTTGTGACACTCAAAATCCTAACAAATATAAGAGTACGGCAGAGATTCCTCTTCATTGTACAAATCCCTGTCTAGCATTCTTCTGGGTGGCTGAAAACAGAGATGCTACCAGTAATCATAATTATTCAAACTACACTACCGATACTAATGATCTCTATGAAGGTTGGGATCCAATTAAGACAACAACTCTAAAGTACGGTACAACTGTTCGTCTTGATAATATGCCATCTCATCACTTTAGTATTGCTGAGCCTCGCAAACATTTCCCGAGTGCACCTTCCTCAGAACGTGGATATCATGGATATTCATATGCTAGTGCCAGTAACAGTTTCCATGGTGATGTTGGTATCGTACTTGCAGATATGAAAGCTAAACTTTCGTGTCGGATTGCTAACAATAACATTTTCACCAGTGTTTCATATGATGATGACGAAGATGATGAAGAAGAAGATGAGATTGCGGATTCGGCTCTCGATGAAACCGAACCCTCCGATCGAGCTCGCTCTGACGATCTTAAATTGGTTGATTCAGTTATCGATGAACCAAGTCCAAGCTTCATAACTCGTGCTCGTCTACTTGTTGTCCGTAAATTCACAATCACCTCCGAAGGTGGTCCGGAAGATAAATACAAGTTTACGATCCAGTAAATATATATGCTCAATGCATATATATGTAATTAATATGGTAGAATGGTTGGCATAATCGGTGTTGCTGGCACTCGAACATTCGGTTGCACATTAAGTGTCAACGGTGTAATCGTCGGTAGATTCAATGATAGATCGATTGGAGGTCCCATCGGACGAATAACTGGCATCGTTGGAGAAGTTACTCGAGGCGGCGTTATTATTTTATCGGATGGTTTAAGTCCTACTCGTGGCATGATCAGTGTCGGCGTTGTTGGAGGCTTAACAACCGGACTCGGCGGCTCTCTATTTGTAACAATATTTAAAGTTAGCATCTTTGGTTCAGCTGGAACTGTAACCGGAGGAACTATAACTTGGGGAATCTGAACCTGAGGAATCTGAACTTGAGGAACCTGAACTTGTGGTGTTTCAAGCTGTGGTTCGGCCTGTAGTTTCATGTAATTGTATCGGACCGCATCCTTGAACTGTTTAAGATCGTAACCACGTTCTCGCATCTTGAGAATAATTTGAACTGGCTTGTCCAGATGAATTGTCTTGTGACGATTACTTGGGCGATAAGCGACATGTTGCAGCTTGGCAATCACATCTTTGAAGCCAACTTCGAACAGCTGATTAATCGGATTCATTAGAACTTTCTCGATGTAATAATTATAATCAATACGTTCTGGGTTCGGTGATTCCAAACGTTCTAGATACTGTTCTCGCAGTCGCATCTTATGACCGAGAAGAGTTGCAGTTGGATCTTCAACCACCAGAAAATCAAGACGATCACCGGGATTGACAATCTTGCCTGCTTTCTTCAATTCTTCTGAGAAGACTTTCATGAAGAAACTATCTGATTTATAATTCGCACCAAGCTCTCTCACACTAATCAGATCATCATATGGCACATTACCATCGAGTAGACCTTGAATTGCGTCAACCAGAACTGTAATCGCTTCATCCAATCCTCGACGATTCATAATCATGTCCAGAATCTTCGTGTATGTATCTCGCAGGAATTTGTTATTGTCACGTCGAGCAAGAACAATTCCTTTTGTTAGTTTAGCCAGACGACTTCCAATCACATTACCATTACGATCCATAATATCTTCCGTCTTGAATTTGCCATTCTTTCCGATCAGGAATGCTGCATATTTCTTCTTCTTCAAACAGAGCAAACGCATCGCTTTCTCGAATTCCATTGCAAGTGGAGGTGGAAACAATCCAGGACGACCTTCTGGCCATAGAACTTCATCACAATCTTTCTCTCCAGGTTTGATACCACTAATTTCTTGTGCGAGTCGTCGCCCCCAATAATCGCACTCTTTACTATCTTTAATTTGTGGTAGATACATCATCACTGAATCAGTGTCACCATAAATCTGAATTCCACCATACCTTTGTTCAATGTATTCTCGAACCAATCCGATCAGCTCTCGACCTTTAGCTGTAATCGACATCGCTCCTTCGATCAGCGGCATCTTACCGCCATTCTGAACTCCCAAGAATCCAAAGAAAGAGTTAGCAGTAACTTTCAGGGCGAGTTGTCGCTTGTCCAACACAACAATCAATAACTTCAATTCCTCGATCCTTGTCGTTCGACTGAGTCGTGATTCTTCCAACTGTCGGAAGAGAGCCGTCAATCCCTCCAGATTTTGATCGTGATACATTTGAGCAATCGAAGTTGCTTGACGAGTATAACTAATGAGATCAGCATTTTGAGGCCGATTCTCAGCTAGTAGAGCTTCCAGTCGCTCAGTCATACATTCGATATTGAAAATCTGAGCCATTTCTAGATCGAATTTAGCTGCAGTAATCACATCAGCGTCTGGAGCCGGAGTCATCTTCGCAAGATCTTCGACTCTCTTCTCCGCATCATCAATACTAACAATTGTTTTACCCTCTTGAAGATAAACTCGGAGCATTAGACGAAGTTGTTCCATTTTCTCGATCACCTTGAGTTCTTCCTTGGTCATTGCGATTTGACGATTGACAGCTCGACGTTCTGCCACCAGCTCTCGGACTTGACACGGAACCAGTCCCTCCTGATGCTTATAGAATTTAAATCGATAATGTCGCTTTACTGTTTTACCCTTCTTGGCCTTTTCGGTGAGTTCTCGAAGTGCTTCTTCCTCTTCTTCATCATCTGGATCCACGCCTTCGATTTCATCCTGGTCAAATTCGATAATATTGCAGTCACCATCTGGAATCATATCTTCTAATTCCGGTGGTACGAGTGTTGTGTAACAAATATTATAGGCCTGAATGATACTTGGATACAGAGATGAGAAATCAAGACAGATAATATTGTCATACAATCCTGGAATTGGTTCATACACAAATCCACCTGCGAACTTGAATCCCGGAACATCACGGGCATCAAGAATAAACCCACGTCGCGCTGCCAAGTTGTAGAGAAGAGACAGACATCGAACCTGTTGTCCACGGGTAAAAAGTTCAACGATCGTTGTCCCAACGATGTTAGACATTTCGACCAGACCGATCCAAATATTCATCTTCTCCATCAAATCAATCACTAGTTCAGAATCTTGAATACAATATTCCATGACTCGAGTCGTTTCAGCTTTCGCATTGTCAAACGCGATCCGAGCTTCTCTGATTGCCTCTTGATGCTGACGATTGTTCTGTAGATCTGGATTTGCTCGCTCTTCCTGCAATAACCTGATAAGTTCGGTCAAAGTGTTTCGCATGTCTTCGTAGATAAGAAACATATCAGAGGCTTTAACATCATGTTTTCCGGGAAGATTAAACTTCTTACAAACAGTGTTCAGATCATACTTATCCAGCTTGTAATCACGTTTGACGACCGGCAAAAGATCAATTGAAATTCGACCTTCCATCTGCAGAATGTTAATACTCTGATGACCATAGGCGCCAGATTTCCAAGTTTTACTTGTCATGTATGAGGCTTCACCGTTGATTCGACCCATGGCAGGCCATTGCTTGAGCCATCTTTTAACTCGATGATCCAAATAGGGGTAATCAAATCCGAGGATATTATAACCAGTCAGAATTTCAGGATCGGTTTCTCGAACGATGCGACCAAAAGCTTCGATCATCTCATATTCACTATTGACTCGAACAATTTCACAATTTGCCAATTTTTCTTCTGGAATATGATTACAATCACCAATAATGACACCATATCGTCTTCGAGTTGTTGGATCTCGATATCGTTGATAAATACACGATATCATATATGCAACATGAAGCGCATTGTATTTGTCTGGCATCGCACGATGATTATTCGAGTAACACTCGATATCAAAAGCGAGAACTCCTGGTTGTGTTGTCCATCCTTTCGATTCATCCGGCGAAATCGCGGTCATTGTATCCCATTGGGCTACATATTCGTTTTCTAGTGTTGAAACTCGAAGCTCTGGATGAACCTTGGTCGCAGTGACTCGAAACCACTGTGAATATCGAATGTTACGTACCGTGAGCAATTTTCGAACGATCGAAATCATGTGCTCCCAGACATTACATTTGATAAATCCCCAATCATCGGTTTTGAGTGGATTTTCGAGAAGATTAGCACAGTGTCGCATCGCAGCCAAGTTATCAAAACTCAACTGCAACATTGGAAACCGACGATTGCCACGATACCAATATGTTTTCTTGGCCATTTTAAATGTATATCGGGAAGGAGCGTCATCTCCCAACCGATCTGACAACATCTTCATAAAGGATCGAATCGCAGCGGGCCGCCATGTATATTCCCGATTCCGAACGAACATTGGAAGTTCGACATGACAAAATGCCGGAAAATCAAGAAATCGAAGAAGATGAGGTTTTGATTGTCGATCCAAACACCAGCCATGAATTGCTACATGATCATCGTCTCCATATTTATCTCTTTCCGCCCATTCATACGCATGCACAATTAGTTCGACCGGTTGATTTGTATCAAATTCTTCAGGATTAGCATTATGCATTATATTATCAGCGTCCATTCTTATTGTAGCCAATATAAAAATATTTGTGCAATACAAAATATCACTTCTTCTATGATCACATATCAAATTACCCCATTTAATTGGGATAATTGTAAAATAGTGTTAATATTTGGATTCCATCCATCTAATTAAATTGGTTCATAAATATAAACTTGAACCGGATAATCTGGATTTGGAAACGTCATTTTAGCATTTCGGTCTGTAATCGTTATATCTGGACGTTTCGGCCGAGTCAAAGGAACACTGCTCGAACTACTTCTTAAATTATCATCAGTTCGGGAACGTGATGAATGTGTCCCCGATTGCTTTTTGCTTGATTCATATAACGTAGCTTTTGGTCGTAAAATATCTCGATCCGGAATCGATTTCGTAATTTTAACTCCTAAATCTGGTTGCGATGTTGTTTCTTTAATCTTTCTGGATTCGGGTAATGTTACTTCCGGCTCTGGAATTGCTTTAATTATTTTTCGATCCGGAACGCTCGATTGTTCATTCGGATCGATCTTTTTGACATGTGACGATGATTCTTCATGGGCATGAACGGATGGAGTAATAATAAGTTCATGCATTCCGGATGGATCGACTTCATCGATTCGAGGATAAAAAATCTTCGCGCAATCTCTTCCAAAAACACAATAAAGGGTATCGGTGTTAATATCTCGAAAATAATATTCGGTTAATTTACCTCGTCGTTGCTTGTAATCAAAACGAATATTGGTCGGTAATTCATTCCTTTTATTATAATATCGGAGATATGTCCCGTCGACCACACACAATAACTTCGAACAAAATAATTGAAATTGTCCAATAAAATTTTCGAATGTGGCTTCTTGTTCAAATTTGACTGTATCATCTGGTGAAATCTTAATACCGAACGATAAATTTTGAGACATAATATCAGTAATCTTTACTATATATCTAAATTTAAAATATAGGTTTCCTGTATAATGCAATTTCCTCACGATCCTTCTTTATACTCTCAACTATCACTCAACAACCCACTTTTGATCTTCGGACTCGGAGTTTTGCTTGGGTCTATCATCGGTCTAAACGGTCTTCTACTTTTAAGTTTAATTGCTGCTGGTTATTATCATCGCGACAATTTACTGATTATCTTGAATAAACTCGTTGCTTCCACTTCAAATAATCGTGATACAGCTTCGATGGCATCATGGTTACCATGGAACCGATAAAAAATGAATTCGATCAATCAAAAAAAATTAATCATTGAAATGAAGGTTATATTGATCTGTGGTTATCGTCGAACCGGAAAAGATACCTTGTATCAGAAACTTACTTCTCCGGATCCACTTGGATTTTCGTGGACAATCTATCAACATCCAAGTCGAACTCAGAAAGTATTGTCGAAAGATGAATCATATGTTCGATCTGCATTTGCAGACGCTCTAAAACTGGAAGCCAGCGTCGAATATAACATCCCAGCTATTATTCCCGATGAGGACAAAGATCTCAAACAATTTGTGCATCCTCAGACTCAAGAACTCGTATCGGCTCGGGATATTTATATCGAATGGGGCTCGATTCGTCGATCTCAAGATCCTGATTATTGGTGTAAAGCTGTTTTTAAATCATTGATCGTCGATGAAGAAACATCGATCATCGTTACTGACTGGAGATTTCATAATGAATGTAGATATACAATCGAGACATTCGAAAATACGATTACGTGCCGAATTTATCGAAGTGATGTTCCTGAACCAGACGCACAGATTGAATCTGAACATCAACTGGATTCTTATACGACTGATGTTCTATTAATTCGGTCGGATGATGATCTTGAATTCGAACGAGCGATTAATAAATTTCCACAATATCGAGAATATATACCGACTGGTGTAATTGCATAAATATATGTCATTGTGACATATATTTTAGATTGGAGCTGTACTTGGGATCGATGTAGGTGTGGGTCCGGTGATAAAACTGGTACCACCATACTGATCATAGAGTGCGAGTTCAGCTTCTTCTTGTTGTTCCACTGTCATTCCTGCAGCAGCACCGGTACCACTAGTAGCTGGGGGTGCTTTTGGCCTCGAGCTTACACTATAACCAACATATCCAATCGCACCGACTGCAAATAGAACAATTACCAGAACAACAATCAAGCCAACCATTGTTGTAAAAGAACTTACCATTGAAACGAACATTCCTTTTTCCGTGTTATCATCTGAATTATTAGCCTGACCATCGTTATAGGATATACTTTTCATAGTATTTTGCATACTACAACTGGCACTGGATTGACCGAGAGATAAATTAACACCAACTACGTTACCACCAACACTGCCACTCAAATATGTGAAGTTATTATTGGCGGAACGAGTGATATTTGAAGAACAGGTTGATTGATTAATTTGGTTGATTTGATTTGTCGTCACTTGATTTACATCAAAGACATTGGTTTGAGCACTAAAAGAAAATCCTCCGAACCAATCGCTTTCGGTTTTATTAGTAGTTTGTAAAGCTGCACTTAAAATCGATGAAACGGAAGATGACATATTCGATGACAAAACACAAGTTGAATCGGTAGTTTGGGACACAAGATTCGTTCCTGTGACATTTCCTTTAACTCGAACGTTATTAAAGATATTGATGTTGCCATTCGCACTACCTTGATTTACAAAAGTACAACTTTGCTGATTGTCTTGAACAATCTGATTGGTGACCGATTGTTGTATATCTGCAACGTTTGTTTGCGCATTACCCATCTTTTATAATAATCGAATAAATGTTGATTGACTGTCATGATAATAATTATTATCATGATATTATCGCTTAACATAAATCAAGACTTTGTCTTGATTGACGTAGAGAAATAGAGCTAAAGCTCTATTGCTTAGAGTTAAGACTGACAGTTAACTTGATTCTTTTGACAGAATGCTTTAGTTGCATCATCAAGGCCTGGTGCATTCGGATTACAACAACAATTAACTTCCGGATTATTTGCCGCTAAAAGCGCCAAACTTTGATAGCAGTTATTAAAACAGTTAATCGTGGTTTCTTGAATTGTTTGTGGACAAATACAATCTCCAGTTCCTGTTTCACCGTCAACACCTGGATTGATACAATTAGTAGCACCCTCAGCATTCGGACCATATAAACAACTAGCAAGACCAGTCGTTCCAGTGGGATTACAGAAACATTTGTTAACTGGAAGATCCGCTCCACCTAAAGGATTTGGTGCAACACAAACTCCACTTGAATCCGTTGTACATTGGGTTTGACAGGTCCAATTATCAGAACACCAAATATTTGGATCTAGTAAACATTTATGTTGTTTGTTATATACATCAAGAAACCAAGTTAAAAGACCCAGCGTGACGAAAAATAGAATTGCGAAAATTATTACATAAATCAGCGGATCTGGACCTTTCTTCTTTGGTTTGGGTTCGGTAGGGGTAGTTGTCGCTGGTGCGGGAGTAGACATCTATTTTATGTAACCAAGATAATAATTTTTACACGGGATTTCCGTTTTGATCAACAATGTTATAAGGTGCGTTCGAACATCGATATCGATTATTACCAAGATCTTGAACTGCATACCCAAAACACGGTGGTTGTGGATTATTACCATTCACCGCATCACATGGACATTGAACTGAATAACAAAATGGACTTTGTTCTCTTTCACATGTCGTCAAATTACCACTGTATATACTTCCTAACACAATTAGAGTGATTATTATTAGAACCATGATCACATTAATAATAATACCAACAATACTCACAGCCATTTATCTAATGTCTAAATTAAATCCTTCGCAATTATCATATCGGATATGATAATTTTTATATATGATGAGTTGGATATTATTGCGCCTCACTCTCTTGTCTTGCTGGTTGCGGCAAAATATCGAGGGTCAAAAACCGAATTGGAAGAGCAATCGGTGTGCTCGGAGTTCGAGTCGCAATCTGAAGTGTCATTCTCTGTGGTGGAGGAACATATCGAGGCCCTGGTTGCAAGCCAAGATCTTCAACTGTTCCATCATTCGGTGATGTGAGTCGGTGATAGCTCGTGATGATCTTTTCGATCTGTCCTCCAACACCCACCATCTCCAAATAATCACGAGCATTAGTAATCGCACTCTTATTAATCTCCAAAAGACCAATTGGTTCAGGGGTCTGAGGTCGTATCTCTTCGACTCCAAGATCTTCGATTGGACTTTCTGCAATCTGGATTCTCGGATCGGGTGTCTCTGGAATACCGATAAATCCGATATCTTCCGAAAGTGGCAAACGTTGCTCTTCGGTGACAATAATGCTTTGACTCGGCACATATTTAAAAATTTCCCGACAACGAACATGTTGCAAACACTCGACATTTAGATTGCGCGGCAGTTCATCAATCGATCCCCACTTCTGAAGCAGTGTATATGATTTAATTGCCGCATAGCCCGGAATGTTCTTGTTGTAATCACAACCACTCATGATGCAAAGATCAACAAAGACTGAATGTGGAATATTGAGACCCGAGAGTACACGATCCAATCGTACACACTCCACATTTCCAATTCGATTCCCATACTCATCATACGACACAGTATCACTGAATTTGTTAATCACCAGGGGACATCCATAAACAAGATTGTCAGTATCAGCCGAAAAAACCGCCGCAACTTTACCCTCGACACACAACATCGAACATAGTTGTTCTCCATCTCCATTTGCCTGAAGACAAGGAATTCCAATTCCACAGAGGACCGTTCGGAAAAGTTCAAAATCCTCTGGAAGAATATAATTGTAATTACGAAGTTCCTTTCTCAATTCTTCAATCAAACTTCCAGAGACAAGTTCAGGATCGTTTCGGATCTGTGCATAGAGGGCATCAATCTTCGTCTTACGAGCATTTCTTTCATCTCGTCGTTTGGCTTTGGTTAGATCTTTTTCCGGCGGATGTTGGCCATCAAAAACAAAAACCGGAGTTACGTTGTAATATAGCCATCCAAGAATGAAATTAATTGTTGCTAGAAACCATTCTCGACGAATTTCAATGATATTTGGTTCTCCCTTCACAATATCGGTTCGATTGATAACCTTCTTGCGAGCAGTCGCCATATTTGTATACATCCAGTTATTGGCATCGATTGCGATTCTTTTACCTGACAATTTAGGAATTGGCATTGTGAAGAATGCATCAGGAGCAAATCGTTTGATTAGAGGATTGAGTCCGTTAATTCCCATTTTGATTTATTATCAACTGATAGTTGCAATGAATATGTATCTGCTCACTTTTGATCATAAACCTCAATAATTAATCATATATTCGAACATTTTTGATACTAATTTATCTTTATCGGATCTTGAAATCGGTTTAAGATAGTAATTCATTCGTTAAAATGTACGGGTTAACCAGTCGTGAATCATTAGCAAAAAGGCAACTAAAATGGGTCCGTGATGTCGACGAATCTGTTCGAAGTAATCCCGCTCAAAGATCAATCCATCGAGATCCTCCTCCCAATCCTATTCGTGATAAAACTAGCATCATCAGCCTCATGTCAGATCCATTCTTTATGAGCTCCGAACCAGATACAATTCCAATTCCCGAATCAAGCTCTTCTTCTGATCAATCAACACATCGATCAAATCAAGCCCTCGCTTCGAAACAACACTCAATGGTCCGAAAATCATCCAGTTCCAAATCAAGTCCATTTAGTAGTCACTTCATGAATGTCATTCCAGATGACGCTAACGAAGAATTAGAAATGCTTTATAATATGATAACCGACCTCAAACGAAATTACGATGAGCTCAAACAAGATTATATTTCTCTCCGCCGAATCGTCGATCAAACTTCAAGCTTTTCAGATCGCCTCATCAGTCTAGAAACTGTCAGTCCAAAACCAGAAATTATTTCCAACTTCAATAATCGAATTCTTAATCTCGAACGATCCATGAGTGAACTCTCCTCTCGTTCCGCCATTCCTCCAAAATCACCTCCACGCCCAGATCCTCGAGCTGGAGTCGCGAATTCTTCTGATTTTAGCTTGATTCCAACCTCCGACGTCAAAGTTACTTCGAGTAGTACCCCCTTGGAATTAATTAAACAAGTTCGTCACGGGCGTCGAGAATTTCTTCCTTATTACATTAAAGAAGATTATGCCGGAAGAGATAATTTAACGATCCTGGATGGTGTCCATTTTGACATGATCGTTGAAATCATTGGACATTATAACGAACCACCAATTATTTATCCATTCGGTGATAGCACAGATCTACCTAATTTTACTCCATTCACCATGGAATTACAATTTCAAGATGCTGATATGCTCCTGAATGGATCTGCATATGGATCGTTCAAATGCAATAAAAATGGTATCTATACTATCGAAATTATCGAATTAAATTCAGACGGTGAAGCTTCTGGAATCGAAAATTATACTCTTCCTCTAACCTTACGATGTAAAATGGATCTATTCCTTGAATAAGATTAGATATAATTTTAGATATACCCACCATATCGATGTTGATTTTTGTCTTTCCTATTATTAAAAATGAACAAAATGATGACCTCGATTCAAATAATTTAAATGAACAGTTCAATATTAGAAGGAATTGGGACCCATTTGAGTAAAATTAAATCCCATTCACAGGGGATTTCTCGAACGGTTGAAAATATTATTAACTCTCATCTTAATGGTACTTTGAAGGATCCAACGATTAGAATAAAACAACAGGCAGATTGTATCTATATTCATATTAGAATTCCCGAATCTTGGGGTGTTAAAATCACATCTGAATGGATTCAAATCCAATGTGAATCCATTCAAGAAATGTCTATCGTTCAATCAAAAAGGGGGAATTCATGGTTAAGAATCAGAACCGATCACCCATCAAGACAAGCAAAAAGATCATGCCAAAGATGTCAAGAAGTTAAACCATTAAAATATGGAGGGGCGTGTTATGATTGTTATATCGAGATGATTCAAGAACACTGGACTGATTAAAATTATATCTAATCTTAGATATAATTATTTCATGACCATAATCTGGCCAACATAATATGTTGCCAGAGCTGCCAATAAATGCTTGAGGGTATGTCCAGAAACTGTGCAACACGAAAGTGAGAAAATAAGCCGATCCAAATGTTCACATAGTTTAGCTCCAATATAAAGACTTAGAGCGGACCAAAGATACTCCGTATTAATATCAATCCCGCCTCGAATCAATAAAAGAACAATCCAAGCGATGGACCCAAATTGTACTAATCCATATAAACGAAGATCATCCACGTAAGCCCAAATCAACACCGATCCAATTCCAACAATTTGCAGAATAATCAAAGCGAGTAAATAATTATTAGCTCGAATTACACGGGCTCGAAGCAAAACATAGGTCAGAAGTAACATAAATGCAACCGCCATCGGTAGTCGATCCCAAATTAAAGTGCTATTATTGGGATTCAGATGATAATACATACTACCACAGCCAACCCAAATAGTCACTAGTTGAAACATAGTTCGTGTATAAATCTGATAACTCCGTATCTCGGGAGTTCTAAATTCCATATGTCTGGCTGGGCCGTTATATAATGGTGGTAACTGAAATGGCACTCGACCGTATTGTTGGAATATCTGATATAATTCAGAGATTCCGATTATAATAAACGGTAAGTTACTCATGACATCATTAAAATTAGAAATATCAATAAAAGTTCGCTGATCTGCAAAATTATGATATTCTAGGGATTGTGGAATCGGCTTGGTTAAAAATAATCCAAGCCCGGTAATCAAGAATAAACTCAGATAAAATAATAACATTTTGTCAATAATCAACAGATTCAAAATGTATATTCAATTATATACATTTTATAGATTTCAGGCACTGTGATGGTACCGACAGACCGGAATATATTTATCGGAGCCACCGACATCTTTTTGTTGCGTTGACGTACCAAGACGTTTGGTAAAAGGAGCCTCCAAACTAAATATATTCCCATGAAAATTCGTTTTCTTGAGCTCGGCCAAGCAAATTACGCAACTGGCCGTCAACTTCTTAACCTTGTCGCACATTGGAATTAGATCCAAAACTTGACCAAACTTTCGCTTAGAATAGTCGCCATCCAAGCCAGCAATTCGAACATGTTTACCTTCGATTTCAACCCATCTCTCAACCACTTGATATATATCAGGGTAAAATTGGGCTTCATCAATACCAATCGCATGGTAGGCTGAAACATCAACTTTGGACAGTTCGGAGACACGAACACATTTAATTTTGCTGGATAGCGATCGATAACTTGAGTTATGAGTCGATCCACTCATATCGGACGAGGCGACATCATCCCGAATATCTTCGGCATGAACGATTTTAAGCGTAGAAAGTCCTTTATCTGCAAATCGAGTTAGATCATAATTAAGTCGGGTCGTTTTGCCGGAAAACATGGGTCCTAGATAAATAATCAAAGTTCCACGATGCGCGCTCATACATCGATCCGGAGTGTAGGGAATTCCTCCAAGTAATGGGGGAATTCGATATGAAGGTGGAGTTTCGTCGTCGGACATCACAACTTCGATGGTAGATTGTCGACTGGTGGCACATCGATCCCCATCGTCATCACTCGTGATCGATGACAAAATTGCCGTCACAGATGCATCACGCAAAGATCGAGATTGTTTGCTATCTTCAAATACAGACAGATTTTCCATTGTCTCGTCAATAGTTTTAATCGAGGGTTCCTCCATGCTACGCTTGCTCATATTTGATAGTATGTTAAATTATTGATATTATAATCAAACAATTGATGGCGACACGTGTAATGCCTACCTTTCTATTGAAGGGAGTTGATCCCAACAAAATTCTTGCTGATTACCAAGCCGGTGTATACTCTCGACCTTCAACACTCAAGTCTAAAATTCATATTGCCCAAAATACATGTATCCTCGCGCCAACTTATGGTACTTCGAACCAAGATCCAATTTTCTCGGTTCGAGACAGAAACAATTGCAGTGTAATCATTGCCACTACCGGTCATTCTGACTTCGAAGTCTTTACGAGAACTGGTGGAGATCTACCAACCGGTGGAAGATGTGAGCATTGCCGAGATGAATTTGATCATACTGTCATTGGATACCCAATTGGATATCAGGAACAAACCATTCTGACCAATGATTCGACGGATCCAAGAGATGCTCATTATCGCGTTTTATATGTGTTCTGGGTTGAAGGTCGATTTTGTTCATTCGAATGTGCGCTCGGATATTTGAGATTAATGTTAGGTCGTCCAGCTGATTATCGTGACACCACACTTCGTGATTCCGAGCGAATGTTGAAGCATCTTCATAAACTTACTTATCCAACGGCGGGTCCACTCCGTCCGGCCCAAGATCCTCGTTTGCTCCGAAGTAATGGTGGCTCATTGTCCCGAGAAGAATGGCAGGATCAACGACACATTTTTGTCAGGACTGACCGTATCCTAATGATACCAGCAAAAGTTGAATATGTGCAGCAGAATTTTATGAATCCGGCCATGGCGGTGGAGATGCTTCGCGATGTTGCAACGGCCGTTGTTTCATCTTGAGGCTCATAAAAATGAGTTCACACAGAAAATACAAAGATATCAACTCAAATGATATCTTTTCTCATCGTTATTGGTCTTTTCATCTGCGCATATTGCCGTCGGAATTGGATTTCATCAAAGATTCAGCAGATTAAACTTCTGATCGGAGTGATTCAACAACTCTTAGCGAAAGAAGCCTCCAAATCAGTTCCAAAGGAACATTTCGAAGTCAATTCGACCGATGATAGTGCAACCATTTTATATGAGCGAATGAGCAATGAATATCGGCTAGTGGTTCCATACTCCCGACGTTATGTTGCATCAATGACCCAATTGAAAGTCGAACTTGTGTATGAAAATGGATCTCGCCTTGATATTACACAACAACCTGGAATTCCTTATCTTTTTACCGCGAATGAACTTGGCGGGAAACAGATTGTTGTTATGAACGGAGATACTGGAATCGAACATACTTATTCATTGAACGAACGACCAAAGTACGCGGATGAAACCATGGACGAAGAATAAACTTTAAACATTTTAAAAAATCTAGTTATTGATGCTAATAATTAGAAATCAAAGTTGAATAATAATTTGAAAAAGATTATTACATTTGAAATATATATTATGGCCAGACCATCATCTTCACCCATTGATATTCAAAGTGTGCCTCCGGATGTGATGGAGGATTGTGCAGACAGAGCGTTCGAAACCGCAACCAACGTCTTTCGATGCACCATCAAAAATCAATCTTTTATCTATACCATTCACGGACCATCTTCGGAACGAAAACGGAAACGAGAATTACCAAAACTTGGATCTTCACCTTCATTCTCCTCGTCTCCACTTTCTTCTTCTCCCCTTGAATATATGAAAGAACCCCAAGATTTTTATAATGAGAAGGATAGTGTGATCCAAATTTATCCACGTAATTCTACGGATTCAGTTGTCCTTTCGGGTCTGGCTGGTAATACAATTATTATTCATAGTAAAGTCAATCATATCACAATGCGACGATGTCAAAAGATTGAACTTCATCTTAAAGAGGAAGCCATCAGTGGTATCGATATTCTCCATTGTCAACACGTTGTGATAAAATTACCTTCCCATACTTTTACAAATTTAGAATTTGGTGAAAATATTCATTTCAAAGGTGAACTTACCGATGTTTCTCATCTACAAATCAATGGATCTCTCGATGTTAAAGTTAATGACATCCCGTTACCGATTAATCCATTCATGCGAGTTGTTTTCGGTAAGAATAGTCAGATCGGATCTGATTTTATTCCAACTTCAATCGAAAAACAAAGCGAAATTCCAAAATTAATGTTATGTCGATATTAAAATATACTTAGAACTAAGTATGTTTTTTTTTAATGCTCCGGTAAGGGCTGTGTTGATTTTCGGATAACCGAATCAAAGAGTTCGATATTGGTTCGAATTTCACAAGTTCCTCTAAGGAGCGGTTCATTACTCATAATATAGTATATACGAGGTATGTCGTTATCTTCACCTAATTGCCTTCGATATGTAATCATGATGTTATCTTGATTAATATAATTAAGAAAATCGATATCAATCGATTTCGGATTTTTGGGTTCTAATTTTGTAATTTCTTCCGAAATCGATTCGAAGGGAATCAAATTGGTATGATCAGGCCATCGATCTTCTTGGGTCCGACACCAATGACATCCTTGCATGGTTGGATCTTTGCAGATATCACAATCACATTCGAGGATAAATACAATGCTACACGTTGCGCAATTACGTTTGTATATCGTCCTCCAATGATCATTGTCCAAAGTAGGTATGATCGGCCTATGAGTGGACCGATTCAACAATAAAATTGGAAGAGAACGATCAGAAGTGTTAGCAGAACTCGAAGCAGCAGAAGAACTCGAAGCAGGGAAACAAGTCGATGAATCAAAGGAAATCGATCGGAGCGCATTAATAATTTGTTCTGGATTGTATGCATTAATTACTGCAATTTCATTGAGCTTTCGGTACGTGATCTGACAGTCCGGGGTTGAATCGATAAAACTATCCAAATTCGGAACATGCAGGGTCGTCCCCACAAGTTTATTGTTGTTGTATCGCAAATAGCCGATAATTTCATCTCTTTCACAGCGATTAAATTTCAACCGCTTAAATCGATCATTCAGAGAATGGAAATGTTTCATGTCGATATCGTTGAAGATAGAATCGAAGTTGTTACTGCAGAAAATAACAATGCAAGTTGCAGTTTGACTAGTACGTTCCAAGATCGAAAGAAGAAGAGGTAGAAAATCACGTCGGAAATTTCTAGAGTATTGTTCCTCCGATGGAATTAATGAAAGATTGGATTCGGAAGTCTCCGATTTCGGCATTTTCATCATCTTCTGTACCAATTCTTGATACGTGTTTGAAATTTGATAATCGAGCCATTTATCTATCTCGTCAAACAGGAAGATCGTTGGTTCAGTCACCGGTATATTGTGGTATGCACCGGTGGACAACTTTTCGAAGGTTGTTCTCAAACAATGCATTGCGTTCAAATCAATTCGATACAGTCGTCTGACACTATTTTGACTTGCCAAATAATGGATGGCCATTGACTTTCCCAATCCCGGTTCACCATCGATCAAAATACCTGTCACGGTGAAGTTATTAAGCCCGGTGCTAGCAATGACATGACTTTGAACGATATTTTGTAAATTAGTGAAATTACGAGATGGATACAGAGAAGTCACTGGATGTAATTCGTATTTACCATTCGACCATTGATACAATTGAGATGTCGGTGAAATCGAAAGCTGATACTCTCGATCGGCAATCTGACTAATGCCCTCCAAGTACGATCGATGAATACCTTCCACATACATGATGGCGACTTCTGATTCGGTTCGAGTTGTATAAACTGGAAATCCATTGACGATTTCACCATCGGGTCCTAATTTGATCAGTTCGGTTGCCATTTTCGAATCCAAAGTATTACCTTGAATTGCATATCGTCGCTTCCGATACATCAATATGTATAGAAGATACCAACCGATTCTTTTCAAAATCTCAAACAAATCGTTCGTGTTTCGAATATAATGGTTGATACCCAAAATAATAAGAATTTTAACACAGCTCGAACTAATGTTCCACAAAAGATGTTGACATTTATTTCCACCCTTCAAGTTTTGGAGAATCGACAAAATTTCTTTGATCACGAGATCGTTCTGCGGATAAAATCCACTAACCAAACTCATCAGGTTATGTGCACTCGATTCGGCTGACATTTAACAACCCATATACAGCAAAAGTAGTAAATCAATTTCAAAAAAATAAATCTTGTCAAAAGGATAATCGGATATGGGCACCAATTGTAGTAAGAAGGAAGAGCCTTGTGCTAACAATCGTTGTAACCAGTGTGATGTTAATATAGGAGACCGTCCTCCAGAACCAATGGAATATTTTTGCACCTTAGCTGGTGTTGGGGGAAACAGTTATCGAAAAACTTATTGTCAAAAAATGAGCTCTGCCGGCGAATGGCAAGTTGGTAATGAAGGAGATGCCCAAGCCGGATTATGTGACTATAACGATTGTAACAAATATCAAGATTTTGGATTTGGGTGTTGTGATGGTTGTTGTGGAATCGCCGGACAAAAATTAAAATGTCAACGAGTTAGTTTTGCTGGCAATCCAGCTCAGTGTTGTCTTCTCGATTATATTTGTAGTAATCCGAATTCAGGATTTACTCCAACCGGCGGTAATACTGGTTTCTGTTTTTCCGATGGATTGAATCAACAATTTACTTGTGCCAATGGAGTCGGCACGTATCCAGATGGAACTCCAGTTCCAAATTATCGCGACGTTACCAGTTCCGACTGTCAAGATGTTTTACTACAATATTGTACCGGAACTTTGCCCACCGACGATCCAAACAGTACAGCTTGGTTAGATCGATGGACCGTAAATGGAGGAGGTCGTGGTTCTTGTGCGTATGCCCTTACCAGAAATCTTTTTAACACTAATCCGGATCTTTGCATTGTACCTCCACTTGGTACAACTGGAATCTGTAATCTACCCCCTCCGGCTGAAATTAATTCGAGTGGATATTTTTGGGGTCAAGAATTAATTAGTCAAACCATGAAACGATATACCGAACAAGGGTTTGTTCTTGGAACATTACCAGGATTTCAAGGTTTCAATCCTTTTCAGGATTTTTTATATTCTAATGTTTGTTGTCCATATCCTGGATTGTGTCAAAATGGTCTCGAAGTTGTTTGTTCGCAATATAATTCACAACGAATTTCGTTGAATCCTTCAGTGGCACAATGGTGTGGTTGTCATTTACCTGATCTAGAATATGAAGCGTATTCTGTTAACTATAATATCCCGCCAGAATGCACTCCCATGTGCAATCGATTCGGAACAATTCCTATTGTTGGTGTTAATGCGGATCCAGTTATTTGTCGCCAGAGTATCTGTGTAATGGATAATGTCACAGTTAATCTAGTTAATTCTCAAATCGGAGGCGGAGTTGACTTTAACCAAATTTGTGGTAATTGCCCGAGTGGTCAGTGTTCCTGTATTGTTAATGATAGTACGATTGATGTTGTGAATTCGACTATTAATGGAAATCTTGTCCCGATTAACATCGGATGTGGAGGATCCGGAGTTTGTACTCAGTTGAATCCTGGAAAAACCGGTCCTAAATATATAACAGTCCCATGTGGTACAACTGGTGCAACCAATCCTTATAATGAATACGATGCGGCGGTTAATAATTCTACTGCTGTTGCAGCCAAATCATCCATGGTTACTACCCTGATTGTTGTCGGTATTACTATTTTGTTTATCTTTCTGATTATTTGGCTGATTCATCCAACCGCTTATGAATCAGCTTATACAGCTTATGTTCCTCCACCACCGGAATCGACACAGATTATACCACCTCCACCACCTAAATTACCATCTCGACAATTTATCCCTGATACTTCGACCTATGCGAGTATTCAAGATCGATCAATGACTGTATCGGCTCCGAATTTTATCCGAGATACATCAGCCTATACGTCTGGATCATCTTCGAATTTTATCCGAGATACATCGGAATTTTCTCGATATGTCCCCGAATCACCTCAGAATTTTCTTCGGGACACATCCGAGTTTCGTTCAATTAATGATCGTTAAAAATCAATAATTATATATAATATTTTAAAGAATTTCTAACATTGGCGGCTGAGTATCGAAATTGATTATAGATGTCTGTAGTTTGAATATGTGATAAATTATTCACCATGTCATCCGATCCTATTAAGAACGGATCATATGAAATTAATGATATTGTTTGTATTCTTCAATCCTGTGTGTCATCAACACAATATGTCGTTTTTGAATGGAATGATATGGAATATAAAATTTTGTCATTTGATGATCTTAAAACCATTCTTAAACCTTCTTATCCTTTCGAAGATGATGAAATAAATATAAGGGAAGCGTGGGTTGAAGTCGATACTTATACGATTACCAAAGAGGTTTTCGATAAAGTATCCAAAGAGTTCAAACAATGAAATCGTTAAGAGATGTCGTTAAAAAAAATCATATAAAACATATGATTTTTATGTGTTACAAATTATCAACGAGGATGAAAAATTCGATCGTAAGATATCCAATCGAATCGGAAACATATAATTTATCGTTATCATAAATGATATGGAGGAAGAAACAATAAGCATTCTCGATCGTGATAATCCAGAGTTAAAGGCTCAACGTGATGCCTTAGCTCGACAACCGATCACTATTACCAAACCTAGTGGAACTGGACCACCGCCTCCACCCATTAAAGTCGAAGAAGATGATAGTCCAGATATTGTTCTACCCCTAGTTGTTTTAATTATTTTCATCGCCTTTCTTGGATGGATGTTATATTTATTATTTTCATCCGGATTTCAATCCACCACTCCACAAGATCCAGTAACATCAGATCAGAGGGTACCGAATTTCTTTGTGTGTCCAACTGGATCCTGTTCAATTAATCTTTTAAGTGGAATTAAAACATGTCCAGTTTCTGAAGAAGAAGCGTTACCATATGATCCATCTCAATCAACTTGTAGTGGTCGCTTTGTTTGTGATAATCCTCTCGCTCCCTTTGCCGTTCAATCGGATGGATCCACAAACATCGATGGTGTGTGTGAACCCAATGTCGAATGTCAATGCTTAAATTTTTCACAATGTCCTAATTATGTTCTGAGCGCTTTCACCACAAGTAATGGTAATCCTTACACATCATTCACGAATCAAAGAATTACTTTTCCACAGATATCCAGTTTTATTAGTAACTCTGGTGCTGTTTCCGTTACAACTCCGATTCAATTCAATAATCCTTCAACAACCTTCTGTGCTGCTCCGATGTCATGGCTACCATTTTCGAATCCCGGCTGTAATTTCATTCCAGCCAGTCAGGTTAATAGCATGACTTACAACGATATCCTCATCTGTATGGGTCAGGTGAATGCCTGCAATGGGTTTACTGGAAATCCATGTTTACAGGGGACACTAGCTCTTGTTACTAATGATCCGGATACATTAAATCAACAAAATATCGTTAACGCCCAGTTTTCTTGTGTCGCCGGAGAACCGTGTCCTTGTGATTATCTTACCATTTATGATACTAATTATGGAGGAGTTATCTGTCGACAACTCCCACCAACATAAATTGAATCATCAATTCATAATTTTGTTTGATCTAAACATCATGGCTAGCGACAAGTCTGCATCTTTGTTTGGTGAAAGATCTTTTTCTAAATTTCAAGAATTTTTCGACAAACAAATCAGCGCAGATCCACAAGCTCATACATGTTCGATCGGGGATTTTGTTGCAGCTTGGGAGAAGGCGATCCGAGAGAAAGTTTCAGATCGCCATACTCCTATTGCGACAATGTTCCGACTCAGTGCTGCGTACGAACTTGATCGATGCGATTTACATGAGATCGGAAAAGCAATTTATCACCATCTAATGTTTGATCGGTTCGAACAGATTACCAAACGTCCAGCGGCCTTTCGCTATTTCTGCGATTACTATGACATTCCTGAGAATGATCTCTCACAGGAAGCTTTTGTTCAAGCGTGGAAAGATTATATCAAAGGCTGTGAGATGGAAAGCGATCCATCCGACGATCATGCTCATATTTATTTTGAGCGAAGCTGTTTTCTGGGGGATGCGCTTGATTCCGATCCTCGCGGAGATATTCATGAGATGTTAATCGAACGAGGTCTTCTTCCTGAAGATTAAAAAAAAACATATATCAATATATGTTTTTGTAGACCGTCGGTTTATAAATTGAAATTTTAATTTATATCTAAAATTGGCTCCAAACAATGTCTCGATCTCAATCATATCAAGTATTTTGTGATCAGTATCCAGGAATCAAACTCCAATCTCTCTCCGACTTTGAAAATATTTGGAGATTAATGATTAATCAACATCGAAGAGAGATTTCGGAAAAATACAGCGATGATGAATATCGATTTTTAAACGAACAAACGTGGGATGAATACGATGAACTGCAATCACTCGAGGCAGAATATGAACAGGATGCCCTGTCGGCACAATCACCAATTCTGTCGTGTATCCGTTCCATGATCGACGATTATTATGATTAAAAAAAATATATTAGACGATTATCTGATATATTTTCTTGTCCGATTAATTATGAACGAATCGAGATATCAATCATATTTTTGAGATTGATTAATATAAAAGGATACTTTGATTTTGCTACATCATCTACATCCATTTTATTTCTAACATCATCTTATCCCATTAATTGTGAACAAATCAAGATATCAATTAGATTTTTCAGATTAATTAATATAAAACCTTATTTCGATTTTGCTACATCATCTACATCACCTACATCATCTACATCACCTACATCACCTACATCACCTACATCATCTACATCACCTACATCATCTACATCACCTACATCATCTACATCACCTACATCATCTACATCACCTACATCACCTACATCACTATCATCTCATCCCATTAATTGTGAACAAATCAAGATTTCAGTCTAATTTTTCAGATTGATTAATATAAAAGGGAAGTATGTTTTTGCTACATCATCTACATCACCTACATCTATTTTATTTCTTACATCATCTACATCACCTACATCTATTTTATTTCTTACATCATCTACATCACCTACATCTATTTTATTTCTAACATCATCCGAAATCCGGAGTTGCAAATTAAATTCCGAGTGTTTTAATCTTTTAAACCTAGAAAATGAAGTAGACCAAATGTTTTATATTGGATAGAAACATCTATCATGCTATCATTATCTCCGGTAACTTCTGTAGAAAAACAAGAATGGATAAATTCTATAGGAAATGATACTTATATCGCTTGTTATAGCAGGCAATCCGCATTTTTCAATACCAGCTGTCTATTAACTGCAGCTGTATTAAGGCACAGAATAAGTAATGAACTCTGGTGGAAATATGTTGGAGGCTCAGAGGACGAAGAAAATCGCAAACTAACACCCAAATTTATCAAAGAGAATCCTATCTTTCAAATGGGATTTGGATCCGATGGTGATTATGATAGTCACATTATAACAATTTATTATGGAAAAATCTATCATAGCTTCTTTAGAATCACTAATTGGGAAGAAAGAGAATTACCATCCCAATTCAACGATTTACCCGAAGAACCAATTGAAATGACTCCAGATTTGATAGATGCGTTAGTTGGATCGGACCGTTTGTCGCCAGATTCTTATGATTACCAACTTTTTGTCCCGATTTTGATAGATATATCAGAACAGGTTGAAATTAAATTGGATCCATTATGTTCTGACTTGAAGTAATGGTAACAATATCACAATCGATTGTGATATTTCTCGACGTTAGATGTTCTTTTAGGACATCCGATGTTAAGCAAGTCTCTTCTCCAGAATTGGGGTATCGATCGGTGGCGGTGGTTTATATTCAACGACAGGTACTTCGACTTTTGGACTGGCAAATCGGGCAGTGATAGAAATAAATAAAACAAGAGCAAGGACCAGGAACATGATAAAGAGGATACCGACGGTTGGTAAATAATTAACCAATGGAATACCAGCATTGACTGGATTAATACCGGTGCATCCACCTTCTGAAATAATGTTTCCATTACTATCTTCGACGATACAAACAGAACCAGGACCGCAAAATTGGTTAAAGTTAGTTCCGATACCAATATTAGACATGGTTTGTGAAATATTAACTCCAGATACAACACAGAGACACCCAGAACTACCATTACCAGTGGCTCCGACACAACCGGAACAACTATTATTAAAATTAATACCACCTGGAACCCGACTGGAATCTGCATTAATCACCACATTATCAATGACACAAATAGTTTGCGGACATGTGATAATTGTTCCAGTTGGATCATATGCCTTTTGAGAAGTTAATGCTCGATGACATAATGGATCACAGGCGGGTTGACCGGTGCATCCTTCATTTCCAGCAGTACAGCCAGCGGTACACCCCGTTCCAATCTGACACCCAGGGGATCCGAGTGTATATTGTAGATAGACTGGATCGGGAGGTATATAACATCCACAAAAATTGGTCAGGGTTGGACTATTAATAACATCGGTTCGAGTGTATTGACCACAATATCCAGTAGCTCCGGCAGTTCCACCGAGAAATTGTCCACACACTCCGGGTAAAGTTGGATTAATACATAGATTGAGGAGAGTATTTTGAAAGGTATTATAACTGGTACTGGTGACATTGTCGGTGAGTTGATTGGTTTGAAAATAAGTATCAAATAGCTGAACGACCAATTCTTGGACTAGAGCTTGTCCATCTGGATTGTATTCTAGAATACCACCAGTTCCAGTATTTAAAATTTGTCCATATGCAGCTGGACAATTATTAGTTTCCCAATAATTAAATAAAACGGTTCCAGCACCAACACCTCCGGAACATTGTTTGGCAATACACATAAAATCACCAGAAGCACATGTCATCCTGGATATCTATTTGCATAGATGGAATAATCACAACTCTATTGTGATTATATTTACTGTGGGTTGTTATTCATTTGATCGATAACACTAACAACGGGACCATCGAAGCTATGAGATGGTCTTGCTACTCTTGGGGGTGTTGGACCCGATTGTCGAATTTGTTCCGTTGATCGATCCTTTTTCCGTCGTTGTAACATATTTATGAATTGACGAGCTCGATTCATCGCGACTTCATTTTGTAAGGTACCTGACGAGTCTCCTGTTGAGTGAAGTTTTGTTTCATTTGGTATTGATTTTGATGATGGGTCGGTATGTAGTTGACGAGGTTCGTAAGGAGGATCACCTTCTGAACTTAGATCACTTCCGCTCTGTCGACTGCCATTCGATGATATTGCGATCTTGGAGGATGAAACTGTCGTAATCGTGTTATCGAACATATTGAGATCGAGTTCGTCAACTTCGGCGTAAAATTCTTCAAGTTTTTTCCATTTATCCCGAGATTTCATTTCTGAATTTTCTAGAGTTTTCAGTCCTCTTGAAACTTTGCGAAGGCGATTTGATACTTCTTTCAATAAGACACTTCGGTTCTGAATTGAAAATGTAGAATTGAGAGCTTGAACTCCGGAAATTGCAAAGCCGAGCACAGTTGCTGCATATTGACTTGCAGCATCGGAAAATCCCTGAACTGTCAATGCTCCAATAATTGCACCAGCAATAGTGATGAATATTGCCGCTAGAACATATAAATGTTTAAGGAGTCCGGCTCGGCTATTAGCCGACGACGACATTTCCATCGTTTCACGATATAAATCAGAGATCATTCGATCGACTCCATCTGATTCAACCGGATCTTCTTCAGAAGGAATACTATCTCGAATCATGTATGTATTTCCTCGTCGTTGGACCGTCCGCATATATCCCAATGTTGGGATCTTTAACAAAGGGGGAGGCCGTGTCAGTTTAATTTCTGGAACTGAAGATGCCGGATGTGGATCTTGAGAATCACTAACTGGCGGGACGATATTATCAGGAGAATTTAAAATGTCAGGGGACGTTTCGCCATCATCTTGAATTGGAATGTGTACTTCGTCAGACATATTTAAATTTTATATAATACCAGCTTGTCGAACAAACAAATTTGTTTGCGCATCCGACGACGCAAAAGTACTATTGGGGTTAACTATGTTCATCGTCGATGTTCGAAAATTATAAGTAAAAGCTTGACAAATATCTCCCCAAACCTCACATGTTTGTTCACAATCGGCCAATGAATTTACTGGAAATGTGCACGGTTCATTCCGACCAGTACCACAGACATTTAACATCATCGCGTCGATATTTGCTTGAACGCCAAAAGGACCGTAACATGTACATCCAGTCGATTGATTTTCGCAATTATTTAATGATAACGCCCACACAAATAGAAGAATTATTATAATGGCAGCTAGAACTAGACACAGAATGATCCAACCATTTGTATGTGGATCTGGATTAACCCGATAAATATTGATGGCCGAATCATTAGATGAATTCATATCGGTAGATGCATCCATAGAACCTTATTTCTAAAAGATCAAAATAAATATGATTAAAAAATAATTAATCATGTCTGACTCTTTCGCGTCAAAACGGTATAATTTTATGACAGCTACTGGGCATCGACCAGGATTGACCCTCCCTAAGTTCGTTCGGTCCAAACCAACAACTTCTCCAGCTCCCGTTACCGATCAAATGATTTTCCTGCCAATCACACCGACCCGACAAAGGACACCTGCTACTCCAATCACTCCCAGATCGTTCGAACTGATGGACGTAGCTCCTCCGCAAGCAAAAACACCTTTAATTACGCCAAGATTTGGTTTAATTAAACAAGCAGCCTATACCCCAAAAACTCCAAAACCAACCGACGACATTGTAACGTTAAAGCAAGATGGGGATATTGATGATGATCCATGGATACCCACTCGAACTGATGGTGCATCCGATATCAGAATTGCAGCGATTACGCCGATCGGTACAATCGCTATGGTTCCCACGATTGACAAAAGACCTCCTACACCTAGACGATTTGTTGATCTTCGATCACCGAGAATTCCACCTGCTCCTCAAACTCCAGGTAAGCATTTGACATTGAAAGTTATCGATCCGACAACGAAATCTCCAGTTCCAGATCCGATACTCACAGCAACCATTTATCTTGATTTGACGAAACCAAAAGATCGTGATTATAATTACGTTCCAAATCGGATGCGAGCTATCTCCGAAAATACTCTCAATCTTCAACGTTTATATAAGAATGATTTGAAACCGGTGCCTCAAATCTCTGGACGAGTCTCGAAAGCTCAATTCGAAGATGCTTTATCGATCTATGAGAACAATCAAGTGTATTATCAAGATCGAATCGATGATCACACATTAGATATGGCAACCATTCGATCTCGACTGACTGAACTGGATCATTGGTTCATGTGTATTATCGAACCGAGACCTTCTGATGATATTGATGGTTGGAAGAATCGAGAAAAATCGAAACTAATTAAAGGTGTGTCTCCATATTGTGACCCCGAGCTTCATACTTATATCGGACCTCTCCCAGCAACTCTTCGAACAATGATTTATCAATATCATCTACAGCTTGGAATTTAAAAAAAAATTATATGAGTGAGATCATATAATTTTAAATGGATACAGGATGATGATTCTAGTAGCGTGCTTGGTGCGAAATGTCCAAATGCCAATACAATCGATTTTGTGCTAATCATCCTCGTTAATTTGGGATAAAATTAAATGATTTTGAAGATTTCACCTACAAAGTGTTGTAACCAACAGCTGAAGCGGAATTTCGATTTTAGTTTTAAATGCAATGCTTGATGTGATTGCATCTAATTATAAAAGGGCGCCGAGTTTATAATTAGATGCAATCATATCATTGCCCTTATCAGGGCAATTAAATTAGGGGTAACATATTGTTTCTTAGGGTTGTTTCCATGATTATATTTTTATAACTATCACGACTTAATATATTACCTTCGCGCAGTTCTAAATAGATATTAAGATCATATCCTTCGATAATGGTGCAATGTAAATAATCTTGAATTGTGATTGGATTGGTGTTGATTGACCAATAAGTTAAATGTATATTTTCGTCGAGTGGTGGAATCTCAGATATGTCTAAAAGTGTATTACTGATGATGATAAGATGTCTTTTATTAGTCAGGCGAGTTAATTTTATGCAAATTTCCAGATTCATTCCAACCGTATTATCTATCTGTGTCGCCAAAATATTATTAATCTGGTCAACGTAGGTTTGACCAGAAATACCTAAAAGTTTTTCTTGACCATCTGTATCCGCCTCAAACAGAAATGGAATCCATGATTGATTTCCACTTTCGATACACATACAAGCCGCTAGTGTGATTGGAAATCCAGTCATCGATCCAGATATATCAATCCCATAGATCGAATTCGATCTATCTTCCGATGGTGATTTTTCGGCTGAACAATTCAACGCTGATATTTGTTCTCCTTCGATGTTAAGAATCGAACTAACCAGAGGTGGAAGTTGTAATTTCTTAAAATATTCAGTCGATGACCGATTTATATATTCAAAATATCGTTCCGAATCATGAGTTTCAAATATCTTACCATGTAATTGAAGTGATCGCTGTGGAACCATATTATAGTTAATGGCAATCCATCGTTTTTCAGCGACTATTTGTTCGGTCACCGAAAGATATCGTCGAAGTGGTACTAAATAATATTTTCTTAAGGCCTTCCTTGAAATATTTATTACTTGAGCGATCTTTCCAAATGCTCCGTAATTTCGATCATATGAACTGCCTTCATTTGGTGTCCATTTTGCAGCCATCGAAATGAGACCTGGAACCGGACGGTGAAAACTCTGATAATCCATGATTAATTGTGTTGCAAACATATTAATGACATGAGTTTCAGCAGGCGTTCCTAACAAAATTAATAAATCCTTCCAATATCCATAATCTGGAATATATGGAAGCAAATTTATTAATTCTGGAAGTTTATGATAACTCATCCATCGAATCACTTGATAAAAAATCTTTCTCTCACCCCGTCCTACAACTTTTCTTAAAGTTTGTTTTAATGTTGGAATCGTCGGCATCGGATCTGAATTTTGGATTAATAAATTTAATACTGGAATATCATCAGTGGTCGATCCATTTTCTTTGATCGTTTGAACCGTTGAATTTCGAACATAACTTCGATGTTGTCTTAAATAAAAAACGGTCCGTATAAATAGATTTTTGTCATAATTCCACATTTGTTCAAACATCTCCTCTGTATACCGAGTTTTGGCTGAATAATAAAATAATTCAGATAAGAGGGAAGCCGCCATATCTTTGATATATGTATAATTACTTATTATACATAAGATTCCATGCAATCGTAATATCACTTTAGGGTATTTTTGTTAAAACTTGATCGGCGTATGTCTGAAGTGCATCTGTGATTGTCGGACGCAAATTCGGATCATTAATTAGAAGACTATCGATCCATTTTGAAATCGACTTGTCTTCAAAATCATACATATAATCGGCTCCGTAAATCGGAGCTATCATAATCGATTGCCGAAGTTTTGATTGGTCATTGTATTTATCAAAAGGATATAATCGTGTATTAGTTAACTTCCAAATAACAATTGCTAATGACCAAATATCATGTCGTTGTGCATCTTGTAACGATTTAACTCGATAGCCACTTCTAAAATATTCTGGAGGAGAATATGTCAACGCTCCAACATTTCTCGAACATGTATTTTGACAATCCTGCCACAAGCATTCTTGCATACATGATAATCCAAAATCAATAAATTTAATCGTTTTCGATAATGAAAACATGATGTTATCTGGTTTGATATCTTGATGTGCAAATCCATTACTATGAATATGATGACATCCAAGTAAAAGTTGATAGATTAACGGAATCATGATTTCACGGCTTTGAATTAATCGCCAATCTCCTTTGTACACATAGTCGGAGAGTGGCGATCCATCAATATATTCGGTAACTATAAACGCATGTTCGACATCGTCGATGTAGGAAATAAAATACTCGTAATAACAAACGATAAATTTATGACAACCCCTTGATTGTAATCGAATTAAGGTTTCGATTTCATCAATAATTCCCTGATCGATATTATAATCGTACTTGTTCTTATTTTTAATCGTTTTGATTGCAACTTTATTTCCAGTTCGCATATTTACAGCCTCATAGGTTGTTCCATATGCACCTTTTCCTACCATTTTAATCAACTGATATCCATTATAAGACGGTTGATCTTTAGATGGCTCATCCATTGAAATGTCATCGCGGATCTCTGAGTTGGATCGCTCGAAATCAACTATTGGAGATAAATTCGACCACGCACTCATTCTTTTGTTACATCTCGCATTTGTTTCATAAAATATTTTAGCTGATATCTTTTCTTGTCTAATCGTTTAAGATATGTGCTCGCATTTTTGATTTGAACCGGAGTTAAAAGTTGAGGAACATCGGTGACATTATTATAATAAAACGGATAATCTTCCCCAAGTAGAGCAACTGTGCCGGGGATCTTGTTAACAATCACCGGTGTTTGTCGAACGATACATTCAATGATCGTATTAACAGCAGCTGCATCGATCAAATCTAAGAAAACTAGATTCTCTGATAACAGATTATCGTATTCTTCATTGCTCTGATAATCCAACTTCCTTACCTTATTAATCATTGATGTGATAAGTGCATTGAGTTCTTCAACTCGATCGAATTCTCGAATATACAGAGTATTATTTTGATAATGACTGATTTGGATGCCTTGGGATTTCAGCCATTCGATCAAAAATTGAACCCATTTTGGAATTAATGACGGCAAGGGACGACACGGTTGTCTGGGATGTGATTTAATATCGAGGTCGGTTAGTTGTAGAAGAAAGCCATCATAATAATCGATTTTGAAATTTTCAGGAGGTATATATTCACTCATATCTTTTCCGATTAAAACGGTTTTCTGGAGCTCAATATCCGGTAAACGATAGATTGTAAATGGATTACGCATCCATGCTCCAATGTTTATTAACTTTGGGTCTTGATTTTTCATATAACGTTTGTGGCTAAAAGATGTTGTTGGTTCATCGATTGGATGGGCGAACGTGACGACTTTAACATGTGGAGCAATAGAACTCAATCGATCTCGAAGATATTGAGTCATTGGTTCGGAGAGAGTAAACAAGCCTTTGCAAGTATGTAAGGATTGAATAAATTCGGGGATTTCCAATAATGCTGTCGTATTATAGTCAGAATATGTCGTATCTGGGGTATGATGAATAAATCCGCACCATGGACCGGTGTATGGAATTAAACCTAGATGTTTCATATATAATTTGGCCCAATGAAATGTTCGATCGATATACATATCACAAATAACTCCATTCGGTTGATCTTGATCATTTAATGAATTTCTCTTAGAGAGTTCCTCACAAGCCAAATACCATCCGCCCCGATGAGCACCGTTGTATGATTGATACTGTCGAAGATCAACAAATAATGGAAGAGTGTCGGATTTTCTGAAGAAACTCATGAGATCATTTTTGAGTGAGATACTTTCTTGAATTAAGAATTGAGCACTATCATGAATCGTTTCGATCAGACAATCACCGGCATTTTTGAATTTTTCATACATTCCCCATAAATATGGACTATCCGGATATCCGATGAGATGATTACTTAGGAGTCGAGCTGCATTTTGGTGATCCCCCGTTTCTTCAATAAATTCGGCAACATTGTCTCGGATATCTTTACCATTAATCGAAATCAATCGAGAAGCTTGTCGACTCATTAATAAAAATCGACTTTGAGTTAAAAAATCGCTTAAACGTTGTCGAATGGAACTGCGATCACGAATTGCTTTTCCACAGCAATTTCTCATATCGTCATAATTGCTACTAATTGGAGTTCCATATCCATTTAATAAAATGTCGTATTGATAATCTTTCAATCCTGCCTGCGTCATATAAGATCGAGTTTTACGCGTGCTTGAGATTGACATGAAAGGGACTCCAGCAACGGTACAAAAAACATGGGCATGATATCGCATGCAGATTGCAAAATCAAGATCTTGCATTAAATCAATCATCTGTTGAGCTGTATATCGACTCGTATCAACTTGTATTCTCGAACTTTCAAATGTGTTCTTCAATGTATTTTTCAATCGTTGTACTGCGAGATTCTTAACGGTATTTGATATTAGCGCATCTTCATCCGGATTAAATGAATACAGGACTACATTATGAGTTAATGCCATTTTACCGACCAAATGACCGATATCTTCAACAATTGCTGGGAAGCGAATTAAATTTCCGACTAGGAAGATTCCACATTTTCTCACGGAAGAACTTCGAGATGTAAATGCTTTTAATCTTGCTTCATAATTTAAGGCGATATCTGGAATAAAATGGGCACGGTTTGAACCTAGAACTTTCTGGATCTCACGGATATCTTCGTGATTTCGAGTGAAAACGTGATCGAAGTAACCTAAATATTCTTGTTTGATCAAACTTGGAAAAGGAATACCAATGCTGAAAGCGATTTTCGGACCCTTGAATGATTTCAAAACCGGGCTGATATGTTGATTAAAATAATCGTTGATAATATCGCCACCTCCGACAATGATCGCTTCGTAATCATCAGTGTTAATAGTTGCAATTTTCCCAGATTCGACAAAAGTTAATTCATGATTTGGGAAAAACTGGCCCATAATTCCTTGATATGCATCATCTCCAAGATTGCCCTTATTATAATATCCGATTACGAGTATTTTCATTTTATGAACATGAATAATTTTTCTTCGATTTACTTATTTTAAAAATCGAGAGATGATTCGGGTTTAAATATCGATTAACAAAGATAATCGATAGATAAAGTGTGACTACTGTCAAAGATATTTAAGTTGTTTATAAATGGAAACACCGATGAAGATATTGCTGATCGTGCTAGTGATAATAGTTGTTGCTTTAATAATAACTTTTATCTATCATCGATCCGCCGCTTTTCAACAAAGTCTAACAATTACAATTCCATTTGAAGAAACTTACCGTTATGTTCCAAATTTAAATCGAGATCATAAATATAAGATCGATAGCATCAAGATTACGGTGACTGGAGCCATCAAAAGAAATTCTTCATCTGGAGCCACAATTACTCCCGGGGATAAAATTAAAGATCTGATCGATGAAGCTATCATTCAACCCTATAAGAATTGTTTAATCGTTCAAGAAGCTAACATGTTTTTGACCGATGAAAACGTTTTGAAACGATGTCCCATCGTTAAAAGTCCAACGGTCGAAAATTTATCGATCATGTTCTTTAGTAAACTTGCACCTCTAATGCCAAAAATCGGAGCCCAATTAATTTCGGTTCAACTAGCAAGTGAAGGTATTAAAGCAACCAATTCTCGTTACAAGATTAGTAACTACACGATGTAAACATATATGTAACATTACATATATATGGTTTATTTGGATAGAGCTAGGATCCAATAAAAAATCGAAGACCAGGTGCTTCCATATGGTAAATAAATTCCACTTTGAGAGTTAATAGTCGTCAAGATCGTTGATCGAGTATATGGAGGTTTATTTTCTGTACCTAATATTGCCAGAGCGGTCGCTAAAGATTCCGGATCTAATGATGATATTCCATTTTGGAGTGCAGAAACCATCCATGGATAAACAAATTGGGTCCAATTAAAATTCAAATAATCAAACGATATTAAACTCATCGGCTTCAATAATGGAACCATGATTGATGCATTTCGTTGAGGAAAGAATTGATTACCTCCTGCAACAGTGTAGGCATAATATGTATCGCCTCGATTGGTAATAGTTCCCTGAACAAAATTATAATTAACCTCAATCGCCGATTGCGACGTAAACAGAAAATAATATTGAAGAGATACGATTTCCGATGCTAACATTGCCAAGCTCCACGTTGTTAGATCGGATTGATTTGATAGCATTGTTGAAAGCAAATAAGCTCCATAATATCCAAAGACGGCTTCTCCGATATCTGTGGTTTCTTTACCTCGACTTTGATTTGGTGCTAATCCAGAAGACAAAGAATATCCAAAATACCAATCTTTATTTCTCCAAAGTGGAAAATTTGGATCATCAGCGCATGGATTAACGACATCCCGAACAAAATTTAGAATAACTGCACGATTAAATTCAATAAAAGAGGGATTATAATATCCAGCCACTGCATACGCGAAAATTAAATATCCATATTGATTAATGTGTGCATTATAGAATGCATTTCCATCATCACTGATTCCAGAACAATCATTGATGCCAATCTCACCGATCACACCACCCCAGGTCTTATCATAAACAAGTATGTTCGAATCTGTAATTGCACCGTTGTTGGATAAGATCAGACTTAATTCATTGATTAAATTTAATTTAGCGGAGGATGTATCTTGATTTAACATATCACCGATAAGAATCATCATGGCTAAACTGCCAATCCATTTACACCAATTAACGGTTCCGATCGGTGGTATCGAGTTAATATTTACTATTTCGTTATTCCAGGTTTGAATAAAAAGATCTTTCTCAGCTCCAGTCCCAACAATCGGATATGATATCGGAAAATTCGCCACAGCATCGGCCAGAATCCATTCATCCGAATTGTTAGTTGTGGTAACGAGTTTATATCGACCAATCACTGGATGGGAAAAGAGTGAACTTTCGGAAAAGATATTAATAATGTTATGATGTGGAAGAGCGGCCATTAGAAGTCGATCCCCGGTACAACCGTCACACATACTTGCAGTTGTCCATATGAAATTGGTATCAACATTGTATAACTTATTATCTGGAGCAGGGGCTGCGGTTGCACCAATCGTTGATTCAATGGGATAGATGGCATAATTATCTGATAGGACGGTTATCATTTCGGCATTATTATAATAAGCGATTCGCATGACTCCTGTAAATAAACTAAAATAGACAACATTTTCATACCGATAGAGGGTCAGAGGTTTATCGAGGAAAATTAAATATCCACTAGTATCATCAATCTCGAGTTGATATATGTCTGATTTTTGATCTTCGGAATGAGACACATTAAAATTAAAATTACATTCAAGGGTAACTCCACTTCGATAAACCTCGGCTGTAATAAAAGGACATCCTTTTGCGAGTGGAATTGAGATGGATCCGGTCGCTAATGTTGCGATATTTCGATATTGCCAAACAATATTTCCAACTAGAGCGTCGACATCAACAATATCACAGGATAGGGGTTCTTCAGAAAAATTACCTAATTTAATACTTGGTCCCCAACTGACATCGAAAGATAAATCAGCAAATCCAGTTGGACACGTATTATTTGAACTTGTTGCACAATTTTCACTCAGAACACCATCACCTGGCCATCCAAATTTAAATCCCGTATTTTCGATACTACCATAATATGGATAGACCAGGAAAGTATTTGAAGATCCATACATAGCATTGCCTAACCAATGATTTGGAGAAATCGGTTCTGGTATCGATCTGAGTCGATAAGATCTTTGAACGGAGTGAGAAACGGTTGGAAAAGATGGTGGATTGGTGGAGAGTGGAGTTGTACATGTCGATTTTGGAGAAATTCGAGTGTAACTAGGAGCACTAATTAACGGTCTCACTCCTGGACCGACACAGATTCCGGTTTGTCCAGTCATACCTGTCATACCTGTAGCACCGCCTTGACTTGATTCTTTGTTTGCGGAGAAGAAAACAGCGGCGATGATAGCTCCAATTCCGAGTAATCCAAGAATTGCAGTAATAATTAAAACAAGCACACTCGGATGCATATATTTAAATATGTACTGATTTTAATCAACACATATTCGATATGACTTGATCTTTGATCGTGATCATATTTAAATATATATTCGATACTGCGTTGTACATGTAAATACTTGATATATGTGAACAAAGTTCATATATATTGAATACAATAAATACGTCATATGAATCTTTCGATGCCGGACATTAGTCGATCGATGTTAAGCAATAATAGGAACTTTGTTCCTATTTTACTCGACGAAGACACCACTAGTGGTGTCGATGTTAAGCAATATCACAATATAATTGTGATATTTTCTCGACGTTAGATGTCCTTTCATGACATCTGATGTTAAGCAATAGAGGTGAAGCTCTATTTCTATACGCTGATAGTAGCTACGGTACTATCGATGTTAAGCATATGTTCGATACAGAATCACCAGGAGAAGAAGAACGATAACGATAATAATCACACCGATCACGATAGCACCGGTGGTGTTACTTGAAGTTTCATTCGCAGTAGGAGATTGAGTTTCATTGGCTGTTAATTCAACCGAATCTTTGGCTGGGAGCTGATCTAAAGTCAGGACGCCAGTAATTTCACGATAGGATCCATCCTGATTACCAAAGACGAGAGACGCATTCTCGATTCCGGCCTCTCGGAGTTGTCGAATATTTTCCTGAGAGAATCCCTTAAAATCATCTTCACCGATATAGATATAAGCGTGAGTTGATAATTTATCGTTCAATGAGCTGAAGAGACCACCTGAATAAATCAAAACTAAATCTTCGCAATTATAATATCCGGGAGTGCCTTCGGTTGGAGGAAGGGCAGCTGCACATTTGGGACTGCAACCCATCGGTCCTGGAAATTTATCATCATTAAAGCAACCAACAAAGGAAGCAGCGACAGTTCCAGGTTTGATATCCTTAACATCGCTGAAAATTGCTCGGATATCGCTTAGAACGATATCATAGAGGGCCTGGGATCCGTATAGTAGACGTAAGGCTTCAATCACACTTCGGAAAGCTTCGGTGTGATCGGCACTGAGGTTGCGAATCGAAACATGAGATTGTGTTTTGAGTTCTCTTAATGTTTCTTTCAAGGTGTTACGATGGAGTTGAAAGGAACCACCCTGACTATTAATCAGGAAGACATCATCTTCACCGCCGAGATGCTCGTAAGAATCCGACTCTTGTTTAGCTGGTTCATCTCCCTTAACAAAGAACGATTGATCAGCGGTAGCCAAACCATTTTGATTCTTACTATTCCGGACCGGAACAGGATCCGACATAAAAAGTGGTGAATTAATATTTGATCCAAACTTCAATGACATTTCTTTATTAGACGATGGATAATCTTAATATATATATGTTATTTAATCTATCTAACATTAATATATATCATTTATACATAAGATAGATACACTCATACTCATGTATAACTAGGTAGTTGATAACAGATTTTTGTGTGTGGAAGCAAAAATAACGACAATGTTATAGATAAATATATAACTTGCCATTATTTTGTTCAAGGTAGTTCCCCGAATAGTAAATGCAATCGGTTATTACAGCTACAGCTCCCGAACAAATTACACCAATTCCTGCTCAGGGGACAGTTGGTACTAATTTACAAGTTACTCCATATGATAACGATGTGACTCTATTATACAAATGGGGCGAGCAATTTCAAATTCCTGAACAATATATTATCGTCCGTCCTCGCACAGCTCAAGATGTTGGTATACCCAGTGGTACTCCGACTAAGGTCTTTGAATCTTTGCCCATGATCGTTCTGAGACTTCATAATCAAGGAGAAAGCCCCTCCGACATGTATGAGATAATTCATGGTTTCAATGAATTAATCGATGTCACGGACATTATTATGACATATTATGGATTATTGAGAAATGTGGATCCCCGACCAGATCTGTTTCGAACAATTAATCAAATTTATCGAGCCATGGATGAGAAAACAACAATCGACCCCTACGAAGATCAAAACAGTCTTCAATTAACTTATGATACTTGGAGAATTGGTTTAGAACAAAAGATGCAACGGGATCGTCGTCGATTAGAAACCATTCGTGGAATTCAGGACGTTTTGAGTCAAGTTGATCAGCAACCGAAAATCCCATTCAGCCCTCCGACTGTCAATTCAACCATCGTTTCATTCAGTCCTTCAATTAATGATCGCAAAGTCACTGAAGATGATGGTCTCGATATTTTTAATCAAGCCGTCGTTTCTCAATATGTTCCATATATTCGGTATAATGATAGTCATGGCAAATCTTATTTCCGTGTCTACACCGGAGGTAAGATCGAAAACGAACCCAATTACTCAGTCATCATCATTCCATCGGCAGATGCAACCAATAAGAATACCATCTATATGAATTTATGGCTTGGCGATCCTGACAACAACGGAACTGCTGAATTACACGATGCAACTCGTGATTCATTTTTCGTTGTCGTTTACAATTTGGTCAATAATCATCTGACGATCGAATCTCCAATTGGTATCGATCAAAAGAAAGGTTTAATTCGAAATGAAGAGATCGCCTTTCAGCGAACCCGGAACGCCCTTCCTAGCCTCGATTTTGGTCAGGGGAGAGAGATGAAAGTAAGAGGAGATTTTAATATTTGGGGTCTTGAATTCGATGAAACATCTTTTCTCGACATGGTTCTACTGGATCCAGTTATGAACGTGTATCTATATGTTGAAGAAAATATCAAACCATTTGCTCTCAAGAAGCGGTTAGATGTTCATTATCGGTCGATTTATAGTGACGAGAAGGAAGGCGAGAAAGAATTTAAAGAAGCTTACATTTCAAATTCCGCTTCGGTTTCAGTGACTCTGACTCCGAAAAGCATGCTTGATGATAAAATTGTTGATGTTTTCAATGCTGCAACCCAAACCGTTGAGCAATTACGACTTCCAGCGGGTGTACCATATATTCACGTCAATATATCACAGGCTGAGTCAAGAGAAACCGTCAACAGTTTCATCCCGATCTTTCAGCTTCTAATGCGATTCTATCTTGAGAATCGAGACAATATCAAGGTAATCTATTTTGGTAATCCAAATGTTGATCCGAATGCTTATCCACCCGGATCCGAAGATCGTCAACTCGCCAATAACGTTCGACGTGGTTTTCTTCCAGAGTTAGCTGCATTACCCCCATTGTTGGCCCAAAAACGACGTCGGAAAGAACCAACTGAGACGACCATCTTAGATGTGACCAAGAAAACCACAGTCACCCGCCGAGTTAATGCTAAGATTCTTCGGCTTCAAGATCAAGCTCCGGATCTTTTTGTTTTGGGTTATGCTCGTCGATGCCAGTGTCCGGTTCAACCCATCATTGTTAGCGATGAAGAAGCTGCCGCTTGGAGACAACGTCGAGTCGGTCCAACAATGGCTGAACGTCAAGTCATGCCATTTCCAAAGGATAATCCGCGATGGAATTTTGTGTGTCCAGATGATAATAACCCATATCCTGGTGTTAAATTAAATCATGATCTACCAAATCGAGATATTTTTCCATACGTTCCGTGTTGTTTCAAGAAGGATCAGATGACTCCAGGTGTTAATTCTCACTATCGAAACTATGTTGAGAACAAAACTCCGGATCGTCGAATTGGAGCTAAAGCTGAGAAGAAAATTAGTACCCGAAAGATTTTGGTTCCAGATCGAGTCGCCTTTCTTCCTCGAGCCGTTGAAAATATTGTTAAACGATATTCTGACGATCATATTGATATGGTTCGATATGGTGTTCTCTATAGTACAAACTCTCTTCTTCACTGTGTTTGTGTCGCGATTGATGATCGAGAATATCTTCGCCGACAAACAGATCAACTCAAAGAAGAATACGTAACTCGAATTCGACAACATATGCTAGCAACTATACGACCATCTCTTCTTCGTCAGGAAATGTATGATTATACCGACGATGAAATCATGCGAATGTTTCAAGATAACTCCAGATTTCTGGATCCAGCTCTATTTTATCGCGCGGTTGAAGAAACTTTTCAAATTAATATTTATACTTTCGCTCCTCCTCCACCTTCTGGTGATGAAACTGAGCTCGGTGCAATGGATATTCCTCGATTCAAGATTTTTCATTCTCACGCTCTTCGCCCACATCGACCAACCGTTGTGATCATGAAAACATGGGGTTCCGAATCAGATGCTCTTGAATATCCACAATGTGAACTCATTGTTGATTATGATAGCGATAATTATCAGATCATGAAGATGTTTGGACCAGAAATGACGGATGTGTGTCATAATGCCCTTCAAGAGACCTTGAAGACTATTAACTGGAGTGTGATTCCAAATAACTTTAATCCAGCGAATACTCGATTCCAAGCTCGATCCAATATTTATTATTATATCGATCATCTGAGTTTATTCCAGTATCCACCGGTATCTCAATTTATCGATAATAATGGTAAACTCCGAGCATTAACTCTGAACATTCAAGGACAATTAATGACAATTGTTACGATACCCTCTCAACCCGAAAATTTACCTGTCAGCACTGAAATTCATAGAGTATCAGCTGAATTTGCACAGCAGATTTTAGGGGATCCATCTGGTGTCTCGAGGACAACGGATGGATCGGTTGATGGATTATGGTATCAGATTATGGATATTCCTTTCGGTGAATATGTGCCGATTATTCCAACTCGAGGATTTGAAACTAAACCATCAGGACCCGTTAATCCACTGGAATCAACTGGAATCAATGTGACAGCTCGTCTGACCAAACTTCGACGAACTCTTAATATCATTGTCCAGATTATCCGATGGTTATATGAAATTGCACGTGCAACCATGCCTATCGATCCTAAATCTTTCACTGAAACTTTTATGATTGCAAACCAGGCACCAGTCGACGATAGTTCTAATTATTACGATCTAAGTAATATCCCACGTCGCCTCCCTCAGGTAACGACAGTTCAACAGGCAATTTCAATTCTAGAACCGTTGGCACCGACTTTGTTCAATCAGGGCAGAATTGTTATGTATAACGAAGCATTTGCTCGACGAATCCTGAAGATGTTGGGTGATTATAGTAATTTACGACATGGAATGCCCCCCGCAAATATTGATTTTATCGAAAATTTCTACGAAACCGAATCTGATTTTATTACAACTCCCAATTCCAAGGTTTTCATTAATGAGAACGATTTAACCGCTTGGGTATCATCGCTGAAGAGCTCCCAAAATTACAGTCGATATTTCAATATTCGACACAAAGTTGAAATCGCGATGGGATTCTCACCTGATCCATATTTGTATCAGGATGAAGATGGTAAAATCTTTATTATCCAGAATGTGGTTGGAGTTGGTGCTAAATCGAAAGCAATTACTGTTGCTCAAACTTGGTCACAATTTAAAGTTAATATTGGACCGCAACCGCTACCATCAGACACAATCCCAAATCATATGATTTATGGAATTTCACCTGCTTCCACATTGATACCGATTCAAGATCTAACTAATGGATCCAATGATTTTCTGAAGATTGTATATTATGGCACTTACGCTGATAAATCGGTCGGAAAAGAGGCTCGATACGGAGCCATGCTTGAAATCCTTTAATTAAATATCTTTAGATCGCGAATATATAACAATAAAATTGTTACATATTAAAAGATAGAATGTCATACAATCCATGTTCTGATCCTGTCACCTGTCCTAATGGTGAATGCAGTGGGTGTAAGAATGGACAAGTTTGGTGCCAAGATCCCCGATGTCAACCTTACTGTCCAAATTGCAATATCACCCGTAATCATGAATTTAATGTCAACATGACTGTTATCATCATTTTAATTTGTCTGATTGCTTTACTTTTCATTGTTTGGTTTATCTATGGTCCCCAATTTTTCCAACCCCATGATAATTACGAGCGCGCCAATGTTATCGCGCCTCCCGAATATTATACTAAATAAACGTCGATCTGTTTAGACCTGATTATTAATACATATTTGCCGGATCGATAAAGATTTAATTTTTTACTCTATCTTAAATCTTTGATCATCAATGTCACAGAACTATAATCTTTCTTCTGAATTTTCGGATCCAGCATCATCTGGATCCGCCCGACGCCGAGGTACAACTTCAAGTCGTAAAGAATATGAAAGTATCAGTCGTTTAACCGACATTTTTTCAACTCGAGATCAAGATACATCCAATTCCAGTCACTATCAAAGTTCAGATAGCACTCCCCTCAGTCGACGACAACGTGAATCCAGTTTACACAATGAATCCAGTAAACGAACTAGTCACCCCTCCGAAAATAAGTATCAAAAGCCCTACACAATCGAAGACATTTATCCCACAGATTGTCCGAGTAAAACATCGGCCGTTTCCGATAGCACTCAATCATATTCGGGTTCAAGTGAAACATCCGCCCTGTCTCCAGTTCGTTACTCCACCGATGAATATAGTGACTACGATTCCGAATCTAACGGACCTGGACCTACTGGTTATGATCGTGAAATAGTTTATATCGAAGGTCCTCCAGGGCCACAGGGCCCACAGGGCATTCCCGGGCCACAAGGCCCCGTTGGCCCTGCCGGTCCCCCAGGCAGTCGAGGTGTACAGGGGCCACCTGGTGTTAGGGGCAGCCCTGGCCCAACTGGCCATACCGGTCCCGAAGGAGCCATGGGTAGACCTGGACCAAAAGGCGACAAAGGTGAGCAGGGCCCACCTGGGCCACCCGGGCCAGCTGGTCCACAGGGTAATCCAGGGTCAGCCGGTGGACAGGGCCCAGTTGGTCCACCTGGCATTCAAGGTAAACAGGGACCAATCGGTCCAGCTGGGCCGAAGGGCGACAAAGGAGACAAGGGTGACAAAGGTGACAAGGGTGATCCTGGTCCACCGGGTCCCCCTGGTACAAGAGGCCAACAGGGGCCACAGGGATTAGTCGGCCCTGTTGGTCCGGATGGCGCACAAGGGCCTGAAGGGCCTGAAGGTCGACCTGGCCCACCAGGTCCTCATGGCCCGAAGGGAGACAAAGGAGATAAGGGAGACAAAGGTGATCGTGGTGAGAAAGGAGAACCGGGTGAACAAGGCCCTGTAGGATCATGTGTTTGTGCTGGACGGCCTGGTCATGGATTTGAAGATCACATCATCATTGTTAATGGGGACTATGCAGTTCGGCCGGGAGATAATTATATTGTGATTAATTCAACAATTCCTCGAGTGATCACTCTTTATCCAATTGCAAGCGAGTCGGCTCCGTTAAACTATAGTTTAACAACTCATCCGATCGAAATTAAATCAACGGTTGCATCCGGTCCACATAAGATTGTGGTTGCAAATTCGAGTAATAATATTAATGGAAATCAGCCGAGCTTTTCACTAGCCAGCCATCAATCTGTAAAATTAGTTCCAGCCGGAAATGTTTGGTATTCTTTTTAAATAAATTATCTAAAAATCGTTTAAAATGAATACTGCCTATCAAATCATATCCCGTGGATTTAACCTAACAACAAGGCTATCCAGTTCTGGTGTTAGTTCACCATTTGACCAGATCGATCCGAATAAGATTTTGAAATCATATCAAAATCTCGAATTGAATTATAAGAACATGGCGATTACACGAGCTGGGTCTCTTGAATTAAATTATCATGAAACTTCGATCGAAAAAGTTTATGATTTATTATCGAGTATGATTTCGATCGATTGTTGGAAATTTTCGAATCCGGAACAGATTTATCAAACATGTCAAGATGCATTATCATCTAATTTCGAAGATGAGGCGGAGTTACTTGTTGCCGAAATCTTTCCAAACGATGATATCTTTGTCTTTACAAGTTTATGTATTTCAATCACTCGATCACCATATCAACCCACTTGGTATGAATCGATCTTCAAACAAAATCTAAATACATATCAACTCAACATCATCATCGCTCACAAGAGCGGTTCTTATTATTAATATACATCAACACGGTTAATGTATATTTAAATGAGTAATAGAATCTATAAAATGGGACTTAATATTAGTTTATGTGCATATGGACCTTCACGTGAAGTTGCCGTTCTCGGTTTAATTTCAGCTTTGGATGCTAATAATTATAAAATCACGGATCAAGAATATCTGGATCCCTATGTCAACATCGCCGATCATGGTAAATATGAAGTTACAACTCGAAAATTACCGGGACAATTTCAAGGCCGTGAACTGTGGGAGGCAACCTTAATCTTAAAAGAACCAATCGTTCAACAAAATTTAACTAGTTAAAATGATTATCGGACGAACAGTATAATAAGTTCTAAACATGTATTGGTTACCGATTTTCTTTATTGTTTCCCAACTTCTATCTTCAATTCATCTAAATGATGATATGATTCGCGAGCGAATTTGCACCAATAAAGTTGATGAAAGTAGCAAAGCTACTTCCACCGAGAAATTCTTTGAATTTATTGGTAATGGAATTTATAATCTAGGATCTTGGATCACAAGTGGAGGAGAGAAAATTTATTATCATACCAATGGTACAACAGTTGAATCGTTATATCCAATTGGAGCTACCGTTACGATTGCTGGTCAGAAAATTACATATATCGGAAACGGCATCTGGTTCACTAATAAAGCAATCGCGGTTATTAAGGCTATCTACTGTTCTTAACAACAAATAAATAAGAAGATGCTTCTTATTTATAACATGCTGAAGATATCTAATAGGTCTTGATATAAGGTTCTGGACTCTGGATGCATAACATCCTCGATATCGAATTGTATTAGTTGGTCTTGAATCGGTTTAGCAAATTCGGGAAGCTCCGCAAAAACCTCATTATCCACTAATGTCGTTTCTGGAATCAAAAATCCACCTGTTTTTAGGGTCTCCGATGCGAGTCTAGCAAATTGAGAATTTGGATTTTGATAGGATTCAGTAACTAGCCTTCGTTTAAGATATTCAAGATTTTCTGGTGACAAATAGGTGTAAATTACATCTGAAGTTGCTATATCTTTCATATCTTGTCCGAAAATAGATTCAAGAATGGTTGGAAAATTTCCCAAACAAACATAAATCAATCCGATATCATAAGCATTTGTCGGCATAAATAAAGTTTTCTCCAATCCAGTCGAAAGTTGATCTGAAAATTGGAAACCAATACCTCGACTTCGAAGAATAGGTTTTAATTTTTCTCCTTGCGACTTTAACATGTATCCACTCACAAACATCGCTTGAAAATCCGGATTTGTAGGATAGTTAGTCGAAGCAGTAGTATAAACATATCGATTTAATTCTAATATCTGTGCATAAAATTTAGGTTCATCGAACAAAGATTCTTCAATTCCAGTGATATTCTCTTCGGTATCAAGATTGTCGACATCCAAACGATAAAGATTGTTGTAACCATATGTTAAGAGCTGAGCATACGTGCTGGTCATTTAAATATCGATTAACAAATTTAATCGATACGTAAATTTTTAAAATATTTTCACCAAGTTCTCTCAGCATATCGATTGATGATTTGAGGATGGGTGATCGAATAACCAGGAAGATGCCAAGTAATTTGTAAAAGTGGCCATGGCATTTTATTATCTTTAGCGATGGATCCATCACCACTGCTGATTAACTTGACTAAATTTTGCAACGTAAATGTAATTGCATTCTCTCCAGCTTTCTTTCTTCTTCCAGGATGTTGAAGTCGGTATTCAAACCGAAGAGCCGAGGATGCATCATAAAATCCTTCTATCACACAAACTGGACTCCATGGTCTCCATTTCTGAGTTTTCTTAGCTCCACCTTTAATTTCTCCATTGTGTTGACGAATTCGATGTGAAAAATCAATCGTATATCCGATGTAAGTTCGATTCGACACACTTGATCGTAGGATATAACAACTATGACCGAAGGATCGAAATGTTGGTTGAGTCAAAATATTCAATGAAAGAAATTTCGGCGGTTCTGGCACTGGAACTAATGTTAGATATCGGCTCATTTATAATTCATATGATTGTCGTCATATGAATTTTTTTTTAATTAATTATTCAGAATCTTCGAGTGCGCTAAAAGGATTGCTTGAGCGAAGGGGTGGATTTTGTCGGCTTTGAGGTTTAGCTGTACGGGTGATTCTTTGGACGTAGTCTCGAGTTGATGGCTTAGACTCTCGAGGCGAAGTTCTACGCGAACTATCAAATTCTCGGCGATCGCGAGGGGGATGAGTGTTGTCACGACGTTTGACAGGGCGAGGTTGTTGACTAATATCTGCCATCATATCGCGATCAGTCCTGTAAGAATGACCGAAGATTAGAGTCGTAGTGTCAACACTTCCGTCGGGAAGTTTTCTGGTGACAATGGTCTTCTTCATCATGTGAAGTGCGAATTGGGCATCATGAGTGCTGGGATCGAAGATGACAAAAGCAACTCGATCGTCATTGATATTGACGAAGGGATATGTTTCCTCGATCTTGGCGCCTTTGATGAATCGTTCGTGGCGAGTCTTTGAATCCGAAGCATAGGGTGCGAATTGTGCTTTCAGATATTCACGAGTGACCCAAGTCGGGATTTCTTTGGCTTTGAGAATGTTTGACATGAATTTGGGATCAACTGGTTGAACAATAGCGCTATCGATAGAAAGATGAGCATATTCAGGAATTTCAACTAGAGATTCATCAAATCCGGGTTTGCCTTCGTTCTCGCGAATGATCTTTTGACGTTTCTCTTCTCGCTGCTCGGGAGTGAGATGGAATGGAGGCAAATTCATGAGAGGATCAAGTTGGATCGGGATTTTGGGACAGGTATAACGGCGTTCTTTTTCTTCTTCCTCCATGCACATGTCATACCAGCTCATCTCTTCGACTGGAATTGCGGCGGCGATGCTTGACCATCCCGATTCGTTGACTAATTCACCTTCTTCAGGAGGTACCCAAGAAGGATCGTCGACGTATTCGGTACGATCGGAGCCATCTGGATTTCGGCGAAGGAGCATGTGATAGACAGCTGGATTGGTCAGGAAAACAAAAGCAATTCCATATGAGTTTCCGTTTGCATCTTTGACCACATTAATACGGAAACTGCAATCGATGGGAGTTCCGGTTGTTTGTTGATAGTCTTTCAGGGCTTCAAGAAAGACCATACGGATCTGATCGACGGTTGCACAATCGCATTTAACGAAAAGAGTGTGATCATCAGTAATTTTCATCGATCTAGCTGCCATTTTATGTTTGTGAATTTCTGCTTAATAGGGTTTAAGTTGTCTCGAATTGGTTGTCCGACGATGTATTGTCAAGAAAAATCTTGGTTTATATCTCTGAATGTCTTTATTTAATCTATTATCAAGCAATTCTTTATCACTGATTCATATTTTATCCCCCTTTAATATGATAAAATGGTTTAGATGAATATAATAATTATGAATTAAAGTCGGAATTAATAATTGTGGATTGGAAAAGATAATGCATTATAATGCGAAGTCGTCGATTACATCTTGGTGGATACTGGCATTGATGTCATTTTTTTTATGGTATCGGAACCAGAATTATGATCGAGCACTGGCCGTTTTTATTTTTACTCTCGGATTGATCCAATTAATTGAATATGGAATTCATAGTGGAACCGATCCAAGTCAGTCCGGTCGAACTCTATTTATTGTTCTTTGGCTTCAATGTCTTGTCCTCGCAATTGGAGTTTTTGTCTTTATCAATGATATGCGAGACCGAGAATTTAATACCGATAATGCAAGATCGAATATCGCCCCCTATGCAACAACAACCCAGAATATCGCTCATACCATCGCTGGATGGAACCTCTTTTTATTTGGGATCATCTTTGTCATTGGATTAATTTTAACCTTTCTTCCTCAAAATAACTTTCACGCTGGTCTAAATCAAGAGGGTCATGTTGAATGGTATATGAACGATGAATCGATCTTGAGTCAATGGGGTTGGTTATATGCTATTGGCATTTTTGTTCCTCTATTTTTAATCTTTAGTTACTACATGTGGGCCGATGCTGGAATTGCAATTTTAATTATTTACGGTGCTCTCGCTGTCGCATATGTTCTATCACATTATCCTGTCACGAGTGCTGGTAGTATGTGGTCATATTTATCAGTTGGCTTCGCTTTTCTCGCTTGGTATCTCGGATTACTGCCAATTAGTTCTCCCGAACCCATTAAACAACATGATTTACCATTAGATCATAATGTCGAAAATATCATTCCAGAATTAAACCAAATATTATCGGATCAAATTGTAACGATGCCGAATGCCGACAAAGATATTTTTAGCAATCGATTATAATTTATTTCATGATTTATAAATGGATTCTTCGATCAGCAGTAATGGACATCGTTATTCTCCCACAGATTCAGAATCTTGTGATTATCCATATCAACGCGGACCAACCGGGCCACCTGGCCAGATGGGCGCTCCCGGTCCAATGGGATTAAGAGGTTTACAAGGCCCACCTGGCCCAGTTGGCCCAGCTGGGCCTCCCGGTTGCCAAGGACCACCTGGGCCTAAAGGTGACAGAGGTGAAAGAGGCCCATGTGGCCCGCCCGGTCCACCCGGAGAAAGAGGTTATCGAGGGTGTGTCGGCCCAGAAGGCCCTCCCGGTCCTCCCGGTATACCAGGGCCAACTGGGCCACCCGGAGGACCACCCGGGCCTCAGGGGCCAGCAGGGCCTCAGGGGCCGCCTGGCGCAGACGGTCCACAAGGCCAACAGGGCCCAGCAGGTCCTCAGGGCCCAGTGGGACCACAGGGTCAACCTGGCTTACAGGGCGCAATCGGCCCACCCGGGCCACAAGGCCCTCAAGGCCCGATGGGACAGAAAGGTGATATCGGTCCGACCGGTCAACAGGGTGCACAGGGGCCGCCGGGGCCACAGGGGCCTGCGGGTGGCCCAACTGGTCAGACGGGACCGACAGGAGATGCTGGGAGCACTGGAGCAACTGGTAACACTGGCGCAACTGGTCACACTGGAGCGCCGGGTGCAACGGGTGCAACCGGACCGGCAGGGCCAACTGGACAGAAAGGAGATACTGGAAGTCCAGGCCCAGCTGGACCGGTGAGTAATAATTTCTCACAATATATAATTAAGTTTAATATGAGTGGATCGGTGCCAGTAGCACCAACAACGCTATCTCCGGCGGGAGATACATCATCACCAGTTGGAGGATTCGTTCCACAATATTTAACCGATGACACTAAAATACTATCCGGAATTTCTGTTAATAGTAATGTTTCACCATTTCCATCCACGTTGACAATAAATGTCACACCCAGTGGTGGTGATATTGCGACGATTTATGTGAGCACCCCTGGATTTGGTCATAATGCATTTCCATTTTCAGCTAATGCAAATGGAGCCAGCATCATTCTAGACTTTGGATCAAATACTATTTATCGAGAATATGTTGTAACGGGTGCAGTGTTCTTCCTGTCAGTCAAATGGCAATAATTAATATATATGTTAACAACATATATATTGAATTCGATTTACTCGAAACGAATGTTGTAACCGATACCTGGATCCGTATGTCCAGATCGTTTCAACATTCGAGGTATAAACTCGGGGAACGGAGCCAGTGGTTGTTCAAGTTCAGTTCGACGAGCTTGAAGGATAGTTTCATCGATATTGTTTTCATTTGGATTATCGAGGAGCCAATTAATCGTTTGTAATTCCATATTGAATACAACTGGACCAAATTGGTTGATAAACGCATTGAACTCAGCGTTATCTTTGAGATTGAGTAGTTTCATGATCAGATAATAAGAAGTTCGGGATACAAAATCAGAACCATGAGCTAAACAGAATTTTCCTTCCAGTGTTACATCAATAATTCGTTTAATGTTAATATTTGGAGTTGTTGCCATCATTGCAGATTCGCTCTTGAAATCATAATTGACTAAAGGCAGAGTATCGATCCAATTTACTAATCCAGGATAGGTGGCCGGATCCATACTACCTAGAATGAAATTTCTAACTTTTCCTTGAAGCTTAACATGCCAATCTCGTTCTGGCTCTCCACATCGTCCGGCAAAAGCTCCACCTCCTTCGATCCAATCGGTTGGCCATGGATTACCGGGGCCTTTCCAGAATCGCATCCACATTGAATAAAAGAACATCCATGCCAAATACACCTTAATTAAATATTGTTCGGCCTCCGATTTAGCCGTGAATTGATTTCGGAGACGATTTGTCTCCTGAACCACCATTCGATTCGCATCTAATCCTTCAGTTATAATTCTACGGAGAGTTGCGACATTGTACTTAGCGGGAGCCCGACCCAATAACTCATTTAACTGTCGAATGCTTTGAATTGGGAAGATTTCGACTAAATTGCCTCCAGTTGTCCGATCGATGATGGGGTTGTTTTGATCATAATCTGGAACATTAAAGAATTTGTTCTCATTGCTGAAAGCTGTTTCAAGTTCTGCAAGTTGATAACACCGATAGTTCTTAGGAACACCATATGAAAGCGTCGGATTCGTATCATCATCTTTATTGACTTGACCATGTAAAGTTGGCGGGAATTCTGTCATGTTCATGGTATCATCGTTATTACAATAACGATTGCGCCACGACCAAACAGCACCTCCTCGAGATTCTGTAACAATTATATCTATCAAATCGTTACGATCTCTCCAGACCCCAATCGGTTCATATCCTTCCACCAGTTCTTTCATGGTGTAATATACCAGATCATCTTTCATTTGTTGTTTGGTTTTTCCGGTTAAGATTGGTGGTGGAAGAATTGCGGGTGATCTTCGGAAAACATCATCATAATTCAACAATTGCTTAATAAAATATTTAACTTTGTCTTTGGGTAACATTGTAAGATTTGTCGGCGGAAGAACGATCTGATAAGTCTCAATCTGTCGATCGACATTGGTTTCATCAACACTTGCAACAATTCTTTCGATCGGATTCTCCGGTTGACTTGCGACATAAACGTATGGAGGAAGTGGGCTGATGATATATTCAGTATTACCATCAATCTCAATCATAGCAATCAGATTATACATATCTTGGGCGATCCTCCAAATCGCTTCTCGTGGATAAAATTTAACTGTTTCGTACCGTGGTAAGTCGTTAAGATCAGGACGAGAGGCTGATTTACCAGAAACAAGAGCAAAAAGTAGACTGGCTTTGTCTCGAGGCCCTCTATATGTAGGACCAAGTAGAGTTAACAAATCATTAATTTCTAATTCTGAAATATATTCTTTCTCATTATCATTTAGATTGAGCCCGAACGGATTCTCAGCAACGTGCAAATACCATAATAAATTATAATAAGTATCAATACTCGCATTCAAACGTTTAAATCCGAGCGCAAAACACAATTGGGTTAGAAATTCAGGAGTCACAATCGTCATCAGATATTCCATCGTATAAATCACGCCTCCTTTATAGCTCATCCGATGATTTGTATTAAATACCTTCACGAAATTATAACCATCCGATGTATCTTTTGGTGTCAAATAAGCAGTTGCTCGTTTCCACACCGGATTATATAAATCAAACGTCGCAGTTGCCGTCTTAGCTTGAATTGATGCCCGTATCTGTTCTGGTGTCGGCGGTGCGACGGGAACAGTAATCGGAGGTAATTGTGGTGTAGTCCCTGGAAGAACTGGACGGACAAGTTTGGCACCTCCGGTGGTCACAGGAGTAACTGCAGCTCCACCAGTTGCGACCGGTACAGGTGGAATTCGAGTACCAGCACCTGGAGTCGGAACAGGTATGGGAGGAATTCGAGTACCAGCACCTGGAGTTGCGACCGGCACGGGAGGAATTCGAGTACCAGCACCTGGAGTTGCAACCGGAACGGGAGGAATTCGAGTACCAGCACCTGGAGTCGGGACAGGTATGGGAGGAATTCGAGTACCAGCACCTGGAGTTGCAACGGGCACGGGAGGAATTCGAGTACCAGCACCTGGAGTTGCAACGGGTACAGGTGGAATTCGAGCACCTGGAGTAACAACCGGAATTCGAGGAGCTGCATCACGTTCCATGTCACCGGTAGTTGGTACTCGTCGAGTGACTGGGATCATTGGAATTCGTCTGGTAGGTTCGACTGGAACTGGTTCAGCAGTCGTTGCAGGAAGTGTAACTGGAATGACTGGTTTAATTGGAATTCGTTGAGTGGTTCCTGTGGGTGCTGCTCTGACAACACCGGTTCCAGGTTTAACGGGAACCATTGGAATTTCTCGAGCAAGACCAGCAGTTGGAGTTGTAATATTATTTAGGTCAAAAGGAATAGTATTAACCGCAGTCGGTGGACGAACACGACCAGCTCGAGGAGGAGATGGTAAAGCAGCTGGAACACGACCAGGGCTCATAGGAGGTGGCGATGCCATGACTGGGAAGCGACCGGGGCTCATAGGCGGTGGTGATGGTAAAGCACCTAGTACGCGACCAGGGCTCATAAGCGGTGGTGATGCCATTGCTTGAGGGGTTAAATCGACTGGACTTGGCACTTGGACCGGTGAAGCAGGACGTGTTCGTCTGACATCATCTTCTCTTAATAATTGTCGCAACTGAGTATCGGTTCGGGCCATACCGAAGGGAAGACCTCGATCAGCGACCTCACGACGCAAAGTCGGTAAGTTCATTTGGTCATAACGATCAGCGTTCATTTACTGATTGGGAGATAATTTTAAAATAAAGATGTATATTATTAATATACATTCGTGTTTTAATTAAAAAGTATGAACATTTCTTTCCATTAGTGTTGGATCGAACGGTGGAAATTCTGGAATCGGTTGAGATAATGCTAAATGTCGAGCGTCTAAAATAGCTAATTTAGCCTGAAGTTGTTTGTTAGATTTCTGAGCCACGGCTTGCCGAGTTAATGGTAATTTGATATCGACAAGACGTCGTTCAATATCATAAATTCGAGGAAGATATTCTCGAACCATATTAATTACCTGTTCCGGTGTTTGTAGATCAAATAATTTCATCATTAAATAATATGCGGTTTGTGTGATATCATCTCCTCCAAATCCCATACAAGCATTACCCAAACCCAGATCTTCGATATTTTGCATGAGCATTCCCTTCTTTTGGCTGGCTTCCCCATTTTGGAAGTTGTAACTAAACAGATGGATGGTATTCAACCATTGAACCGCATCTGGATACGGGTTGATCATGTCCATAATTTCAGATCCAACTTCTCGATATAACATTACGTTTTCATCGCGCTGAATTGGAACACATCTAATCGTTTCATAACCGGGTCGAGTTTCTCTGTATGTTCGAATAGGCCATTCATGCCCCGGGCCTTTCCACATTCGCATCCATAATCCAAACAAGAACAGCCAAACGAAAAATAATCGAATCAAGTCTTTAACTGGATCAGGGAATGCATTATATTGATTCCTGAGAGCTCGAGCTGCGATGTTACCTTGTGACATCATCTGGAGACCCTGGTCGATTTTGTTCAGAAGAGCTCGTACATTATGGCCCCGATTATTATTTGTTAAAAATTCTCGAAGTTGGCGAATGCTTTCAATCGGAAATTCACGAACTAATGTCTGTCCAGTTGTTGGGTCAACAATTGGTTGAAGTCGATTATAATCTGGATACATAAAAACGAAAGCGCCGTCATCTTCATGGAATGCAAGTTCCAGTTCCGAGATTTGATAACAACGATAATTACCTGGAACACCATATGAAAGAGTTGGATTCGTTGGATCATCTTTATTGACTTCACCGTGCAGTGCAAACTCTAAATTATTCATCGTGTCATCATTATTGCAATGACGATGCCGCCACGACCACATAGATCCTCCTCGTCCTTCATCATAAATTGTTTCAACTAATGTGTTTCGATTTGTCCAGCGGCCAGTCGGTTCATATGCTTCCAATATTTCTCTCAAGGTATAAGGAGCAAGGGCGTTCTTGACTTGATTTCGATTTAAACCACGAAGAACAGGTGGTGGGGGAATTTTAGGATCTCGGGTCAAAACTGGTTCATAATTGATGATCTCCGAAATAAAATAGTCAACCCGATCATCAACTCCTCTCGGTGGTAGAATAATTTGATATCGTTGCAAAAGAGTGTCAACGTTTATTTCATTAACCGATCCGACAATAGGCTCGATTGGAGACTCATTTGGTTGCAATGCAATGTGAACATATGGCGGATAGTTGCTAATATATTGGATGGTGTTTCGATTATCGTAATCAATCAAATTATATAGTTTGGTTGCAATCGTCCAAGCTGACTCTGGATCATATCGAGAAACGGTTGGATATCGAGGAATATCCACAAGCTCCGGTTTATATGTCGATCTACCAGAAACTAAGGCAAACAGAAGACTGGCTCGATCATGCGGTCCCTTATAATTATCACCTAAAATTTGGAATAGACGATCATTTGGAAGTTTGGACAGATATTGAATTTGTTCCGTGGTTAACTTTGAAGCAAACGGCTCTGATGCTACAGTAAGATACCACAAAAGATTATAAGCATCAGGACCAGTGATATTGGTGAATCCAAGAAAATTTAGTATCGATGATGCAAATCCTTTTACCTTTGACTTCATTATGTGCTCTATAATCAACTTGTTTCTTCGCATCCAACCGACGATAGTATCATCATCATATGTTTTATAAAGATCTCTGATATATCCAGCCCATTTGGGCGCATCATTTCGATCTATCAATCCTTTTGGGGAAGCTGATTTACCTCGAACGAATGATTCAATGTTAATATCATATGTCTCATATTGAGTCGGCAGTTTATTTTGAATCTCTTTTTCAACCGGTGATAATCCCACTGCAAATACTGGTGGAAGGGCTATCGGTGGCATAACTGCGGGTGGCAGAACCGTTGGTTGATATGTTGGTATTTGCACTGGAATCGTCACCGTTTCCATTACTGGTACCGTAATAACTGTACCATTCGGTAATCTAACTGTGTTCATTTTAACAGAGGGACTCGCAGCCGGTGGCGTTGCTGGTGGAACAGTAGTAATAACTGGTGGAGTTGTCGGCAAAATCGGTGTCGTTATAACAGGTACATTGATGACCGTACCATTCGGCAGTCTAACTGTATTAATTCGAAGGGTTGGAGTAACAACTGGTGGCGCGACTGGTCCAACTTGAACAAGAGGAATTTGAGTTGGACTAACAACTGGCGGCGCGACTGGTCCAACTTGAACAAGAGGAATTTGAGGTGGTGCAACTCGACCTGGAGAAACAACTCGACCTGGAGAAACAACTCGACCTGGAGAAACAACTCGACCTGGAGAAACAACTCGACCTGGAGAAACAACTCGACCTGGAGATGCAAGACGACCTGGAGATACAAGACGACCTGGAGATACAACTGCAGTTGGTTGAGTTGGTTGAGTTTGTCCCATCACAGGTATTCTTGGAGTAGTTGGTAATCTTCCGGGAGTTCCTATAATTGGAGGAAGTAGCTGAGTTGTGGGTAAAGCTTGTCCTACAATAGGTATTAACGGAGGTTGCCTGGGAGTTTGAGTAGGAGTTCTACCTTGATATGTATACATATTTAACTATCGATGAAAAAAATATGATATTATTTAACTCGTCTGTGACAAGATACGAAAAAATAAATTGATCGATGAGTTCGACGAAAATAAAATCAACTCGCCAATTATCTAGACTCCCAATTACTGGTCATATACACGAACATACTCCACTCTGTGTTTTGATCGAAATAGCAGATGCCCACGGAATTAAATATGACAACACAGATCATGAACGTCCAAATTTTGCACATCATTTAATTCGAAGTATTCATCAAACACCGATTCCGAGCATTGGAAAATGCGATGAAATTAGCTCCGAACAAGGTTCACCCAATGAGATCAAAGAATTATCAGAATGGCAATTTATCGCTCGGTTTGTGAATAAACATTCAAAATGGCCTCAGGGTAAACTTGTCCAAGCCTATAATTTCTTGATTGGATTTATCAACAATGAAGATCCGTTATCACGGATACCATCTGATTTTAAACCGGGATTACAAACACCGTCAAATCCACTAAATATCAATGCGTGTGTTTTATATAAGGTTTGTATTCATCATCGATTGCATGTTAATTCGAGAACAACGATGAGTCAAATGGCTTATGTCATCAAAATGTTACGAGAACCCCTTGAAAGTGTAATTCGAAAAGCCAAAGTTTTTGTTGAAAGAGATGCTCGCCGCATCGATCTGATCAATACATTAATATTATCACCATATGAAATTCAAGATCCAGATCCTCCTGAAACATCTGATGAAATCGAAAATTATGATATGATCCCAAAGTCTACCGCATCATATGAAATGCTAGAATGTATATACGGGTCTCTCAATGATATTAAAACTTTGCAACAAAAGATTGAACCAACAACCGATTGTGGCGCAATCGCACTAGCGGCGATTAATTACAATATTGATATTAGTAAATCCAGTAAACCACTTGGCGAATATCGATTGCTAAAAATCGCTGGTAGTGTTGAATATAAACCATCGGATTTATGGATGAATTATTGGTATCAACGAAATCCATCCTTATTTGATCTTCGAGTTATGTTCAATCCATTATTTCCGGCGAGTTTTTATGATCAAAACATTCTTGAGTCAATGGTTCGGAATAGTGGATTTACGGAACATGAAATTTCGAATTCCCCAGTATATGAATTATTACAAATCGCATATGTAACAGAAAATTTTTATAATGGAGAAATGCCAAATATGAAATCAAGTCAAACCCCTATTAGTCTTGATGATATCACTGAAATTCCATACGGAGAACTTTTATGTTATGGTCAAATCGAAGCACCTTTACAACCGGTTTCAGTTGGAGAATTAACCGATCTGTTCAATGCAAATCAAAATTTTACGAATCCATTTAATAATGGTGTGTTTACTCCAACTGCGATAAATAAACTTAAAATCTTGCTTCGGGCACCATTCGGGTCGATTCAAGGTAAAAGAATCAGTGAAGAATCGATTCAAAACCGAAATCGACTTCTTGAAGCAATTAATATGATCGAGATAACATCTCGCGCGAATGATGAACCAACTCGACAATTTGCATTTGCATATCGAAATGCGAGCCCTGACACCAAACAAGCTATTATCAAGACCTTAAATAATTTACTTCATGCTGGTATGTATATGCGAGGATGGGATGGCCCCGGTCACGAGATGCCAGTTATTAAAGCACCGGTGCCAATCGAAAAAGAACCGATCGTTGCAATCAATGTGACAAAAGCGATTGCCGATTATGAATCGGCATCTCGATCTCTTGGAAAAATTGGTGTTCAAATTAACTCTCTACCTTTAGTTTTCTGTCGAGATGGACAATATCAAGTTTCAAACTCCGATCGTGATGGAAGAACAATTGGTGAAAGAATTAATATTGTCAAAGGTGGTGAATCGATTTCTAATATGGCATCTTGCATTCGACTCAGTTCGAATTGGCTTTGTGCTAGCGCTCACAAATACCTCACCGCATTGGGTCAACCTCCTCCTTTCGATATCTTTCATCTTCGTCACATTGCTTAACAACGGGTGCTTAATGGCATCCATCGTCGAGAAATATTACAATATAATTTAAATGAATTCATGTTTTTGAATCCAATGTTTATTTAAAATGAGTATTGATTATGGTGATCTTCTGCTTCCGAATGGTAAAGTTTTAATTCGGGAAGCTTACAAAACAACAAGTACTTCTGATTGGGTCAATCCAGGAATTCTACCTCCACTACCAATTCAAGAAGTCGATGGTACTCGACCGGTTGGTATTAAAATTTATTATAACCAACCTGAATTTTGGTATCACTGTTTTACTCGTCATCCAGAGCCATGGAATCAGAAAAGACTCGTCCCTGGATATTACATTTTTAATCCCCGCGGATCTTTGTTTCGCAGTATCAGTAATGATGGAGATTTCCATGATTGGATCTGCATTCGTGATAAGGCTATCCCCGAAAGTAGCACCTGTAAGTGGCGACCAACTCGTCCAGAAGATAATCTACCAAGTTGGATCGTCGAAGTTGATGAAAATCGTGTTTGAACTTGAATATCATTCCAATATATTGGAATGATGATATATCACTTAAATGAACAAATATAATTTGTAAATGGATGCACCATCGATGATTCAGATATATATGAACAATATACCGGGACAATTTAAACTTCAACCGGAAATATTAATTAATTTAATTAATAATTCAAATAACTTCGATTCCGATATTGAAAATGTTTTCGGATCCAAAGATAATTTTATTCAATGTCTAAGATATGGCCCTCAAGCATTAATCGGAGAAGTTGATGAATTGGATCGATTAGACATTCCATACAACGAAAAAGTACGTCAGAGTCATGTTTTCTGGAATCGATTCCTTCGTTTTCTATAATATATTCCTGAATAGGAATATATATTTTTTTTTAATTATTATGTTTATCCAATGATGGATGCAAATGTCGGTTCATCTTCTTCGGATGGTGGTTGATAACCTTGTCGAATAATTTCACGATAATATCTTGCTTCTTCGATGGAACTGATATTGATACCCTGTTGCCTCAGCTCCGCAATTTCTCGAACTTCGTCAATTGTGTTTACGATGATTCCTTGCCTTCTCATGTCAGCGATCGCTCTGTATTCACGAGAACGTGTGAGATCGACTTCCTTTTGGCGGTGCAGTGCGTTATTTCGTTCGATTTCCTTTTGGCGTTTAAGTTGTCGGCGTCGAAGGGTTTCAATGGCATAAGAATATTCAATTCCAGCCGCGAAAATCGAATAAGGAACATTCTTTCCTAGATAGAATGGAAGATATGACAATTCAATGTTCTTGGTACGCATGTAATCAGCGATAATCTCCCCTAGAACTTGATCCAAGACATCAATTCCGCGTTGAAGATTCTTAACAATCACGTCTTGCGGTGTTGATTTCTTGCCCGCAAAATAATGATAATTTGGTGTTGCATGCGCATGTGAAGTGTAGATCGCACTTGCCGTCAGATAAAATTGTGGAGATTCTGTCCAGCGAGAAGTGTAACAGCCTCGAACAGCACCCACATGATGTGAACAGATATTTCGGAAAGTTGTCCGATACATTTCAACCGTGCGGAAAATGGGTAGGAATTGTGGATCATCGGTGTAGATAACATAATTCCAATCTCCGCGTGGTTTCATGATCTTTTGCATCTTAACATATGGATGATACTGACGAATAATTTCATAATGACGATTCGCAATTTGATCATACTCTTCATCGGTGACTGAATTATCAATCGCGATGTCGACATCCGATCCTGGACGAATCGTGAAAGAAATACTTTCGGCCCCCTTTGAAAGTACACCTTCCTTCGTTGAAATCGCACGAGGATTCCACAGGTTAATATTTTCACCATCATGGAATCGGGATAGATCAGATGTAGACATCGACGTCAAAATAACTGGATAATGAATGGCAATCATTTCATCAACTTTCAACTCGTTATGACGACGAGTTTGAATTATTGCTGCCGTCATTGCGGATCCAGTAATATATGAACGAGACAAATCGAGTTGATCCAAGTAATCTCCGACATACATCCGAAGAATGTTTCTCGCTTCTTTGGTTGGAATTGTTGTTCCGTACGTATCAAGTTGTTCGTCGGTAAAAATAAAGATCGAATTGTTATCCACCACTTCATTATTCTTGATGCAACGAAATTCATCGGTCATCAAACTCCGAAGAGCAAATACATTCATATCCGACCGATGCCGGAAAACTGTCGCAAAGTAAGATTTAGACACGACATTGGTGATATCTCTGTGATTGGCAAGAGATGACATCATCTCATTTAGATATTGAATGTGCTCTTCAGGAATTGAAGGGAATCGAGCCATCGGCAGTGGACGAGACTTAATGTGATTGCAAATTCGACGACGAGTATACTCTTCATATTCCTCGTTCGGCCTTTGTTCGGCTTCATCAATAGAACCTTGGTAATTCTCAGGATACCACATAATTCCTTGACCGTTGTACGAACCAATCTTCATCGTTGAAAGAAAAGAAATCAAACGCACAATTATCGAGTCTGCAGTCGCTTCATCCAAAATCTCAACCTGTCCCGCTTCACGAACTTCCTGATAAAGATCCGGAATGAAGTTCTCCCGTCGATTAATAATCCCAATGAAAATGTCGGGTTGCGATGATGGAAAATAAATCACGTTTCCATTAACTGCATATTCTTCGTATCCAGGGAAATTTTGAGCTGGTGCATATCCAATTCCCTCACGAATCCGTTGGTTATAGATCGCGTAGATGTATTTAACGACACCCTTTGGATTGAGTGACAAATCCGTCACAATCAGATGTGGAAAGTAGTCATGCTTTCCGGTATGATCAGAAAAAGTATTTTCCAAAATAACCGAATCCTCTTCCGGTTGACGAAATTCCACCAAAATCGCTGGAGTTGCTGAAGTTGCTGCCATGATAATTTTCGAATTGTTATATTAAATTATAACAATCTCATTTTTTTTAATACCAAATGGAACGACCTCCATGGTATATACAAGCATCTGGAATGTCATCATCAGACTGATCAATCGCTGCCCGGCGATCACATCCTGGCTCCTTGCAAGGCAAGTCCCTGCAATAGAGACAAATGTTAGCGTCTAGGCTCCGTCGATGATCACATCCCTCAGTAACACACTTGTGTTGGAAGCAAAACTGAAATCCATCCATCGAGTTTTGTTGACACCTGGAATACGGTTCTGGTTGACAACCCGGGCGAATAAACATCCCGTATTCGTACTGACACCTTATAATAGCAGCCATCTCTGAATTTATATCGAATCGGTTTAGCTGGTTGATTGAAGATCAATTTGTGAATTTGATCAATCAATAAACGGGATCCTATACTTAAAATGCTACAGATCTATCAATACAATCGTTACGGACGCTTACTGCATGTGTGGTCAAGTCCTGAAGAGGCATCTGAAATGACCGATATTTCCCAGGAATCGATTATTAAATGTTGTGAGAATCGAGCACTTCAAACTGGTGGATATGTCTGGTCATATTTGCCAAAATCATCTTAGATGATTCCGGCAAATGGAATGCCGGTATTGAATTTACCGGTGGAAGCCTGGGCTCTTACCAAAATTATCTTTGATGATTATGGTTGCATGTCAAACTAAAATAAATATACATCGAGTGATGCATATTTTAAAGATAAGACGTTTGAGATCCGAATTGATATTTATGATAACTGGGAAGATAGAAATATTTTTCCGTCACGTCGAATTCCAAACTCGGAACTTGAAAGTGAGCCGCCCCATCAGCGAGTGGTGTTGCGATTAGTCCATCTTGTTCCAATTTGAGATCTTTTGATGCAATTAGAATCAAGATCAATCCTTTTTCTAGGATTCCCCGTTCGAATTGTTCTTTTCGATATTTAGCCCCTTCAACTTTTTCTTGAACGATTTGTTGAATTGCCTCGGGAGATTTAACTGGAAACCCAACTTGAACTGCGAATTCATTACTCGAATTTTCAGATCGCTGTATTTCCTCAGATAATATTTCCAGAAAATCACCATCGGCTTTGATTTCAAAATCGTGTGGCAAATTAATTGGAAAAAGCAGGCCGATAAAATATTTAGTGGTGAATTCAGCTAGAGCCAATGATCTGAATTTAAGATATTTATTTGTATTGGAGCCACTTTCAGTACTTTTCCATATCTTTGAAACTTGGAGTATCGGAGTGTAGTCGATTTCAGATCGAATTTCAAAGAATCGAATTGCTTCCTCTAGATCCAAACGATATGGAGTTCCAGGGCCTTCGCAAAATCCATGATCTTTAACTAAGTGTGCAACCAATGATTCAAATCGAAAAATTTCCCCAGTTGCAATCTTTTCCACAATTATGGTGGATCGACCGTAGGTGATTGGTTCAGGATCGAGTTCTTCGAACGGACATTCTTGATAACCACAGGTAGAAATTCCCGGGATGATTCGATAAATATCATCAATCATATATTCGCCTTGATGATATTTTCGAACCATTCTTTCTAGCACACATCCAACTTGATACAACGTGACTCCGTATTTTGCAGCAGTCGCTCGATCATCTTCCAGAACTTGTTGCAGCTTCTGTCCTGGTGCTAAAAATCCAACCTGTGAGGATTGATTCGGATAGAGTCGATCTTCATATGCCAATAAATCAGCCATCTTTGAAATTGTTATTATTGAATCTAATAATAACATTTTTTTTAATTATTCTCGATCACGGATTCCAATCACAGAAAGTTGCTCCTGAACTCTTCCGACCATGATGGCAATCTGTTCATTGTCGATGAAATCTTTCATGCAATCGAAAGAACAATAGCAGCCTTTCCAACCGCCATGTAGAAGTGGGAGCCGCACTGCATAATGCCGATATGGAATTTTCTTCAGACAGATATCACAGGAGCCACGATACCAATCGATGTCTTCCAGATGTTCTTCAACGGTCATGAGATCAAAATCATCACCATTGGCATCGATTTCTTCGAATTCAGTGCACAGAAGCATCGCGCACCCACCATATTTTGCGCAAACATGGGTGGGATCATGAGAACTGCTAACAGAATAGATTGTATTGATAGGTCCGTATTCTCGGAAAAGAGCAGTCGAATCCAATGATGGAAAGGATTTGACCGTAGCAAGCATCTGAATTTTCTCTGTCACGGTTGAGACAGCGTATTGAGAAATCAAAGCTTCTCGAATTTCAGCTCCGTGTTGAATGTCGACTGATTCTCCATCCTCGGTCTCTGCCATCATTCGATTTTTCATATCAGCAAGAATCAAATCAACAGCTTCTCTAACTGATGGAAGGCCGTGTGGGATATCAGGAAGAGGTAAAGTAGGTGCATCGATGACCCATGATGGACGGGGAATGTTTTCACCGGTTTCTGCACTTTTAGTTTGAAAGAATGCCCTGAGCATCTGGTTGGGATATTCTTCATCTTCGGTATCATCGGTTAGTTGATACAGTAAATTCCAATCCTCATTTGAAAGATTAGGTAAAATCGTACCAAGATTAGCGACGGCAAGAAGAGCTTGGATGTCATCCGGCATATTAACGACATCGACATAGTACTGTAGCGGTTCCTTTTCAGGAAATGCTTGGACACAGAACAGAAGAAGATCCCGATTCATGGAAGGGTTGACAAAGAGATAGGTCAATGCTGGAAGTGGATCGACATGACTTCGGAGTTCGTCAAAAATGTTGATAATCGTACGGGTTGCTTCGGTATTTTTGACATCGAAAGCGGCTTGCAGAAAATGAGCAATCAATGCTTCCGCATTATCTCGGGGAACTTGACCGATCGGAAGTTGACGCAAGTTTGTTTCCGGATCGACACGATCTTTGATCTGTTGAATGATTGTCTGGACTATTGCTCCTGCCATTAATATCGATTTGATATTGATAAGCTAGGATCGAGGTTGCTATTATTTTAATCAATCTTCTGATCTATGATTGTGTAGCTTTTGAGTCTAATGTGGATAGTAAAATATAAGGCGATCTGGTTCTTCCTATGTGATTACTGGGGAGGGTTGATTTTCATTGTTCAGTATGTTTGAAATCGATCTTGATTGAGATTAATTTAGTTTCAATCAAATCATATTTAACCAATCGTATAATAAATATTATATGATTTTAGGTACTTAAGCTAATAGCCCCGAAGAATACAGGAACCGAATCCGGATCCGTTCGATTTAAATCTGAAATAATTCGAGAAGTTGTTGCAAGAGCATGCGATGTTGAAAGCAAACTAAGATCAACATCGTAGTCGATCGTTCGTAGAGCATCTATCATCTGTTGTTTAGTTAAATTACGGATCGTATCGGCACTAACATTATTGAGATTAGCTAATTGAATAAAATCTCGCATCGATTGCTCACATGGATTTTCACTCACAGTATCTTTTGATGTCAGATTATCGATCGCCTTGGAGAAAGTAAGTGGAATTCGAGATGTCATTAATCCACTACAACCATTATTGATACCGAGTCGTTTCAGAGCGTTAATTTGGAACTTTAATTGTTCTTTGAAAGAATCGGGAAGTATAGTCGAATTATATGGATTAATTCCAGTTTCGAGAATACTTTCAAAAGTATCGCTACCAAAACACCAGACTGCACCCTGATCATCGCGATAATAAGCGAGATCGATATCGTTATAATCAAATGGATCATGTGGTAGAACACTTCGATTTCGACAGACCAAAGTCGGTGTTTTACCGCCGATAAATTCATTGATAGTTCCGAGATCAGAGGACATTCGCATTTGTTGTCGTCGTTTGGCAGCTTCTTTGAGCGATTCTTTATCCGCTTTGGAAAGGTTACTGATATTTTCACAAATTGCAGCCTTGCTCATGGTATGATCAATATTAAGAGAGATCGCAAGTCGACGCAGAGGTTCTGGAACTTCACCCTTAATATCGGGAGCCCGACAGATTTTTCGCCAATATGGTTGTTCATAATCTCGATTAACAGCATCGAGAGTATCCTTACCAAGAGTACTGATGATGTTCATCTGATCAGGATCGAGTTGAACTCCGACATTAACCGAACTAATCAACATTTTCTCTAATTCTTGAACGACAATATTATGACCTCGAGTCTTATAAGTCTTCATATTGATCAAAATCTTGTTAATTAAAAGATAAGATGGCATTTGGCCACGTTTAACTAGTTGTTCAAAGGTATAAGAGTTGAAATAAGTCACACTTTCATCAAGCGATTTATAGTCTCGCATGACCATTGTCTCCGGAGTTGGAATTTTATCAAAAGAAACCGAACTGAAAGCACGAATCGCAAGATTCATATCCCGAGGTTCATAATCTCGACCCATTAAGAGTGGATTATCTAGTAATATCGATAAAATCACCATAGAATCTTTATTTACAATTTTAGCCAGATTGGATGGATCACCAGAGCTAATTCGATCCAAAATATTAGCATAACCCTGTTCATCCAACCATTCAACGACGGATCGTGATGATGAAACTCTTTCTTCACCGTCACCTCGAATTCGACCACCTCGAGCATCAAACATGGGTAATGATGGACGGGATCCTTCTGAAACTAACATCAGAATGATGCTATTAAGAACGTTTTCGTCAAAAGATCCAAGTTCTTCTGAAAATCTATCCCCACCTAGAACATAATAAACGTAACCCAAAAGATGGACTTTACCGAACTTAGGAACATCAACATACATGTTTGCATCAGCGCCAAATCGAAGACACATGGCAATTGGAATTAAATATTCGCGGGTTCGCGCCCTGGGGATAGCTTGAAGGATAGTGACGTCGGGATCAATGGCTTGACGTTTAAGGGCTAGATACAATGTAGCATTAAATTCTGGAGTTACAGGAACATTAAAGAGTCTATTAATTTCGACAGGCGTCAGCTTTTCAGCTCTTTGCCCTGAAATTTTCTTTTGTAATTCGTTTAACATTGGTTCGATTTTGGACGGAGTTTTCTGCATTGTTTTAGACATGGAATCCATCTCTATACTATTTAGTATAGAGATATTAAAATTAAGAAATATCTCCAAATTTAAATACTGCCTTACCGAAATATAAAAGGTATGAGTCAGAGAAATAATCACATCAACCGCTCTAAAACGATTGAAAATATTGATCGCGATGAGACCGAGGCCAACGCCGCCATCTCCGACCTCATTGCTAATATTACAATCTTGACCGCTCGCAAAGACCCCCTAATAAAGTCGATCAAATCTCCCAAATTACTAATTAGGGGATTGACCGAGTTACAATCGATGATCGAAATGGTTGATATTAAACGTTCTATCGTCAATCAAATTAAATTTCTCATCACTAACCATGCCAGAAAACAATATAATCAAGCCAAAGCCTCTGAAACATCCACAACCTCTGCTTCCTCCTCGGTACATGACTCTCATTTTGAAGGTCATATGTTACATAGTGTCATATCGGGTAATCCAGGAACCGGTAAAACAACCGTCGGCATGATTCTAGCAAAAATATGGATGGCCCTCGGATTTGTCAATAAAAGTCAATCACCAAAAGAATCTTCCTCTCCCGTCGTTATAACTAATGCTATTGTTAACACGGTCAACGAATCGTATCGAAAACGTGTTCGTGAACTCGAAGAAACTCAACGTAATGATCGCCGACGCTTAGATCGAATCCGCGAACTACTAAGTCGTTATCAAACGACCTGTGGTGAAATTCGTCGTCGGGCAATCCGACTTCGTCCAAATCCAGAAAAAGCATTTCCCGACAATCTAGATAGTGAATGGGATGCTTTCTTCACAAATACTCGAGAAATGCGTTTCGGGTTTGACGAAATTATTCGTGAAGCCAATATCAAAGATCCCATCACTACCGTTGAAGCGTCGACACCCATTCCAGCCATTCCTCCACCAGAGGAGCTAGACCCATATGAAAATATGGATCCTAAATTTATCGTAGCGGCTCGAGAAGATTTTATTGCCGAATATCTCGGACAAACAGCACCGAAAACCAAGAAGGTTCTTGAGAGTGCGAAGGGAGGTGTATTATTTATTGACGAGGCATATGCATTATGTAATATGGATGGTGGTTCCAAAGATAAATACGGTGAAGAATGTTTGACGACAATCAACGAGTTTATGAGCTTGTATCCAGATGAAATTATCATTATCTTCGCTGGTTACAAGGACAAGTTGATGAGTAGTATCTTCAAAGCACAGCCAGGTCTTCTACGTCGTTGTGTGCATTTCTTTGAAATTAAAGATTATACACCCAAGGGTATGGCTAAAATTTTCTCCCGTCAGTTAGCTCGAAACTCATGGTTTATGGATTCAGATGTTAATATTGAGAAAATTCTGGAAGAGAATAAAGATTTGATTCAGGATGGCGGTGGTGGGACTGAAAGATTAGCTTTCTTCGTTAAAATTGCGTATGGTAATAGTAAATTCGAAGAAACAGTCAATGCCGATCTAGATCATCCGGTGGTTCATGATAGTGTTATTACTCAGAAAATTATTGATGATGCCTTATCTCTAATGCGAAAGAGTTCATCTCAAGTTTCGGATGATGAACCACTGCCCCACGGAATGTATCTGTAAAATAAATAATAAATAAAATAATCATGATAGAAAAGACAATGGATCCACGTCGAGAAAAAGTTTTCAATTTTATTGTTGCTCGTTTTGATGGCGAAGACTATGAAAGAGCTATCAATTATGATGATGAAAATGACACTTTCCAAAATTTGTTTCCAACATATTGGGCATTTCAACAGTATCAACTTCGAGTTGTTGATGCATTGGATGAAACGAATTTGATGTTCGCGGTCTATCTAGTTTCCTATATCGAACGATCATCAATTGAGTTGGAATATGGTGTAATCCCATTTCGAGCGGATGGATTTTATTATCGGGATGGCCGGATCGTTATATCGAATCAACGTTAATTTTTATTAAAAATATCAGATCTAATGTAAACATGGATCCGCGTCGAGACGATATTTATAATTTTATTATTAACGTTTTTAATATCGATTGGTATCAGAACCAACGTGAAAACGAAGTTTTTGAAGAACAATTCCCGAGTTATCAAATTTTCCAGGCTTATCAACGCCGGATCATTAATTCATTGGATGAGGCAAATTTAATCTTCGCCATGTATTTGAAGGCATATATTCAACAAGACATGATTGATGTCATGGATAAGGAAGGAATGGAACCGATAGGATCGAAAGGTTTTTATTATTTAAATGGTAGTCTTACTATCGCCGCCAATCAATAAAATTATATATAATCGATTATATATAATTTAGACACGAGGTGTATTATTTTGTAATTTTGGCATTAGTTGAAGTACGGCCCAGATGATGAGAGCGATGAAAACGATCACTATAATTAACCACACGGCTGTTGTTGTTACAGGTTGGGATAATTGTGGTGATAAATGTTCATTCATGGTTTCATAATTTTGAGGCGGTGTTATGAGATTCATATCAAAATCGATAATGCTAGGAACGAAGACGGTTGCCAACAAATTCCCTTCTGATATGTTTAGATTAAGATAATCACTCAAGGGTAATTTTACTTTCATGAGTGAATCTCGGATAAAATCTCGAGATAATGGTGTGTACATAATCGCTTGCGTTGAAGTTGAAAGATTAGATCGTTTCGGACTTAAATTGGAATTCTTATAAATTTCACAATTATCGTCCCATTTACACAGGAAGAAAAGATCAGCTTCTTTGGCTCGTTCCAAGGCGGTTTTAATTCGTTTCTTAATTCCACCGAGAAAATTTCGACTGCTTAATTTGCGGGTTGATGGGATTAGATTGCTGATGCTGTTATCTTTAACAATAATACAGGGAAGTTTAGTCCACCATCGTTGAGGTGAAATTTTATTATCGGATCCATTGATATAAGGACCTTCTCCGGCATAGGCTAATGCCTTTCGCATATAATAGTTTTCAAGATATTGGGAGGTATTTAAATTTTTACCGGCTACGATTTGACCAGGGGGATCAACTCGACAAACTTGAACTGTGAAATAAGGATCTGAGAAAAACCACTTTAAGTTGTTAATATTTTCAGTGTGAGGAGTTGCTTCGGATTGAAGAATGATGACGAGAACAGATGCATCATCGGTTGCATCATCGATTTTTAATTCATCAAAAAATGATGAATTGCTTGTTGCTTCTTTCGATGTTTCCTCGTTTTCGGGAAGATCTTCGACTTTCGCCACATTTTGTAGTTTCTTTAGAGGGTTATTTTCAATTATCGAATGATTCTCCAGTTTAGTATCCAAAATCAAATCCGTCATATTTAGATTTAAGTTGAAAAACGATTTAATATATTTTATAACAACGATAATCACAACAACTACAATTTATTGTCATCCATATTGAGGTGTCGGTTCGGGAACATGAGTTGGTGTCCAATACAGAATCGGTTCTCCCTCGGTTACAGTTTGACCCGATCTTGGATCACAATTTTCATCAGTAATTATTGGTTGGGTTAATCCACCATGCTGAAGACGATACAGATTCGCATTGAAATATAAGTCTCGACCTGTTACGCCGGATATGCCAGACCCAGAAAACTTACAATATTGTGGATAAGCAATTCGTACAGTTTGATTTCCTTCCGGAATACAGGTTCCATTCTTTGGAACTCGTTTATAATACATTCGACCATTATCAATGAATAAAATTTGGCCAGCAGTAACACCGGTTTTTGCAATTGCTTCCCCTGGATCGTTATAATAATCTTCTCCAGTACAAACTCGAGCTTGCCCCGGACAATTGATGAAGGCGCCTGTCCTTGTGAAATAAGCAATCCATATAAGAGTCAGCATGACAATCATCCCCAAAATTAGTCCAATTATGAAACTGGGAAAGTTAAAAACAGCCATCTTTTTAAATACCAAAAATAAATGATTCAATAAAAATATGTATTTTAGTGTTAACATCATGTTATCAAAACTGCATTCTAAATTATGTTGTGTACTGGTATCAATTGGATTCGATTAAAATTTGGATGTGAACCCGTTCATGTTGAAGTTCATCTTCTTCAATGGTTTTTATCCCTATGTCAATACCCATTAGCACTATGTGCTCGGTTGATTCTCTTTCTAATGGGATGGAAACTTTTGGACAATGAAACTTATACTTCTCTCGAAAAACTTGATCGATCGATGGTCATCTTTTCCCACAGCTCTTTCTGGGATTTCTTCATCTTTACACTGTATGGTCTTTCATATCCCAATCGTGAACATGTTCTTCGAACTCTCGTCACTCCATGGCCGTTTAAATATTTTGGCAATTTTCTTCGACAAATTGGTGCAATCGAATCAACTCGAGTCGAAGACACCCAAGGTGGCGCCGTTGATCGTATCATTCGCGAACTCCAAAAATCAGAAAAATTCGTCTTTTTCATCTCTCCAAAGGGTACTCTCAGAAATACTCCATGGCGATCGGGCTACTATCATATCGCCAAACAACTCAATCTCCCAATTCATATCGCCGGTCTCGATTATGAACGGCATCAACCGATTCTTTATTCGAATCCTCCGATTACAACCCAATCAGAACCTGAAATTCGAACTGAATTACAAGATCAACTTCGATCCATCGTCCCATTGTATCCAGAAGGTGAGGTCGTACCTATTCGTTGGCACAAATCTCGAAGTATCATCAATTGGAAAAGATATCGCAAACTTGCTAACCGATGCTTCATCATTATTCGATTTATCAATATGATAGTTGCCCGTCTGATTTTGTTTGTAACAGGATGGTCGGGACTATCACATGAACAATGGAAAATTTTTGATCAACACCCCCGAGCAGTTGTTGTCTTCTCTCATACTTCCTACTTTGATTTTTACATTCTAGCTCTGTATTTGATGGCCTATCCAAATGGATTTAGCTCTGTCAGAACTTTAGTTAAACCAGAACCATTTGCATATGCTGGATGGTTACTTCGACGATTCGGAGCCATTCCCGCTACTCGAGTTGATGATCGGAATGGTGGATCAATTCAGAAAATTATTCAAACTCTAGAACATGAATCTCGATTTCTATTCTTTATTTCTCCGAAAGGTTCAATTGTCAATCGTCCATGGCGCAGTGGCTATTATCATATCGCTCAACAACTTCGGGTTCCATTACTGGTGGCAGGATTGGATTATGAAACTCATTCAGCATACGTCTCGACTTCAATTGATTATAACGAACCTCAAGAAGCAATCGAAAAGTTTCTCAAAGACAAATTAAGTCAGATTGTTCCTCTTTTTCCAGAAGAAGAAGTCGTTCCTATTCGTCAACATCGACCTCCCACTGTGTGTCACAAATGGCAACTCGGTATCAGTGTTTTTGTATTGATTCTATTCCTGATCAGATGGTGGTGATTTTATAAATGATTTATATAAAAACTATTATGTGAATTCTATAAATGGAGGCTTCACATTCCGCGATTGTGTTTTGTTACAAGGGACAGCAAGTGATTTTTAAGATCATCAGCTCAATGTCGATGGTTGATGTCTGCGAAAATGCTCGACGCAGATTCAACCTCCGTGATGCCGAGTTCCGGAATGATACCGGAATTCTAATATCGACTGACATGACAGTCGGCGATTTTGTCCAATTTGTAGGCCCAGCTGTTTATATCTCTGGAACCGAAAATCTTTAGCCATATTAAAAAAAAATAATACGAACTCTATTCGTATTATTGCTTGATACCAATATCGACCGGAGGAGCAACTTTGTTCCTATTATTGCTTAACATTGACACTACTAGTAGTGTCTGCGTCGAAAAATATCACAATTACATTGTGATATCGCTTAACATCGATAGTAGCAGAGCTACTATCAGCGTCGAGTAAAATAGGAACTTTGTTCGTATTATTGCTTAAGGCGATCATAATAATCGGTGTTAAAAATTACAAACACTAGCAGATTATTGTGTGAATATTAAATAGATTGATATGTATTTGATGATTATGACCTTCCTTGTTATAACGGTCATAGCTGCCGCAATAATAATTATGTGGTCAGCAGCTTCTGGTATCAACGATACTCCAAATCAACTCGATGCCGAACTCAAAATAGTCGATGAAGTAATGATCAACGATTCATATCTTCATCGACTTCTAATGATTGAAATTGTTGCTGATCGAAACAAAAACTCGAAATCAGATTTATCGATCGATAAAGATTTTACAAATTCGATTCCTGAATCAATAGATTCTATCTCCACTCATAAAAATCAAGAATCATCAAATATCGTCACATTTAACCAAATGAAGATCGGCATGCATCTTCTTGGAAAATCGTTAGTTCGATCGTTAGGTAATGTTATCGCACAACGAGTTGCTATTTTAATGCAAACCCGAAACGAAACACTTCGCATCTATTATGAATCGATGCACAATGTTATCTGTGAAAATGGTATTTGTGCTCATGTCATCGAAATGCGACCCGAAAATACCCCAAATTCAAATATCGATTCGATCGAAAACGTGGTTTCAAATTCTGAAGATGAAACCGATGATTCAATAGTAATCCAACATCAAAAATATCCAGATTCCTATTTAGATTCGGACTTATCAACGAAGCGACAAAATCCTGAAACTATTTCGAATGCTAAACGATTTGTAAGTCCTCTTTTCCAAACATATCAAACTGATCCTTCCATCGATATCGCCCGAATATTTTCTGGTGCTGTCAATTCTGAAATCGCAGATATTACATCATCAACTATTCGAAAACTCGAACGATTAGATCGAGAAATTACTGATGCGATAGCCGCTTCATTTCATATTCGAGATTCGAATGCAAATAAAAACGAATCGTGTAAGCGTCCAGTCGTTCATCATGAACGCTTATACAACTTATTATCAATGTATGATAAGGAATTAATTAATCAAGCCAAATTATATGTTTCACAACAATTTAATCGAAGCATGAGTTGTACACAAAGTACACTCGAAATCGCGAATCAGATTGGCAATGAATTAAATTTGATCATGAAAGAAAGCCAAAATTTGATTAATCAGACCCCTGGTCGCATTTTCGATTCGATTATCGCATAAATATGATTATCCAAATCGATGTTTATATCTTTAGTTTGATCCAAAAGTCTTAATATGAAATATTATGCAGTTGTAATTGGAAGCCAACCTGGTATCTATACCGATTGGCCGACCACCCAGAAAAATATTAGTGGATTTCCAGGTGCTCTCTACAAAAGTTTCACTACTCTCGCCGAAGCCGAAGCTTTTATTCGAAATTCAACAATTGGTCCGACTTCAACGGACCCTCCCATCACCACTTCTCTTCCTGACAAAACGGTCATCTACACCGATGGCAGCTTCAAAGATACCAGCTGTGGATTTGGAATCGTCCTTCTCGCCAGCAATGGTGATAAATATACGGTTTATGGTCGAGTTCCCCTTTCGCCATCAAATAATGTCGCCGAACTCTATGCGATTTATGTTGCCCTATCATTGGCTCAAGGAGATATCATTCTATATACAGATTCTAGATATGCGGTTTCTTGTCTAACTACTTATATTCATGATTGGATGATTAAAGGCTGGATTGGTGTCGCCAATGCTGATTTAATCCGTTCCACATACGAACAAATGAAAGGACGTTCGGTTGATCTTCGATATGTACCTGGTCATTCCGGATATGAATTGAACGAAGAATGTGATCGACTTGCAGAGACCGGTCGAATTCAATTGGAACCTCTAGTTATCTTCAAAAATGGCATTCGCCAATAAAAACATGTATGCACCAATGCATGTTTTCTTTTTGATTAATAATATGAACAGAGCTCATATTATTTTTCTATGTCATAACTCCAAGAGAAAATTCATCTCTCCTGGTAATTTATTTACCCGATGTTAGATGTCGATATGAGCTTTGCTCATATTTATATTAAGCAATATATGTCGTAGATCCATATTATGTTAAACAACTGATCGAAGAGTGTCTAATGCATCCATGGTGCTTAGTTCGTCAGTTACGGCATGAACTAATAACAAAGATCCATCACAGCCATAAGTATAATCAAATAAATTAAGCGGATTTGTTAGTTGACGGAGGGATTCACTATAACAATCTCGAATTCGATCCGGAAGATAAACCGTAAATACAGTATACAAAAATGTAAATATAGTAAATCTCGCATCGATATTTCGAATCCGATTCATAATATCGATCCATAATTCATCGAGATTACCTTTATTTTGCAAATCATAACTTGCGATCGTATGAATTCCATTCTTTTGATCCGCAATAACATCAACACTATCATCGATTAACTGCATAATCGTCCCAATATGAAACGACGCATCTGTAATGGTTGGATCAGTATCACCAACGATGTGTTGTAAAACTTGCATCGTGTATCCACCCTTTCGAATTGCAATATCATAATATTTTTCACGACTTGACGAAGAATCTTTTTGAATTGTCAGACCTTCGATCTCTGCTTCGAATAATTTAATAATCGATTTCTTAGTATCTGGACATCTTGTAATTAAACGTTGATAAACGATTGCAATCGTTTTCAAAATCGGATCGATCAATGGTAATCTTTCATGTTGTGATGGATCCATAATTAAAATATACATCTGCGAAATTGCGTGCTTCTTATCAATCGAATTAACTTTAATATCATCGATATAGTGATCAACTAGAATATACAGTAAATTATACAGAAAGATATCTTCAATATGCTGACCCCATCCTGGAAAATGCATAATATAGCATAAACATCCGTAAAAGAAAACAATTCCGGAAGCTGCACAATCCGCTTCTCGGGGTCGATTATCTTCCCCTGATATTCCCAAAATATCAGTGTATGGTCGCAGGAGTTCAATATATTTGCGTAGAAGTGGTGTTCCAAAGGAAACTTCGGTTCCAGTCAACACACTAATTAAAGTTAATTTATTCTCTAATGTTATCGGTGGTAGCCATCTTTGTGCAAATTGACATCCTTCCTCGATCGTCGTGATTTGAGATTTATGAAAGTGTTTGGTGCAAGTTTTCGACTCTGACTTCGAGGAATTATGTTGATCATTATCTAAAATCAAAGTTGATTCATCGGTTGATAGAACGATTTTTGATTGATCCAGCCGACAAAACTCTGGTGAGGCATCCATTTACTAATCAGTTAAATAGTTTTATAACAATATATACACTCGACGAGTGTATATATGTATTATAGCGAAATAATAACTTCGATATTTTCGGAATCTGAAGAATCACTATCGGTATCGGTATCATTATCAGTTCCTATTGATTCGATCCATTGTTTGAAGGCTTTGGCGAGTCTGATGATGGGTGGGGTTGTAGAAACCTCTTGAAGAAACTCAGGGGATCCGACTGCGTTTTCAATCGGCGTGCCAATTCTACATCCCGATCCGGGGAAAATGTTGGACTCGGATCTAAAAGAGTCGTTGGCGAATTCGGATTCCTCCTTGGAAATTCCAAATTCGATGTCTGGTTCAGATTGAATATTCCAGGTTTCTGATTGCAAATCAGTTGAATTGGATCCGGTAAAATAGGACGCTGCTGCATTGGAAACCTGCGAGAAAGACTCGTCGCACCATCCATGGCAATATCCTCCCGGGCATAAACAACTCTCCCAGAGGATATTGTGTCGGGACGAATCCCATGTGTGAAAACTGCACGGGAAAGAAGAGAAGGGGACTCCGTCGTTGAACATAGAGATTTCCACATCTCTGTCGGAAGTCTTTTTTATAAAATCGCACTCATCGCACTCTGAATCATCATCCTTCCATCGACATGTATTGTCTGAGAATGAAGTCAATCCTCGTGGCTGGTTTGATGAGCCCCGCGATTCATTATCATTTGTCTTTGGTCTGATATTTCGTTTTGTCAGTTTGCTAGTTGCATTCATCAATGGTAAAAGATCCGTTTCATCTTCTTCGATAATTTTAGATATGTCCTCTTCGATCTTGGACGCCCAAGCCTCCGATAAAGGTTGATCTTCACCCATTTCAATCGAGTTATTTGGAGAAAGTTCCATCTCCATATCATAATCAATCGAATGACTTGGTATTTCAAGAATACCATCACACAATTGATTCTGTTCTAAAATTTCTTCAGTTGATTCCAGAATCTCTTCAACTGGTTTCATAATCTCTTCAACTGGTTTCATAATCTCTTGAATTTGTTTCAGAATCTCTTCAGTCGATTCCAGAATCTCTTCAGTTGGTTGCTCTGCAATCTCTTCAGTTGGTTGCTCTGCAATCTCTTCAGTTGGTTGCTCTGCAATCTCTTCAGCTGGTTGCTCTGCAATCTCTTCAGCTGGTTGCTCTGCAATCTCTTCAGCTGGTTGCTCTGCAATCTCTTCAGCTGGTTGCACAATCTCTTCAGCTGGTTGCTCTGCAATCTCTTCAGCTGGTTGCTCTGCAATCTCTTCAGTTGGTTCCACAATCTCTTCAGTTGATTGTTCGAGAATCTCTTCGGTCGATTGGTTTATAATAGATAGGATAGAAGTATCTTCTGCGCCGTTGTTTGGAGGACTGCAAATGATTGTGTCGTTAGATATCTGGTTATTGCTGTCTCGATTTGATAACGAGACCAACGTCGTAAGATTGGATGTGTCGGGATTATTTTTTTGATTTGATTCTAGCTCGGCTCGAACAAAACTTTCAAGAGGATTTAAATTTTCCGTTGAAGGCACATCATCACTCAATTGAGTGTGTATAATTTCTTCAATACAATCTTGAAGAGTTGGTTCATCGGTTGTTGGAGCTAATTTTTTAAAGTTCTCCAACCGAGAACGGGTTGCATTAATGATGGTATCAATCTCTCCGATGGTATAATAATCACCACGATAGGTTTGTTTTAAATTGGCAAATCCCTGGAGCGCCGGCTCAATGTTATCAAGGATATCATTAGAAGGAATGATTTCATAAATATTGAAAGCTTCGTTGAAGATGCCCTTAATAAATCCAATTGTATCCCGACGATTTTCACCAGAATAGGTTCGCCAAAGTGTTGTGGACCAACTATTATGTTCAATAATCGTCATAGTTGACGTTGAAAGCGTTTGTCCCGGTTGTAATTTAGAGAGGACAGTTAAGTCTGATATAATTCGGATGACATTATCTTGTCGAGTTGCACTCATATTATTTACAGACATATAACTTACGTTTAGATATTTGGAAAAATATCGGTTAGCATTAACTAATATATATTATACTAATATATATTAATGAGTGATGAGAGCAATTATAACCATAATAACGATGATGATGATCACTGCACCAGTGATATATAATAATTCATCACTGCTTCCAGTCTGACACTTTATATACGTCATGAAATCAAGATTATGAGAAAGAGGCCGTAAATACGAATCCTTATTAAAAGTTTTATCGCAAGGATTATATGGATTCATAAGCATTCGCGGTATAATATCGTATTTATAGTGTGTTTGTTCCACAAGTTCGGTCAAAAGTTTACGTCCGGTGTTATGATCGATTTCCTGTTCAGCTGTCGGATAATGATGATTTTTTCGTTTATCCATTAAATTAACAAGCTCGATCCAAAATTCACAAAAAGGAAGCGATGCGATAAAATGGGTCGAAATAAATCGATCATAATCAAAAACAAAATATAAATCTGGAGAGTGAGTTGAATCAAGAATACTATCATATCGAATTTTATTGTTCGATTCTTCTAAAACCGGTTCAATTGATTTTACAAGTTCATAATTCGAGGCAAGATAAACACCTCCATTCACATACAACCATAAATATACAAACAAGTTAGTTTTCTGTTGATCGTATTTGTAACTTTTATAAAGAGCTAATCTTTCAGGGAAATATTTAGCGATAAAATTTTCCTGTTGCAAAGGTGTAAATGCATGATATTTCCAATGTGGCATATGATAATTAATATTGTGGATGGGATCGGATGTTTCTACTTGATCCAAACTCAATCCTTTTGTTATTGGTTCCTCGTGTGATAATTTCGATTTATTAGAAATTGGATCCGATATAGTTTGAAAAATTTGTCGCGGAATTGTTAACGTCGAAGATTTATAGATATCAGGATTAAATCCATACGGTTGTCTTGTAAATGGAGTAAACTCAGATGTGGGGGTGATCGAAGATAAGTCTTCTGATCGATTGTAATCGAAACAAATATTATGATTGTTGTCTCGAAAATTCGATTTGGTTTTATCAACAAATGTAACTAACGGTTCAAGTGACGCGAACATCAATCCTAATACTTTTGTCTTATTGCATATAATCTTGTGTGCAATATTATTTTAACTAACTCTGCTTTATGATAATATCGTTACAAACGAACGAATCAATGGATCAATCATTGGCAGAGGTGTTTTACAAATCGTGGTGATATAATAATAAGCTGTCGAAATCAAATAAGTTCCCATCAGACGATAGTCTTGACTCATTCCAACAGAAATTCGATTCAAGCAATGGTCGATCGTTAATGATGTTTCAACAACGTTTGGTTTGAGCGTGCTGCCGTGATAGTATTCCGTAATTGGAAAATTTTTAACCAATGGATAATAGGGATCTTTATATACAGATTCGATCAGAGGAAATATCTTTAATTCCATTCGAACGATATCAGAGATTGGACGTGCCATAATTGGATATGGTTCATCATTTCCTTTCCATCCAATTAAATAGAGTCCAATTTCGAGAATTATGCCCAATAAATTTTGGGTTCTTATTCTTTCATCTGCCGTTAAATGTTCAAACCGATATTTTTCAGTTAATGTTGTTTCATGCATCATTCCATCATTAGGCATTCGAGGGGATGGTGCTTTTCCAACCGATAATGTTTTAATTGTTTCAACCAGAGCGTAATCTCGATTTTGATCCGCTAAATTTTTCAAAATTTCAACATTAGCTTGAGTCAAAGGTGTTCCAGTTTTAACGGTTGGATCGACACAATAACCATGAGTTTTGAAGAGAGAATTTAACATACCACTGGTGATGCTATACTGCTTACCATCTCGTTCGTAAATATATTGAGATTGAAAACTTGAATATCGACGTGAATGATTATCAAGATTACGATAACCGACAAATTGCGCCATTTATTATATTTATAATAAAATTATAAATATTATCCTTGTCTAGATAATCTCAATATTCCAATATCCATTGACATCCTGACTCACAGCATCAACTAAAACAACATCTCCAGAATGGAATATATTTGTTGTTTGAAGAGTGATATATTCTCCACTCCCTTTATCCATGCAATTTCCATTGCTTCCCATCAATTGTACTTCAGTCTTTGATCCTATCAATCGAATTGTCATTCGACAGAATAAAGTTAAGTTAAACTGTATGTGTTGATGAATATCGATTGGAAGAGCGGCTTCTCCCAAATTAATATTTGTGATTGGTGCTCTCAACACACCTTCCACAATCGGAATGTGAATCATTAAAGGAAGACCAAGTCGACATAAACTCGTATCTTTGAAACTATCACTAACTATTTGAGTCATCGACCGATATGATAACCCAGGTGGTCCACGTGGACCCGGCGGACCATCGGAGCCCCGTTCGCCTCGCATTCCCATACGCCCCATTGGACCCATTGGACCAGGTGAACCATCTTCCCCCGGTGGTCCCGGTGGTCCCGGTGGCCCAGGTTGCCCCGGTGGCCCAGCTTGACCAGGATCGCCAGGTTCTCCCTTTAAAATTATTGGAGAAATTTGGATTGGAGTCGTTGTTTGGGCGACGTCATTAATAAGTTCATCCGCCGGAGTTATTATAATATCATCCATAATTTTGGTTTCATGCACTCTTCTTTATAGGCTCAACATTAATACAAATAAGATGATCAAGATGACCACAATGATAACCCAAACCCAAATCCAATTACTTGGCTCCTCCGTCGTCGTTGATGTATCAGCAGTGGCTAGAGTTGAAGTCGAATTGAGATCTAGAGTTTCTCCTAGCTGATAATTCAGCGTATTTTCATCCTGTAAATAGGTGGTAATAGTTTGGACATCTTTCTGTAATAATTTAATATCTTCCGCTGTAACAGTCTGTCCCGAAGCTACAAAAACCAACCCTTGATTATTTCCAGCAACGACATTAAGTTTGGTCAAAAGATTATCTTTCTTTTCATAAACTGGGAAAGAACAATCTTCGATTGTTTTTGGATTTCTTAAGCCTTTGATACAAGCGGGAGTACAAATAACTTCAACTTCTTTTTCCGGTTGAAAACATCCATAAAGATAGGATCCGACAGTGTCGGCAATGACAGTTGAAGGTTGATTCAATTTGATGATTTCGATTTGATCCGTATAAATTGGATCATCGCAGCAGAAAACATCTTGAAAAGTTCGTGATCCTTCAATATCACGCTTGATTATATCATTATAATTAAGTGACTTGTCATGACTAGTAACAAGACGTTGATACATTCGTCTTGTTGCTTCATGCTCTAATGAATCCGATGGATTACCTGATAATTCTTCGGAGATAAATTCGGTAGATACGGACATTTAGGACCCTCTCGAAAAATATTATATAGAAGTTTGCAGATTAATAACAAATGGCAGCATTACAAAATGGTATCATCAATCTCAAAATGGTTTCCCTTGATCATAGTTTAACCGGTTTTTATTTTAATTCATCGTTCGGAATCAAGTGTTTATTATTAGATCCGACCCTCGATAAATCCGACCGCACAATTTTACTTGATGATCTTCTAACAAGCGGAGCCTTTCGAGAAATTACCTATCGTGAGTTAATTAATCCCCATGATGTCCGAAGATTTAAACTCGCACTAGTTAATATGCATAATACTTTTGATATGGATCGATTATCTCCAGACAAAGATTATGCCACGATTTACATTGATTATATGACTAAATCAATTGGACAAAATCCAGCCGAAAGAATTAGTCAATGTGAAGGTTCTTGTTATATCGGTCCAGTCCCGGATATTCCATCCTATGATCCGTTTGATAAACCTCGTTTATATCATCGAAATTTTCCTTCGATATCGAGTTCTGATAAACAGCGAATCGAAAAGTGGATCAAGTTTTATAATCAATATTATTATGAACCAATTACATTTGAAACTTCTCGAAGTCTTTCTCTAATAATAAACGTGATCCCGATGGACACGTTTTTTCAATCGTTTTTGGAAAGTTGTCTCGATGATGGAACGCAAGCTGGAGATCCAATTCCAATTAAAATGCCCTTATCATTTCGAGTTCCTCCTGAATATATTTTTCCAAATCACAACGAAAAAATGGTCACAACTTGGGGGTTGAATATTTATGACGGATCCTGTTGGGAAATCGCCCTCGATCTTCTTAAATCACCAATATCCTCTTTGTTAGATCGAGTTCGTTCATCTCGTAAAACAACCCAATTTGCTTCCATCATTAGCAATAATATTAATTCACAACGATCGAACCAATACCTGTCACCAATTATAATTGAAGAAAATACTATACCGACTGGGGTAACCGACCCAACATTTAATCGGACACTAGTTTATCCGTATGATCCAGATGGATTTGCATTTCGTTTGATTTCAAATTATTATAATTATAATTTCAAAACATCGATTCCTGAAAAATGGTCACCGACATCGAAACATTGGAATCACTTTCGACCATCCTGTAGGGAAAATGCTTGGTTCTATGGAATATCACCATATCTTCGTCTGTCTCGTTCACATGGATTTATTGGATATTCAGGATTTTTCTCGACTTTATTTAATATGATGGATAATAATGGTGGATTTTATTCAAGTCCCCTCAACAGCTCAAATACTACATGGAGTTTATCGACCGAGGATAACGCTGCAATGTATGCGGCCCTCTCGCATATCAAAGCTCATCTTGAAATACAAAATCCTGAATCTGACGTTGTCACGTTGAATCCGAGTTTGAAAATCAATGAAATTGGACAAATTCAAACCATGATGAATGGAATCGAAGTTTATTTCGATTCCATCGCCGATAAAGATAATTATCTTTTATATCAAGGTAAATATTGGTTGAATCAATGGAATATTAATATGGGAGGAGTATTTATTGATACCGAAACATCGTTCAAAACCACACCATTTATGGCAACATATACAAATGTGGATATGCCAACCGATTGTGACCAAATATATTTAATCTCAGTTAATGCTCATCTATGGGCAATATGTTCACTTCAACCATTAATTCTTGATAAGATTTTTGGAGAGGCAGGTGCAACTCTTAAAATGTGGACTAATCTCAAAAATGCATGTGGACGGTTTGATATCGAAGGACGGTTGCAAGGATTTGGATATACAAATGTCAAATCAACATTTGATACCAATCAAGGCTCCGTAATTTCAGCCGAAATAACATTTGTGGCGATGTTAGCTTGTAAAATTCTAAAATCTTATTACGGTATAACTGCAGATACATCTCCATATTCGATTGGATTAGATCTTGCAGATATGGAAGCATTTATGTACACTCCCAATCGAGGTGTTCCTGGAGATCCTCATCTTTTATTTGTATCCAAATCAGAAGCTTATTTTAATCATGTCGATCGTAGATCACAAACTGGACTCGGTGCAATTGTTCATCCATTACCAAGTATAACCGCAACAGCATGGCATATTTTCTATATAAAGGCATTTAATCCATTTGTTCCGGGCGGATCTTTACTTCGATAATAATTGTTATAATAGAATTAATTAGTATAAAATTTTCTGATATTTTATAAATAAGACGTGATGACTGAACTTCTTGCCACTGTTAACAATATCCGCGAGGAAACAATTACTACCCAGTATAACGCTGCTTTTGCTGAACTTCAGGATAAGATCAAGACAGAACCTCTTCGGACAAATTTTGATATTTATTCCGGATGCGTCTCCGAAGAAGTCGCCAAGGAAATTGCTCATCGTTTTAACATTGGTGGAACCAAAGCGACTGTCGCTAAATATGGATTCCTTTTGACAGCTTGGTATCTGCAAGTTGAAATCAATCTTCCTGAAAATCTTGTTCATGAAGTTCCAGTTGCTCCATCTACTCTTGTTCCATCTACTTCCGCTCCATCTCCTGTCGAGCCCATTTCCGAGACTCCTCGTCGGGTCTATCCTTGAAACTTTTTACAAAATTGTCCATTAATAATGGACAAATTTTATTTTAATTTATAAAATTGTTTAATTCGAACATAATTACGGTCGGCCCAAATCATGTTTCGATTTATTTGTCATCTCTTTCGTAAACCCGTAGAAAAAGCCTCGGTCCCTGTGTCTGCGCCTCGACAAAGAATTCGACCCGAGATTAGAAATGCAGTCTGGATCAAATATCATGGTGAGCAGTCACATGGTCAATGTTATTGTTGTGGAAATGTAATTTATCGTCAGAACAAGCAGTCTCCTTGGCATTGTTCTCATGTCAAAGCTCATATTATCGGGGGAGAAGAAAGTGTTGATAATCTTCGAACCTGTTGTCAACATTGCAATCTTTCGATGGGGGATCAAAATCTTTACGCTTATATTCGTGATCGAAATTTAACCGGTCCCGGTTCCAAGAATTTACATAAATATCTAAAGAAACATCGATCTCAGAGAATGAGTCGCCGGACCAATAATTTTGGCCGAACTTCAAAAACAAGAAAGCGATAGTTATTCAAAAAAAAGTATATGTCGTGTACGATATATATTTATGGATATCTGAATGGTTTAATCATAAATTTGTCATAACAGAAAATATGAGTTCGTTGTCGCGGTCCGAATTAATTTACCGAAATTTAGCCGATATTATGGGAAAAGATCGGCTTGATGCAAAGATTGAAAGTAATCATCCGATATCGGGATATATTGGATTTGCACCAACGGGTCAAATTCATCTTGGATATTTGTTACCATGTATGAAAATTCGAGATTTGACGTTAGCAGGATGTCGAGTCGCAATTATGTTGGCAGATATACATGCGATGTTAGATGAAAGAAAAACTCCAGCCCATTTAGTTTCAGCTCGAACCGAGTATTATCAAGTTGTTTTGACGAAAATTCTGGAAGTGTTAGGATGCGATTTAGGACTAATCAAGTTTGTAAGAGGATCTGAGTTTCAATTGACAGCTGATTATACGGTGGATGTATGGGAACTTGCAAGTCGAGTTACTATTAACGCAGCCAAGAAAGCTGGAACGGAAGTTGTCAAACAAACAAAAGATCCGAAGCTTGGAAGCGCATTGTATCCATTGATGCAAGCCGTTGATGAAAATCATATTGGAGCAGTTGCATTTGATTGTCAGGTTGATTTTGAATTGGGTGGTTTAGATCAGCGAAAAATTTTCTGTTTCTCATATGATTGGGACAAGAAAGATCCACTTGGAACTATTTCTTATTTGATGAACCCAATTGTTTCATTAGCCAAAACCGGAAAGATGTCAGCTAGTGATATTCATGGTAAAATAAATTTTACTGATGATGAATCAATGATTCAACAAAAGATTAAGAAAGCATTTTGTGCTGATAAAGATGCTGATTGTGGGTTAATGAAACTCATGCAATGTGTTTTCTTTTCCCTTTCTGACACGATTATATTAAGTAATAATGATGTAGACCTAACGTACACGTCATATAATCAATTCGAGAATGATTTCAAAGCTGGAGTCTTTGGAGCGGTTGATCTAAAGAGAAAGATCTCAGATTTAATTTGTGATTTAATAATGCCGATTCGAGAATTCCTATTAACGCCAAAAATGTTAGAACTAGTTACGAATGCATATCCATAAATATTTTATATATTTATATAAATGGCTGAATTCGAAGAATATTATGTTGATTTTTATCCGATCGATCAGATCCCACAAGAGCTCATCGATCAAATTAGAGCGGATTATCGAGCAACACAGAATGAATCAGGGACTTTGAACGAGATTTATGAAGAACAGCTGTTATATATTGGGACGAAGAATCCAAAATCATATTTTGTCGCTGCATATCATCAACCAGGAAAATATCTTGGTGGTGTTATTCTCTTTCTTGATGTACGAATTCCGGGAAAAGATGAAATAGTAATTGACGCGCCATCGCCTGCATTTCAAGGGATTGCCAAATCCATACTTGGATTACAGGACCCAGCCAAATTAAATTCCTTATTAATGCCTGCGATTATTGACTTTTTGAAACCATTAGGATATCATCGGATTTTCGTTAACCCATTGCCAAATCAACGAGATATTCTATTGAAACATTACAATTTTAAACGTCTTAAGGATACAGTTCCAACAATTGTTGATGAAATTGGAGTTGATATGTCGGTTTATTATAAATCACCGGTGTTGGTACATACATTTTAATATGTTGATTTTCAAATCAACATGTTTATTCCTCCGAGTTACACTCTGCAACTTCAGGACAGGTCGGTAAATAATCGATATATGCTTCAACGTGATCTTGGGATAAATTATCAAGAGTTACTGTGAATGGAACATTACCACCAGATTGAGAGTAGATCCAATTTTCAATTCGAGCTGGCGGTAATTGAGGAATAGGATCTTCAGTGTTATTAATACGTAGAGAAGTGGGAACACGATCCATGAATGTATTAACGAATCCAGTATTACCGACGCGAGGAGCTGCGAATGAATAGTGTATTAGTTCCGGAACCTGAGTGTCGGCGAAATCAAAACCACACAGAGTGCTTAATGCCCCACCAAGAGAATGTCCAGTGATATACAGAGTTCGAACCCAGGTTTGATTTTGGTTCCACCAATTCCATAGTTGATCTCGAATCGATGAATAAATACTGTAGAATCCCTCATGACATAAGACACCATCCTGATATCCATTTAGTAATAGGGGTGGTACTTGTTGATATTGAAGATTGGTTTGACCGACCGATTTAGAGGCAGTACCCGTAAATGATATCACTGCATGTTGTTGTTCGCGTTCCCAGAAGATATACGCAAACATTAGTTGTTGTCTCGATATTGGTTCAATGCCTTCAATTCTCAATTGTTGATTAAAATTTGGAGGGTTTGGAAGTGGAAGGACGTTTGAACAATTGGCTTTTGTGGTGTTGATAGCAATGTCAAGTAGAGCGGTGGCGAGATTCTTTTCGTAAACACCATTTGTTTGTGGAATGTAAACGGATTGGCGATATGTAATCGTTCCGATGTCGGAGCAAGTTCGACTGGATTGGCTGAATTGTTCGACAAATGTACGTTGCATATACTGCATGTAGGCGTAGAAGATGGCGAAAGAAATAGCAAAAGTTAATACAATGGCAACGATGACCACAATTGTAACTTGTCGATCCGATAACGTCATCACTATTTGTATTACCAAAAAATAATGTTTCAACATAATTAATGCTCTTGCGATCGAGAGAATAAGTTCGAATATACAAAAGTTATTACATCTGTATTAAAATATGGTATCCATTTATCTAGGATTATTTATTCTGACTATAATTTTGCTATTAGCATTTCTTTGGATGTCCAGCATCTCAAGTGTCCCCACTAATCGCCCCGTGAATATTTATTATTGGACTGGAGATCCATTGGAAGTCAACGCGGTTGAAGCATTACAGTATCTTCAAAATAATCCCGGTGTTACTGGTAGCTATTTATTAAATAATGTTAACATCATCCCGTTTGACAATGCACAGCAGTTAAATCAAAATTTAAGGGAAATTATTGCCGGTGGTGCCAGAACTGCCATTACGACAACTGGAACTCCACTTCTACAATCAACCTTCGATACATTGATCTTATATCCAAATTTTCAACTTCTAAATTTATTTAGTACCGCCGATACAATCAAACCACCAAATGTAATTCGATTTGCACTTCCCGATACAACAACCTTTCCTTTTGTTCTTGTTTCTATTTTACCGGATACCGTCATCTTATACGATCCAGATAATACATGGGCCACCGACAGTGCAATCTATTTTAGTTTCCGTGGATTTACTACATATAAATATGAAGGGCCTGATACTTTTGTTCCTCCATCCGTTCCAGTTATGATCATCGCCAATACAAGAACTCCAGAATTAATTGATGCGGTTCCATTGTCATGTCCAAAATTATACGGTCTTGATGGAAGCGCTTTCTTTCCATTGACGGGTCTGACTCGAGCGAAGGCGATAGAAAAGCAGTTTGAATGTTTTACATATTGGCCAGAGGTAACTTCACCTATAATTGCTGATGTTGAAACCGCAATCAATAAACAAGTTAATTATATTTTTCCAACCGCTCTTGATGCTGTTAAATATGCTCAGAATTATTTAAATGGTCTCAGTAATAATACAATTCAAACGACTACGACCGGATTTACTGGATCTTTAGTTATGCAAGCTAATAATCGGAGATATGGTAATGTCGCAATATATCAGCTTGGTTTGGAAAGATGGTCACTCAACCGAACATTTGTGATCACGAATGAAGGCGTCTGTTCGATTTCAACACAATAAATATTGTTATATCAATATACATCATCAACTAGATGTATATATTTGTTAAAAATTATTCTTAGATCCATAAATATGTCACGTCGATCCGGATCTTTTCGAGCTTCCAGTCCAAGTCGATCTATGGGCTCTGGCTCTCGTCCATCTTCAGTTCAACGACCTTCTTCTCCCTCTCAAGGTCTTTCACAAACATCTTGGCAAAGACCATCGTCACCATCTCAACGTCCATCACAAACATCTTGGCAACGTCCTTCCTCTCCCAGTCAAGGTGCATCTTTTGATAAAACAACTAATGTCAATGTGAACACCGGTTACGGAGGATATGGTGGCTATGGCGCTGGTGGTTATCTTCTTGGTACTACGACCGGTCTTCTTCTCGGAGGTGCACTTGGAGCTTCTGCCGCTGGTAGTAGCTCATCCCCATCGAGCCAAACTGTCTATGTTGAACAACCTCCGGCTCAACAAACTCCTCCAGCACCTTATCCACCAGCTGGTTATTCACCTTATCCACCACCCGGTTATGCACCTTACCCTCCTCCTGGATATGCACCATATCCACCTCCTGGATATGCACCTTACCCTCCTCCTGGATATGCACCATATCCACCTCCCGGTTATGCTCAGCCAGCACCATCTTCCATCGTGTCTAACTATAAATAATTATCTAGATTCTAGATAACTATATAATCTTTTTACAGATTCTCGACCGAAACTGTGAGTTGACCCGATCCATCCCGTAGATTCTTTACGATCACACATCCTTGATCCCATTCTGCAGGCGCCAGTAGAACCAGTTTCTCGGCACCGATCTTATCGGCATAAGCGAAGATTTGTTTGAGAGTAGTCTTGGTGCATAGGTCAACTTTTTCTCCTCGATCCCGAAGTTTCTTGGTTAGACAAAGTGCTTCGCGATAAAGTTCATCATTGTAGGCACCAATGCAATATGGCACCCTTCGAGTAAAATCTGGAAGCTTGCCGAGCTCACCCAGCACATCCATGATAACGACATCGCCCATACCAAATCCAACGGCTGTGAGCTTGGAAGATGAGCTGTACGATTTGGTCAGGTTGTCATAACGACCACCACCGACAAGAGCTTTCTTCAGTGTTCCAAGCTTAAAGAAACCTTCGAAGACGATTCCCGTATAATAAGAGAGACCACGGACGATTGAGGCATCGAACTGGAACCATCGATCAATACCATAAGCACGAAGAAGATCAAAAATGTCGGTAATGTTCTGAACTGAAGATCGCCAAAGATCACTGTCGATAGCGATCGATGCGAGATCTGAAATCGATTTGACGTCCGTAAATGCCAAGATTTGCTGAACTTGACTTTCGGTGATACCCAGTGTCGTGATCAGGGAATTGACAAAATCATCACGGCTTAGCTTCTCGATTTTGTCAACCAGATTGAATGCAACTTCAATCTGATCAGGGGAGACGCCGACAGATTCAAACACACCCTGAAGAAGACCGCGGTGGGAAACTTTAACACCGACTTCATCTGGAGTCAGATTGACTTGTTCGAAGAAAGAAGCGATTAGTGATAGAATCTCGGCGTCAGACTTAACGACATCACCGCCGAGAATATCAGCATTCCACTGATAATGTTCACGTTTGCGGCCCTTGGTTACAGTTTCGAACCGCCAACACTGGGCTTGACAGAACCATTTGAGGGGCAGAACATCATTCTTTGAATTGATAGACATACGTGCTAGCGTTGGGGTCATCTCTGGTCGCAGACACAGCGTTTTCTTCTCGGAAATAAAGGAATACATCTCCTTCAGAATGTCATCGCCGCCTTTTCGGGTATAGAGCTCGGCATGTTCAACAATTGGAGCATCGTACTTCCGAAAATTGTGAGTTTCGGAGATGCGATCCCAAGTCTTGAAAAGCCACTCTCGAGCAGCCATCTGATCAGGATAGAAGTCGCGAGTACCACTCACTGGTTGTAGGGCAAACTTTGGAATTTCTGAACTAGCAGCCATAATTCGACTTTTGAACTCCTACCATATAAATAATACAATTTAATTCAATTTTAACAGGTTTAAAATTGAATTAAATTTCGACCAATTAATTGTGAATTACAAATTAAGATGGCAGATATTTATACTCTAACAGATAAACCTATTACAATTGAAGATTTCATCAATGTCGCCTTGCATCGTTGCCAGGTTGAATTGGATCCTTCTATTCGACCTCTCGTTGAAAAGAATCGACATTTTGTCGAAACTCTGACCGAGAATGGAACGATTGCGTATGGACTTAATACTGGATTCGGTTCCCTCAAAGATAAGATCATTGCCCCGGAAGATATTGAAACCTTGCAGCTGAATCTGATTCGTTCTCATGCGGTTGGAACTGGGGACCCTGTTCCTCCTCACATTGTTCGTGGAATGATGTTTCTTCGACTGGTGTCGTTTAGCAAAGCTTGTAGTGGCGTTCGATATTATGTGTTGGAGAAGTTGGTTGAATGTTTGAACAAGAATTTCATTCCAATGGTACCGTCACAGGGTAGTGTGGGTGCAAGTGGAGATTTGTGTCCACTCAGCCACATGGTTCTGGGTATGATGGGTGAAGGTCTTGCGTTGTCGAATGGTGAATACATTCCAGCGATCGAAGTTCTGAGTCAGATGCAGATTGAGCCACTAGTTCTAAGTTCAAAGGAAGGATTGGCTCTTAACAATGGTACCCAATTCATCACATCAAATCTGTCTTTTGCAACTTATCACGCACTTCGAATTCTCAATCTCTCCACGCTGATTGCGGCGACGAGTGTTGAAGCTCTTCACGGTACTCATCGGGCTTTTCATCCTTCAATTCATGAAGTGCGACCTCATATGGGACAGATCGAAGTTGCACGTTTGATGCGATCCTATCTGGAAGGATCAGAGATTTATCCACGATGGGCAGCTGATAAGATTCAGGATGCCTATTCTCTTCGTTGTATTCCACAGATTCACGGAGCAGCTTATGACTTGGTAAAGTATGTGGAGTCGATCGTCATCACCGAAATGAACAGTGTAACTGATAATCCGTTGGTCTTTACTAAGACCGAAGACCCGATGGTGATCTCAGGTGGTAATTTTCATGGTATGCCGGTCGCAATGGCTGCTGATTCTCTAGCACTTGCACTGAGTTATCTATGTAACGCCAGTGAGCGTCGAATCGAGAGAATGGTGAATCATTCTCTGAACGGGTTCCTACCCGATTTTCTGGTGCCAGATTGTGGATTGAACTCTGGATTTATGATTGTTCAATATGCCGCGGCTGGTATTACTGCGGAGAATCGGACGCTGGCCAATCCGGGTTCAGTTCATTCGATTCCAACCTGTAATGGAACGGAAGATATTGTTTCGATGGGCGCCTATCCAGCACGAAAGGCGATTCAATCGGTCGAAAACACATACAAGGTTATCGGTTATGAGCTGGCAACTGCATGTCAGGCTCTCGATTACACTGAAGAGAAACCGGGAGTACATATCCGTCGTCTCTACGAGCGGGTCAAAGAAGTTTTCCCACATGTTGATAAGGATCGATACATGTCAGCCGAGATCAATCGAGTCATCGATCTTCTTCACACTTATAATTGATGATAAAATTTTGTTTCAACATAGTTCATTTCAAATGAACTATTCTAATCTTCTCCAATCAAAGGCACCTGTCAAGAAAATCCTTGACCATTTCACACAAAACGAAGCTAATCATCGATTTGAAATAATCGATGCAGTCGCTTCCAATAGCATGTTTGTGAATTCAGAGATCAAAGATTGGGTTCGTCAATCTTTGATGAAAGTCAATCTTGAGGATATTAAACCCAAAGAATGGGACACGATCGCCTCGTTCGCAATTCTGGATTCAAACAAAATTCCACCACATTTCCTAGATCAATATGAGTATCTTCTCGCATGCATTCGAATTGATGCAGTCAAGGCTCTAATGTTTCTACGATTTGCGAATCCTCCATCACTCTACGAAAACGTTGAGAGGTTTCGTAAACAACGTTTGTTTATTAGTCTTGATGCATGGGATGCGATAAAGTTCTAAAAAAATTTTGAATTATTTTAAATAATTCAAAAGGATTTCAAAGCCATGGCTGCAGCAGGTATCACTCTTGATCGAGTTCGTGGTATGTTTATCGGTGCATTTCTTGGTGATGCACTTGGAGCTCCCCATGAATTCAAAGGTTCCGGACATTTAATCTATACCGGCAAACTGGAACATGTTACCATCATGAATACACAATTTCAGGGTCAAAAACACCTTGCAATCGGGCAAGTCACCGACGACTCAGAAATGTCATTGGCATTACTTCGAACTTTGATTCAAGATCGAGGTTATAATCGAGACCATGTTATCATGGCATATCTAGATTGGGCAAATTCGGGTGGATGGATGATGGGAAAGAATACTCGAGCACTACTAAAGGGTGTTAAAACCATTAAAGGCTATCAAAATCGGATGGCTAAAATTTTAGCACTTCCATTAGATGAAAGATCACAATCGAATGGAACTTTGATGCGATGTTCACCCTTAGCATTAATCTGGGATAACAATTCGGTTATCGAAGATGTTAATCTAACTAATCCACATCCAGTCAATCTTGATTGCGGATTAGTTTATGTTTCGGCGCTTCGACTAGCGCTGCAAGGTGTTGGCGGTCAAACCATTTATCAAATGATTAAAACTCTGGCTCAAACTGATGCAGTCAAAGAGATATTTATCCAAGTTGAACAACGAACACCACGAGATATTAAAGAAAAGAAAGGATGGTGTCTACATGCTCTCTGGTGCACTCTAACCTGCATCTATTATAATTTAAATTATGAAGATGGAATGAATTGGATTATTTCCTCACAACCGGGTTCAGATACTGATACCAATGCGTGTATTGCGGGAGCACTTCTTGGAGCTATCGCTGGATTCGAGACATTGCGATCAAATCCAATTACAGCTTCAAATATCGATTTAATTATTGGACGGGATCCTGCGACTGGACCAACTCCACGTCCTTCAAAATATAGTCTTCACGATTTTTATGCACTAACCGAAGCAGCTCATGCACTAACTTTATAAAAACTTTGATTCCAACGTATTCTACATCAACACGTTGATTTTTTTAATAATTCATACTAAACGAGCAATCGTCACAGGAACACCAACCGCCCCATCCGACACCACAGAGGGCAAAACAACAACAAAAGGTATTGAAGAACCAGTTCCAGCAACCGTCACAACCATTTTGTATCTTTTCAGTTCGTTCTTCCGAACCACATCCAAGAACATTGCAACAGCAGTTGCAGATTGTATCGATGCACGACATTTAATAGTATCGTCCTGAGAATCTATTTGACAGCTGATATATTTTGATGAATTATTTTCAATTTTATATATTGATTTCGATTTCATCCGTAATTGAATGGATTTTTAATTGATATCGTTGATGGATAAACAATCACCATGCAGGTTTTTTCCGACGATATTGAACTCTCTCTGTTTCCCACATCGAATGATGATGGTATTCCTCAGGGTCTGAAGACGATTCAGTACATGATCGAACTCGATTATCTTGATCCTACTGTCAATCCGATGCGCTTTACAGAAGCCGGCGTTGATTACATGTTCCAAAATCATCGCGAATTTCTGCATAACATTATGGGAAAAGACTTTGATTTTGGCTTCTGTGAAGATCAAATCCGACAGTTCGAAGAACTGGCTTCAGAGTATGGATTGGACCCCAGAGATACCGCAACCAAATTCCAGCTTGAAAACTCTCGTCGTACATTCAGTTCTAATTAATTAAAAAAAAATTCCTATGGATAGGAATTTTTTTATTCGTCAAAGATATGAGTCAGTCCCATCAAACAGGCGGCAATAACAAACCCATGGCCGAATGGTTGTGAAGTGTTGTGAAGTTCTCGGCGAAGAACTTCTTCTGTGACAAGACCAGGGCGAACATCCATCTCACAAATCTGTAGACTATGACCATTGTCATACAGATTTTTCAGCATCTTATAAGCGGTGGTAGATTGTACAAGCTGAACATAAGTCTTGCAGTATATTTTCTTTCGAGCAGTGACGTAATCGTAAGTAACCCATTTTTCACCATCATGCCACATCGAACACAAACACTTCTGACGACCATGATAGCCATTTGGATATCGAACCGCGTAAGGATTTTCCCAGCCTTTCTTTCGCCATGCCCAGTACTCTGGAGTTAGTTGTCCATCTTTAACATGTATCTCCCCTGGATGATCCCAGATAACTTTACCAGCTTTAACTTCGTATTGAGGGTCAACAGAAGGGTAAATTTTACTGAACTGATATATATTTTCGTGAAGGTGACCCTTAGCATCTTTTAAACAATATGGCACGACTTCGTACAGAGGTATCCCATGCATAACATTGTTTGGAAAAAAATTAAGGCAGTTGAGATTGATGACTCCAGGAGGAGCATCGGGTAGCTTCTGTGTGATCTTAACGATCCGAGCAGTATAGATAGATCCAGCCGCCATCGTTTAAAAAAATTCAAACGATTGATTAATGATCAATTTTTAATCGATATATTTAACAGTGGCCTGTAGATTATCACCAATGATCGGCTTGAATAAAATTAGATATCGTCCATACTCGTCAATATCGAGAATCCAATCCTTGTTCGATAATTCAAGTATTTTTCGTTCGATACCAATCCAAGAATTAGGATGGGATGATATCTTATAACCAAATATTTCTAAAACACTGACTAAAGATTCAGCTGCTACTTGTTTCGATGGTCCAAAAGAACATGCCGTAATATTATTACCCAT